TCATCGAGCCACCGGTAACTTTTCAGGTAGACCGCGTGGATCAGATTGAATACCTGCCTGCCGTATTGCGTAACCTGCACTTTATCCGCAAAAAGCTCGACTTCGAATGGGCATTGGTTACCAATCAGGACGGTTTGGGAACACCGGTATATCCACAGGAAAACTTCGATCAGGTACAAGCCAGCTTTCTGAAGACACTTGCAAACGAGGATATTCATTTCGATAAGATATTCATCGATATATCTTTCCCCGAAGATAATTTACCAACACGCAAGCCGGGCACTGCCATGCTTACCGAATATTTCACCGAAGCCTACGATTTAGAAGGCTCATTTGTTATTGGCGACCGCTATACAGATGTTGAATTAGCCAAAAATATGGGCTGCAAAGCTATTTTCATCAGCACCGACGAGGAGATATTGAAGGAAAAAGGACTGACAGCCTACTGCGCATTGCAAACTACCGACTGGAACCGCATCACCGAGTTCCTCTTTGCAGGTGAACGCACTGCCACGGTAAAACGTACCACCAAAGAAACCGATATCCTTATCGAACTGAACTTAGACGGTTCCGGAAAATGCAACATCAACACCGGACTGAAATTTTTCGACCACATGTTGGAACAAATAGGTAAACACTCCGGTTCCGATTTGACCATTCAGGTGAAAGGCGATCTTGAAGTAGACGAGCATCACACCATCGAAGATACTGCTATTGCGTTAGGCGAAGCGTTTGGCAAGGCATTGGGCAATAAACGTGGCGTAGAACGTTACGGGTTCTATTTACCCATGGACGACTGCTTGTGCTCTGTGGCTCTCGACTTTGGTGGACGTGCCTGGTTAGTGTACGATGCTGAATTTAAACGCGAATATGTGGGCGATTTACCTACCGAAATGGTACTCCATTTCTTCAAATCATTCAGCGACGCTGCAAAAATGAATCTGAACATTAAAGCCGAAGGCGATAACGAACATCACAAAATTGAAGGTATATTTAAAGCATTAGCCAAATCAATCAAAATGGCTGTAAAACGGGATATCTACCAATATGAATTGCCTTCTACCAAGGGAACGATCTTTTAGTAGTTTGTAATGTCTTATAAATAAATGAGTTACACCGAAATGTTTTTTAAACTTTTTTATTAGCTCCTACCCTATTGTAGATATATAATACAAATTCAATACTACCTAAAACAAAAAAGCCAACTACATTAACCCTGTAATTGGCTTTTTTGACTTCAATATGCTGGTTTTGAGGTTTACGATTTTTGAAAAAATACTGTTTGCGTAAAGAAGGGAGGGGTGAGGTTTACTCCATTAGTTAATAACATTTTGACCCCATACCCCCTACAGATAGGTTTGAGGGTTGACTAGTAAGTCTAACCACCTAATTGTCAATATGTTTTACAAGTAAAACAACTGATTGTGATAACAATTTCAAATGATACGCAAAAAATCTCAAATGATACGTCGGAATTTTCAAATGATACGCTCGAGTTTGTATGAAAACAGTTAAGTTATTGTGACACAGCGAATTACAAGGTTTCCATATACTTAATATATACTTAATAATTCTATACTTAATGTGGCTGTATTCAACACATAACGGACTACAAACAAAAAAGGCTGCTACATAATTGTAACAGCCTTTTAAATTTGGATTGATTTATTGATTAGTCTTCTAATTCAATATCAATACTTGTATAATCTTCTGAATCTTCTGGATCAATATCATTACAATCAGTAGAATTACTAACTAAATATTTATTAATTAGATCATATTCTTTACTACCTCTTTCGCAATCTTGACTGATTGTCAACAATTTCTTTGCATCAAGTTCAGTTATATCTTTACCGATAACCAGTTCTGCTTCACGTCTTACTACTTCTCTAACTACTATTTTAATTGTTTTACCTTCCATAATGTTGTTTGTTGTTTGTACTGTTTGGTCGTTTTCTTTACCAAATACTAAATTAATGTCGAAAATATCACCCTCTGCTAAAGAACTATATAATGCAGGTGGCATTATATTTCTACCAGTAATAGCTTTTAAGGCACTAATAAACTCATCTGACTTTGCTATTTCGTCTAAAATAGGTTGTAATAACGCTTCTAATTTAGGTGTAAATGTATGAGTACTTGTTAAGTATGTATTACTTATCATACCAGATATCATTGCACTCATTCTAATTTTATCTGATTCCTCAGCTAAATTTTTAAAAACCATTTGTTTGATGTTTTTCTTAAAAACATCTTCTTGTCCAATTACAAAAATTTCACCCATAATATTAAGCATTTAAAAGGTTAATAATTTCTGCCTTCTCTTCTGCACTCATAGTACTTACAGAAGTCTTTAATGCTTCAATTCTTTGTGCTTTAATTTCGGCTTCTTTTTCAGCTTTCAATGCTGTTAAATTAGCTGTCCATTTCTCACACTTTTCAAGTTGTTCATCACACCTTTTTAGTAGCTCGTCAGATGTTAATAACTTACCAAATGAAGTACCATAAGAATCTATTGATTCTTTTCTCTGACCTACTTTTTTTACTTGTGCAGCATCTGCACTTTGAATATTTTTATTCATTTAAATAAAGCAATCTGTTTTAGTTTGTTTGTGATTGCGATACAAAGGTGCGACAATATGAAAAGCCCAAAAGTAATGGTTAAAATGGTCTAATTTACCTACCCCGCATTAATTAATGCCACATAGCAGAATATTTATTAAATCTAAAGTCTTGTGTTTTGGTTTTAAACTCTCTATAACAGGACTTTAAATGTTCATCGCCATATAACCAATCTTCATTATTATATATACCTGTAAGATATATTAATTTTGAAATAAAAGTAAATTTATTCAAAGATGCTATTTTATCTCCATTTTTAACAGGTTTATCTACAACATATTGTTTAAAGAAGTCAATCATTATTTTAGTGAATAGACAAATACGTGCATAATTTGGTGCATCTTTAGAATTACTTTCTTCAAGCTTAGCAGAATTTAAAACACTACCAGTTTTTAAACCGTTCAATTCCTCATCACATAACGAAGCCATTAAATAAATCGCTGTATTATTATCTATGACAATACTTTTTTTACCAATTTTCAACGTAATAGTAGCTTTCTGTTTAAATTCAATATCATTACCATTAATTTTACCTGTTGAATTATCATCTATAGCTTTTACAAATTTTTTCATTTGACCAGCTGGACTTTCTTTTGCAACCAAACCACCTACACAATTAGTATATGCAAAATCAAATGCAAATAACAGAAAATACCAAAACTTTTTAGAATCTATATTAAACGCTTTTAATATGAGTTGTATATTTTTATCTTCTTCATCACCATTCATATAATCATTATAAGTAAAATTGGTTTTTATTGTACCTTGATTATAATTTTGCACAAAAGTATATAATCCATTCAATGAACACATTAACATACCATTTCCTTCAGCATCAAAATCTGCATCTGGAAGGTGCGTATAAACCATATTACATACATATTCTAATAATGGTTCTTCTTCTATACAATCGTCTATATCAAACTGATCTACTACACTCATAATATTGTTATTTTTTGACAAAAGTAAAAAAAAGTCTGTAATCAACAAAGACTACAGACTTCAATATTATTTACCAATCTTTTTATATTGGTAATCTACCCCAAACAAAGCACCTGCAAAGGTGCATATTTCCCCAAAGGCTACTAAAATACTGTTATGTATAACTCCAATGGGTACTACTCAAAAACCCATAAATAAAAGGCATATCCCAGCCAACACCAATACACAAGCTACTGCTAATTGTACGTTCAATTTTGTTTCTTTCAAATTCATTACTTACTTTTTTATTTGTTTCTATTTTAACACCTTTATAAATCGAAAGTCTTTTACCTCTGAATGAGGATTTAGTTCTTTCACTTCTATAACCTGTATTGTTTGTTTTTTCTGGAACAACCTTCACAAAAAGAATTTCTTTGGTGGTTTTATTGTTTCACGCTTATCATAAGTAATTGCTATTACTTCATTTCTTACTTTCAAATCTACATTAAGCGTATCTGGTGCTTTAAATTTCAAATCTAGGCTGTACCATTCATCACCAGTTTTAGCTTCATAATCACGAATAAACACACTGTCTTTTAATGTTACAGTATCTTTTATTTGTGTTTGGGAATTTATAAAAACCGTTTCAGTTACCTTTTTAGGTTTAAGTTTTAATTCACCTATCAACGTTTTTACTTTTAAATCAGATGAATCTTTACTATCCTTCAAATCAGCTAAAGTAAATTGATAAACTACGTTCTTTCTAACTGATGCTTTATAGTTATTGGTAGCCGTTTTTAGCTCCTCATTCAGTTGTTTTGTGTGGTTATATGAAAACCACAATAAAACCCCACAAATCAAAGCTATTGAAGCCAGCAGTATAATTAAATATTTCTTTATTGCTATCATTACGTTTTTATTAGTTGTTTCTTATTATCACCTTCTCTATATTCTATGTGAACTCAGGCAAAATTATGTTCATCTATCAACTGTCTAAACTCAAAATGTTCTTTTATTAGCTTATAAAGTAAAGCATTATCATCACAATCTAAATCAGCACAAGTACCTAATAAATGACCAGAAGTACTTACACCACCAACCGCTTTATTTACATCTGGACTTCTAAAACCGCTGTTAATTTTAATTGGTTTACCATACAATTCCCTCAAAGGATCTAACACATTTGTAACTAATCTTTGCAGATTAGCTACTTGTGTTTCATTAGGAATATTTACTATCTTTTTATCTGTATGAACTAGTTCTTCATACGTGAATCATTTTGATACTATTTTCATATTACATTTATTTGATATTATTGTAATGGTGGTTGATTTGAAACGATAGCTGAGTAAGTTTGTGACCATCCATCATTATTAAAATTCACTCTATAATAGATTGTTGAACCTACAGAAAATTTTGATATTGCACTTGATAAATCAAAATATGCTGAGCCACTTTGTACTGATGTTCCTGGACTTGTAGTATTAGCATTACAAGTAGCTGATGTGTTAGTTAGGAACTCATTAGTAGTAAAATTAGAATCTGATGCAATTTCAAATTTGATATTTACATTATTGTTTTGAACCCTCAAATCACCTAAAATATTTAATGATGCAATTATACCCGAATTACCTGTTTTTCTATATGCAAAGAAAGTCAAATCTGTATATCTCATTGAATTTGTCCAAGGGTCTGATGGTATTACTACAGAAAAAATATAACATTCACCATCTCCATTATTAGAGATTGCATCAATACCACTTATCCATCTTCTATCGGGTGAACTCTTATGTACAACTTTAAACCAAGCTGTTGAACCAACAGTTAAAGCACTACCACCATCGGGTGGGCTTTGTGGGTTAATTTGAAATTGAAAATATGGGTAATATCCTGTTTGGTCACTTATCATTTTTACAAAGTTTGTATGTACAAAATCATTACCATATCTATTAAAATATACATCAAAAGTATGAGCAATTGTAACAGGTGTTTTTGTGCTCATATCTTCTTTTGCATATACTATAGGTAATCTCATATATATAGGTGAATAATAATTTATTGAATCGCTAGTTTTATACCCATTGTTTCCAGTGAACGTTATCCAGTTGTGGTCATAATTTCTAAAAACCCCAAGCGGATAACCTTGTTTTGGGAAAACTGTTTGATTTTCATTTTGTCTTTGATATGGTGTTTTTCCAAAGTATGCAGATTGTTCTTTATAATCGGGACTATTAAAACCATATTCATTAACTAATGAACTCAAACACAATGTTGATACATTATGAGTATTTAAACCTAGTTCTTGCCCTACTAATGTAGTAGTAATATTTGTTGATGGTAATGCCATATTATTTATTTTTTAAAGTATTTATTTCTTGTGTTAGTTCTTGAATTGCTCCGATTAAATATGGTATTAACTTGATATAATCAACTGATAAAAATTCATCGTTATAAATGTTATGTACTAGGTTTGGAAGTACTTCTTTTAATTGCTGAGCAATAACACCAACATCTGTTTTTTCATCCTTATTTGGGTTTAATTCTTTAGCTTTTTCATTCCAATTATATTGCACTGGATTTAATTTATTGATTACGTCCAAAGAATTATTTAATGGTTGAATGTTTTCTTTTAACCGTTCATCAGATGCACTATAAGCTACTATTTCACCCGCTGCTATTACATTTCCATTTGAAATAAAATTACTAGCAGTAACATTACCATTGAAATGAGAATTATCACTTCCATCAATATAAAATGGAGTTGTACCATCGGAAGCATTTCTAATTGAAAATCCAGTGTTTGAAATTCCTTGTATTGAATTTTTAATATAGTATTGCTTAACTCCTGCTTGTGAACCTTGTAATTGTATTCTTGCCTCACCTCCAACATCATTTCTAATTAGCACAGCACTTTTGTTAATTAGAGCAATATCACCTGTTCCACTTTCAGCACTAATATATACTGCATTGCCAGTAAACTGTAAGTAACCTTGTCTAACTGTATTTGCTGAATTATAACCACTCAAATAAGCGGCATCAGCAATCATTTTTATTCCCTCACCTGCATAAGTATTAACAGTTCCAGTTGCCATTAAAGTACCATTCACTGCCAACTTATACCCTTGGTCAGAAATATATCCAATCCCAGTATTACCATTAGGGCTAATATAAAACCTCCCAATATCGGGTACTGTATTAGCACTTTGGGTTGATTGAGTAGTAATTGCAAAATCTCCATAAGACTGATAATCTGTATGTATGAACCATTTCCTAGAACTACCATTAGATACATTATGGTCAAATGATAACATTCCTACCCAACCTGAACCGCTAGGCAATGATAATCTTCCGTTAATTCCCATCCCACCATTAAGAACTAATGCTCCTGTTGATGGTGATAGTGATTGAGTTGTGTTTGGTATACTTACTACTCCATTACTTTCAATAGTCAATAAGGGAGTAGTTGCATAATTAAAAGTAAAGGCTTTGTTTCCCCACTGTCCAACAGAATTAAAAATCATTGACCCATAATTATCTCCACTACTAATAAAATAGTCAAAAGAAGAACCTGAACCAAATTTTAATTTACCTGAATAATTATTAGATGGTATATTAATAGCAAAATAATCACCTCTAGCTGATGCATTTGTCCCATCATCACTTATCAAACTATTTACAAAATTACTCCCATTCCATTTAGGAATGTAGTTTGTTGATAAACTTGATAAATCTTGTGTAGCAATATTATTTACGCCAATAAAATTTCTAATTTGAGTACTAGTAGCAGGACTCATTCTAGCATTAGGGGCATCGTATACCATTACATAACTTACCGTAGACGCAAAATCAGCGCCATAGTATTTTAAACCATTTACCATTTCAGCATTCAAATTCCCCACCATAGTAGTAGAATTTACAGTTAATGGTGCTGTTCCAGTTGCTACTGTTGATTGTAGTTGAGTTGCATTTACTGTAGAAGTAAAAGTTACTGCTCCTGTTTTACTTAACCTAAATCTTTCTGTATAAGTATGTGCAATAGCTTCTGTATTGTATGCTCTAGCATCAGAATAATCAATTACTAAATCAGTACCACTTCCACTGTATTTGTTGGCAATTCTATAAACTCTTTGGTCAGTTCCACCATCGGCATATAAGTACATAGCACTACCATAATCAGAATCCAATGCTCTTAATTCAACACTATGATATGTTACACCAAATTTGCCTTTTCCATACGCTGTAACATCCCCACTAATCCACATATTTGCAGATTGTGCAGAGCTATTTTGGTTTAATATGTGGTCGTTATTGTTGGTATAAGCCGATGAACCTAGACCTAACCAAGATTGTATTTGATTTTGTGTAAAATTATAAACATATCCGTTAGAGTAACCTCCTAGTAAATTAGTAGGTACGGATTGATTAGCAGTTCCATTATATACTGTTCCTAGTGTTATACTAGAGCCTAAAGTCCCACTAGAAGATACAAAGTCTCCAGTGTTACTACTGGCTGCTGAACCGAATGTTCTAGTAGGTAGTGGAGTATAACCTAAAGCAGTAGTAACCATTCCTGAGTTGATACCAGTTATCCATCCACCGTAGTTACCAAGATTATTATTAAATTGACTGAGATTAGTTGGAAAATCACTAACCTGCGACTTAGTAATGCTTATGCCAGTAGATTTATTCCATGCAATAAATATAGGGTCAGTTTCAGTAAAACTAGATAAATAGTTATGTGTATGAGTAGTTATTAGTCCAGTAAGAACTCCTTCAACTTGGGATTTAGTTATACTAGAAATATAACCACTAGGATTTGTAGAATTATAGGGAGTGTATCCTAATGCTGTAGTAACTTGAGTTCCAGTTATACCAGTAAGATATCCATATCCAGTCCAAGGAGTACCAGTAACAAATGAACCATAATTACCTAAATCATTAGTAAATTGAGATAATAATGTAGGTTTAGAAGTTATTTCTGAATAAGCGTAGCTTGGTTTTGTAGAAGCTTTAGCTCATGAATAAACATCACTAGCTGGTAAAGTTGTAGGATAATCTGGTAAACCATATCCACTAGTTGTGGTAGGATGGCTACCTGAGTATCAATATCCAACTGATGTTCATGGAGTTCCAGAAACATATGATGTATTATCATAAGTAATAGAAGTTCCAGACATTCTAACTAGACCAGTACCATTTAATTGAGCTTGAGCTCCAATATCTAATAAAGTTAATCCATGTGGATTACCGCTATTTATTTGTGAATGATCATAAGCAATTTTTCCACGATCTCCTCTATATGCTGTTGCTGAAGTTTCTCCTAAAGCTAAAGATGAGCTGATAATAGCATAAGTAGTTCCACCTCATCTATAAGTTAAATTAGTGGTTGTGTCTATGTATATCTTACCAGATTCTCCAACTGTAGGAAATAAACTTATAGAAGTATATTCTAATACATCATCTACATAAGATGGTAATTGTGAATTTTTTACAAAGCCATTTGAATCAAGTTCTGCCAATCCATTATTAGCTCCTTTTAATGATACATCTAATTTTAAATCTAATGCACTTTGTGTAGCAGTAGATATTGGTTTCAATAAATCTGATGTATTATCTACATTATCTAAACCTACAGCAGCCTTATTTAAAGGTTGGAATGTTTTATCACCTCTTCAGTAATCAGTAATTAATCCTGATGTTATATTAGGTTCTTTAGTATTTAAAGCTAATTGAGTTAAGATTGATATAGGTTTGTCTATATCTCTAGTATTATCTACTTGACTTAATCCAATTTGTGCTTTAGTTGTAAAGTGAGGATTATTTGTATTAGTAATGTGAGCTTGTATATTAGCATTAGCTGGTTCTTTAGTAGCTAATTTAATATTGTTATTAGCAATAGTTTCATAAGGTGTTAAATCTTGATCATCACTATGAGCTACGTGTATTTTAGCAATATCTACATTTAATACTAAAGAATATCCAGGAATTTTTACAACTAATCCAGATAGATCTTGATCATCACTATGTGGTGCATGTAAATTTGTCTTTTCTGAATCAGTTACATAATTATCATCAGTTCCTTTTTTAGGTTCTGCATAATTTTGAACATAAGTTTCAGTTGCTAATCCTGTTATACTTGGAATATTAGGTTTATTTAATATTAAAGTATCTCCACTAGTTGCATTTCAATCAGCATTTACATTTGCTTCTGCTCCAGTTTGAATTCCATCTAATTTATTTTTATATGTATTAGTAAAATCATTAGTAGATAATCCTTTTCCAGTTTCTTTTGGTTGTAATACTGATAAATCTTGATCTCCAGTATTCTTACCACTTACTAAATCTAATGCTGCTTTATTACTATGTAAATGTGTTTCTAAGAACGCGGAATCATAAGCAGCTTTTAATTCATCTGTTAAATCATTAGTACTTAATCCTTTTCCGAGAATTTTATCAACTTTAGTTCCTAATGCTGCATATAATCCTTCTACTTCTCCAGTAGATAATGGAGCATTTAAATATAAATGAATCAAAGCATTAGTAATCGTTTTAACTAATATTGCAAAATCATCTTGCATATAATAATTTGGGTCACTATTAAATCTCATCATTACTTCTGATAAGTATTGTAATAATTCAAACAAACTATTAATTTGAGGAAGTAATGTTGGATCGGATGGAAATAAACTTCCAGATCCTGGTGTGATACTTGGGATTGCATTTACAGATTCATATGATCCTAATACATCATTATTACTTGGTGAATTAGTATTCAATGATAAATCTGTAGGAACTGCATTATCGTATACCGGAATATCAGTATTTAATAACATCCCATTATTTTGTATAGTAGGTGTTACTACTATTTCATTTGAAAGATTATTGAATTCTGTTGTATTCAAATCTAATAATGATGGATTATTCTGAGATTCATGTTGAATGAATTCAGAATTTAATAAAGTAACAGTTAAAGTAGTTGATATAATATCGCTATCTTTAACTGTTACTTCATCTGGTACATCAGTTACTATTAAATTATCTACTGTAGGAATTACAATATCTGTTAATAGTATATTGCTTTGTATCATTTATTTATTTTAAAATATATAATTATTTTGGAATATATCTACAAGTTATATGTGACCCTGGGGTATCAATTAAATATATTGTATTTGCATCAAAATAAGAAACAACGTATGATACACCCGAATCTTCGTAAACCTGTAAGTTAAATATATCTTTTGGTTCTTTAGATAAAACGAATTCAGTATTAACAGAATCTGTAGCACCAGTTGGAGTTTCTTGTATTATATTTTTAGGTGGAATATATTCACTTATAATATCCCATTTATTACTAATTCTATTAGTTATTAATGTTATAGAACTATTAGGTGGAATTTGATAAGGTACTCCATGTCCTAAATTTTCAATTTGCGCATCAAGATCTAAAACCAGTATATTACTAACATTTGTAGAATTTTCATTCTTAAATATTAATTGTTTTCCGTCAACAACATCATTTATTACTGGTAATCATAAGTTAATATTTGTACCATTTGTTATTATTATGTCATAAGTATTTAAAACATCAAAAACACCAGCTTCAGTAAAGTTAATAATTACAGGATTTTTTATTGGCAACCCATCTATAATATCTGCATTAATTCTTTTATTATCTTTTGGTTTAATATGAATAGGATCTTCTCCATTTATAAGATTATAAACAGTATTTTCATCATTATTGTACGCAGCTACAGCCCCTTCTGTACCACTAAAATCAGAACCAATTAAATCACCATTTTGATAATGGGTTGTAGCTAAATTCTGTTGTAATCAAACTTGATTACCAATAGTTACTGAATGATAAGTAATTCCATCAATTACAATACTACCTTCATTAATTGAATTATCTTTAATAAGTCTAATTGATCTTCCAGTTTCTTTTATACTTGGAACACTTAATAAAACATATGCATTATCATTACTAATATCAATTAGTTTACCTTCTGAATTACTATATTCATCATAAGCTCAAAAACCCAAATGTCTATTTATTAAATAAAATGAACCATCTGTATCTCTTACTCCTGAACCTCTAGCATTAAAATTAACACTATTAGAAGCATCTACATTTGGACTTTCTCAATAAGTATTTCCTGTTTCTTTTAATTTTCCACCTGAAACATCATCTCCACCTAAAAAATTACTTAATGTTTGAAAATCAGATAAAGTTGGAATATGTCAACCACTAGGTGCTATACTTCTAGAATCTATTACAATATATCAATTATAAAGTCTTCCATATTTAACATCTTGGACTAACATTGTAGATTGTTCTCATTTACTTGTATCTCCACCACTACCATATTCTTTAACTATTAAATCAACATCTTCTAACCCGTTTCTAAATCAATATTCAACTCCGTTAATATTTAAAGTTAATTTATCATGTCTATATGGACGAGGTACATTAATTAACCCCTCTTCAATTGTTTCTCAAGGACCGTATCTATCATCAATAGATTTTGGTGCTCGTATTTGTAAGTTATCATTAAAATCTATTGCCATATTATGCAGGTATTTGTCCAAGTGATTCTGCTACATATAATGAAGCTACTTGTGTTGAATAATTAGTCATATATATTTTATAACTTTTATCTAATAGTGTTTCTGGAATTCTAATTGTCATTATAGTTTCAGTATCAAATAGATTTCTTGTTCCACCTATATCTCCACTATTTTGATTATCAACATATCATATTGCTTTAGATTGAATATCTGATGGAATTGCAAACCATAAATAATCTGTATTATTAGAGTTGTAAGGAATGTTTAATGCTTCACTTGGATCTCCATAAACCATAGTTCCAGAATTAATCAATGATTGATTTTTACTTGGTTTAGTATTACTTACAACTTTACCTCAGAAATATGGAGGTGTATAAGGTTCTGGAATAATACCACTAGGATCATCAACTGTAATTACATCTACATTATCGTATACACGTTGTCATGTATAAATAGTTTGTGGTGTATTTACATTTTTATAGAATTCATTAGTTCTTTGCATTTCTTCTATAATCTTAGGATTGTTTCTAATTATATCTTTTCTAAATTTCTTTAGTTTTACTTGTACTGTTGAAGGTTCTCCTGATCAACTTGCTCAATCAAATACTTCATCGACTACAATTAAAGCCATTATGTCATTTGATAATTTTTTATCATCTATAGCTAAATATTCAAGATTTCTCAAATATTTAACTGTAGTTGATACTATTGATTGTTTAACTTCTTCCATTTTATTTACAATTACAATCATTCAATACTCTTGAATTATCACTTCTTAGTCAAGGTGATCAAGAGATAAATTGTTTCTTTATAATATCATAAAACATTTCAGCATCATCAAATCGTTCAAGTCTCATGGCTTCTAAATGAGCATATAAGAACATATAATTTCTGATTAATGTTTGATAATCATTTGTTGTAATACATCTTGCATCTAAATTAAGTAAGTAATCTTTTAAAAGAATATATACTTTATTTACATCTGATGTTACTCCAATAACATCTGGTATAAGTGGTACTGGTAATGTTGGATTACCTGGTGTAGGTTCAATTCACTCTACTCCAAATTGCACATAAAATAATGTACTTGCCAAATTACCATCAACACCAGGTTCAATTTGAAATCCACTTAAAGCCTCAGTAGATATTCTCATAATTTCTTTTGTAGAAGTTCTTTGTAATAGATGTGATACATCTCTTCAAAGATCATCTGTACTATTTATTGGTATAGCATCATATTTCTTAATAAATAGTTTATTAAATAAATAATTTGTTGGACACTCTACACTAAATTCTAGATATTTACTATCTGGTGAAATTCTTAGTAAGTTTATTTGAATCATGATTATTAGTCTTGTTTAGTTATTTTAGAAGTTAATCCCATTGCACCACATGCTACTAACACGTATCCACAAACCTTAAAAATAATTGGAGCAACTCCATATTGTTGTAAATCTATAACTCCATTCATAACTAATATACCGAAGGCTGCACCTCCGAGTATAATAGATATATTAGTTATTTTTTTAAATATTGCTGGACTTTCTGTGGTCCATCTTTGTTTTAGTTCTTTAAACATATAAATAAGTTTAGCTGTTTCTAACTTCATCATTACGATGATTAGCATCTAATAATTGTGCTCCTTCAAGTTTGATTCTTGTTTTATCGTCTTCCAATTTAGCAGCATTATATTCTGATAAATTTTTAGCTTCATACCATCCAAGTTCTTTATCGAATGATAATCTTTCTCTATCCATCTCCATTTTCTCTTGATTGTTTTTACCAACCTGAGCTTGTAGTTTTGAATTTTCTTGTTGAAGTTGTTTTAATTGTTGTTGTAATTGTTCGGATTGTTGTTGTAATTGTCCAAGTTGATCATTTTCTTTTTTCTTCTTAGCTAATGATAACTTAACATCTTCTTTCATTTTAGTTAAACCTTTCGATGTAATAATTTCAATTAATGTTTCTGGATCAACCAATCCTCCTTTTACTAATTCCATTCCTAATTGTTTGATAGTTTCTTGTTCTTTCATAATTTCAGAACTATCACCAATATGAATATCATAATCAGTTGTTGTATAATGTTCAGGTAATGCTGTAAATATTTTATTTAATCTATCACCTAATATAAGTGACCCACTCATTCCTTTCTTATAAACAATTTTAGCAAGATTAAGAATATCAATTAAGATTTCTCTTGTTATTAAGTCCATAATTTGATAGTATTGTTTAGTAATATAAGAAGAATTTCTTACACCTACTGCAACATTTGTTACAGCATCTCGTTGTTCTATTCCACCTAATTTTTCTTTAAATACACCTGTAATCATTGAACAAGTATCTTCAATTCTTTGAATCGCTAAATCAAAAGCTTGTATAGTATTAAATTTTAATGTATCATCAAATCCATTCATAGCAGTATTAAGCATTTGACCTTCTTGTGAAGAATCGTATAATTTCATACCAGCTTTACCATAAGCTTTAAATTTCATTAATCTTTCAGCTAAATCTGCACCTAATACTTTAGGTAAGTGAGCTATATCAATTAAATCTCCCGCAGTACCTGATTCAGATATTACGTTATCTCTCATAAAATTAATCAAGTCATATTTGTCTTGCAAATTCGCTGTCTTTAATACTAGAGAGAAAGGATCGCCATTTCTATCAGAATAGAACATACCATTTACTGTTAATGTACAATGTGTTTTATCATCTACACTTCTAACTACATCCTCACATTTACCTGTAGTAATATAAATATTAGTAGCTATACGTACACCTTCATAACGATTAGTAATATATTTGTCATCTTCTTTTTCAGTCTTTAATCATTCAACTTCATATACTGGAAAAGTTCTAAAATATTTAGAAGTACTTCTTTCATAAGGTAATAGAGGAGTTATTTCAAATCCCCCAAGTATACCATCTGACATTGTATTTCCTGTAACTGAATCATAACTTCTAAGATAAGTTGTTGCTGATCCATCATTAGCAAAATCTTGTAATGTATCTAATGATTCTAAATCATCAGGTTTTAATGAATCTCCATACTTTGCAAGTATTTGATCCTTAGTTAAATAATCTCTAATTACAGAACGTGCCGAATCTTTAAGATAAGGTGATTCTGGATTTCTATCAATGAATGTATTTATTGGATTTAATACTCTAAGTTTTACATTTGATTTACTAACTGATGGACATACTTTATAATAAGCTGTCGCACTAACTAATAAATCTGTTAGTAATATTTTTCTTTGATTTTCAAAATCAATTATTCGAGATTGCATTGTTCAATCAACTATATTTTGTCCTGCTATTTCATAGTTAGACATAAAATTTCTATCGAGTGATTCATGTAATTCTTGAAGTTCTAATTCAATTTGTTTATCAGGAGCATCTGATCCTATTGTAGAACTATATACAGCATTCTTTAAATGCTTATTTAATTCTTTAGCAATGTTATCATGTATGTGTAATTGTTTATCTCTATCAATATTTGATAATGTTGTATGGTCTTTACAAGAAATTTTAGGAAGAACTGGCGTTGATAAGTATTCACCAATTAAAACATCTACGTGTTTTCTAACTAATGGTACAAATTCAATTGATGTAGGAGTACCTATCCCATAATTTTCTTCTAAATGTCTGAATTGTTCAGGGTCTCTTTTACCATGATAATAGTTATAGGCTTTAATGATTTGGGTTTTTTCATAAACCAATTCATTAATAGCTCTATCTATATTATCCATTATATCTTTTTCTTTATCGTCAATTTGTTTATCCATTTTTATTCTTCTCTTGTTTCAGAGTTTCTATATACTTTATATACTTCTTGTCTAACATAATTTCTAACTCTTAATTCTGTGTATACATAATTTAAGAATTCTTCGTCAGTTTCACAGTCTATAGCAAATGAGGTTTGCACCATGTAACTTGGAATACCTAAAACACACTTATAACCAGGATTGAGTTTATCAACTCTTATTAATCCTGTATAGTCAGCTTTATATCAGCTCTTTATATAATCACGAATCGCTTGCGCTAATTCTAGCTCGTCCATCTCTATTGTCTTTTGCTGGTATTATACCATGATGTTTATAACCTTTATTATCTGTTCACCAACCTATGTTTTGGAATCCTTTACCTTCTACTTCTTTTGCTTCAGGACGTTTAACTGACATTTCTTCATCACCAAGTTCACACATTCCCATTGCAGCTACGATATCAAAGTCTTTCTTTCCTTCATCCGTATAATCTAATAATTGATCAACCATATCTTTAAACGCCATTGTACGGGAGTAATCCAAAATGTAATCATATATTAATTCACGATAATGTAGAATAACTTTAACTGTTGCAGGAGTTCCATACATTTGACTATTACCTTTAGATACATCAGGCATTGTAGACCTTGGTCTTTTCATTAATAGATGTAAATATTTTTTATCTCTAAAATAAGTAATAATAGCTGTTCTTGTTGATTCTAATACAGCTTGACATCCATAATAAGTTAATAGTTTTGCTGCTGCATCGTAAGCTTCTCTAGGATCTTTAGGTCTGTCTTTATACATTGCTACATAAACAGGATCAGATTGTCCGAACACTCTTTTCTTTATAACAATACAAAATTCAGATCCTTTACCATCAGCACTTGCTGAATCAGCAGTACCAATATCAATAGAGTCAATTCCACCTACGTATAAGTTTTTATAATCTGTCCCTAATTCGGACATTAAAGGATGTTCTATAATTTGGATTTTTCCATCTTGTGCATCCTCTCTTCATTTAACCCCATCTGCTCTATCATCTCCATCTCGTTTTCATACAAGATGTCCTGAATGTATTGTAGGAGTTGATTTGTAAATTTCTATTTGTGCAAGTTGTTCTGCAAGTTCTTCTCTAGGAAATAAATTATCAGCATGTTGTATAAGAGCTTCTTCAATAGTAAAACAATACTCTGACTTAAATTCTAGTAAATCCTTTGGACTATTAACTAATTTAATTCTTTCTTGTTCATACCAATCTTTAGCTTTTTCTAAATTACATCATCCTCGTTTATCAACTAAATCATAAACAACTCTATAAGCTGGAATAAATAATCCACTTAATATGTATCTACCATCTCTAGTATAATTATGTTTAACAGGTAAAATATTATATGCAGTTGGATCATTTGTCATTCTTTTAAGTCCTTCCATAGAACTAGCTTTAGATGATCCACCTGTACCAAATGCAATCTTTCTACCAACGCGTTTACCTCCAAGTACTGTTATTAATGCAGTACCTTTAACTCATTTTTTCATCAAAACAGGATCTGCTCCTGCTTCTTCGTAAATTAGAATTTGTGTTCTATCACCCCTTAACTTATCGGGTTCATCACATACTAATCCTTCTACTTCTGACTTATGACTGTCTGGCGCTTCACCACCATCTTTATCTTTCTTAGATGCTCTTTTATGAGTCTTAGAATTTGCTACCATTCTAACCCTTTTGAAAGCTCCTTCTGTATTTTCATTTAATCAATCCATTTGAATCCATATCTTATCAAGTGTTGGTTTCAAATGCTTTTCTGAAAACGTAGAAACTACTGAACGAAAGTTAGGAATTGTTGTATATGGTCTAGTTATAAAACTAGAAGCCATTTCCGAGAATCCGATACCACGACTTTTAAGTACTGAAGTATCTTTCTTTAATTTTTCACACATTTCCAAGTAATGGAAATATTCGTATTGAAAAACAAGAAACTCAGGAAATCCATAAGATTGATTAATTGTTTCTGAATCAGAAGATTTAAGGTTATAAAAATTAATGAAGAAATAATTATCTCCAGTTATACGATAACCATTGACTTCATATCCTTCATTACATCTACGTATTCTTTCTTTCCATCAATCTCTATGAGTTTTAGAACCCATAGGTATAGATGATGGACTATATCTACCTGTTTTTAATTTGTTAATTGCATCTTCTCTAAATCAATCAGGATTAAAGTCTAATGCATCAACATCATTAATAGGGCGATATTTAGTCATAAAGAAAGATTTATAACTATCGAAATATTCAATTTTATCATCTGGACCAAAATCTCATGTTATTCCATCAAGTATTTTCATATAAAACCTCCCGCTGTTTTTCTTTTACCTTTAGCACATGCTGAAATATTAGCATGATTTATATTTAATTCTTTTTCTGCATCAGTTATACTAACAAATTCCTTAATAAAAATATTATCTTTTGAATATTGTATTATAGAAATAGTATGAATTCCTTTAGTTGATTGTTTTCCTCTTTTGCTTTTTTCTGGAATTATATTATCTTTAGAATCAATATAAAATTTTCAAATAAACCCACATGTTGTTAAATTCTTTCCTAAACAAACACTACCTATATTTTTAGCACTATAACCTAGTTCTCTTTCAATAATTGCAGCACTTTCTCAAGTTTTTATATATTTTCCAGTTTTATCATATTGATTAACTTTTTTTGAATAAGTTTTTTCAGAACTTCCAAATCTTGGATTTAATTCTCCTTTAAATTTTTCAGATTGATTCTTTTTCATATCATCAGTTCAACGATCTTTTTTCTTTTGAATTTGTTCTTCAGTTTCTTTTACTCCTAATCTATGTTGATTTCCACCACTACATATATTATATCCAGTTTTTACACAATCATATTTTGAAATATATTCAATTTCTAATTCATTCAATCTATCTTGTAATTCTGATTTTAATTCGAAATCTATTACTTCTAATATACTATGTTCAAAATTATTAAAACCATATTTCTTAATAGCATTAAATAGTTTTTTCTGATTTTTACAATTATGAAATGTTTTATATTCACTCAATCTTTTTTTCATGTTGACTGTTTGTCCAACATAACATTTACCACTTGGTGATATTAATTTATATATAAATCCTTTCATAATTAATCGAATAATCCAATTTCAGTATTACCTCTTACGTTACTTTCAATTTCTAATCCTTTCTTAACTTGAACTTGTAATTCACGTAAAGTAGATATTAAATCTTTACAGCCTTTAATCTCAGCAATTAAGTCTTTACTTTTAAAGATTGGTTTTCCCGTAATAGGATCTCTTTCTTGTAAATCTACATTACTTAAATAAAATATTTGATTATCAACAGCATTCATTGCCGCCTTTAATAATTTTATGTCTAATGATGAATTTTGGATTTCATCATATTTTTGACACGCCATTCTAAATTTAGGATCGTCAAACTCTTCGTCTGACAATCCTGAATCTTTCATAGCCTCTGCATGTTTATCTTGTTCTGTATATTGAAAATAAGGACTTTCTCAATCAAAGAACAGATATATAAATTTAAATTCTTTAAATGCTCTCAACCGTTTTTTACCCGTTTTGTCGGCACTACTTTTATTTCTATTATCTTCTAACAAAGCTTCAAATTCCTTTATTAAAAGTATACTTGTGTCTTCGAGAGATACATTTCCATTTACATTATCATATACAAAAAATTTCATAATTTTTATTTTTTAGGAGAAAAAGATTTTTTTACCTTTTCAGATTTATTTGCTGGACCTTGTACAGAGTAGTCAGCTCCATCATCAGGAACTTTTTTACCATTTACAATTGGCAATTTATTTTTTTTGGGTGCTGGTGCTGTAATTCCAGTTTGTCCTTTTTTAATTCTTGCTGGAGCTTTTGCAGATCCATCAGGATTTGTTGGCACAGTACTTGAATTAGCTCCACTTTGAGAATTCATTTTTGGTAATTTACTAGTTGCAGAAGCAGCAGTATTAATAGATGCTTTAACTTTACCACCAACTTGTTTCTTAGCTAATTTTTTTCCACATTTAGCGGTTTCTATTTCAACAGATTTATTTTCTGTTGTAATTCTTTTAGGAGCTTTAGAACCATTCTTAGCAACTATTGCTGATTTAGGACTTAGATCTCCACCATTTTGGCATTTCATTTTACCACCTTTTTTAAATGAATCTAATATACTTTGAATAGATCCTAAATTTTCTTTCATGTTGTTTGATTTTTTATTGTTTATTATTCCACCATTTTGTTTTTTAGGAAATCCATTAGCATCAAAGCCAGATTTTCCTTTATTTTTTTGACGAGTTAAAGCAGAAGCAGTTGCATCAAATTTTTTATCATATTGATTTTTTAAATCTCCAGAACTTGTATAACTATCCATTGATAAATGTGCTAAATTTTCAGATAATTCATCTGTACTATCTTTAGTTGCAATAGCAGGACGTGATTTAATTCTTTCTTTATTTTTTGCTATAGTTGTTGCATCATTTTTTAATGGTATAACATTTCCACCTTTTTGATGTTTAATTTTACCTCCACATTTACAAGCACATTTAGATGACATTTTACCACCTTCTTCTTTAACAGTAACCATATTACAACCACATCCACATTTCATAGATTTTAGTTTTTTAATTTTGGCTCCTTTTGCAGCATATTGCGCTTGATTTTCTTGAGGTTGTTCTTGAGAGTATTGTTGATCGAGTGCATCTCAATCTTCATCTGCAAGTTGTCCAGCAGCCTGGCTAATCTGATCTATATCTTCTGGACTATCCTGTATTACAGTTTGTCATTCATCAGAAGATAAATTTCCGTATTTCTCTGGATTTATTTGTTTAGAATAAGTGTAAGCGAAATACGGAAATAATTCTTGTTTCTTTTCGTCGGTCATTTTAATTGTTTAGTGATTATAATTTAATGTAATTTAGAAAATTAGGATTAACTAATCTTCTTTGAAGAGTGTTATATTTTATTCCTAATAACTCTGATGCTTCTTTTAAAGAATCATAGTTAATTCCATCTATATTTATTTTAGTAGTATGTCCTTGTTTAGTTCTATTTTTTGCAGATTCTGATAATTTTTGTTTATGTTCATCTGTTAAAGTTTTACCTTTTTGAGAATTTTTTATATTTTCACAATGTTCTTTAGATTTTTTAATACCTATTGTAGAATTACTAATTTTAAGTTTAGTTTCAATAGAATGATTAAAACCTAATGTACTTCCTGCAATTTTTAAAATATTATATTCAGGATTCATTGTATTAATATAATATTGTTCTCTATCTAATAGAATTTCTTTCATACATTCACATTCTTCAATAATAGTAAATATAAAAGATTCTTTTCCATATTTATTATATGAATTTTGAAGATGTTGATTTATATGTTTATTATGTTTTAATTTAGAAAAATGCATACATTTTCTATACTCTAAATTATTAGAACTTCCAATATAACATTTATTGTTATTTATATTTCTAATTAAATATATTCCAGATCTCATTATTGTATTTTCAAAAGATCTTTAGTATTAAAAGTATCTTTTACAATCTCCCCAGTTGTTGTGAATCACATACATTGAATTCCTTGGAAGAAATCATTCTTTACATCAGAAGTTCTAATAGTTTTAGTAACTTTTTTTACCACAATCATAGTGGGTTTATTTGGTACATCTTGTCTAAGACTTACTACATCTCCAGGTAGGAAAAACTGCTTATCGTTGTTTCGTTGTTCATTAATCATAGTGTTTCTTTTTGCATTATTACAAATTGTAATCATTCATTATTATACATAATTGTATAGTTTAATTGTTTTTAAATCTTTCTTTTAACCCTTCATTTATAATACACATAACACCAGGTTCGTGTGTTAGTATAAAACCCCTTCCCATAAAAGGAATTGGTGTAGTTGTATGCGCATTATAAAATACATCATCTCCAACTTTTACTTGTTTACAATCTTTTCCAACTTCTAAAACTATTCCACATTTAATATGTGATGTTAGTTGTTCAACTTCTCCACTATCAGGATTTTGAAACTCTCCATTAGTTAATTGTAGTCCACCAGCAGATACTACTTGCAAATAAGGATTAACAGCATAAGGCTGTACAAATATATTTAATCCAAGGGGCATAATTTCTTTTTCCATAATCATTGTCATTTTTTAATTTATATTTAATATTGTGCATCCATTAGTTAAGATCAGTGATGCTACTGATACTGCATTTTCTAAAGCTATCTTTGTTACTAGGAAAGGATCTACGATTCCCATTTCATACATGTCTCCAATTTGTCTAGTCTTATAGTCTTTACCTTCCCAGAAATTGAAAATATCTATACCATCTGCTTTATTCTCAGATAGTATTAAATTAGGCATTACCAATACTTTACTTAAATATTTTAAGTCTAAAAGTTTAGCAGCTCTAAGTAATGAGAAACCTCCACCAGGTAATATACCATCTGTCATAGCAGCTCTAACCGCACAAATAGCATCTTCTAATCTATCTTTCTTTTCTTGTATTTCAACTTGAGAATATCCACCAACAAATATAGTAGCTATACCACCAATATAATTAGCTAATCTCTTTCTTTGAAACGTCATTTCAAACTCAGTTGTACTACAACTAAGTGTATTTTTTACTTCTAATATTTTAGCATCAATAACCGATTGGTTAGATTCACATCCTATTAGATATGTAGTATCTTTTGATACTATAATTTTTTCACAAACTGAAGTAGAAGCAATACATTCGATATCATCAAGTAAAGTTTCTCTATAGATACCATGTCCGGGTGAACTAATAAAACAAGACTTTAGATTTCCTGTATTATTATTATGTACTAGAGTTCTTAGTATTGTGGATTCCATTTTTGGAGCAATAATAAGAAGTGCTTTCTTTTCTCTCATAGCTCTACTACATACTTCGTCAATATCTTTAATCTCAGTTAAAGGTATTCTAAAAACTGCAATTAATACATTTTCTAGTTCACATGTACTCTTAGTTGTATTAACAAAGTATGGTGAGTTATATCCTGATTCAATTTTAACTCCTTGTGAAAACACAACTGAATTATGTGTATCTTGTGAATCTTCTATAGTTACTACTCCATCTTTTGTAACTTTAAAATAAGTTTCAGCTACAAGTTTACCAAGTTCAATATCATTATTTGTAGATACTGTGGCAACTTTAATTAAGTCTTCTACACTTGTGATTGTTCTTTTATTCTTTTCCAAATATTCTATAACTTGTTTGAGTTCTTTATCTAACTCTCTACTTATAGCAATTGGATTTTCAGTCTTATCTTTTAAAGTATTAACTAAAGTTTGAGCAAGAATAGTTGCAGTGGTTGTACCATCTCCAACATCAGTTGCTGTTTTAGTTGCAATACCTTTTATAAGTTCAATACCTGTACTAATAAATGGATCATCATCGTTTACATATTTTGCAACGGTTGCTCCATCCTTTGTTATATACACTCCTGAGAGTCCTTTGATTATAACATTTTTTCCATTAGGTCCGAATGTTGTTGACACAGCATCGCCTATTAAATTCACTCCTTCAATTAAGATGTCTTTTGCATCTCCATTAAATAAAACATTTTTCATTATCATTACATTTTCATTGTTATCATTTGCCTAAAGGGCAGTGTGCATCTGGTACTCGTGTCTTGGATCTAAGGATACATCCGCATCCATTCTTAAATCCTGGTTTATCTGTTGTAGAAACTTCATTTGTTTCCGGATTTACATATAATTCAGAATTACATGTTTCTCCAAACAAACTATCATTATATAACAATTTACATTGTTTACAATGAATCATTCGTTTGGTGTGTGTTTCTGCTTCTTTATTCATTAGTTCATTGAAGAACCCTTGTGCTACTTTATTGATAATAGACATAATATAAATCCTATTGCACTACTAATACCCATAAATAATGGAGTTCTTGCAGCTTGTTTTTTATATTTAGTTTTTAAGACTTCTTGAGATTTTCCCCATTTGTCTGCTTTATTAAACTCTGTAACAGTATAACCTATAATAGAATCTTTTTCTATTACTATATTTTTAAAGTTATCTAATTTTTTATTTTTTTCAATAATTATAGAATCCTTTATTTTAGATTGTTGTATTTCGATGTTATATAACTCTCGAGTTTCTTCCAATCCAGTAACATATAATCTAACGTTAGTCAAATCAGTTTTTGTGTAATTGTAAGTAATAATAGTATCAGGATTACTTTTTCATACTGTTCACTTTGGTGACGATTGAGTCCATCCAACGAGCGTGCTCATAAGCAGAAGCACTGTTAATACTTTTAATTTTCTTATCATAGTACATTAATATTATTGGTTTTATATCTCCAAGAGAATCATTCTTTTTCTCTAGTACTCATATAGTGCTATCTGCTTTTCTGTTCAATAATTCATATGCTTTTATTTTCTTATTACAACTGTCAACCTTTAATTGTTCAATCTTATAATTATTATCTAAGACTTTGTATTTGTCGTTCTGTATTGAGAATGCTATACACACCAATAGGAATACAAAAATTCCGACGGCTATTTTAAAATACAATTTTTTCTCTGGATTTTTTAAATTCTTCATTTTTAATTTGGGTTTTATAATATCCAAGCATTCTTTCCACATCTGCTTTTAAATAATCGCACTCATAGTTTTTTACATTACCGTCGTGATCAATGTGAATAAGTAAGAGCATCTTTATATTAAAAAGAGGATTAGCTTTTTGAATCATCCAAGCATATAAACTTAATTGCATAGAATAATGCATGAAGTTACAATCATCAAGGTTGTTTAAAGGATATTTCATTTTAGATGATCTCTTTAATTTACGGTCGAAATAAGATTTAGTATCCATCTTCTTTCCAGTCTTATAATCTAAAATGTAGACATCATATCCGTCTACTATTATTAAATCTGCTTGACCTGCAATTCTAAGTTCCCCATCATCGGATACTCTACTTAAAAGTAATTCTGGATAAACACCTTGTTCTCCAGGTTTTAGATTGTTAGTAATGTCTGTTTTAAACGAACCTCCCAAATTTAAATATTGTAACTCAGCAGTCTTTCCATCTAAGTGTCCATCTTCCATTTGCTTATGGATTGCTGTACCTCTTATACAAGACTCATCTCGTTTTCTATCCCATTCTTTTAGAATTTCGGCTTTTCTTTCTTCAAACGTTTCCTTAGTTATACCAAAGGATTCGTAGTGTTCATCTTTAAAATTTTTTCTATCTAAAAGAGTTGGTTTAATTGTTTTAAATTCATCTTCTGTTATGAGTGATTCTAATGTTTTATAAGCACTCCAGAAGATTGGATCGAATGTTCCAAATTTATGGATTAGTGTAGTTGCTGATATACACGCTTGATTGGTTTTCTTTGTCCAATATTTGTGGAGCTCGTCATTATACATTACGCAGCTATCTTCCTTATCTACTTTCAATTCATTAAATTTTACATTCGCATTATCCATATTCTTATTCCTGTTTTGTACCGCTTTGATTAAATTTTTTCATAGCGGAGTTTCTTTTTCTCTCTAATCTTTTTGCTAGGATCTTATTATATTCTATTTTAGTAGGACATAAATCACCTAAACATTTATCTCTATCTTGATTCTTTACAATTTCTTCAAGTTCACAAATACGTTTTTCAGTTTGAGTTTTATAAACTTCATATTGGCTTACAATAGTCATTCACTTTTTTTCCATTTCGGCGTAACGTTCAGTCCATCTCTTATCATTTTTTTCGTATTGATCTGATAAGTTTTGATTAATTTCTTTAAGTAATTTAACCTCATCGAACTTAGTCTCGATTTCTATTTTCTCTGTTTCTTTTTCAAGCTTTTCTGTTTCAGCTTGATTTTTACCCTTTCCTAAAAGGAAAGTAAATGCTGATACTGCAATTGTTACTGCACCGCCTACTAGTAATTCTGTCATTTTTAATCTTTATTTATGTAATAAATTGTTTGTCTTTAACTTTAATTTTTCATTTATACATATTCATATCTCCATTATATTTGTACAAAGGTATTAATAATTTTTGTCATAAAAATAATAACCATGTATAAATTTAAAATAAAATTGTAAGATATATCTCACAAATCACATTTTAGTATATACAGAAAAAAGGGAGCATTTACATGCTCCCTTATAACTTAGATTCCGTTCTCTCTTAGTTTAGATAAAATTATAGGAATGATTGGATTTCTCACACAATCCTCATCTTTAAATTCTATTGATCCAATAATATCTGAATCAGTAAATATCTCAATAACTTTCGCTAAACACGATTCGCTTTTCTTACGTCTATCTATTTGTTCACTATCTCCAAGAAGAATGTATTTTGAGTTTTCTCCAATTCTAGTCATCATTGTTTTAAAAGTATGATTATCTATGTTTTGTGCTTCATCGATTATTACAATAGCATTATCAATTGATAAACCTCTAATAAAAGCTAGTGGTAATACTTCAATTATTTTTTTATCAAGTAAGTTCTGTGCAGATTTATCTCCGCAGATCTTATCAATATTTCACATATAAGACATTATAAATGGTTCCATTTTCTGTTCCATTCCACCTTTAAGGAATCCTATTTCTTCTCCGGGAATAGTAGTTACTGACTTTACAAGAATAACCTTTTTATAGATTGAACCTAATAATGATAAAGCTGTTGCTAATGTTACATATGTCTTACCTGTTCCAGCAGGACCTGTAGCAATGATAATCTCTCTATCATTTATAAGGTTAATAAACTCTTGTTGTTTCTCATTCTTTGGTTTGAAATCATTTACTAAGTTAGATTGTTTTTCGGGTAATCTGTTTTTCTCGCGTTTCTCAGTACGCTTTTCTCGTGTGCCTTTTCCCATAAATTGTTTGTTAAGTTTATAATCTAGTGATCTCACATGAACCTCCGCTACAAGCTTGGGCCGCTGTGTCACTAATGTCTTTATATGTTGGCTTGTTTAGAATCTCTCCAAAGTCAACTGGTTTAAATTGTCTATTAATTACTTCCCATTTATGAAATAGATGTACATCTTTTAAACAATATACAGTCTTTTGTAAATCTCCTCCAAAGAAGTTGTTAGCAAATTTCTTTGCTCTAGCCAACCAATATTTCTTAAGCATTACTTGTTCTCTTGTTCCAGTAATAGGAACTGATTTATCTTTAATCATATCACAAGCAATCCAAAGATTGTCGTTAAAATAATGTAGTCCATCAACAATTAATCCAGATGCGAATAATGCACCTTTTCCATAGTCACTCATTAGTTGATCTAATGAAGATACAGATGTGAATGGAGCTTGTGTAAAATCTTTATCTCCGTAATCAGATATAAAGGATACTGCTGTAAAGTCATGTTTGTTATTCCAAATATAATCTATAACAGCTTTTTGATCATCAACAATAACAGTATTAGATGTATTATGATTCACATCAGGATATGCACATAGATCGCGATTAGTTCCCTCATTTACCCAATTTAATTGTACTAGTTTTATTAGTTCAAGATGTTTAACACCTTTTACGTCTTTCTTATATAATCCCTCAATAGGATTCTCAATAGGAACAAATACAACATAATCAGATCCAGTACTTGACCAAACACTTTCTTCTAAAAGATAAGACATATGTTTGTTCAACCATTTGGCTGTATCGTTTTCTTTGTTTAGTTGCATGATTCTAAAATACTTTTGAGAATGTTCAGGATGAATACCTGACGCAGTTCCCAATACTACAGATGCATTACCCGATGGTTTAACACATGTCGTTCTAGCAGCTTGATTAATTCCAATCTTTTCAGCTATTGTCTTGTTTGTTTCTTTAACTAAAGATGCACCATGTTTTAAAATGTCGGTGTTAAACAACATTGGGTTATTCATCCATCCTGTAACAGATACTCCTAATAGAGCTTCTTGTCTTACAATCTTTTCAGTGGTTTCTCCAAGATAAGGAAATGATGTATAACCTGCTTGTAGTGTTCCAATGATTGCACCAGCAATACACGCAGAATAAAAATTCTCAACTATATCACATTGTTCTGCATTAATCTCACAAAGATTACAGAATGCTACACCTAGTTTGTCTTCATTATCTCTAATAAATTCTTCTATCTTATCATAAGATACATCATTTATTTTTGTACTAATTTTTGAATGAAGAATTGGGTGTTTAAGAATTTCGAAACAAGGATTGAACATATCAAACCATGAGTTAGCAAATGCAAAACCAATGTCAGAATATCCATCATTCATTTTAACAAGCTTTTCAAATTCTTCTTTTCCGGTTAAACTTCTAAGAAGTAACACCGAATTATTTGTTCTTCCACGTTGTGGGTTATTAGTTCTCCAGTTACCAACTTTAGCATTAATCATTTCATCATCATTTGGATCAACAATCATGTTAAGAGCAGAACGTCTAACTCCACCTGATAATACTGCGTCTGAGATGTGACATAGAATATCACATACAGCGATTGGTCTTAGTTTAGTGCCTTCTGATGTAATCCATTTATTTAAGAACTCTTCGATCTTTTCAAATGATTGTTTTAAACCATCAGGTCCTGGAGCTTTGAATCCTCCACTAATGAATGCACCTTTTTCTCTTACTTCTGAATAGTCAAATTTAATTTCGTATCCTGCATACTCTGGAAAAGGTTGTTTATCAATGAAGAATGATGACATCAATACACCAAATGCATCAGACCATCCTTCAATTGAATCGGGAACAATAAATGTTTTAGTCCCTTTAGTTCTTTTATTTACTTGTGAAATGTTATTCACAAAAGGAATAAGTAATCCTAATCCTACACCACAACCACTTAATGCTAAGTAAAATACTTCTTGGAATATTTTATTTCTAGCAGCATACATAGATGAACAATTATAAAGTCTTGCATTGTTACGTTCGATCTGCTCATTTCTATACTGTAGATTTCGTTGTGAAGCTAGTACCGTTTTAGATTGCATATATTTCAATGCGTATTCTAATTCTTTACTTAGGTCTACATCTGCATAATGATCTTTATGACCATTGATTATAGACTCACATGCTTCATTCCATGTTTCGTATCGACCTTCTTCTGGTCTCCACTTTAAGTAGTCAGAGTGAAGTTTTAAGTCACTCAAAAATTTCTTTCCTGCGTTCATTCTTTGTTTAATTTTAATTAAGAGTTTCTGTTTGTTTCCTCTAATTGTTTATTTAATTATTAAAAAAGCCCACTACTTTTGATAATGGGCTTGGTGCTTGGTTGATATGAGATTATCATTTAATGGATATAGAATCCCTGTTGTCATATACCTTACACTATTTCTTAGTTACCATTTAGGTTCTAGTTTATTATAATTTTTTACTATATCTCCAACTAAATCCGGAGTGTATTGTAAAAGTGTTTCTCTTATAAATTTTTTAGAAGGATTACCTAATTTTATTTGAATATTTCTATAACTTAATCCTTCTTTTCTTAATTCTATTATTTTTTGTTCTAGTTCGGTCATTATACACATTCCTCCACCTTTAAAGTTTGTCTGTATTTTGCTCTAGCACTATTTTTATTTTTAGATTTAAATGTATCAAGTTGACTATCGCAATTAGGACATATACACCTTAAATTGCTACGTTCATTATTATCAGCATTACCATCAATGTGATCTAAAACAAATACCAATTCTTTATCATTCCAAGTATTCGGATTTCCACAAATTGTACATTTATAATCTTGTTCTTTTAAAAAATGTTTTTTATAATTTGACATATTAGATTGTCCATAAAGTATGGAATTATCTAATTTATATTTTTCATAATTTAAAATTATTTTATGTTCATTTGAACATTGTTGACTACAATATTTATTTGTAGTTCCAGATGGTTTAAATTCATTATTACAATTTAAACATATCTTATTTTCCAATATTTTTTTTCGGCTAGGAATATTTATCCCTAGTTTAATTGCCCAGGTTCTAATAGTAACATCAGATACACCAAATGTTCTTGCTATTTCAGCATATGATAACTTATCTATTAATATTAGTTTTTCTAATTCTTCTTTACTTGTTCTATTCATATTTATTCTATCATTTTGCACCCTTGGTAAGACTCGAACTCACACTTACAAATTTTGAAGATTTGTGTGCTAACCATTACACTACAAAGGTATGATGAGGTTTTAAAGAACCTCTAACTTTTATATTAGTTTTGTAATATCTATTACTTTACTTAGTGTTGAATCAACAACAAAGATATTGTTACCTGTAATAGAATAACTTCCATTTTCTTCTTGACCCCATAACCTTAACCAATCTTTTAACCATACTCTATGAGGAGTAAACATTATATAAGTATTTCCAGTTGCATTTTCTGATTCTGCATTTACATCGGTAATCATATCAGTAACCATAGTAACGATTGGTCAGCGATTTTTCCTATCAACTTCCATTAATATTAATTCTAAATCTACTGTTGCAATTGGTGAACTATAATATTCGCCTGCACTTTTATTAGGATCGTTAAAAACTTCGACGAGTTCATCATCAAATCTAACAGTCCATTCACCTTTAACCCAAGTATTTTCTTCTGTGGGTTTGTAATTAAATTTCTTTAGTATTTCTTCCATATATCATTCTCATTTTCTATACTACAAAGATACTGCTAAAAATTCAATAAAAATCTATAATATAAATATTATTGAAAATTAGCAGTATATGTAATTTTATGTTTATTATTTTACTATCTCGAAGTCCATTAAGATTTCTAGATCTTTTAACTCATCTGGAATATTATCAATATTGATTTCAAATAAATTAAAATCAAATTCAGCATCTTCTTTTAAAAGTTTTTCATACTCTTCTCGTTTAAGTCTATAAAGATCTAGAGAAGTTTCATGAGTTTTAACTAGATCTTTAATTTTCTTATTAACTAGTTCAAAGTTCTCGTCACCTGGTTTAACTACGTGTATACCTTTTTCATCTGGAGTTCCGTGTTCCATAATGATAATATTTTTAGCTTCATTGAAATCTTTAATAATTTCTTCAATATCTTTCTCAATTGTTTTAAGTGATTCGATTTCACTATCAATACTTTTTAAATTCTTAAGAACTGCATATCTGAATTTTGCTCCTCCAATTTTAGAAGCTTCTTTAAGTACTGCGTATAATGTAATTAGTTTAAGTTTAGTTTGCATTAAAGTTTTCGTTTGTAATGTTAATGTCTGTTATAGTTACTATACCATTTATTGCTTTTTGTAGAGTTAGTAAACTAGTAAGTGATGGTTTAATAGATCTAAGTAAGTCGGATAAATCTTTGTTTATAGACCCTATTATTTGTGAAACGGTTAAACTATTTTGTTTATAATCTAACTTAATCTCAATAGAATAAGGAGCTTTGTTTGTGATTAATGATGGGATTGTAATTTTTACACCAAGTTCGTTTAGTGTTTCAATAGGTTCTAGTAAGAATCTATCATTAATACCAACTTCTTTTAGTATCGAATTTAATCGTGCAACTGTTGTGTAGTTTTGATAAGAAATTATTTCCATAGTTTATTTATATATAATTGTGTGTGCACCAGGGTAGTGCGGTTTATCTTTATATTCTTGGTAGAAGTACCAGTTGTCGTAAAAGTTTTTAAGATCGTTTTGCATTTAAGAAATATTTAATTGTTTAAGTAATACTTTTAGTTCCGATTTATTTTTAATTAGTCCATTAAATAAACATTCATCTTGTGATGCATCTATTATATGTTTAGATGAATATATACTTAATCCAAATCCTCTATCATGTAATTTTATATCTTTATAAAAATATTGAGATGCTCCGTATAAATGTTCATGAAATTTAAACCCTAAATCTTCTATATCTTCTTTATCTAAGTATTTAACTCTTATACAATCTCTCATTATTTTAAATGGAATCTCCATAAATTCAAAAGTCATATTTACATCAAGATGTGTTTTAATCCATATAATATCATCTTCATGATCTATTGATCTAATAAGTAACATATCAAAATTTATAAATTCTTCGTATTCAAATCCTACATGAAATTCTTCTACTTTTGGTGTATAATATTTATTATTCATTATTAAATTCTTCTATTTCTCCTCGAAGTTCTTGGAGTGCTGCATATAAACTATCTGTTACTTGTTTAAATTTATATAGTTTGTTTACATCTTTTGTAGATAAGTCTAAATCAATAAGACTTGCTTCTGATAGTCTTGTCATTTCTGATCTAACTTTAGAAAGTATACAATCAATATTATATATTTTATCTAGTATATCATCTGTTAGTTCATATAGTCTAACCTCTGCTGTTAGATCTTCTTTTATAAGTGCCATTGTTTTATGTGGTCTGTTAGTGATTTATTAAATTCTTCCATTCCTCTTTGTCCTGTGAAACATCCTTTGGATATTTCATAGATTCCTTCTCCCAAATACTTAGGATAGTCGAATGGATTATCTGGCATAGAAGCTAGAACTTTTTCTACATCTTCTACTGTTAGTTTATTATAGTGTTGTACTGTTGCTTTGTCTAAGTTATTCTCCATTTAATTTATTTATTAGTTTGTCTACTTTATTTAGTTTACGTAATGCATCGTTAACATTAAGATCTGGATCACATTCTAATTCGATAAGTAATCTAATCTTATAATTGTTAAGCTTCTTGAGAGTTCTCTTTAATTGTTTGTCCATATTCTTTGTAAAAATTAGTCCATTTATTTATATAATATTCATCATTCTCTGGAGTTGATCTTGTAATTATTATTTCTTGATAATTAGATAGAAATAATGTTATTGTAGATTTAGTCTTCTTTGTATTTAGTATTGTTATCATTTAACATTTTAATCATTCATATCATACTATCATCATCTGTGTAATCTGAGAAATCGTTATAACCTCTTCGGGTATATCATTCATACATTCAACTATCCCGTTTAACTCATAAAAAGGATTGTGTAGCTCCGAGTTCTATTCCTATTTTCTCTCTTAGTTCCTGCATTTTAGTTCCAAGTCCTTGTTCTCTTTCGTTATTCTCAACACTTAAAGAGTTTAAGTAAACTGATTTTGGATCATCATGGAATCAATACATCCTAGCATAAGCTTTCCCTTCAATTTCCATAATGTATAATTCATCATGGTCGTCATTACGAACGAAGTGTTGTATTACTTCCATTTATTTTAATAAATCTATAGTTGCTATAGTATTTTTAAATATATTTGTAAATAATAATTTATTAAATAAACTTGAATTTAATTCCTCATATAAAAGTTTATGTACAGTATCATCATACTCTTTATAATATATTAATGCATTTACAACAATGATTTCTTCATCGTGATTATAATGAACTATTTTTGCATATATTTGCTTTTTATCTGTATCATTATATTCTTTCAATTCAAATTTATAATTAGTTGGATTATATTTAGTTTGAATATTATTTAATTTATTTATTATTTCTATTGTTAATTCTTTTCCAGACATTATAATGTTATTTCGTTATTAGTGTTTTCTTCGTAAGGAGTATATTCTCCTTTAAGTTTCATTTGTTTTCTTAGATGATTTAGTTCTTGTTCTAATTGATTTACTTTTATATTTAAATCAGTTATTGCAACATCGTGTTCTTTAATTTTACACATAACAAATTGTCCAAACTTAGGAAGATTAAATTCAAGTGCTTCACAAGAGTTACCTTCCATATCTGTAGTTGTTCTTCTGTTTATAAAACCAAGTGATTCTAATTCTCGTCTACGTTCTTGTGCTACTGTTTTAGATATACCTGTTATTTCTGAAATTTCAATATCACTATAAGTAGTTTTACCTATTCCAGTTTCTTTATCAATATATAAATAAGGTTGCATAATCATATAATATGATTTCTGTAAACTATTAAGTTCTTTATTTTCGAGGAAACTTAAATCATACATTTCAAACTTGTCGGAATGTGGATTAAATTTATATCCATTTTGATTTCGTCCACCTTCCATTTTAATTTTTGTTACATCTCCTGCTTCTTCTAATCTTTTAATTGCAGCTGATACACCACCGACCGACATGTCAATCGAGTCTGCTATAATTTTTAAGGATATAAATGCCACCATTGTTTTTCCGTCCATATTTTTTCGAAGAAAACCATAAACTAAGACATCAGTATAGTGCTTTTTGTATTTAGATTTCTTATCACTGTCTACATTGTTAGCGACAGAGTTTGGCACTTGGACGTGTCTATTTGTTTTCTTTTCTTTTTCTTCACTCATCGTATTAAATTTGATACACAAAGATAAGAAATTTGTGTGACAAAAATACTATACACATAGTTAAAAAATGTTAAGTCACTGATATACAATTACTTCGAGCATATCATTTGTAATCGGTTAATAGTCAATAAGATAACTCCAAATGATACGCAAAAAATCTCAAATGATACGTCGGAATTTTCAAATGATACGCTCGAGTTTGTATGAAAACGGTTAAGTTATTGTGACACAGTGAATTACAAGGTTTCCATATACTTAATATATACTTAATAATTCTATACTTAATGTGGCTGTCCGTAAAACTTTACATATTGATACGCAAAATTTGTTGTATCAAACGCAAAAGTTTACTATATATACGAACGCGCGCGTAGTAAAATTAATTTTATTAAAAGGTAGAAGATATAAAAAGTATTGAAAATAATTTTTAGGAAGTTCTGAATAATTTTTTTTGAAAAAATTTTTTTATTTTTATGAATCGAGTGGGTGGACAGTCATCTCTTCTACCCCCAGCAGGTCTTGAATGGAAAGTAAACTACTAACAAACAAAACTCTATCATTATGAATATTGAAAAAAGACAAATTCCAGGTTGTAAACGTATTTTAACAACCTCAGAAATTCCTGCTCGTTTTGCCTCAATTGGTGGCGATACTTATGCGAAAGATACTGTAATTGAATTGGACGCCGTTGTTGAAATGGAAGCTATTTCACAGGGTGGAAAACCGTGGCTCGGTATCTCTGCACTTGTTAACGGTTCAGTTGCCGTGGTTGGTGCTAATACGTTAATGGGAATTTATTTCACAAGTGGCGAACAATCAAAACGTGCCGTGATTGACAACGGTTTAAATTTGAGTGTTAAGGACTTGTTAGGTAAAACTATCAAAGTTGTAGACCACGAAACTGTAACTGTTAATGCTTTCCGTACTGCTGACGAAATCGCCGAGGGTAAAGAAATCAAAGAGGTTGCAAAAAATATGCCTATCTTTGAACTTGTTAACGAATCAGTTGATACTGAGGATGTTACAGTTGATACGGCTAAACCAGCCAAAAAGAAATAACATTTTAACAATGTTATAAGAGAAGTACATTTTTGTACTTCTCTTTTTTTTACTACGTAATTATATATTATAGTATTCAACTTAGTATAATTATGTATTACCAAATATTGAGTATAATTGTGAGCACATGGAAATGTATGAAAGGCACTTGGATATCATGCAATAAGTTCGAAGATGTCTTTGGACATGAACATAAAGTATATCCATACAAGATGAGATTAGAAGAATATGAGCCATTTTTCCCCATAGAATGCTATATCCAAACACGAAATGATATCATAACTAATGTGGTATTAAGATAGAGATGATTATTTAAAAAAATATTTGGGTTGATTGAGAGTAAACGAGCACTGACAACGACTCTCAACCACTCCAAAAATAATCCCAATAATCATTCCAACCAAATTTTACATTGAAAACCCTACATATGACAAAACATATTTGGATTGATTATGTAATATTATTAACAGAGTGCATATTGTAACAATTCAGTTACAATAGATTTATACAATTGGTATAAGTTTAGGTCCTACGCGATGCTCAAACTCAAAAACATCATAATGAAAACATCTGAAGAAAATGCTAAATTAGTTATATCATGTGTTAATAATATCATATCAAAAGAAATTGATTCTTTTAGTAAAATTGAATTAACAAAAATTTTAAAAGAAACTAAATGTCCTTATTCGTCAAGTATATTTAATCTTCTCAAATCTTGTGAATTAATCACAAATATATCACGAGGTAAATATATATTTACTACAACTCAACCAATATATTATGGAATTATTCAAAAAGAACTTGATAAAGCTATGAAAATGCAACAAGTTTATAATCATAATTCTAAAAAATAAAACAATATATATTATTCATTTAAGTAATTTTGAACGTTGGTATTAGTCATTGTAAAATGATAACATACAACTCAGCTAGAGAGAGTATAACATTGGTTTCCGATGAGATCTAGACGAAACGAGAGAATAAGAGGAAACTCTAAAACTCTCGTAAAACTCAAAACACATATCACAATGAATAAAACTGTATATTTAGCATCATCTAGTGATGCACGTCACACATTACACAAAGTTTATAAATCTTATAAACCAGGTAATAATGGAAAAAATTAAGGTTGATTTCAAATCACAAACTTTAGAGATTATATCTAATATAACTGTAAAAGAGTTATTAGCTATTACAAATGCTGTTGATCTTTCAAGTTTTACAATAATTAGTTCAATAAATAAGCTTGAAATTACAGGTGTTAGAACTGAATCTGAGAATATTATAATTCTTAAGAGTCTAGGTTATTATACAAATAAAGTAATTGCTGAAAAACTTGGATTAAGTGAACGAACAGTTTATCGTAAACTAAAAGAATTAGGTATTTAATCACACACTTTTGAGTCTCCGAAAGCCGTAAGGTGATTAGGAGATTTATTAAACTTATTAAATTATGATAATAACAATTTATCTCATTGGAATTCCGTTATTCCCATTCATTATTATGCTTTTCACAAAGTTCTTTCCAAATGTTTTAGAATGTGATGATCCTGCTGATTATGCATTGGGTTATGGAATGATGTCATTATTTTGGCCATTTGTATTATTTGTTGCATCAATAGGTATAATCTATTATAAGTTTTATCAAATGATAAATACTATAGATAAACATAAAAAGTAGCAATACTCTCTCATAAACATAATTGAAAAAATCATTAGATCTGATGGTTTTTAGTACGGTACAGATATCCCGGGTTCAATTATGTTTACTTTCATAAAAGACTTATGATTTGATTAACCGTCGTCCGACGGTGTTGCATACGGTGCATAATAGTCCGGAGCCTATCATGAGTCTTTTTTACAATATACATTCCTCATCAGTCTGTATTTCTTTCTAATTATCATTATTTCTATCCCAACTATATTTAGTATTACAGTGATGTAAGAACAATATGACTCAGCCTAGGAGAGTATAACATCAGTTTCTGAAGAGACTAGGACGAAACGGGGAGCTCATCACTCCCGTCAAACTCAAAAACTTATTTATTATGATAACATTAATCATTATTTATATTATTGGATTAATATTATGTCCAATATTATTACTTGTATTAGAATATAATTTTCCTGGTAGTATGTATTTAAATAACGGTCAAAATATCGGAGCATTTTTACAACATCATTAATTTGACCAATAGGTTTAATAATAATGGCAATATTTTTATTTGATCATATTGCATCTAATATTCATAAAAATTAATCAAATGCTAAACATAATATTAATTACAATCGTTATCATTTTAATAGTGGTAATGGTTGCAATTTTAGTAGCTCTTATAGTTGATGTATTTACATACTTTAAATTACCAAAGATATGTATATTATATGGTATTATAATACTATTATTAATTGTTAACATTGCTATTCATTTAGAAAAATCAGTTTAAAATGAAATTAAAAATCTTTATTATTAATATTGTTGTAGCAATAGTATTAATTGTTTCTTTTACTGCATGTAATTCTCAATCAAGAAGACATGCTCCAGTATTATCAAAAACTTACACAATAACTTACAAAGGATATCTTTCTGGTAAGTTTCTAAAACGTTCTACATTCATTAGTGCTCGTACTCCAATTGAAGCTGTACAAATACTTAAAGAACAAACGTTTGTTGGATTCGATAGTATTAGTGTTAACTCAATTAGACCTAAAGAATAATGATTAAAATTATTGTTAATATTATTGTAATAGTTTTGGTTATTATTCTTTTACGAGTATTAACATCTTGTGAAGCAAGAAGTGGGCATATGCATCAAGCTACAAAACCCACAATTGCTACACAAGTTGAATCAATAACTAAACCAAAACATAAATTGGTTTACACATATTACATCACACACATTAAATCTCGGGATAAAATCAAGGTTTATGTGTATGATGATGATATAACATCGTACGAGTATCCAATTGATAAATTTAAAATCAAATAATCATGATAATATTATTATTACTTTTATTATGTTTCGATATATTTCTAACAAGAAAATATTATATTGAAAAAGATCTTACAGGTGTATTACTTGGAGGTTTTGCGTGTGGATTTATAATGTGTGGGATTGTACTTATGTTGTGTATTAAGTTTCACATTCCATTACAATAATCATGGTACTATTCTTATTAATTGTTGGATATTTATTATCCATTGTTCTGTGTAGTGTCTTATATAGAATTGCATCTCCGAAGTATTTAGATATATTTAGTAAATATGAAGCTGAATGTGATTTTATGTGGTTTATTCCTGGAATAAATACATTAATAGTGATATTTATGATTGGATTATTATTAATTGTTTTTATCTGTATGTTATGCGATAAACTCATAAAAAGAGTTCGCTTTAATATCCGATTTAAATGGTTAGATAATTTCATCACCAAATTTAAAAATGAAGATCTATAATGTTAACTAAAACTCAAGCAATAGTAATTTGTTTATCACCGTTCTTAATCTTCTATTTATTTGTAGAATTGTGTGCAATGTTTATATCAATAGAATGTAAAATCAAAAAACATGACTAAAACTGAAAAAACTCTATTATACATTGCACCATGGATTATCTTTTACTTGTTAGGTTCATTTATTGGACTACAATTCAATATTATCAAATGGCAAGAAGAATCACGAATGGGATATGTAATGCTTTCTTTACTTATTGATTGTGGAATATTAATGTTTAAATACATAAGCTAATGGTAATTATACTCAGTCTATGTTTAGCATTTGATATATTTATGGGATTAATATGTTTTGATAAAGAAAATCATATTATGTCGCATTTATATGCTGCCGCAGCTGGATTTTTATTAGCTGCAATTATTGTAAATATACTTTAAACTCTTAGCATCAAGCAACTTTCATCAGATAAACGGTTGGATATGTATATTCTCTATATAATAACGTTATAAATAATATAATCTCTTATATAAGAAGCATATCTGAATAACTAATCAAGAAGAGATTCAGTATGGTGGTTTGATGCCTTTAAACAGTATAATACTAACTGCAAATAAGTATAATGAAAACCTGTGCGCAATCCTCCGATGAAAGTGTGGAACTTCCGAGTGTAAGGTATAACGGCTATATGTACAAATAGCATCCATTCTGTCAATCCTTGAAGACAAATTAATAAAAGATAGGTATACTAAAACCGATGCCGTGCTAATTGCTGGTGTCAAAAACAAGCCAACGTAATATCGTCCTGAAACTGGCTATGGGAGCAAAAGGGTGAAGCTCTTTATTACGAAAGAATGCTTCCCGGTTAGATTCACCGATTTTATCGGTGATGTACCGCGAAGTAAACAATGGTTATCATATTAATTTTGATAACAAACACTAAGGGAGTACACATCGTCGCATTTGGACATATAGTGTGTACTCTCTTTTTTATTAACTCAACCAGTAGAGTATAAAATAGTTTCTGATGAGACTGGACGAAATATGTTTAAACATATCAAACTCAAAAACAAATAAGATTATGTCAAAAACTAAATCAATCATCGCCATAACAGGTAACAATGTAAAAGTAGAAATAATATCAGGTTTAACTCCAAGACAAGCAGCTTATCAAAGAAGAGAGCTTGCTACATCCGAAGAAAACTTTGATATGTTAGGTAAAACATGTGCAATTTATCGTACTAAAACTTGTAAGTAATGAAACTATTTAAAGCTATTGCTATTGTAATAATGTGTGTGTCAGTTGGATTATTTATCTTAACACTATTTAAATAATGCATATCACATTCGAACCCGCATTTGGAGTATTGTTGATTGTTATCGCTCATACAATAATAACCCATTTATTTAATTGGTTACATCGTGTCGTACTTAAAGAATTCGAGATTTTCGTAATATTTATAGGATTATTTCATTTTTGTGAAGTAATGTTTGTATTTGCTATGTTAACCGGTCTTTATTTAAAGTAAACTCTTTCGAGTTTCCAAACCATAGAAATATGGGGAGGAAACTCTTTTAATCTAATTAGTGTGTAAGATAGGTACATTAGGTGTACGCGCTACAGTTGGTAATTCTTATAAAAGGTGCAACCTTTCACACTTATTTCAAAACTTAAAATATGAATAAAATTACATTAAATAAAAGTTATGAATGTGATATATTAATTAGAGTATATGAATCACAAAATCCAAATGTACCTGAAAGTGATCAAATTGTAGGTGAAGTTTTATTTAAAGATAAACCTCATATTAGAGCATCTGCTTGGCTTCCAAAAGGTATTGCTGAATTTATAAATTCTGAACTATTAAAAATAGAAGATAAAAATTATAATATTCATATTTCTAATGAATTACCATATCAAGTTGGAGTTCTCACTTCATGTAAAGAAAATTTTGATTTATATATGAATAAATTATTAAATAAATAAAAACAAAATGGATTATATTAAACTCTTTTATTGGCTCACAGTAGTCGATGGTTTCAAACATGTACTTTTAGGAGTATTAATTATCTTCGGAATTCTTTTAGCACTCAATGTTATATTGAAGCTGGTTTCATTTATCGAAAGTGATGAAGATTTAAATGATCGTTGTAGTAAACCTTTACGTTGGATAATTCCAATATTCTCAATTTGTTTACTTGCTCATGCATTCATACCAAGTAAAAAAGATACGTTGTTAATCATTGGTGGTGGAACTGCTATGAATTATGTTACAACTGATTCAACATGTAAACAAATTCCTAAAGAACTAAGTACATTTGTTATATCCGAATTAAAAGCAATGTCTGCGGATGCTAAAACAAGCTTAGGTGTTGTCGATCAACAAAATAAATTACTTGATGAAGCCAAGAAAATGTCTTCTAAAGAACTCATTGAGAAAATGAAGAATGATACATCATTTGCTAAAATTCTCTTAAAATAATTAAGCCATAGTTAGTATTTGTAAATTTTTATTGGATTTATACAGAACATTGTGAAATGTGAAGTATATTAGTATTATTATTTGATTTAAACGCAGCGGTTATAACGTCCGCTGCGTTTTTATTCACCTCATCCAGAAGAGGCTAAAAAGTTTACTGAAGAGGCTGGACGAAACACATTATGTATAAACTCAAAACAAATTAAAAATGGAAAAAACTATTGTATTATCCGAAGTGGTTACTAAACACAAAAAGGTTAAAGCAGGTAAAATATTAACCTCATCTCAAAATGAAAAGCAAATTATGCGTAAAGCATGGAATGCAAAGTCTGATACTTTAATATCTTACAAGTAAAATGATTGAACCAATTAGACCAAATCAGGTTAAACGTATTTTACCTGATTATATCATTGATTCAGTGAATCAATTGATTGAAGAAAGATATAATGGTGGGTCTTTTACAATTACAAAGAAAGAAATCATTACTAAAGCTTTTAATCATCCGGATCAAACTGAATATGAAAATCGTTCATCATTTGAAAGACATTTATATGATAAAAAATATTTAGATTTCGAATCTCTTTATCACAAAGCTGGTTGGGAATGTGAATATATGTCTCCTGATCGAGGTAATTCTAATTTTGATTCTTATTACAAATTCATTAATAAATTGTAACATGCAATTATCCTTAGGAATCATCATCATTGTAGCGATAGCTGCAGTGATGATAACTAACATCATTAAATCTAGATAGTATGATAATTAAAATATTAGATTACGTAAGACAAGGAATATTTATTGCAATATTCTTTTTTATGTGTTTTTCATTTGGATATTTTTGTTATAATCCAAGTTGTCAAGGTACGATTATTCATCAAAAAGGTACTGTTACTGGAATGTGGGATCTTGGTGACAATGATTTACAAATTTTTGTTACATATAAAGATGATTTTGGTGAATTTATTGATGTTCCTCGTAAAGAATTTAATAAAATAAAACTTAAAGATTCATATATTGGTAATAAAACCAAAGAGATAGAACTTCCAATTATTTTTAAATGTTCTTATATATGTGGTATTATATCATCTATACTTTTATTTGGAATAACTTTATTGTGGTTAATTTGTGGTAGTCATGTGTTCACCAAAAAATGGTGGTACGATAATTTTTAAATATGATAAAACTCATAACATTTAATGACACTAATGCTATTTGGACTGACGAAGCTGTTGCTCCGTTATCCCAAATAGTGTGTCGTCAGTTACAGAACTTAGAACTTTTGCCTGATTATGTTATGTTGCAATTTAATTGTAATGAAGCTGATCTTGCTCGAGTATCTAATAGTAGAAATCAATTTCATGCGTGTATTCAACGGTATTATGTACCAGAGTTATTAATTAAATCTAAAAAGACATGTTAAAGAATAAATATTTAAAATATAATCCGTCTATTACTTTTGAAATATTTGAAAAAGTATATGATAAATTAATAGGTCAAGGATGGAATACTTCTGTTCCTAAAGATACTTTATATCGTCAATTTAGTGGAGGAACATGGCCTTATATAGTTAATACTAGAGAAAAAGAATTTTATTCAAGACATAATAGTAATAATAAAACAGAAATAACTATTCAAGAACTTTTAGGTTATGATCCATTTGTTTCTGATGATTTATTAGAAAGGTGGCTTAAAGAAACCAAAGAAAGATCATTTTCTTTATACGGATTAGAAAATCATATTTCATTAGGTGCAACTTGTCCATATGAAGAAGTTTATTTAAAATTAAAAGGAAGTAATCCTAAAGAAAGAGCTCAAATTCTTTATGATTTATGGAATTCTGAATTAACTTCATTACCTAAAAAATGGTGTATTGCTGTTAATAAACTTATGCCTGATTTTGAATTGATTAGTGAATGGCGAAAAAAAACATCTCGTTATGATGATGAATATAGAGGAACTGCCGGTTATTTATTTGAAGATGGTGCTTGGAATAATATAAATCATTTAGAAGTTCCTGAACTCACAATGGATCAGTTTAAAAAATGGGTATTTAAACCTAAAGAATTCACATTACCATTAAAATGGCGTGTTATAGCTACTTCTGAAGCTGAAGGTAAACTTCTTATTCCTTATGCTAATGAATTATTTAAATCAAAAGGGTGGACTAACAGTAATGTACAAAATTATTGGTTATGTATAAGTCCTGGTAAGTTTAATAGTTTGTCAAAAAATACTGATAAGCTTAGTGAATATGAAGAAATAACTTTTACTCAATTCAAACAATATGTTTTGAAAGAAACTTCAACTAATACAGAAAAGGATTGGACTAAAGTTTCTAAAGAAGAACTTCTTGCTGAAGCTAATAAAAGGTATCCTATTGGAACTAAATACAGAAATAAACCAACTGGATCAATATATACATTAGGATCTAAATTAACAATTGATCCAAGAAATAATGTATGTGATGAAGCTAGACAATGTCATGTATTTCTTTGTGGTAAATGGGCTGAAATAGTTGAATTAGCGAAAAAAGATTGGAATGAACGTGATACTCAAGAAGTTTTAGACGAAGCAATTCGTCGTTATCCTATTGGTACTATTGTTATGTCTCCTGTGGTTTCAAATGATAAATATACTGTTTTAAAAACTCCTGCATTTTTTAAAGAAAATAAAAGAGTTATAACAGATGGTGACAAAAAAGTTACATTATTTGACTTTGATAAAAATACTTGGGCAGAAATTGTTAAAGAAACTCAACCTGAAAAATGGTCTGTTGGCACTTATGTTGTGCTTTTAAAAGATTATGGTGGACATCCTAAAGGAACTATTGATAAAATAATAAGAGATAATGGTCCAGTAACTGTTAAAGTATCACTTCCTTATAATGGAACTGATTATTGTAATTTATCTAAAGCTAGTGAAGCTAAATGGTTTGCTACTAAATCTGAAGCTGAAGCATTTGCAAAAACTCAATTTGAAGAACCTATGTCAACAGAAGACGATTTAACCGGTCGATATTTAAGAGCAACTGTGGATCATCCACAAAGTACATCATTAAAAAAAGGTGATATTATTAAAATTCTTGATCAATTTTCACTTGTTTCTTATCAAATTGAAAAAGGTTGGACTTATACAACAAACAATTCTACTTCATCTGATTTTGAAGTGTTACCAAAGGATTATAAACCAGAAAGTACATCACCTAATTTGAATTTTCAACATAATGAATTTTATAGGGTAACTTTATCAAAGTATAGTTATATCTTTCTATTTACTGATGCAAAATTAGAAAAAGAAAGAATAGATACAATAATTTATTATGATTGTTGTAATAAAAAATGTCTTGAGAACGGTGGATTTATTTATTTAAAAGATATAACTGTATGTGAACGAGTTCCATTTGAAACAGTAAAACGTGATTATTCTGAATTGTATTGTAAGATATATACTCAACCAAAATCTGAAACACCATCAAAATTCGAAGTAAGTAAATGGTATTCGCAAGATGCTAGTGGAAATGCTAAGAATTTTCGTAAATGTTTTAAGGTTCATACAGATCATTTTGAATATGATGAATGTATTAATCGTGGAGTATGGAAAAAAGATTCAGCACATACTTATTGGGATACTCCGCATTTAGCTGATATGGAAGTTGTTAATAAGATTATTAATGATCATATTTCACGAACTGAACCTAAATCAAAATTATATGAAGGTTATACTGTTGGTGATTATATTACAATTACTAGAGAACCTAAATTGTGGTCAAGTCGTTGTAATCGTAAAAATCTACTTACTAAAGTATCATATCCATTTACAGCAAAAATTACTAGAATTAAAATAGACGGTTTCGATTGTCATATTGAAGCTGGTGATGGTGGTTGGTCTTTAGATCACATGCTTAAAAATAGTTGCGTTCGTAAAGCTACATCTGAAGAGATTGGTAATTTAATCCACAATGAAATGAATAAATTATTGAATATTCCTTATAAATTTGCATCAGAACATTCTGTTATAGCATCAAAGAATTTTGATGATGAAATCGATTTTATTTATCTTTCAGAAGATTAACAAATAAAAATAATTAAAATAAATCAATTAAATTTTTAAAAATTAAAGTTATGAGTGAACAACAAGAATCAGCTCCAGTATTGAAAAAAGTAGTAGCCAAAGTAATGGCATTTTTGAAGTTAGACGACAGTGGTCGTGTTGACAAGTTCTTTGATAAACAAATCAAAATGTTCCGCGACAAAATCAAAGCAGTTGAACAAAACATGTCATCTGCCAAAACTCAATTCGCGCTAATTACCGACAAACATGCCGATGCTTTAGAAGATGCTGAAGAAGCATTGGAAGAAGCTTATCTTGCTATTAAGCCGGATGAAATCAGTTCGAATGATGCGATCAAAGCATTTTCCGATATTTATTGGAATAATATCAAATCGAAAGAAGATGATATTACAGCTTTGAAAGAAACCATGAAAGCTAAACAAGAAGCTTATGACGAAGAATTGAAAAATCGTCAAGAAAAAATCGCTAAGTATGAAGCCCGGATCGCTAAAATTAGCGAATTAGTTTAAAAATACAACAAAAAATCCTGATAAATACTCGTTCATACAGTGTATAAATAGGTAGTATAGCGTATGAAGCTATATGAGATAGTATATTCGATTCCGCCATAAGGCATGTCGTTAATATATTCTCGATGTATATCACCAGCCCTTTGCACAAGGATACTGCTTATACATTTAAATAAAACATACAGGATACCTCCTGAAATAATAATTATGCAAGAAATAGAAGAAATCTGAAAAGACATTCCTGAATATGAAGAAATATATCAAGTTTCTAATTTAGGAAGAATAAGAAGTTTAAATAGAATATCTAAAATTGGAAGAAAATTAAAAGGGAAAATATTAAAATTATCTCCTAATAAATTTGGATATTTAAGATTTACTGCTGAAAATAGAAATGGAATAAAAACATTACATGTTCATAGAATAGTAATGTTAACATTTAGACCAATCTTTGAAAATTTACAAGTAAATCATATAGATGGAAATAAATTAAATAATTCATTAGTAAATCTTGAATGGTGTACTGATTCTGAAAATAAAATTCATGCTTACAAAAATGGATTAATGATTGGAGGAAATGAATATAGTAAAATTAAACAAGATTTACCTCGATATAAATAACTAAATCCTGATTAGAAACTTTATAGTAATATAAAGAATAGATGTTGCTGTATGAGATATGCAACTATTAAACTATTGGAAGTTCTCAGCAAGACCCTAACTTCATAAGCAGTACACTGATAAAGTATGTAGCTAATGAAAAGGGTGCTAAAAAGTTCAGAAATTGGTCTTTAAGAGTAAAGACATTATTTGAATATAAAAAAGTTGGTAGCTTTGAAGTTCACTCAACCTAAGCGTAGGTTGTTTATTAAACTATTGAGGGGTGAAGATATAAGTCCATGCATTGAATGAATTAAATAACAATGGCAATAAAATCTTCACCCCGTTTTACTTTTAAAACTAATTAATCATGACAAAATTTAAAAAGAAATCTGTTTACTCTTTTCTGTTTATAGTATTAGTAGCACTTGGTGCACTTGTATTTGGCTTTGCTGCGGTTAAAATCTTTAGTGGACCATCAACTCCAGACAAAGTTTATTACGAACCTGATACAAAATAATATGAAAAAACTCTTAACTATTTTAGGTATTTTATTAAGTATTATTTTACTTGTAATATTATACTCACCAATTGGTAGTCCTTCGAATTACCAATCGGATTCTCATACGATTACTTATCATACTCCAAAGTATGAAGCATTGCCCTCAAGTGCTGGTTTAAATTATAAAGCTAGTACTACTGTAGAATATCAAGCTGAACCTATTCAAACATCTAATGTGAATGTATCTAATATAACTTCACATATGAATTCTACTTCATCACAAGTTTCAACACAACAACAAAGTGTTTCAAACTATAGTCATGAAAATACTTCTGTAACATCTCCAAATTATCCAAATATTCCCTTATTAACTAATACTTCACATAGTCAATCTATGTCACAATCTACTCCTACTGAATCAGCTGTATCTTTATCAGAAACTAAATCTGAAGATAAAGTAGAAGCATTGAACATAGCTCAAAGATGTAACGATCATTCACAAGATTGTGGTCGTTGGGTTTGGCATGAAGGTTATTGGAGTTATTGGTGGGGATGTCAAGGTAAACATTGGGTTGATGGATATTGGGAATATGTTTATGAAGATTGTCCTCCAGGTGTACCTGTTGGTGATGGTATTTTCATACTAGTAGCTTTAGCTATGATATATGTTTTATTCAAAAATTTTAAATTATGTCCAAAGATGAAGTAATACTTGCTTTAAAAGAAATTGAAGCAATTGAAACAGGAATTGTTGAACAAACTTATGTTCAATATAAATGGATTAATGGAATTCTTTGGTTAGGAAATTATTATATTGAAGATGAAAGACAAGGTTTAGCATTTCCTTATAAAGATAATAATATTTCTTTAAATGATTTAAATAATTTTCTTAATAAACAATATAAATTTTCTTAATAATGACTAAAGACGAAGCAATAGCTTTAGGATTTAATCCACTCCCACATTTTACAATAACAGGTGCTTTAATCTATGACTTAGGTCGTGATAGGCATCTGTCATTAGGATGTGTTGGTGAAGCAAATGAAATGATATGGATTTGTTCTTCTGATCATAAAGATCCTAAAAAGATTACAGATTTAATTTGTATTCATAATTTTGATCATGATGGTTTATTAACCGAAGAAAAATTAAAAGCAATTCTAACAGCCTTAACTTGGCCTAAAAATACAAAATAAATGAAAAAAGTTTTAATCATTGTATTACTCTCATTAAGTATGAGTATGTTCGCTTTTAAACCAATGTATTCCAAATGGACTGCAACAGTAGAAGCTGGTGTTAATCGTTTTGATGGTGACATCAATCAAGCTCTTGTAAACACATTTCCAACCTCAAATTGGAATCCTACAATTGGTGGTAATATTGAATATAAACTAACTCCAGTATATGGTTTAAGTTTAAATGGATATTATGTACCTATTAATGCTAATACTCAATATTATATTATACCATTAGCTCAAAGTTCTTTGATTAATGTTACAACTAAAATATCTACAATAGCTATTAATGGTACTGTTGATTTTACACATTTAATGTTTCCATATACTAAAACTAAATGGACTGTTAATGGGTCTATAGGAATTGGTTATGCATATTATAAATATGGATTTCATTCATTACCTGATTCATACGGCAATGCCGTTACCATGCCAACATCAATTTCTCTGAAGTATAATGCTTCAGATCGGATTGATGTTGGCGCTAAGGTATCTTATATATGTTTTAATAAAGATAACTTAGAAGGATTACATGGATGGAAAGGTGTTACTAATGACCGAGTAGGTTTAGGAACTATATTTATTTCATATAAATTTAACCCTAAACGTTATCCTGTTAAAGATAATACATTACAATTAGAATTATCAAAAGTATCTGCACGTGTTTATGATCTTAATAAAAAGGTTAAAAAACAATCGGATAAATTGGATACTTTAACTTCTTATGTGTTAAACCGGACAGAAAATACTTGTATCAAAGATACTAATATTCTTGTTGAAGACATTCCCGCAGTATATTTTGATTTTGATAAAGCTGATCTTGATGATTGGGCTCTTATTACTATATCTAAATTTGCAGAAATTCTACAAGATAATCCTAAATTTAAAGTTGATATTTTAGGTTATTGTGATTATATTGGTAACGAACCTTACAATTTTAAACTAAGTGACAAACGTGTTGCTCGTGTTAAAAAAGAGTTGGTTGAAATCTGGAGAATAGATCCTAAAAGGATTTGTACTGATGGACGTGGTAAACTTAATGATCCAAAAATGAAATATCGTCCTAATAGACGATGTGATCTTTTCATTATTAAATAAAAAATTCTAAGTTTAATTAAATAAAGTTTTTATGAAAAAAACGCATGCAATTTTTGCCGCTTTAGTAGCTTTAGCGGTAGCAGGAAGCGCAACTTCTTGTAGAAGAAATTCAGGGTATCCTATGTCACCAACAGCGGGGCAAGAATACTATGATGAAAGTGGTAATCGCTCTGTATGGAATAGCGCTGGTTATTGGATGATTTATTCATCTATGAACGGTCGTCCTTCAGGTGTAACCCATTATTATCCTTCTTCTGGAACTTATCGTAATTCTGCAAATCATGTAATTACTCGTCCGTCATCTGTACCGGCTTTCCGTACTGCAGCACCAACTCGTTCATCAATGTTCAGTGGTTCACATAGTACTGGTTCATCATCTCGCTCAGGTGGATTTGGATCATCAGGTCATAGCTTCGGTGGTGGTCACGGTTTCGGTGGTTGATTTTCGATAAAGAAAATGAGGGATTTACATTGTTAAATCCCTCAATTATTTAACAAAAACATTTACAAAACATAAAATGATTAGACTTAAAATAAATCCTAGATCAGATTATAAACAAAAATTATCTGATTTAGGTTTCGAATTCAATGAAAACTATTGGCTCGAAAATGCCGTGTATTCTTTTTCATCAAAAGAAATTGAAGAAATTGAAAAAGCAACTGTTGAATGTTATCAAATGTATTGTGCTGCCGTACAACATGTTATTGATAATAATCTTTGGGACAAATTACATATCCCCGCTGAAATGATTCCAGTAATCGTTGACTCGTGGAATAGTGATGAATTGTCACTGTATGGTCGCTTTGATTTTGCATTTATCAATGGTGTTCCAAAATGTCTTGAATTTAATGCTGATACCCCGACATCTCTATTTGAAGCAGCCATTGTACAATGGATGTGGAAAGAAGAAGTATATCCTGGTAATGATCAGTTCAATTCAATTCATGAAGCCCTTATTCAAAGTTGGAAAGACATTCATACACAATATCAATCGGATATGTATTATTTTGCATGTGGTAAAGAAAATCTTGAAGATCATACTACCACTGCATACATACTATCAACTGCTGCTGAAGCTGGATTGAATGTAACGTTGATGGATGTTGAAGAAATTCATTCGAATGATGAATTGTTTACTGACGCTGATGGTAATAACCTTGATGTTCTTTTTAAATTGTATCCATATGAATGGATGTTCAACGAAGAGTTTGGAAAAACTATTCCTGTATGTGCAACAACATTCATCGAACCTCTTTGGAAAGCCGTTATGAGCAACAAGTATTTACTTACTATTGTAGCCAAATTGTTTCCTAATTCTCCATACGTATTAAAAGCTTCTGATCAACCGCTTCCTGGTAACTATTGTAAAAAACCAATATTCTCAAGAGAAGGTGCTAACGTAACCCTTGTAAAAAATGGTGAAGTTCTTGAAGAAACTGAAGGTGAATATGGAGAAGAAGGATTTATCTTCCAAGAACTTGTTGATATACCGTCTTTTGATGGAATGTATCCGATCTTAGGATCGTGGGTTATTGGTGGAGAGTCTTGTGGTTTTGGTATCCGTGAAACATCGTCAAGAATTACTGACAACATGTCGTATTTTGTACCTCATATCATTCAGTAAACAAATAAGAGAATTGCTAATTAGTTGATCGTGAATAAATATTGTGAGAAACCAAAGTCCTCACCTTAGCATTATACTTGAAATGGTATGAGTTCATTAATTCCATAGATCAAATATTAGAGTTATAGATATATTATTTTTATGGTTAATATAATTTCAATCTCTTTGGAAAGGATTGACAATTCTTTTTTTAAACTTATTAGTTGGGCATGTGGTTAAGTAAATGGAGTAGCTGTAGAGTCGCTACAATAGCATACATGAAAGTGAGATATAGGTTCGAGTCCTAGCCTGTCTTTGAAGTCAGAGATACCGAAAGGACTTTGTGCTAATAGGTTTTTTCAAAACAAATCAATATTATTAATAAATTAACAAAGAAGTTCTTATGAAGAAGAAGAATGGAGTTAACCACTCAATGGAGTTGAAAGTAATTATACGTCGCAAATCAGTAATCGAAAGATTGGAAACACAGTTAAAAGCTGGTACTAAGCAAACTAAAACTGCTGGTATTGTACCACTTACTGATGCTGATCGTGCACGTATTCAAAAAGAACTTGAAACGTTAAAAAATCGATTAACTCGTAACAAGTAAAATCATGTTAAATTTTAACAAACAACTTCAAGCCCAACTTGCACTAATGTGTGAAGTGGGTAAACTTTTCAGGTCTGAAATGACGGGTGATCAAGTGTGGGATTTATATCTCAAATCATTTGAAGATGATCCTATGTTTAGAGATCCGGAAAGTTCTGAACACAATTGTAATTTGTGTAAGAATTTCCTTCGTCGTTACGGTAATATCGTAGCAATCACACCAGCTAATGGAATTCTTTCATTATTTGATTTTGAAGGCCCTGGTGAATTCTTACCTGTAACAATCGCGTTGTCTGCTGCTTTAAGTAAAGCTCCAATAGCAAACATTTTCACGGAAACGTATGATGAATTGAATTCATTACCTTATGAACAATGTAAGAAAACTCTTACTAAGTTTCGTTTAGGTATTGACAAAAACGATAAACGTTATACCAGAGAAGAAGCTGAAAAATTCGGTGTTGTTAAACCTAACGAAGTAGTTACATTCAATCATATGCACCTGGATATTCCAGCTATGTATGTTGATAAGACTGGTAAGTCAAGTGCAACAATTATGGCTGATTTCAGATCTTCGAAAGAAGTATTTGAACGCGCCATGCAAGAAATTCACATTGATACATTGAATCTTGTAAAAGATTTGATTATTCAAGGTTCATTACTTGATGGTCAAACACATTTGTATAAAGTTGAGCAATTCATACCTTTGAAAAAAGAATATGATGCTCTTGCTGCTAACAAACGTGCTGCATGGTGTTGGATAAAATCTTACAATTTACCTATTGCAAAATTCAGAAATGAGTTACTTGGAGTGTTATGCTCGGAGTTATCAGAAGGTAAAGAGTTAAATGCTGCTGTCCAATCTTGGAACAAACGTGTTGATCCGGCTAACTATATGAAAGCTGTCGCACCTATTACTAAGAAACAAATTGAGGAAGCTCAAAAGTTTGTGGAAAATAACGGATACACTGAATCGTTTAATCGACGTTTTGCAATTCTCGACGACATCAAAGTTGCTGAAATTCTCCATAGTAATGTAGGTGATGGTAGTATTCCATCTGTATCAATTTTTGATTCTGTTAAACCGGCTGTGTCAACTCGTCACAAACGTAGCGAGTTTGATGATGTTAAAGAAGTATCTATTGAATCATTTATGAAGGATATCCTTCCTGCTTGTATATCAGTTGAAGCTTTCTTAGCAAACAATCACGGTGGTAATATGGTGTCATTAACTACTGCTAATAATCCGGATTCTAAGTCAATATTTAAATGGGATAACAACTATAGTTGGACGTTCAATGGTAATTTAGCTGGTAAATCTCAGTTACGTGAAGCAGTTTCTGCATCAGGTGGTCGTGTTGATGGTGTATTTCGTTTTAGTCATTCTTGGAATGAACTAGAACCTAATCAATCATTAATGGATTTACATGTATTCATGCCTGGTAATTCTCATCGTGCCGATGATATTGTTCATAATACATATGGTTCTGGACGACGTGTTGGTTGGAATAATCGTACTGATAGTCAATCTGGTGGCGTTCAAGATGTTGATTATACTTCAGCAGCCCCAGCAGGATATATTCCTGTTGAGAATATTACTTTTCCTGACATTAACAAAATGCCAGAAGGTAAGTATATTTGTAAAATTCATAATTGGAATTTTAGAACAACAGGTGGTCGTGGTAAAGCAGAAATTGAATTTGATGGAGAAATCTTTCAATATGAATATCCTGCAACTAAATGTCATCAATGGGTTACTATTGCTGAAGTTACATTGAAAAATGGTAAATTTACTATTGATCATAAAATTGAACCAGTTAATGGTTCAAGAGAACTTTACAATATACAAACCAATGAATTTCATAAAGTAAACTTAGTTTGCTTGAGTCCGAATCATTGGGGAGATAATAATGTTGGAAACAAACATTACTTCTTCATGTTAGACAAATGTAAATCTCCATCTTCTATTCGTAGTTTCCACGCAGAGAACTTAATACCTGAATTAGCAGAACATCGTAAAGTACTTGAAGTATTGGGTAACACCACTATGATAGCACCGGCAGATAAGCAGTTATCTGGTTTAGGTTTCAATGCAACTGTTCGTGATGAACTTATTGTCAAAGTACAAGGTTCATTTAAACGTATGCTTAAAATTAAGTTTTAAGATGGGAAAAATCACAAAAATAACAGTAAAAGTTCCACAGGAAGTAACACTTCCTGATGGAATTTATAGTGGAACTTGGGGTGGTTATGTTATTGATATTAAATTCAATGGCAAAAATTACGAACTTACTACTGAAGAAGGAGTAAGAGGAATTGATATTAAAGTTGTAGTAACCATTAAAGATGGAGTTGCAACATATAGTGAACTTAAAAATTAAATTCTAAAATAATTCAAACAAATGAAAAAACAATTAGTTGATTTTTACAATGCATATGTTGCATCAGGATCTAATGTATCCGCTCACGCGATTGCTAATGGAGTAACTAATACCGATTGCGTACTTATGGTACAAATGGGTAAGAAGTACTCTGAAGCATAAAAACCCTTTGGATATAGCTCAGCCTGGTTAGAGCGTCGGCAGCAAGACAAAAACATTAGCCGGAGGTCGGAGGTTCAAATCCTTTTATCCATACAAAATAAAATGGTAAAAACGCGTATGTGTATAAAACGGGAAGACGTCGCTGCTGGATTCAGCCAATTGGAAACAATTGATCGATACTCACACATTAACTTAGTAATCTTCTTAGGGTTATATTAGATGTGAGTGAAAATACACACCATTTTTTAAAATACACAATTATTAATTAAAACAAAAAAGCTTATGTACAAACAAGCGAGTAAAGCAAAATTACGTATCGCCGTTATTGGCGTAGGTTTATTATCAGTTGAGCAGTTATGGTCTGCTAATGTTAATGACCTTATTAACACAGAAGAATTACTTCAAGAAGAAGTATCAAAACTTGAAAAGACCTCTCGTAGAGCTACTCAAGTTAAATCAAAAGATACTGAAATTTTAAAATTGAAATTAGCTATTGTAAGCGATGTTCTTGATACCCTTGTTGCAGAACAAGAAGCACGTAAAACTGCTGCTGATGTCAAAAAACATAATGCTGAAATCGATGCCCTTATTGCTAAGAAACAAGGTGAAGCTCGTGAAGGTCTTTCAATTGAAGAATTGGAAAAATTACGTAAGTAATGGTTGACAAAACAGCATTAGGTCAAGCTCGTAACATTGAATGCGAGCTTGATCAACCATTAAAAATGCATATAAGTACAATGGAATTAAGATCATTGTCTTTAATGTGTGGTGAAAATGGTTCAGGTAAAACAATGATTAATAAAATTGTATATTTTTCTTCAATGTTTACATTTATTGATTTAGGTAAGTATTCAGGAATGTTTGCTGACTTAGGTTATATTGGTGAAACTGGTGAAGATTTGTGTCAATTTATATTCAATCATACGTTTATTAATCCTGAAGAAATATCAGGTAAAATGACTGTGTTTTTGAAAATGGAACATTTAGTTGTCGTATTGTAGAAGGCAAAGTTAAAGAACTTCTTGTAACATATAATGCTGATGTTAAAGAGGGCACCTATCCAAAATACATGTCAACCACAACTCGATTATTTACTGCAATGGAATCAATTCTTACATTATTTAAAGTATTACCAAAAGGTGAAATTCTTAAACATTGTATGTTATTTGATTTACTTCATTGTCTTACTATTCAGAATTTTGCAATGACTGTTAAAGATCTTTCAGCAGGATTAACTGAAAAACTTAAAGAAGATGGATTAAACATTGTATCATTATTATATGATGAAACATCCGGTAAATTCTCGTATATTGATTTACAAAATAATACACGACCAGTTGGATCATTAGGTAATGGACATCAATCCTTACTTAATATGTATTTAGCTGTCGAAATTTAATTGAAAGGAAGCGCGTAACTCTCGGTTAGCATATAGGAACCCTCTGAATAGTGGATGGTTTGGTATATAGGTGAAACTCTTTATACTGCCACTATGTAAGGCTATGGAATGCATTTCAATTTTTAAATCAAAACAAAACAAAACAAAAACAATGAAAACAAAATTTACAAAAGGTCAATTTGCCTTATTAGGTGGATTGATATGTTCAGTGATTCTTTTTATTTCGTGTTTAACTTATTACATGGAATTCCCTCATGATTTAAATGGTTCCTTTGGGGCATTTCATATCATGTTTAACATCGTTTGGTACATCTTCTCAGGTGTTGCTTGTATGTTGTATGTAATTCAACTGATCTGTAATGGAACAGGTGAAGATGGACCGTTTACAGATAATATAATTGAAGATGATGATGATGATGTTCCCGATAAAAAGTTTTCAGTTAAGAAATACTTTATTGGTTTAGTGATTATATTTGGTCTATATTGGATTGGTACTATCGCTTATGGTCACTTTGAAAAAGCATCCGTTGTTTATAATCAAAATGTAACTTATACACACGCTCTTGACCAAAAGGTTAAAGAAAAGAAAGGTTTTTTTGATAAAATGTGGAAAACTTATTCAACTAAAGAAAAGATTACCGGTATGGACAAAGATATGTTCATTCAAGTAACTAAAATCATTATGGAAAATCGTAAAGATGGTCAAAATGTAACCTGGAAATGGATGCAAGAAAATCAACAAATTCCTTATGATCAATTTACTCGATTCTATGTAGACCTAAGTAACTTTATTGAATCTCAACGTGAAGGCTATTTTAATCTTGAAAAAGAATGTCAAACTATTGCCGCAGCTAACAATATTATGTTAGATACATTTCCTAACAATTTGTATAATAAGGTTATGAAATGTCCTCACTTAGTTGCTGAATACGGATTTACATCTGATCACACAGAACAAGTGTTTAAATCGAAAAAAGAAAACATTATTAATTCTCTTAAATAATTAAAAACAATGAATAAATTTGAAGCAATGTTGGCTGGTAAGCCAGAAGCAATTCAAGCTCAAAGAGCCAAAGACGTAGCAGAAGATTGTAAAATCGCTACTGAAGAAATCGTACGTGCCAACGAAAAGAAAGTTCGTGACATCAAACGTCAAATTACTCAATTATCTGATTTATCACCGGAAACAACTTTATCTCTACAAGTTGTAAAACCAGGTTTCAACGCAGAAAAATGGGCTGCTGAACTTCACGATCTTGAAGTGGAATTACTTGCCGCTGAAGTTGACTTGAAAGTCGCTAAGAAAACTTATACAAATTGGTTTTCAGAAGGTAAAGAAAAAGCACCTAAAGCTGAGTAGTTATGGGACAGTTGAAAGTATTTCTTTCAGCATCCAAATCTGCTAATCCGATTAATGTTCAAATTATACGAGACATTCTTAAAAAAAGAGGATGTCTCGTATTTGAATATGATCCTGCTGATCCTAATGAGCAGATGTTGGGCTGTGATCTGCTATATATTATTCCACCAGAAGGTTGTGATGTTATTCCAAGAATAACTGTTGGACGTGGACAATACAAAGCAATCAAAAAATGGGAAAAAGAAAAAAGCAAAAAAACAATTGTTATTATCAATTATCTTAAAAGAGAGTTTGTTTTTATAAAAATGGAACAAATTAATGTTCGTATTTGTAATAAAACAAGAATTGGTGCAGTTTGTGTCAACACGTTTGAATTTGATATGAATTATGAACAAATGTGTAAACTTACTGAATTTATTGATAAACCTAAAGGTGTTCACTGTGCTAATCAACAACAATGGGATTTTGCTGCTTCAAAGCTCAAAAGAATTGATAAAGTTGGTTATAGAGAGTGTGGTGATATTATTGATATTAATTCTCCTAATAATTCATTTTTTAGTACTTCTAATAAAGCTAGTTCTTATGAAATTTTATCATTTGAAGTTTGGTGTAAAGAGAATAATTATTCAGTCAATAAACCTAAATGGTATGAAACTCTTAAAATTGGTGATAAAGTAAAATGTATTGGTAATGTAAATGGATATGTTTCTCGTAAAATTGGAGAAATTCTTACAATTGATATTGATTTTTCAAAATGTAAAAAAATTAGTTTTGCTGGTGATTCATCTACATTTTTTGAGGAATTTGAATTAGTTTCTCGTTTAACTGATGAAAAACCTATAGATCCAAAAATTGCATTATTAGAACGTGCCATTAAAGAATATCCTATTGGTACTAAATTTAATTCTGCAACTTCAGGTTTAGTTTCAATTACAGGTATATGTGTTAAAGATATTCCTAAATTTAATAGTAGTGGAAATATCGGTACTAAAGATAATGGCACTAATGGTATTATTTATAATGCTTATACTGGTAAATGGGCTGAAAAAATTCCTGAAGATACTACTCCATTTGTTGAACCTATTAAAAAAGATTTACCTTGGGGGCAATGGTATAAAAAGAAAGATTACATCGTTCATTTGTATCATAGAAACTCTGTTTGGGGATTTCATAAAGGACAATGGTTTGAATCTGAAGGATTTTCTGAAGAAGGTTTAATTCCAACTTCTGAATATGATTCTCATGAGTTATTTAAAACAGAAATACTAAAGAGATATCCTCTTAAAAGATTTACTGATTTACGTAATACTTTAGATTTTGATATTAAGAATTATAATCTTAGTTTCAATAATAAAAGTACTCAAATTTATATTCCTGTTGATCCAAATCCTGTACGTGCTAATGCTAGTGCAAGGATATTTAATAACGGTGTTTGGGCTAAAGAAGTATCTAGATTTGAAGTTGGTAAATGGTATAAATTAGGTGTTTGGATTAGTAAATTTTCACATTTAGAAAATTCTTATCAGTTTTGGGGTGAAAATATAAATACAGATTCTAAATTTCATGATAAAAAAGGATATTTAAGTTTAAAAGATTATACTCCAGTTTTAATTACTGATTTATCTGAAATTCAACAATATCTTCCTAAAGAACATCCTGATAAAATCATTATTGAAAAACTTAGTGAATTTGGTTATTTTGTTGCAATTGATAATGATCCTGTAGGTGTATCTATTATGAAAAAAGGTGATATTGGAATTGGTATTAGTGAATCATGTTTTAAATTTGATTCTCCTAAAGCAATTCATCTTAAAGGTGTGAATTGGTCTGGAAATAAAGATTCTATTGGATTAAAATGGTTTAAAACTTTAGGAGAAGCAGAAGCTTTTGCTAGAACTTTAGATTCTATTCCAGTATCTGTTGGAAATCAAACTTTCTTTATTAATAAAGATGAGTATGAAAAACAAGAAGTTAAGCACATTAAACCTTTTTTTGAGCCAACCACAGTTTTATCTACTGAAGAATTAAAAGTTCAATTAGAGAAATTACGTAAAGTAGGTGGTTTATATAGAACAACTTGTGAAATGTTATCACCTAATGCTTTTAAAAGTATTGATAAGAAGAAAAAGTTGTTGAAAATCTCAACAATTATCTAAATAGAATAGGGATGCTATGGGATCACGATTCTATAGCATCCTCGTTTTAACTCCACTAAGGGAGTATAAAGTTATTAAGCTTAGTGCGTTACACAATTCGTGTAGGTTAAACACAAAATGATAAAAAGAAATGTATGATGTAACAAATTTAGTAGAGGTTATTAAATTAGCCCATGAATGTGAAACCCCAATTGATGAATTCACATTATTAGTTGAAAAAGAATTAACAAAACTTCACCCAATTAAACATGAAGAACGAAAATCAGAAGAAGCATTAGGTATTCGTGATTTACGTAATGTTTTACCACAAGGTGAATTTGCCGGTAAACTTTCAGTTGCCGTTGAACAAATTGAAAAAACAATGACCAAACGTGAAACTGCGTATGCATTAGTTTGTTCAATTGCACAAATAACAAAAATATCACAACATCCACTTGTTAAAATGATTATGAAATCACAACAAGAAGATGGTGAAGATTTTAGAGATGAATAGTATTTAACTTTTTAAATATAAAACAAATGTCAACAACAAAAATTAAAATTATCGAAGTATTTTGGTCATTATTAATGGGCTTAATTACTGTATTTGCAGCATGTCATCCAGAAAAATATCCAATCTTATTGGTTGCTTTCTTTGGTGCTGTTTTTGTTTTACAAGTGTCCAAAACTGTTGTTCGTTTTATATCATAATGGGAAGTTTATATTTCTGTGGATATACTAAGAAAAACAATATGATTGCTAAGTATGTTCATAGTCAACAATTAAAAATAAAACTGCATATTATGTTTGATACTGCAGAAGCAGGTATTGTAGAAGTTATTGGTTCTGAACCTTTAACTTCTGAAATACTTAAAGATATGATTGTTGAATTAGACAAATATGATTTCACACCAAATAATAAACTTAAAACATTATTATAATGTCAAAAGAAAAACAAAAAATTATCGAACTATGTAATTCAAGTTTAGAAGGTAAAGATCTAGTTGTGGCTATTGAAGCTGAATTAGCTAAAGTTAGACCTTTTGATCACAATAGTGATAAACCTGGATTTGAGTCATGTGGATTACACGAACCTATTATTCTTAAATTAGAAACAAGAGGTTCTATTACACATGCAATTGAAGAAATTGAAAAAACTCTTACCAAACGTGAACTTGCACTTTGTATCGCAAAAGAACACTGTAAAGTTGTAGTTGACGAAGATGATATGCCTGAAGAACTAAAACAACTTTTATCTGAAATCATGAATTCAAGAGAAGGTAAAGATAAAATGTTTGGAACACCGCGTAATTCTTCATCTGACTGTAAAGAAGAAGATGATTCTGAATGCTGGAAATGCAGAAAGAAACCAACTTGTACAAAATTTAAAGGTTTCAATTTGAATTAAAATGAGTATAATAAGAATTAAAACTAAAGAGGAATTCATACGAGATTGTTTATGGAACTATGAATATGAAACTCCCTTACACTGGAACATTAGAAAACTTATGAATCCATTAATAGGACAACTTATTGATGATACTATTGAGTATGATATACGTTTCGGAGGATTTAGGTATAAAGGGTGGTTTATGCCCCCATCAAATATTACATGTGACTGATTATCACATGAACAGAAAAAATAATGATTATAAATAAAAGAAAGAAGATTAATGAAAAAGTGGAGATTTAAAACAGAGGAAGAATTTACGAGAGAAGGATTGTGGGCAACAACAACTGGTACTCCCGTGGGATGGAATGGACAAAAGAAAATGAACTATTTATTGGGTAAAACCATTGATGGTGCGTTTATTACGTCTTGTGAACAAGGACAATCTTTTAGATTTGACTCTTGGACCATCACACCTAAGTATTATGTTGGTGAAGAAGTTTCATCAAGACCACCTGCACGGCAGAATATACCTGTGAGAGGTCCTATTGAATCTATCCCTGTTCCTGAATTTGATTTACAACGCTTGTCTAAAGAGATTGATGAAATGTTTGCGGAACGTTTGGATGAAACGGACCAAAAATATGTTGAGTTAACAACTAACTTAAACACAGTCACTGAACAACGAGTAAAGGAATATAAGAATCAAGTAGATCTTATTTTCCGTGATATCAGAACAAGTTTACTTGCTGAAGTAAGACGTGGTCACACCACTATTACTATGCCTGGTATGGTTGATGTTAGTATCCAGCATTCAGATCACCCTGTATTAGCTGATGTAGTTAAGTCACTTAACCTACACCACAAAGCTATGTTAGTTGGTCCTGCAGGTACTGGTAAAACTTATATGATTGCATCTTTATCCGATAGAATGGGCTTAGATTTTTACAAGTATTCTTGTTCGAGAGATTCATCTGTGCATGATTTGATTGGTTATAAACAACCAAGATCTGAAACATATTTGGAAACTACGTTCTTGAAAGCTTATGAAAATGGAGGTATTTTCTTGGTGGATGAGTATGATGCAATGTCAGGTGATATGGCCTTATTCTTTAATGGTATCGCAGATTCATCAAAGTTTATTTCTATTCCTCACCGCGATGACAAACCTATTGCACAGAAACACAAAGACTTCCATCTTGTAATGTGTGGTAATACCTGGGGTAAAGGGTCTATCGAGTATTCTGGTCGTGACTTTCAAGATTTAGCATTAATGGACAGGTTCCGTTTTTGTCGTCATCATGTTGGGTATCACTTAAGTCTTGAAAAAGAATTAATGGGACCTCATCATAATTTCGCAACTAAATTGAGAGCATCATTAGAAAAGACCGGTAGTTATTTATCTACCAGAAATATTGAAGATATGTCTAACTTAATTAGAGCGGGTGTAACAACTCAAACTATTTTGAAGATGGTATTGGAAGATATGGATGAAGAAGGTGCAAAAGCTGTTAACCGTGAAATGCAAGTTGTAGCATAATGAGTACGCCAAAGTTTGTATCAAAAGTACTTCCATCTGGAGCTAACTTTGTAAGATTTGAATCTTTACAAGCTATCTTTGAATTTGACGATATTACTACAAACCCTAGAGGTTTAGGTATGAGTACAGTCAGAGAAGAACCAGAATCGGCAAGGAGATATTTTGAAGAACGTGCGACATTTACTAAAAGTAAAATAGCTCTTGTAAATAAGGCTCAGAAAGAATTGTCTATTGACAAGGAATTTCTTGAACTTGTTTATAAAGGTAAGAGTCAGAAACGTAAGTTCGACTTAAATAAATTTAGTGGTAATTTGTCAATGTCTCATTATGCTTCTAATTGTGATAAGATTTTTAAGAAATCTATGCCTGGAGCTAAAAAACAAACTCTTAATATGGCATTCCAAGTAGGTACCTTCGTTGGAGGTAACTATAGTGGTTCGTTTACTAAGATTTTGAAAACCATTCTTATGTGTCAAGCAATGAACATAAGTGTTAACATTGATATGTTTGATTCAGATACACAAGCAATTGGTAACAAAGCTTCTTACGTTATGGTAAATGTTGCTAAATCTTCTGAAAAATTAAACTTTCGGGAGATCTTAGCAGCATCTCATAGAGAATTCTTCAGAATGACATTATTCAATGGATATTCGGCATCTGGAGATCAAAGACGTATTGGAACATTCCTAGATCAAAGTAGAATTATCAGAGATTTAGGTACTATGTATGATGTTATTGGTGGAAATATCTTGTTAGATCAAGCTGGACATCAAGAAGGATCACCTTTAGTAAGTAAAATATTAAAAATCGGCATGCTCCGTTAACAAGTAAAAATTATGGAAGAAGAAGTTGTATATGACGCAGTTGAAACGTTTGATACGTTTCCTGCTGTCATAGTTCAAGATGATGGAATTGCTTTATCTGAAAGTGAAGATGTTGTTGAAGAACAAGTAGAAGAAGTTATTGCTATTATCCCCCGTAAAATTACAATTACAAGAGACTATATTCATTTACCTGAGGAAGGAGACGGACAAGGTGATGGAGAAGGTGAAGGTACAGGTAAAGGTGGAGTTGGCGATATGTCAGAATTCTTGAGGAAAATTCAAGAAGCGCGTGAACAATTAGAAGGTCTGAATGGGGGAGATCCTTATGACGACAGTAGTGAAGGTGATGCATCAGATAACACTGCTGCAGAAGCTCAACACACGTTAGCGTCTACTGATGGTGAACGTTTTAATGTGCGTAAAAAAGAACGTTTTTAAAATTTAAAAAGTTATGGGAGTATTTATGTTATTTGGATTTCCGTTTATCGCACTTATTTATTTTATTTGGTACGTAAGAGTACCCAAAGTTGCAGATGATTTTGATTATTATAGTCCAGATGAATTTAAACCTATAGGTTTAAAAGTTTGGACATTAATGTTAATTGTAAGCATATCAATTATACCTTTTGCCAATGTTGCTTGTATATTCGTTTCATTAATTTGGTTGGCTGTACAAATATCATTAGAAGGTTGGAGTGAAGTATTTGGTAAATTTGATAAACCGACTATATTTACTCCTATTGGTAAGTTTTTAAACAAAGAACTCGTTAAACCAAAAAAGAATGATTCCCGTAAATGATCAAATAGCAATATTTGAAGAAGCTAAAGCTAGGTATTTAATCTATCAGAATGCTTTGAATTTCTGTAGTATGTGTTGGAGTTTGAATATCACTCTTAAAGATAAGGGTTATAAATCCTCAATTTTTGAGATAGATGATTTTCTTCCAACATTTACTTATGAAAACGTGTGTAAATTAGCATCACAGTATAATTTCGAAGAACCTAAGTGTCAGTTAATAACTATCACTTATTGGTGGGATGTACATAATGCTAAACCACGTATTAGTGCTTTTGATGCATTAGTGAATCAATTAAAAAGAGGGATATAGCTCAGCCGAAAAGAGCCTAGGGTCGGGAGTTTGAATCTCTCTATCCCTCCATTTCATTTTGTTTTTGATTCCAATCCGTAGAAATACGGTGCGGAACAAAAATAATTAAAAAACACATAGATAAAGATGAAAAAAATATTAAAGAGCGTAATACGTGTTAAACAGAATTAAATTAATTGATGTAATTTTAGATAATCAATCAGCAACTGATAATGATTTAATTACAGCATTAGAAAATTTTATTGCAAACAGCAAGCCTTATAATCATGAAGAAGATAGTTCATTGAGAGGGTGTGGAGTTGAAAAACCATCACCTGATAAGTTTGCAAAATTAAAAGATATAGATTGTTCAACATTGTCAGAAGAAACAGAGTTGATTGAATCTATCTTTAACAAAAGAGAATTAGCATACTTAGTAGTTAGTTCTAAAAAACAATTAATTGAATTACAGAAAGTATTAAAAGAAATTTATAAAGTAATTAAAGAAAAAGATGACGAATAACGATAACGGAAAGACAATATTGATGGTAGCATCAACTATGTCTGTAGAAAAAATTATTGAATTGCTTGATGGTGCTCTAAATGGGTATAAAACAGCAACCGATAAAGCACAAGCTTATAAAAGATTAGAAGTAGTATGTTCATTAGTCATGGCTAAAAACATTGCACCTAATCCAGAAACTGCTGTATTAATGACTAAAAAGATTGATGATCTTAAACGTATGGACGATCTTATTAATCCAAACGGAACTTCAAATTCAAACTAAATTTAATTATATGTGGTTAATTTATTTTATTTCAATTCTTTTAATGATATATATAATGTATATCGTAAAAGTAAAACTTTATGAAGATCCTAATTATCTTGAAAAAGTTCAAGGTACAATAGGATTTTATGCATTAGGAATGGTGATTACATTTATTCCTATTATAAATACTCTTGGAGTATGTTTTTTCATGTATATGCTGATAAGGTTATTACTTGATGAAGAAATCTATTACAAGCCAGGTCGAATCCTTAAATTTTTAAACAAAAAATGGTAAAATTAATTTTTATTTTCGTAGCAAAAATTATAGGGTATCTCCTTATTTTATTTGCGTGGTTCGGCATTGTCGCACCTTTTCTTGTGAGTTATCCAAGCAATACTTTGGTAGCTGTCGGTTTTATCGGCACAATCGCAGTAATGTTTTTTTGGCTATATTCTATTATCAGAACAATTCAAAAATTCTCTAAACAATTTCTTAATTAAAACAACAAAAAATGAAAAACTTCAAGTTTTTAGCAATTTGCGTAATTGCTGTTCTCTCAATGTCTTTAACTTCTTGTATGCACACAACTGATCCGGGTTATGCCTCTGTAATTAATGAACGTTATGGTTCAGACAAAGGTGTTCAACCAGTTCCAGTAGGCCCCGGTACTTATTACTCTGGTTTTGGTCAGGATTATTTCGATTTTCCTACTTTCCAAGTAAACTGGACATTTACTCATGACAAATCTGAAGGCTCTGACACTAATGAAGAATTTACATTTCAAACCAAAGAAGGTATGGAATGTGGAGTAGATTTAGGTCTTGCTATGCACTTTGATATGGATAAATTGCCGAAAATGTATACAACTTATCGTAAAGGCGTAGAAGAAATTCGTGGTACTGTAGTTCGTAATGCCATTCGTGATGCTTTGAATAGAGTAGCTGGTAATATGCCGGTTGAATCTGTTTATGGTAACGGTAAAGGTTTACTAATTGACACAGTATCAAAACTTGTTAAAGCTCAACTCGCTCCTAATGGAATTGTAGTAGATCGTCTATCTTTAATTGGATCAGTACGTATACCTCAATCTATTAAAGATGCGTTGAATTCTAAAGTTCAGATGACACAAGATGCGCAACGTGCGCAAAATGAGGTTGTTAAAGCCGAAGCAGAAGCTAAAATTAAAGTAGCTAAAGCACAAGGTGATGCTGAAGCTATGCTTACTAATGCACGTGCAGAAGCTGAAGCTAATAAACTTAAGAATTCTACTTTAACTCCGTTGTTGGTTCAAATGCGTTGGATTGAAGCATGGCAAGAAGGTGGTTCACACGTTCCTACTTATGTTACTGGTGCTGCCGGTAATAGCTTCATGATGCAAATGAAGTAATAATAAATTGAAAAATTGTAAAGATCTGCTCTCCTATGTGTGAGAGCGGATCTTTTTTAAATCAAAAACAAAAACAAATAAAATATTAGATATGCCAATTATTCAAAATAATAAAGTCTATACTATAGGCAATATTACTGGTTCTCACGATAAATTACCCGTTGGTAATTATGCCTTACAATTTAATGAAAGTAATGAACAATTTTTCCTTACTCAACAAATTGATTTTAAATTACCTTCAAAACTTTATGGTGATTTCAACTTTATTGATCGTTGGATTAAATCTTACGAACACAATAGTGCTAAAAATCTTGGTATTTTATTATCTGGTACAAAAGGAACAGGTAAAACAGTAGCTGCTCAGTTATTCTGTCAAAGAATGAACAAACCTGTTATTTTTATCACTGAAGCATACAATGGTCCCGGTTTTGAAGCATTCATTTCTGATCCACACTTTTCTGATTCTATTATCTTTATTGATGAATTTGAGAAAGTATATCGTCGTGATGAAGAATCAAATTCATTATTGACATTAATGGATGGTATGTATCATACTAAATTGATTTTCTTATTAACTGCAAACGATCCTTCTTCAATTAATAACAAATTGAAAAATCGTTTGAATCGTGTTAAATATCACAAAATTTACAGTAAACTTGATGCCGCTACAGTTGCTGAAATTGTTGATGATTTACTTAAAAAACCTGCATATCGTGATTCAGTTGACAAATTTGTTGAAACTGTTGATATGTTGACAATGGATGTACTTACATCTATTATCCGGGAAGTAAATTTATTTGATGAATCTGCTCTTGAATGCGCCAAGTTCCTTAACTTGACCGCTGAACCTGAATATTTCAATATTACAGTTACTTATAAAGGAACTGATTATAAATGTGATGGTCAATTTGTAAATTATCGTAAGAACCCTGTAATTATTGCATATTATCAATCTGGTTATCCAAAAGAATTGACAAAATTATTGCCGGATTATACCAGTGTTAAATTATTCGAACGACCATATTCTATTATTGATGGTGTGGTTGTTTGTAAATATGCTGAAGGTGTTGAAATTAAACTTTCAAAAAGTTCTTACGCATTATCATTCTAAAAAATCAAAACAAAAAAAGATGACTATTCAAGAAAAAGTAGCAGAAAAAATTGCTGGAAGTAACGATACTATCTCAGCCGCAGTAATAGACAAAATGGCTAATACTGAAATTAACAAACGTGTTGATATTTTGTTTAAATCAATTGAAAAACAAGATGCTGCTAAAGCCGCATTAAGTAAAATCAATTATGATGATATTACTGAATATGTTGATGGCGAGCCAAAGACTAAAATGTCAGAAGCTCGTTATAAAGAAATCAAAAAAGCTAAAGAAAGTTTGGAAAAACTTACTAAAGCTATTGAAATTGCTTTAGCAGCTAACACAGCTGACTCGTACAACAAACTTGCGGAAGCATCAAAGTAGTATGAAACTGGCGACTTTACAACGAAAAGTAGATGCTATCGTTAAAAAATCGTCACAAGAAATAATTGTGGGCGTCTATCTGAAAATGATAGATGCTCACAATGAATTTTGCGACTGTGATTATTGTGAATTGTTGAAAAAATACGTTAAAGCAAAAATATACATATGTAAAATTAAACGTCAGTATTATTGGGGTGATGGAGAATCCCAAGATCTTTGGGATAATATTCAACGTCATAAAGAATTAATCAAGACGTTAAAATTACAAAAGGATACACTTAAATTAAAACTTCATTAAAATGAAAATGGGAACAATTATTACAATTATTTTAGCAGTTGCAGCATTAGTATTAATGTCTGAATTAAAAATATCATTTAAACCTTTTAGTGTTTCTGCACCAAACTGGTTAAATGTAATCGGATGGATAGTACTTTCTATTGCACTAGCTATTTTAGGTGTTAATGAGAATCTTAAAGGATATAAAGAAGGTTACAAAAAAGGTTCCGATGATACTATTGAACTTGTAAAACAAGTAAATAAAGAGAAACCTATTGAAACTATTACCATATCCAAAGAACATGAGTAAAGAAATTATATTACTCGAAGGTGTAGCAACAGCTAGTACTGTTGGACCTTATAGTCTAGAAGATAGAGATCGTATGAATTGGATAACTAAAGCTGGTAAAAAAGTTAAAGTTCCTGATTTAGACGATAAACACGTTAGTAACATTATTGCAGCAATGCAACGTGGTGATATTAAATGTGATAAAAGTCTTCAAGATTTTTTTGAATTAGAATTAGCACATAGAGAGAACAACCGATAGGTTGTTCTTTTTAAAATACTCGGGGGTGTTTGGTTTCGACAGCATGTTAGAGAAATAATAAGACAGCAGAGGTAGACCACCCTCTTAAATCAGAGATCAAACAATAACTGGAAATAAAACTATTTCTTTCGCTCGTACTGCCTTTATGGCAGCTGCTTAATAGCGACGAGTTGGCAACTTACTTTTGAACAGAAAAGTTGTAACATGACGTTAAGCTTCGTTGCAAAAGCCTTGGAACACATCGCCTCCTTTCTGAGGGTTGTTAAGTATGCTGGTCTCACCAGATGGTGTAGCTTTGTTTGTAACCAAACAGGCCCAAGTTTTGCTGTTTAGATTAAAACGCCAGAAAAGTAACTGTAAAATACTAAGCTGTATAATCTTATTACGTATCCGTGTTTGGACGGCGGTTCGACTCCGCCCACCTCCACTTAAATTGAAATTAAATGGAAATAGTAGAAAATTTTAAGATGAAAGTTAGTAATCCTGATCAAATAAAAACTGTTCAGAGAATATTAAGTAGTATGGGTTTATTAGAGAAATTTTTATCTTCATTTTATTATGAAGGAATTTGTTATAGATATCATTCAAAACAAATGACTGGTTTTGGAAATACTAATGTACATTTTGATGATCATGAGCATAAAGAAATTACTTATGATGAATTTATTGAAAAATATGATATTTTTAATGTTTCAACTAAAAATGTTATAATTACTACTGATATCATGTTTAAATTCATTGAATATTACATGGATCACCTTAATGATGAAAAAACGCCACAAGAACTATTTAAAGATTGGAAAAATGATTGAAAGTTTTAAAATTAAAATTGCAGATGAAAGAGAACATAAAATAGTTCAAGAAACTTTGTTTTCTAATGGAGCTAAATGGAGAGAAGGTCAAGAAACAGTTTTATTTGGACCTAATCCAAATATAAATTGGAATGGACTTGAATATAATTCTGTAACTAAAAAAATTGGAGGATTTACTGATATAACTTCTACATCATCGTTTAATAGACATGATAAAAATGAAATATCATTTGCAGATTTTTGTAGTAAATATGTAACTGACTCTATTCATTCAGAAAAAAATAAATATGTTTTGTTTGTACAATATTGTATGAACCATTTAAATGATGAAAAAACATTTGAAGAATTATATGATGAATATATATTAAATCTGAAAAATGATAAATGAGAATTTTAAAATAAGAGTAAATAATCCAGAAGAGTCCATATTTGTTCAAAAACTATTATTTCAAAATGGTTCAAAATGGAGAAATGGTAAATCAGAAGTTAATCTTGTTGATAGCCAAGGTAGTTCGTGGAAAGGGTTATATCATTATTTAAATAATACTATAACTGGTGATGCAACTATTGGAGGATATTTTCATAATCATGATAATCCTGAAATAACATTAGAAGAATTTAAAATTAGATATTTTGGTAAAGGTGAAACAAGTAGACAAACTTGTATTGATTTTGCTAAATATTGTATGGATCATTTAAATGATGAATTAACAATAGAACAATTATTTGATAACTTTATAAAACCAAAAAATGGAAATAAAACCTTTTAAAATATATCATCTTGATAATGAACAATCTAAAATTGTTCAAAATATGGTATTTCGCGATGGTGGTGGATGGGGAAGCAGCTTAGATAAAGATTTAAGAATGTTTAGTCCTAGTAATACTATTACTTTATGTATGACATCTAAAGGTATGTTAAGATCCGGTGTAGTAGTTACCCAAAGTACATTTGATGGTCTTGAAGGAGAAGAATTAACATATGATCAATTTAAAGAAAAATATGCTAATACTTTACGTATATCTAGAGAGAAAATCCTTGCATTTGCTGAATATTACACTAACAATATAGTTGGCGCATCATCTCCAGATGATGTATTAACTGACTTCTTAAAATTATGATAATCGAAAATTTTAAAATACATCATCTTACTAGGGATCAATTTAAATTTGTTCAAGAAATAATATTTAAAAATAATTGTTCATGGGTAGGATCACACACAACTAACATTAAAGAACATTCAGATAGTAATGATATTTCTATTGTAGTAAATAATCTTGAGGCGAGATCTGGATCAGATATTGTACAAGGTATATTTGATCAACTTAGAGGAGAAGAAATTACTTTTGAACAATTTAAAGAATTATATTTTATTAATATTCCTAAATTTACTAAACAACAAATGTTTGATTTTGCGGAATTTTATGCAAATAATTCAGACACAATATTAAATGATGAATTGCTAAAACAATTTTTAAATCCATAATGAACGAAACTCAAACAGAAATTGGAGTTGTTATCGGGAGATTTCAGCTACACGAATTGCATACTGAACATATCAAGTTAATTGAACATGTTCTTGCAAACCACGAAAAGGTAATTTTATTCTTAGGAACTACATCTGCAATGGGTACTCAAAGAAATCCATTGGATTTTATTACCCGTAAAGCTATGATCGAAGCACATTTTAGAAATAGAATATCTTCAATTGTACCACTTGCTGATTGTAAATCCAATGAAGTATGGTCTACTCAAATTCGTACTAAAGTAAGAGATATTTTTCCATCTGGAACAGTTACTCTTTATGGAGGTAAAGATTCGTTTATTCCATATTATACTGGAAATTGGAAAACAACTGAACTTGAACCAGAAGTCTATATATCTGCAACAGATATTAGAAAGAAAGTTGCCGGACGTATATTAGCATCATCTGATTTCAGAGCTGGTATAATTTATTCGGTTTTTTCACAATATCCCCGCTCATTTTCAACAGTTGATGTTGCAATCTTTAATGAAAAAGGTGAAATTCTATTAGGTCAAAAACCTGATGAAAAAGAATGGTGTTTTGTTGGAGGATTTGTTGATGTTACTGATGAATCCGATGAAGCTGCTGCTCGTCGTGAAGGTAGAGAAGAAACAGGTCTTGAACTTGCTGACTTTGAATTCGTTTGTTCAAAACGTGTAGAAGATTGGCGATATAAGAATTCACATGATGCTAAAATTATGACGCATTTATACAAATGTAAATATACTTTTGGTAGTCCACAACCTCAAGATGATATTGCTGCCTTAAAATGGTTCCCATACGGTCCTGAGCTAGACAAAATCTTGGTTGGAGAACATAAAAAGTTATTAGTTGACTTATTAAAAAATACTGAAAAATGAAAAAATACTACAGAGTATGTAACATAAATACCCATCAAGGTTTATGGTATGATTATAAAGGTATTTTTACAGGATTAATTCATAATGATTTTAATTTTTGTTTAAATTCAAAACTTGAAATGGATTTTGATCCTAAATTAGTAGGCTGGTTATCAGTTACTGAATCATTAGAGGGTTTATATCAATGGTTTCCTAAAGCAGATATTATTAAACTTCAAAAATTTGGATGGTTTGTTCATGAATTTGAAGCAGTTGATATTAAATTTTATGAAAGATTTCAACACGATGTTATTAAACAAGACACTTCAAAATTTATTAAATTAATAAAACTATAATGGAAACGTACTTTAACGCAATTACTACAATGAATTTACAAGAAGGTATAATTTTTACAGGTATTTGTATCGTTGTAATAATTGTATTAGGTACATTCATTAAAAACATTAACGATCATATTTAAACAATGGTAATTAAAGCTCCAAATAATATAAATCAACGAGATATACATAAACCTTCTATGTTTTTAGCAGGTAGTATTGAAATGGGTCAAGCTGAAAATTGGCAAGATACTATGACAAAATATTTTGAAAAAGATTTTAATATATTTAATCCTCGTAGAGATAATTGGGATAGTTCTTGGGTTCAATCTTTTGATAATCCTGAATTTTTTCAACAAGTTTCTTGGGAATTACACGCATTAGATTTTTCTGATATAATTATTATGTATTTTGATCCTAAAACTATGTCTCCAATTAGTTTATTAGAATTAGGTTTATATGCAACTTCTAAAAAGTTACATGTAATTTGTCCTGAAGGATTTTGGAGAAAAGGTAATATAGAAATTGTATGTTCTAAATATAATATTCCTTTATACAATAGTATTGAAGAATTTAAAAATAAATTTAAATAAATGCCAAAATTTCATCCAACAACCGCAACTGATGCATATAAATTTGTGCATTGGACGCAACGTCCTTCGGGATTGACAAGACTTATGTCTTATGGAGAACCTCGTGTAGGAGGTCAACACTCTCATATTGTTTTCTATGGTATACAATATTTCATAAAAGAATATTTTATGACTGTTGTCACTAATGAAGATATTGAACGTGGTGCTCGTAGAAGTTTAAATACTTTTGGTAACCCTGGTTATTTCCCTCAAGAAATTTGGGAAAAAGTTCGCGATTTAGGATATTATCCTTTAGAAATCAAAGCTGTAAAAGAAGGAACTGTTGTTCCAACTGGTAATGTTTGTTATACAATTGAAGCTACTGAAGAGTGGTTTGCACCAATGGTTAGTCACTTCGAACCTTGGTTAATGTGGAATTGGTATCCAGTTGCCGTTGCTACTCGTATGTATAATATTCATAAAGGTATTACTCCATCATTCAAAATCTCTACTAACAACGCTATGTTGGATTATGTAGTTAATGATTTTGGATTAAGAGGTGCTCAAGGTCATGAAGCTGCTTGTTTAGGTGGTTCTGCTGCTTTAATCTTTTCTGATGGTTCTGATAATGTTCCAGCAATGGAATTTATTGAAGACTATTACGGAGATGCAACCGTAGGAAAATCTGTATGGGCAACTGAACACTCAGTAGCAACTGTATTTGGTCCTGGTCAGGGAGAATTTGATTATGTCAATGCTCAATTTGATCGCGCTGGTGACGATGCTATGGTATCAATTGTTATTGATTCTTATGATGATACTAATTTCATTAAAAATGTTATTGGTTCAGAAGCAATCAAACAACGTATTATCGCACGTCCAGGTAGAACTATTTTACGTCCGGATTCTGGTGTTCCGTTAACAAATATGATTAAGTATTCTGAAATGCTTGGTAATATTTTTGGATATCACTTAAATGAAGTAGATTACAGAGTAATTAATCATAATGTAGGCTTAATTCAAGGAGATGGTATGAATGAAAATTCAATCGTTGATATTTATTCAGAATACATTAAAACTGGTTGGTCTTGTGAAAACTTTGCGGTTGGTTCAGGTGGTGGTTTGCTTGTTGAAGGATTGACCAGAGATACAGATCGTTGGGCAGTAAAATGCTGTTTCGCTGTAATTGATGGAGAATCAAAAGATATTCGTAAATCTCCTAAAGGAGATATGACTAAAGCTTCAAAAGCTGGTATTTTGAAACTTCATAAAGCCGGATCAGAATTCATTACTATCGAAAGTTCTAAAGAACAATATGGTATTAATAATGGATATGCTGATGAACTTGAAATAGTTTATCGTAATGGTAAATTAATGAGAGATCAACATTGGACAGAAATTCGCACTATTGCTAAGAGTTATCTTGAAGCCGATTTAAAAACAAGTAAATAACTAAATTACACTGGGATTAATTTCCCAGTGTAATTTTTATACTAACATTATGTTTATAACATTTTTAATCTGGTATTTTATCGGAGTAATATTATCAATATTCATGTTATCATTTGTTAATGATTTGTGTGATCATGATTATGAAAAATGTGAAGTTGCCTGGGCTTTCATGAGTTGGATTGTTGTAATTTTTAGTATTTATTACATTATTACAATATCAAAAATATTTAAATGGAAACCAAGTTTAAAAAACTTATGGAAAAAGAAAAAGCAGTAATCTTTGATTTAGATCTTACTACTTTGTATCATACTAACAGAAGTCCTTTTGATTGGAGTGATTTATCAGGTGACGTGCTTATTAAAAGTGTTGGTGAACTAATGCAATCACTAGCTATGCAAGGATATATGATTTTACTTGTTACAGGGAGACCTGAACGAGTAAGACCTCAAACCGAAGCATGGTTAATTGAAAAACTAGAAGACGGAGGACTTCTGTATGATGATGAATATAAATTATTCATGAAACAAGGTATAGACTATACTAAATCATATTTATCGAAAGAAGCTACTTTAAAGAAGCTTCAAGAAGAGTATGACATTCTTATGGCATTTGATGATGATAATCGTTGTGCTGAGATGTATGTAAGAAATGGTATTATAACAATGATGCCAATGAACTATAAAGTTCCACCAAAAAAAGTTCAACAAGAACTAGAATTCCCTAAAGAATAGAATAATGACTGATATTGAGAAATATATAATAGGAGCGTTGATTACGAATCCTAAGAATGATAAGGATGTTGGATTTAATTCCGCATTAATCACATTACTTAAAGGTATGGCTGCAGGAATTCCATTGGATTTAACTGAAGCTAATAATGCTAATAACACAGAACCTGAAGTTGACGCAGGTCTTGATGCTGTATTATCTTTACGTATTACAAAACGTTCTGCATTAAGAAAAGAAATCACAAAAGTCAATACTGATTTTGGTTATAGTGTTGATAATAAAGAACTTGATAGAATAATAACAGAATTTGATGCTGGTTCTAAACTTGCAGCTGTAAAGATTCTTAAAGAAATATCACGTTTTGGTTTAAAAGAAGCTGCTGATTGTGTGAGTATATTACAAACAATTCATTAACAAATAAAATAAAATGGTAAAAGCTGATTACGTATACACAAACGCCGATGGTATCATTAATATTGTCGACTTAAATTTAGGAAACATGTCTGTAACAAATGATGCAGAGAATGTTTTAACTGAAATAAATGATTCTGAGGAAATTACCGACATGCGTGTAGTTTACATAGACTCAGAAGAAGAGTTAAGTGAAATGATTCCTGTTTGGGAAAGTGGTAAATGTGTAAGCGTAACGTTTAAACCATTTGTACCATAATAATCTTATGCGAATTCGAATAGTAAATAGAAAATATCTAATTGGTGGTAAATGGTTCAGATTTGAAAAAATGATGAATATACAGTGTATTGGATATAAGTTTGCGATTGGTAAATTTGAAATAAGACTTTATATATAAAATATGGAAGAAGAACTTTTAAAAATCTTTCGCAAATATAAAATAATTGCGACCGGTTCTGATCAAGTTATTATTGCTGAAATTATTGAAGTATTTAATAATCATACTGAACCATATGAATTTCTAGATTCTGAAAAATGATCTTTTGTGTGTTTGAGTGAACAATAGTAGCTCTAGATGAAAACACATGTGCTTGACAGTATTAAGAACTGTAATTTGGCCACTAATTAAAATATCTCAAGGGCATGAGAAAACAAAATGGGTTTAGGTGTATTATTAACCGTTAATCTTAAAGGAAACCTTATGGGTTTTCAAAAACATGTTGACAATCAAATTGTCACTGTTGACGTCTCAGAAGTTGGAGCAAAACATCCAAATTTCATTTCCAGAAAAATCAAACACTCTGATCGCTATCCTTCGGAATGCGTTCGTAAAGTGCGAATTTCTGAAGAAGTGGTAAATGAATGGAACAAACCGGACTGTCCACATTGGGAGAAACCTGCTCAATGGAAATCTATGTCGAAAGATCAAAGATTTAAATCTCATGTCAATCGATATGATGAAGGTTTCGGAGTTAAGTATGACTTCGTTCAATAGTATTAACTTTTAAAAATTTAACAAAATGTTTAAATTTATTACAAACTTGTTCAAGTCAGTTGATTTTGGTGCTAAACGTGCTAAAATTATGGGAACTTTTACAAAAGCATTATCTGATGCTCAAAAACTCGACGCTGAATTAAAAGCAAGTATTGATGAAAAAGAAGCCAAACGCGCTGCTATTCTGAAAGAAATTGATGATCATTCATCTATTCAGGCTCAAAACACTCGATTTATCGAAAATCTTACTAAATTAGTTGAGTAATGAAAAGAATCTTGGTAATTATTGCCTTATTGATATCACTATGTTCAGCTTCAGCAGAAATTAAACGGTTTAAAACTGAATTATTTAATGCTAAAGTTTTAAATGGAGAATGGGGTGGATGGCAAAAATCTAATGTTGTTCTAGTATGGGATAATGTTAGAGACAAGATTACGATTTATTCTACTGATATTCAGTATATTAGTTATAACCAATTAGAAATAAAAAAGTTTAATGAAAGTACTATATTTAGTGGAAAATTTATAAATCACCACAAAGAAGTTGGACAACTGACTATTACTATTTTAAATAATGGTGATATTTATATGTCATTAACTTACCAAGATGCACAACTACTTTATAAGATATACGATATCGATGTGAAGTAAAATTTATTGAAAGATATAACAATAAGAACAGTTAGATCATTATTTTATCATAAATTGATAATTTATGGGTTTTTATTGTTCTTATTGTTGTACTTTTGTAGTCCCAATAAAAAATATATGTTCGGGTCTTATAGCGGCTAGTAATCTGGGTTTTCATCCCAGCAAGCGGGGTTCGATTCCCCGTCCGAATACAAAATATTGATAAATTAATTATGATAGAAAAAAAATATTATTTACTTAGAATAAGTAATCGTGAAACACCAAGACTTATTTTTAAGTCTTCAAGCATATCAGATCTTAATAAAGTTTCAAGATATTTAAAAGATGCTATAGAAGATCATGAAATATTTTTTATTACTGAAAATGATAGTAAAGATGTAATTGAAGAATGGATTTCTGAAGAATTAATTTGTGAAATATTCAATAATTAAAATATAGATGTGGCGCAGTTGGTAGCGTTCTTGCTTTGGGAGCAAGGGGTCGTGAGTTCGAGTCTCACCATCTATACAAAATATATCGCGAAGTGGTAGCAGTGGTAGCTCGCAAGGCTCATAACCTTGAGGTCGGGGGTTCAATTCCCTCCTTCGCAACTAAATATCCTCAACTCTGTGACCATAAATCGGCAATTGATAATGGTTCAAACAAAGCACAAGACAGCCGAAACTTGATTGCGGCAGAGAGGGATGTTAAAATAAAGGGTGGTAGATAGCAATTATGTGTAATTCATAAACGTATAAGTTGATTAAAGTTCTACTATATACCCAACCCTTTTTAAAACTTAAACAAATAGATAATGGATTGGATTTTAATGATTTTAAACTTATACGCTTATTATTTGATAAGTAATAAGAGAATAATTGGCTTCATACTTGGAGCAATTGGAAGTATTCTTGGAATAATATTATTCTGGAATATGATTTCAATAGTTATAATGTATTTAGCATTTACAGTTTTAAATATTAGAGGATTTTTAAAATGGAATAAAAAATTAAAAGAAGAAACAGTCTAGGTCCAGAGGGCTCTAATTGTATATGAGGGAAGTGACTCTGGAATTCCTCCGTATTTAAAGTATTGGTGAATGTTATATCTAGAATGGTAATTTATTATCGTCGATGATGTTTCTATAATATACAATCGCAATTAGTATATCTTTTTTAAAATATAAAATATTGAAATGTTGGCTTGGAAGCAGCAATCATCTAAAGAGTGGGACGAGACTACGTTGATAAACCAATTCAAGTTGGAATTTAATGTGGTAAGGTAAGTTGGAGGTCACCCCGTAACTGGTAAGGACTGAAATCCCTTTGGCGTAATAGCACATCAATATTTTTAAAAATTAAATGAGTAACATCCGAGAATGGTCGGTGAGTCAGGTAAGAGGGGAACCCAATGCTGACTTAGAATGAGGAATTAAGTCCAGATATCCCTAACGAAAAGATGTAGGTGTAGTCCCGTGGATAACATGCGTGTAATTGTCCCTCCCGTTACTCATTTTTAAAATGCTCCAGTAGCTCAGTGGATAGAGCATCGGTTTTCTAAACCGAGGGTCGCTGGTTCAAGTCCAGCTTGGAGTACAACTAGGTTTATTTATTATTAGCTACGATAGAATAAACCATCAAAGATGGGGTTGTAGTCTTAACTTATAAAGTTATTGCCCATACCAATTAACAAAACTAACTAGGGTCGAGCTACATTTTGCCACTGTTAGTATTAGACTTAGAGATCAGAGGTAGCCGTGACTACTCTAAGTTGAACAAATAAAATCTCTTTAATTGAAGCAAAACGGTAACCAGGGGGAGACACCCAACCCAATAAGGGGTAAGGACGAAAGTTGAGTACGTAGGTTATAAACCATAGCAGTGGTTGAATGTTTTGGTAAATGTAGTTATGATATGGTTAGTGTTCGCAGAAAAGCCTTCGTTATGACCTAAGTCAATATAATTATTCCACTCTGCTTAAAGTGAATAAAGAGATTTTTTATGCCTACTTATACCCTCAAGCTTATATCTTGTTGAAAGGTTATTTGGTGACAGCCTGGTTCAATCCCAGGAGTAGGTACAATATGGAAAGAAGTAAAAATGAATTATTAGCAATTGAAAAAGGATATAAAATAACTATAAATGGTGATATTTTAAATCCTAAAGAAAAAATTTTAACAGGAACTATTTATAATAAAAATTATAAAAAATTTAATATTAGATTAAATGAAAAACATATTCCAGTTAAAGTACATAGATTACAAGCATATCAAAAATTTGGAGAAATTATTTTTAACGAAGATATAGTAGTTAGACATTTAGATGGTAACGGATTAAATAATTCTTGGGATAATATTGAAATTGGATCATATAGTGATAATATGATGGATAAACCTAAAGAAGAAAGAATTAGAATTGCATCTAATGCTAATAAAAAATATTCTGATGAATTAGTTTTAGAAATTAAAGCATACCGAAATTTAGGGCATACTTATAAAGAAATTATGGAAAAATATAATATTAGTAGTAAAGGAACCATTAGTAATATTATTAATAATAGATAAGCCCGTATGGTGAAGTGGTTAACATTCGATTCTGCAAAAATCGCACGCCCAAGTTCGAATCTTGGTATGGGCTCAAAATAAATAAAATTATGAAATCAGGAGATATAGTTAAAATGACTAAATCCTTTAAAAGAGGATTAATTGCAAATGATTGTAAAGATCATGTTGATGAATTTGGAAAGTGTATAGGTATAGTTGAAGATTTAGTATATCCTGATGGTGAAGGTGATGAATGGAATGTTAGATGGTTACCTTCTAAATTAAGATATGGTTATTCTCCAGAAGAACTTGAAATAATTAAATAAAACCAGTAGGAACAACTGAACGTAGATTGAGAAGGCCTAGGAACTTAATAACGAAAGTTTGATAGTTTATGCATACTTGTCTCGCGCATCGTATTTGGCGCATGGGTATTATTAAGTTTTTACCAGTTTGGCATACAATCACCGTGGCACAAAAAACTTTAAATCGGGGTCTTAGCTCATTTGGCTAGAGCGATTGCTTTGCAAGCAATAGGTGGTGGGTTCGAAACCCACAGATTCCACTCTTCGAAGAAGCTAATTGGTAAACAGCAATTAGTTATCATTGGAAAGCTATTAAGGATGTCGAAAGTCTAAGAATAGTTACTGTTTAACTGTTTGCGTAGCTCAGTTGGTTAGAGCACCAGCCTGATAAGTTGGGGGTCACAGGTTCAAGTCCTGTTGTGAACACAAAGTAGATATAAAATTAGTATTGGTTCTACAAGATAGTACTGTCTACAATACAACCGAGAGCATAGTTCAGTGGTGGAACGCTTCCCTTACATGGAAGATGTCGGGAGTTCAATTCTCTCTGCTCTTACAAATAAATTAGGTAAAATTGGGATGATTACCCAAGTTAAATGAAGATGGAAAATGATTTTAAAACAAGGAATGAAGGTTTTATTAAAACCTAAAGAATGGTATGATGAGAAAAAAGCAGATTTCTTGCCAATATTGACTAATGATATGGAACAATATTTTGGTAAAGAACATATTATAAAATCTGTAAAAATTGGAGGATCTCAATTAAGAGGTGTTGAATTATTTAATATTGAAAGTGATTCTAAAGGTTGGTATTTCTCAATAGATATGGTTGATAAGTATTATGATATGCCAATTACAACTAATGGATATGATAGATTAGTAAGTATGTATAATACCATAGGATCTAGTTTAACTTCAGGTACTTCAAGTATGTCAAGTGCTTTAAGTATGTATGAACAACTTTCATTACAAGAATTGAGAGGTAGAATGAGAGGTACTACTGATTTTAGTGGATTATTAGGTTTTTCAAACAGTCTTTCAATTCACGTTAAAGCATTTATACAATATGTTGAGAAGTTTGTTCCATTTGCTTATGATGGAGTTGTAACTTATACAGATAATGAAAATAATTCATTTACTTTAACACAGTTATATGAGAGATTCACTACCAACAGTTAAGTATAAAGTAGGACAATGTGTACATTTGAAATCTAAAGATTGGTTTGATGTACATGACGATAGAGGTGATGTTAGATTAGGTTTAGCTAGTGATATGAGACCTTATTTTGGAACAATTCAAGTTATTACTCATGTTGATACAAATTATTGTGGATATGTTTTAGCAGGTTGCAGTGGTGGTAGTGATAATGAATATACGTATACTGATCAAATGATTGATAATATAAAAACTTCTGAATTAATACATAGACATGAAAATATAATTGATCCTGATCAATATTCATGGGATGTTATTACTCCAAATAAATTTCCTGAACATCTTGAAAAGAATTATACTCCATTTCTTGATGGTGAAACTTTAACATTTACTGATAAAGATAATAATTCATTTACTTTAAAAGAAATATTTGATGAGTTCTTTAAAGAAGTATAAAATTGGTGATGTTGTTAGACTAAAATCATTAGCTTGGTTTGATGAAATGATGGAAAATCATGTAGCTGTTGAAGGTGGATTAATTTATGATATGCGTCAGTTTTTTGGTAAAGAACAAGTAATTTCAAATAATGAAGCAGGTTATGCATATATACCTTTATATCACTTAGTAGATGATCCACGTCATTGGAATTTTAGTAATGATATGATTGAAGGAATAGCTTCATCTTTTCCTGAATATGTAGAAAAGAATTATACACCACTTATTGATGAAGGTGGATTGTATTTTATAAATGATAATAATGATGCATATAGTTTAAAAGAAATATATGAGAGGTACAGAGCGATATAAAGTAGGTGATAAAGTATTAATGCAGTCTTTAGAATGGTTTGAAGATGCATTAAATGGACGAGGTCCAAGACCTCTTTTTGGAGTTGTTGAAAGCATGCGTAGATTGTTTGGAAAAGTTCAAACAATTACTATGAGTAGTCAATCTATGAATGATGAGGATAAATATAAAATATCAGGAGCTAATGAATTTAATATCAGTAATGATATGATTAGAGGTTTACTTGAAGAATTTAGTCAAACAATAACTCATGATGGTAGATCAGAATATGTTCATAATGATGTTCTTGCTAGTATGACACCATCGTCAGGAACTTATATCATTAATTATGGAGATGATCCAAGATTTGGGGGCACAGTAACAAGAACTAAATCATTTTTACAAGTATTAAAGGAGAATTACACTCCGACAATAATTGATGAAGAATTATTATTTGTTAATAAAGATAATGAATCCTATACATTAGATGTTTTATATAATAAATTTCATAATACACCTTCAGGATTATTTGAATAAACCACTTCGGTGGTTTCTTTCTGCTATTAACAATATTTAACTAAATATATTTTGCACTTTCGAAAATTTTTTGTATCTTTGTACTATTAATATAATAGTTCAATTTATGGAAAACAAATATTCAAAAGAAAATTTAGAAAAAATTGTAAAAGAAAGTTATTCTTTTGCAGATGTGTGTAGATATTATGGGTTGCCTTTAACTGCTGGTAATTATGAAACAATTCAAACTAAGATAAAAAAACATCAAATTAGCACAATTCATTTTAAAAGAAATTCTTCAAATGAAACTAAGAATGTGTACACTTTAGATACAATCTTTTGTAAAGATTCAGCATATACACAAACAAGTAAGTTAAGAGATAAATTATTAAAAAATAATCTAAAAGAACATAAATGTGAATGTTGTGATAATACTAAATGAATGGGAGAACCTATTCCATTAGAAACACACCACATAGATGGTATTAAAACTAATAATGAATTAAATAATCTTAAATTATTATGTCCAAACTGTCATGCTTTTACTGATAATTATAAAGGTAAAAATGTTAAAGATAAAGTTATAGATGCATTATATTGTAATTCTTGTGGTAATACTATAACAAGTTCTTCTGTAAGTGGTTTATGTTTAAGTTGTTCTGCTAAACGAATAGCTAATGATTTTTACGATGAACTTGGTATAACTCGTGAATATTTAAAAACTTTAGTTCGCACAGAAACATTTATTAATATTGGTAAATTATACAATAGATCAGATAATGCTATTAGAAAATGGTGTAAACATTTTAATATACCTTCTTCAAAGAAAGAAATAAATAGTTTGTCTGATGATGAATGGGATAAAATATAATTTAAGGACTCTAAGCTAATCTGGTGAAAGCGTATGCCTGAAGAGCATGAGAGGTTGGATCAAAACCAACAGAGTCCACTTACGGTTTAGGACCGTTGTTGTTTCGGCAACAAACCACTTGGTAGTGTCGCTACAACCAAGTGGTTATTTACAAGATCTGATAGCTCAACTGGTAGAGCATCGCCCTTTTAAGGCGGGGGTTCTGGGTTCAAATCCCAGTCAGATCACAAAAAAAAAACAATCGGGGGTGTGGCGAAATTGGTAGCCGCAGCTAAATATAGGTTAGACCATAGCGGTCGTGAGACATGGGGGTTCGAAGCCCTCCGCCCCCACTAAATTCCCCAATGGCGTAATTGGCAGACGCGTATTCTTCGGAATATGTCGAGAGACATGTGGGTTCGAGTCCTCCTTGGGGGAGCAAATATGTCAGTATACAAGCGGTTAAAGTAGTTAGTCTCCAAAACTAATCCGAAAGGTTCGTGGGTTCAAATCCTACCTGATGTGCAAATGCTTGAGTGGCGAAATGGTTAATACGCGTATGCCTTAGGAGCATATGTCGAAAGATGTGTCGGTTCGAGTCCGACCTCGAGTACAAATATAAAAATAGATAAAATGAAATGTTTAGATTATTTAAAAAGAATAGGAGTTAAATTAAATGGCCCTAATGTTCATAAAACTGCAATGATTCAACTTTCAGTATGTGAAAGATATGACAAACGATGGAATAGTAAGAATTATTATAATCCTTACACTTTTCAATATGGTCGACGTAAAGAACATTCAGCTAAAAGTTGGAATCAGATTATAACTCCTCCGATTTTTCCTGATAAACCTAAATATAATTTTGAACGTAAAGAAATAGAAGTTGAAGGATTTAGATTTTTACAACCCGAGAGTTATATAGATGGTAAAACTTATTTTAAATATGAAGAAACTTCTTTTGTAAGAAAGAATTGGAGACATATTGAAAATGAATGTAAATCATATTCTAAAAAATGTGAAGATTATTGGTATTTAAAAGGAATATTTGACGAAAATAACAATTAAGATGGCAGCTAAATGTGTAAAATTAGGATGTGTTCCTAGAATTAATAATTGGGGAATTAGTTGGTGTACCGAATGTGGTAAATTATTTCCTTTTAATCTAAATCACAAACCGATTAATAAGAATTTTCTTACAGAAGAATCTAAACTTATTTATGAGAATTATTTAAAATCAAATCAATAAATTAAATGGAAGAGTACTCAAGTGCTTTAAGAGGACGGTCTTGAAAATCGTTAGATCGTGTAAAAGCGGTGCGTGGGTCGGAATCCCACTTCTTCCACAATAATTAAACTGGAAATAGTAACTTACGAGAAGTAAGGCTTGCCTGCTAAGCAAAGCGTTCGTTTAGGCGAATAGGAGTTGGAATCCTACATTTCCGCAAATTAAAACATAAACAGATGAAGATATTATTTATTGGTAATGGAATTTTTGGAGTTCCAGCATTAAAAAAATTACATGAAATTTATCAAGTTACAGTTATAACAACACCACCACGACGTTTCGGTAGAGTAGTACAAAATACACCTATTTATATTGCTGGTAAAGCTTTAGGTTGTTTAGTATATACTGCTAATGATATTAATGAACTTGAACATCGTATAATTAGTACTGATTTTGATTTAATTGTTGTTGCATCTTATGGACAAATAATTAAAATGAAAATACTTGATTCTGCTAAATATGGTGCAATTAATATTCATGGTTCATTATTACCGAAGTATAGAGGTGCTTCTTGTATTCAAGCTGCTATTTTGAATAGAGATTCTGAAACAGGAGTTACATTTATTAAAATGAATGCTGCTGTAGATGCTGGAAGTATTATTACTCAACGTAAAATGTATCTACCTGTAGGAATGGGATATATTATGCTTCTTGATCAATTATCAAACTTAGCTGCTGAAAATATTCTTCTAACAATCACTAAATATACTCGTGGAGTTATTTTAAGACCACAGATAGAAAGTGAAGCTACATATTGTTGTAAAATAACTAAAGATGATTGTTTACTTGATTTTAATAAAAATGTTGATGATGTATATGCAAAAATGAAGGCATATGAATCGAATCACGGAGTATTCTTTTATTTACCAGATAACAATACTGAAGTTAAAATTAAAGATGCATGTATGTATACTGGACGTGTTAAAGGTGATTTCTTAGATGGAGAATTAATTTGTGTTGAAAATAATAAACTTTTTATAAATTGTAATAAAAGTAGTCTTCAGATTGTTTCATTACAATTACCTAATAAAAAGGTTATGTCAGCTAGAGATTTTATTAATGGTCATAAGAAGTTAATCACACAATTTGCTGATTTACAAATAATTGTACATAATGTATGAAAAATGGGATGTTATACCGTAGCTTATAGCGGGCCTGACTGTAACTTAGGTGTCTTCGGACTCGGGTGGTTTGACTCCACCACATCCCACTAAAGTATTAGTCTTTAGACAATAAGCAAGATAAAAATAAGGAGTGGCACTTGCGTTCACCAATAATACTTTTCACACGATGTAGCTCAGTTGGTAGAGTAGTCCTTTCATGCAGGACGGGTCAGGAGTTCAAATCTCTTCATCGTGACAAACTAAACAAAATAAAATGGATAAATTATTATTAGTACTTTCAATTCTTACATTACCTGGAACATTGTTACTTATTACAGGTTTAGCAGATCTTTCTACTGTTAAAGAAGAGAAGGATAAAATAACGTATAATATTGCAGTATTTCTTAGATTTACATCAATATTAACATTAGCATTAGCTATATTTGGAATTATTGCTTACATTTTAAATTAAAATTATGACTCTGTATAAAAAACTAAAGTGGACGTTCTTTGCAACACCACGACATGCAACTGAATGGGCTGAACAAAATGAAATGAGAATAACAGCTGCATTAGGAGTTGTTTTTGTAACATTTTTAATATTATTATTATTTGGTCAACTTCCAACATGGGCTGGATAAATGACGCTGCTCGATGAGTAGATGTCCTGGTGGGTCGCATTACCGAAATTGCGATAGTAGAACATGGGATAGCACTACTTAAAAAAGAGCCCTCCCACCACGCCCGAGTAGCTCAGTGATAGAGCAATGGTATTGTAAACCATTTGTCGTCGGTTTGACCCCGACCTTGGGCTCTATTAAAAATAAAGAGATGATTAAAAACATTATTAAAAGTTGGAAACATATTCCATATACATTGAAACATTATATAGCTTTTTTAAAACTTGAAAAGAAGTTATTAGGTTATTATAAGTATAAGTTTCATGATTTGGATAAAGTGTTAATGTATCTATTCATTCCTTTTATAGGAACACATCGAATTAAAATGATACATCGTAAGATTAATAGACATCATATTACATTTTATAAAACGAATTGTAATTATGAAGAAGCTATTATTGATTGGGAATGTTCAAGGTTTACAAAAGCTGATAAACCTAGAACAGCAAGAGAAATTGTTAATGATAGACCTGATAAAAATTCAAGACACTATTATGAACTAGTAAGACAATTAAATAAATTTAATTTATAATTATGGATAAAAATCAAAGTGATAATATTTGTCCTAATTGTGGGGCTATATTAAATGCAAATACAGCGTGTACAGATGGTACTAAAGCTGGACCTGGTGATATTTCAATATGTTTGTATTGTCAATCAGTTAATATATTATCAGAACATATGACAACTCTTAAACTTTCACAAGAAGAATATGACGCTCTAGATGCTGATATAAGAGCTAAAATTGAAAAAGTCATAGAAGTAGCTAAGGCAATGAACATTAAATACAAAGAATAATGACAGTAAGAGAATTATATGAGTATTTAGGAGGATTACCTTATAATAGTCAACATTGGGATGATGAAGTTGTTATTCCTTTAGACTATCCTTCTATGGGTAGTCGTATATCAGAACCTATTCTTCGAACTAATTTTGGTTTTGATTGGGATTCTAGTAAATGTTTTATAGTAACAGAAGCCAAACTTGTAAAGAGTTTTAAAGCTCCTGGAACAGGTGAACCTTTAGAAGTAATTGAATTAAAGAATTTGACTAAACCGTCGAATCCTAAAGATAAAAGTGTTGGAGAAACTTCGTAAGAAGACTGATCTAGTCTCGGTAGGCACGTGCACAGTGATCCTACCCGTACCATGCAGTAATAGCTCAGTTGATCAGAGCACTCGCCTTCCAAGCCTGGGGTCGTGGGTTTGAACCCCACTTACTGCTCTTACATGGTGACATTAGCTCAATTGGTAGAGCGCTGGTTTGTGGTGCCGGTCGTTGCGGGTTCGATCCCCGTGTGTCACACAAGAACAATTAAATTTTAAATTATGTATTACAAAGCAATTAAAAGAAATTCAGATGGTCGTGAATTGTATTCAGAAGTATTATGTCTTATTAAAGTAAAAGATTATGTGAAAGCAACACGTAATTATACAGAAGTTATTCCAATTATTCCAGAAGTAATTGAAATTGTACCTGAAACAATGCGACAAATGGGTTGGAGGAGACAATCATTTTATTTAGATGATACTCAAGGAAATCAACACAATTTTTTCAATTGTGATAATTTTAGTCATTTAGCACAAATCTTTCGAGATAAAAAAGTTTTTGTGTATCATTCTCGTAGAGGTGGAGAAATCCGTCGCTCTATAGTTGGTACAATTGATGAAACCAATACAGAACATTGGTTTTAACATGGTATAAAGGTTCGTAGCTCAGTGGTTAGTAAACAAGTAAAAATTAGTAAAAATGGATGAAATGAGAGTGTGTAAAACACATGGTGAAACAACATTTAGATCCAAATGAAAAAGATTTTGGAATATCAGCAAAAGGATATACTAGAGCATGAGAAAAAGTTAAAGAAGAATTAGATAAATGTATTATGGTCTGTGCTAATTGTCACAGAGAAATACATTCAGAAGAATAATGTACACGTTGCCTTAGTTGGTCGACAGGTCCAGGCTGTTAACCTGGTGAATAATATTCCACCGCAGGTTCGAATCCTGCCGTGTACGCTTCTATATTGACCGATGGTGTAATGGTAGCACACATCCCTTTGACGGATGTCGCCCAGGTTCGAGTCCTGGTTGGTCAACTAAATTATAAATTATAAAATAATGAATGAATACGGTGAAGATTCAGAGTATAAATGGTATTTCTTTACAGGTTGTCTTATGGAATGTGCTAATGCAAGTTGTTGTCTTTATGGTGGTAATATTGGCTATGATAAATTTAGTTTTAGTGATATGATAAAAGTAAATGGAACAAGAGGTTATCCTGGACAATGTTCAGCAACTGTTGGACTACTTATTATTGATGAACATTTAGATCATCCTAAATTTATAGAATGGATGAATAACTTACCTGATGAAATAAGAAATAATTTACCTTTTTAAAAATAGAATAATGAGATTAGTAACAGTAAATTTAGATATAGATCCTGAATCTGGACTTGAAGAAGAATTTGATGATGTACCACAATCAGAATGGTGATTTTGGACATGTTATTACAAAAGTGAACCCGATGGACTTTGTTGTGTATATGGTTATCAAGATCCAGATCAACCACATCAGTTAATATATAGTCAACAAATTGAAGTTTGTGGTCGATATGTTAGAGGTTTTGGTTCATGTTGTTATGATCATGAATTATTTGCATTAACTAATAATACAGATAATTACGAATTTATATGTTGGTTTGAAAAACTAAGTTATGAAATTAGAAAAGAATTAATGATAATATTACCTTTTTAATAAAAATATGATTAAAAAATTAATTAAATGGTTTAAGAAACCAAAGAAACAAAAGACTTGTTTTGCTGATGCAGATGGTATGTCACATGCAGGATGTGCTTCTATGCCTTCTTGTGATAAATGTTCTTGTTACAGATATAAACTGTAGTAAAATGTCTAAGTGGCGAAGTTTGGCTGAAACGCATAAGACTTAAAATCTTATACCCTTTGTGGTGAACACCGTGGGTTCGATCCCCACCTTAGATACTTAAAAATACTAGTAAATCTTAATTTATTTAAGTTGGCTTCGTGGGTTAAAAGGAATCCACACTATAGCTTGTTAGTTCAGTTGATTAGAATGCCGCCCTGTCACGGCGGAGGTCGCCGGTTTGAGCCCGGTACAAGCTGCTTAGAAGGAGATCTATTAGGTCTCCTTTTTTAATTTAAAAAATATTATGAGGAAATTAAAACGGATATATTGGGAAATAGCTGAAGAAAAAGAAATTAAAGGTACTTATAAGATATCTGAAGATTATATTATCGAATATATAATTTTTGATAATAATTCTGTTCGTAAAATGAAAACTTTAATCGTATGTGAAAACAATAGATGTAATCATGTATCAGGTGATGAATCTATAAATAAACTTAGACAACATGCTGAACGAGATTTAGATCGTCGTATAAAACTTTATAATATGAATGACGACTCACATGAAATCAATATATGGTTTCATGAATATAAACATAAACACAAATAAAATAGATTATGCAGAAAAAAACTTTAACACTTAAAGATTTTGACGGTAAGGTATTAGTATCTTACTTAAAGGAAGATGATCGATTGCAATCAGCAATTGATTATAGATGCGAAGGTGGCCCAAAAGCTATCCTCGAAGTAGTAAAAGGTGAAAGAATCGGAGTAGTTGTTGCACTTGGTGCAGGAGTATTCGGATGGTCACTTTGTAACAAAAAGGATCAATTGGTTCCAGTTGCTGAAACATCTGGAGAAATTGTAGTTATTTCTGTACCTGGTGATACGTTTGACAAAGCAATTGGTTTAGACAAAGCACTTCAACGTGCAAAAATTGCTCAATCATTGGATGCTGAAAACCGTGTGAGTTTCTACAAAAAAGTTCCGTACACTCTTTCAAACTTGTTTGAACAAATGACGGAGCGTGCTGAAATCTACTACGCAAATAAGTAAGATGATTGTAATTAAAGGTAAAGAATTCGAAATGGTTCAGTCAAATACGACTGGACCATTTTTTGATTTAAGTTTACTTGTAAAAGTAAATGAGGGCAAGGACACTGAACGTACAGAAATGAAATTAGTAGCTCACGGATTACCTTTTGAAGTATGTATGCAGAAGATTGTAGGAATTAAAATGGCTGACAAAGATGGAGTTTATACTGTTGCTGAATTTATTGCAAAGTATAAAACTGTAGTTGATGAAGTTGCTAAATTAATTACTAATGAAGAGAAACCTAAAAAAGTAAAAGAAGATTCAGATGAATGATTCTATATTAATAATTAACGAAGAAGATCTATTACAAGATATTACTCTTGATCGTATAAATGATTGGATGGTTGAAGCAGGTGAAGATTTCCTAGATTATTGTGGAGATATAAATCATGAAAAATTTGCATATCAATTTATGGGTTTTGCTTTAGCAAGACACCCTGAATGGGGTCCAGAATTAATAGATTCTTGTAATGGAGATCATATTTATACACAATTAGTAGCACAAGTATATTATGATAAGTATGAACATTCTGGAGATGCTGGCGATTTATTTTATCAAGATTTATGTGATTTTATTAATCATACAACATATACTAAAAAGAAAGTTAATCAATTTTTAATTGAAGAAATAGATGGATAATATAACCTGGAATAAATTAGGACAAGATGTTAATGCAAAACCAGTAGAAACTACTGAAGAAAAAAAAGTTGTATTAACACACGATGAAATTAAAATACAAGTTGGAAAACTTATTGAACAATGCGATGCATTAGTAGCTTCGGCAAATACTTTATATAGTGAATTCATTAATAAAGAATTATATGATTCATTAGTAATGCTTGAATCAGGACAGAAATCATTGAAAAAAGTATACATTAAAGAACCAATGGTCGATAAAGTATTAGAAAAAGCAGAAGCATGATAAAAATAATATTAATTGCATTAATTATTTTAATAGGATTATTTGCAATTTTAATTGATAAAGATTAATGGAAAATCCAGAATTAAGGTATTGGAAATGTATGATTGGTCCTATAGAAAAAGATTCATTTATGGGATTATCTGATGGAGCATTACGTGATTCAATAAAAGGTAGGTTCTTTTCATTGTTTAGTAAACATGCTGATAATTGTGTATCAAGTTGGGGTGTTGATGAAGAAAAGTTTGAACTCATTAGAGAAATCGAAAGATATTCAGTTGATGATTTAAGACATGTAATAACAGAATTAAAAATGATGAAAGATGCTGAAAGAGCAAATAATAGAGCATAGGCTCACTAACCGAGAAACAAGAACACTTTTAGGAGTAGTTCTTGGAGAAATTGAAAGAATTGAAAAAGGTCCTAAGAAAGTAGCAGGTTACATTGCTACAGACGAGGAAGTTGTTTCAGTTCTTAAGAAGATGATAGCTAGTAACATTGAATGTAATACTAACTTAGAAGAAAATGTTATACTTGAACAATTCTTACCACAACAATTAAATGATTTAGATATTAAAGATATTCTAAATGAATATAAATTTAATTCAGTTGGAGAATGTATGAAACATTTTAAACAATATCACGCTGGTTTATATGATGGTAAACAAGTAAGTAAATTATTCACAAATAAATAGAAATAAAGATGAAATTATCAAATGCGCAAGTAGGTGCTTTAGCATCAAAGATTAAAAAAGAATTAAAAGAAAAGTATCAAGATCCAATTTATGCTGCAAATGCTGCAATTAGAGAATCGGATGAATACAAAAATTTCTTCGAACTTAATGAAGATTGTATTATGTTACAAACGATTTCTGATAAATGGAAGGTTCGTTCATATCGTACAAACGATACTATGAATGAAATTCGTTCTGCATATTTTGAAACTATTCTTAAAGATGCTCCTAGTTTTAGTACAGAGGATATCGAAAATGAAATTCACTTGGCTACGATTGATGTTCAGAATATAGATGAACTTATCAAAAAGGTTGCAAATAAATTTGCAGTCTAAAAAATTCAGAGAGAGCTTAGGCTCTCTCTATTTTAACTAACTATGATTATAGAAGAAAAGGATTTTAAAATAGTACATGAAGGTGGAAATTTTGTTTTGTATTCAACAACAGGATCAGAAACCAACAAATCAAAACCCGTAGGTTACTACTTACAATTAGAGAGTGCTCTAAGAGCAATAGTAACTATAAGAAAAGATAAAAAATATACTGGGGGTGAATCGTATACCCAGCTATCTCACGATTTAAGATCTTATACTAAAGCAAAGAGTGATTTTAATGCTGTAGTTTATTCAATTTATAATCCGATTTCAGACCTTAAAAAACAAGTCATAACTTATTAAACTTAAAATAATGACACATGCTGAATATTTAGAGCAACAAGAATTAATAGAATATAGAAAACATACTCAAGCTAGTGCAAGAGATATGAATCTAGATTGTATTATTGGTGAAGACATCAATACAATTAATGATGAAGTAGGTGGACAAGATGGAATGTATAGTAACTTTCCAATTAGTAGAGTCTATAGAAATGCCGAATCTATTAGAGTTTATTGTTTAACATCACAAGGTGGAGTTGCAATAATTCAAATAGACGGACGTCCTCAAGTAGTAACATTAGGTGAAGATGATGGATATTTCTTTCTTAATTCAGCTAGTTTATATTGTGGTTTCTACGGAAATAAAACTAGTTTTGTTTGGGCTCTTTCTGAAGCGTTGTCATTATTCAATAATATAACTTAATATGATTAACATAATCGTTATTTACTTTATTCTTATTCTTCATTGGTTAGCAGATTTTGTTTTTCAAACTGATTATCAAGCAAAAAATAAGCATAAAAGTTTTAAAGCTTTATTAGCACATGCAGCTATTTATTCGCTGATATTATATGTGCCTATGCAAATCCTACAAGAAGTAGGTTACTTCGGTGCACAGTATTGGTATACATCATTATTATTTGCTTTAATTCAGTTTGTAACGCATACTGCAATTGATGCAATAACTAGTAGAATTAACTCAATTCTATGGAATAACAAACAAGTACATGACTTCTTTGTAAGTATTGGATTTGATCAGTTTTTACATTTAAGTATTTTATTTGGAAGTTTTAATTTAGTTTATTATGGATAATTTAAATTTTGATGAAACAGGTTGGCCTATTTCAAATATTCCAGAATATACTGAAGAAGATAGACTTATTGAAGAAGCTGCATTTAAAAAATGTTGTGGTTCTTGTGAAAATTTTATAAATTATCATGGTGAAGCTGGATTTTGTAAGAATTCAAAACTTAAACCATGTGACCCGAAAGCTATGATTGATATGTTTAAACCTAAATGTAGAAAATGGAAAAACAATTTGTAACATATGAGATTGCTAAGCAATTAAAAAGATTAGGATTTGATGAAGAATGTTTAGGAATTTATTGTCCAGAACTTGATATTCATAATGTAGGAGTGAATTGGAATACTAATAATATTAATGATATTAAAAAAGAATGGTATTCAGCACCTCTTTGGCAACAAGTAATTGATTGGTTAATTGAAAAACTTTTATTAAATGATGATTATTTTGAATTAGAATTAAGATATTTTTCAGATTATTCTGGAGGAATTTATTTAAAGGATAAAGAAATAATTGATTTTGATAATAAGGAAATGTTAATCGAATCATTAATTCAATTATTAAACAAATAGAATTATGTCAGAAAGAAAAATAAATTTACAAAACATATTATCCGAAAAATTAGGTGATGAAAAATTATCTATTAATGAAGTTGTAATTGAAGCAATGAAAGAAGTATGTAAACAACTCCTTGAATTAGCTGCTGAAAATGCTTATATAGAACGATATGAAACCGGTTTTGGTGGTTCACATTATAATGAATGTAAATCTAAAACATTTGAAGTTGGACAAGAAGAATTTGTATCAATTGACAAACAATCAATTTTAGACACAATTAATCAAGTAGAATAATGCCACCTTGTAGAGTAAGATCGTGTCATTGTGAACAATGTCGATATTCAAAAAATAAACATAGTAAACGTAGACTTAAAAAAGTTATAAAACGATTACTAAATAAGAGAAGAAGAAATCCGCAATTTGACGGAACAGTGTTTAACCATTATTGGGCTTAATATGAAAACACCAGAAGAATTAGAAGAACATTATATGAATTCTAATAAAGGTAAAGGAAATTATTTACCATTTACAGACTTTATAAAACAAATTCAAGATGATGCATATTTACAAGGTCTTAAAGATGCTGAAATGGGATTTAGATTTATGAGTGACATGAGTACTAAAACTCAAGGATTTCATAATTTACAAGAACGAATTAAAAAATTAGAAGATGATAAATCCGGAGAAGTATGTTTTGACGAAAATAGTGAAATCGACTAAAGATTACACTTATAATGATTATGTAAAAGCAATTGAAGAAATTCAAAAAGATGCATATAATCAAGCAATTGAAGATGCTGTTAATGATGCTGAATGTTATGATCCTCCTCATGAAGATAAACAATATGCACTTGATAGACAATCAATTTTAAAATTAAAGAAATGAAATTAAAAGTAATGGCGATGAGTGATTTGCATGGTAATTTACCAGAAGTCATAGAATCCGCAAACATAGCAATAATTGCAGGAGATATATCACCATTAGAAATTCAATTTAATAAACCTGCTATGAAAGTATGGTTAGAAACTGAATTTGCAGGATGGGTGAAATCTTTACCTGTTGATAGAGTATTTTTGGTTGCTGGTAACCATGATGCTTATTTTGAAAGTGCCAGTAGAGCTAATATATTAGCATTCACTCAAGCATGTGGTAAACTCACATACTTAAAAAATGAAACCACTCATTATTATGATGATTGGGGTCAATTATGGTCTATATTTGGAACACCTTATTGTCATATATTTGGTACTTGGCCATTTATGAGAACAGAAGAATTTATGACCGATAAATTTAAAGAAATACCTGATAAAGTTGATATTATTATAACACATGATCCAGCATTTGGAGTAGGTGATACTGATGTTATTTTAGAAGGTCCTATACATCGTTCACAACGAATGTTTCAACACTTAGGTAATGAACCGTTAAGAGCACGAATAACTGATGTAGAATATAAATTATTAATTTGTGGACACATTCACGGTGGTGATCATATTTATAATGAAGGATGGAAAGCAGTAAATGTAAGTCATTTAAATGAATTTTACAAACCTGTTTATACGCCATTTTATATTGAATTAGAACACGATAGTGTAACAGAACCAGAAACCGAAGCCTAATGGAAGAAGACAAAGAATTACAAGACATCATTGAAATGGAATTTGAGTATAAAAAATCTTGTGAATTACATGAACAGTTTACAAGTAAAGTAATACATAGAAGATTGGCGTTTCAAAATAGTTGTTCACATGTTGAAACTTATATAAAGGATTATATTAATCCATTAAATAGTAAAGCATTTCATACATATTACTGTAAACGTTGTAATAAATATTTATATAAAAAGAGAAATAATGAAAGTAATAAATCCAATATTATTAAATAAAGAGAAATTTATTGAGATTATGAGTATAATTTATGAACAATTTGAACATGATCGAAAAGTAAATAAATTACTTGAAGAAATATTTGAAGATGGTCAAGGATATCCTAAAAATAATGGCATAATCTGCGCATTAACAGATTTATTAAAAATTTTATTATTTGATGAAGAAGATATTGAGTATTTTATGTATGATTTAGATTTCGGAAAAGAGTGGCAGCCTGGAATGATTAAGTGTTTGAATAAAGATACTGGAGAAGAAGATGATATTAATTTATCTACCGCAGAAAAATTGTACGATTATTTAATTAGTAAATAAAAGAAATAAGATGATTTGGTTTACAAGCGATACACATGCGTATCATAAGAATATAACAAAAGGTGTCTCTACTTGGGACGATAAAGACATTAGTTGTCGTGATTTTCCAACACTTGAAGAAATGACGGATGCCGTAGTTAACTCAATTAACAAATATGTTATGGAGGATGATGAATTGTATCACGATGGTGATGTAAGTTTTGGAGGAATTGAAAACATTTGGAATTTTCGTAAGAGAATCAAATGTAAAAATTTTCATTTAATTCTCGGAAATCACGATGACCATATCAAGAAAAATAAAATTCTTCCTAATTGTCATTGGGTTACTAAAGTTGTAAAAATAGATGGGTGTGATACTATACAAAATGATTATATTGAAGATGCAACTTTTATAGATCCACTTAATCCTGTTAGAGCTCAAGATTTATTTACTTCTGTAGATAAATATCTTGAATTAAAAATTGAAAAGAAAACTATAATCTTATCCCACTATGCTTTTGAAGAATGGTATGAGATGGATCTTACAGGATCATATCATTTACATGGTCACAATCATCATAGATTTGATGATAAAGAATTAAATACTAAATATCGTAGAATGGATATTGGTATAGATTGGGAAGAATTTCGTCCATATTCTTGGGATGAAATCAAAGAGATAATGAAAAATAGAAAAATTAAAAAACACAATTCATAAAATGAAAAACTTTAAACTAAACATAGAAAATCCAAATACTGATACCGATATTGATCCAAATCCAGTACCTCCAATAACTCCTGTTAATTAATGGATAATAAATTTAAGTTTTGTATTAATTTAGTAAGATGTATTCCAATTCTTTCAACATTTTGTATAATAATTTCACTCATTTTTGCATTATTTGAAATTAATATAGTAAAAATATTTTATCCATTTTCAAGTTCTATCATTACGGGAATTTTATTATATTCTCTTTCAAAGATATTTAAATTTTGTTTATGGCATAGAGTATTAATAATTAACTTATTATTGGTTGCAAGTTTTACTTGGATTAATACTTTATTTAAATTAACATCAAATTTAATGACAATACGGATGATGTTACTAATTACTAGTTTATCATCTATATTAGCATTAATAATTTTTATAAAAAATGGGAGTATTAGAAAAACTTCTTGTTGAAGCATTAACCATGTGTAGAAGTGGTAATTGTGATAACATAACACCACAAGAATTGGAAATGTTATCTGAAATGATTCATAAACCTGAAACTGTTGGACGAGAAGATGCAGCAAAATTTTTAGGAGTGTCACTAACTAAATTTCATGAATTAAAAGATTCTGGAGTAATTAAAGAACCAAGAAAGCGAAAAGGTTTTAAAGAAAAAGAATACTATTTATCAGATTTACGTAAGTCATTGGAAATCATCAAGTTAAATGATGAAAAAATTCATTAATATTTATCATTAAAAAATATTATTTTTGTATTGAAGTTCTAGCTAGATTTCAGTTTTACAAACAATTTAATATTTTTTTATTATGGCACTTACATTAGATGGCACAACTCCGATGCCTAATTTCGGAGGAGGATCTGGCGCAGGTTTAGGCGTTGGAGGTGGAGTTCTTGGTGGACTTTTAGCTGGTGGTCTTGGTGGAGCATTAGCAGGTGGTTTATTCGGCAATCGTGGTGGTTGGGGTGGTAATGGATACGGAGCAGCTCCTGCAGCAACAGCTGTAGCAACTGACGTTGTTCTTAATCCTGCTTTTCAATCATTACAAACACAAATTACTAATTTAGGATCTCAAGTTGCTTCTGGTGACTTAAATAGTATCTTGAATAGTGAATTTCGTAGAGTTAACAGCGCTATAGATAATAGTTCTGCTGACATTTTAAATTCGGTAGCTAATCTTTCTACAGCACAAGCTACATCAGCATTTACTACTTTGCAAGGAATTAACGATTTAGGTCGTGATATTACTGCACAAAGTAATCAAGGTCAGTTACAACAATTAAATTCATTTAATAATTTAACAACTACAACATTACAAGGTTTTAATGGAGCAGCAATGCAAAATCAAAACGCTACAAATCAAATTATATCACAAGGTACAGCTAATGCAATGGCAATGGCTCAATGCTGTTGTGAAATAAAATCAGCAATTGCTGCTGATGGTGGAGCAACTCGTGCATTAATTAATGATTTGAATGTTCAAAGTTTACGTGATCAACTTGCTACTGCAAACGGTAAAGTAAGTAATAACGAACAAAATCAATATCTATTAAGTACGATTTTAGCTCACTTTACTCCTACTGCTGTTGTTTAAAATAATTTTAAAAAAAATTAAAATTATGGCAAGCCCAATTACAATAGGAACTACTGCTACAATTGTAGTCGAAAAAAATAGAAAAAGAGTTAATGTTAGATTTCAAAATACCAGTCCGAATATAATTTATTTGAAGAAAATTCCTTTAAAAGGAGCTTATTCTATTGTATCTCCAACTGATTATGAAGTTCAATTATTTCCAGCATCATCATCTCAAGAAGGTGGTGAAGCTTTTGAAACAAACTCTATTTCATCTTTTATGGCAATTTCAGCTGCAGCAGGAAGTACGTTAGCAATTTATGAAACGTATAAAATTTAATAATATGACTGAAGACTATGTAAAAATTCCTTTAGTAAAAGTTATTGAATTAATACTTATGGAAGAACGAAATAAAATAAGAAAACATTATCTCGAAACTTTAGGTAAGCCTACAAGTGATGTGATGGATACTTATGTTATTGAAGACTGTGAGATTTTAAAAATCTTGAAATGTGAAAATTAAAAATTATTTAAGGAAGGGGTAATACTCCTTCCTTTTTTATTAAAAAATTATGGATGAGAATACAAATATAAATACAGACGGGATTCAATTACCCGTTGCAAAAATACCTGCATCAGAAGCAATTCAAGGTACAGGAACTTTAAAACCTATAACATATCCTATGGTTGAAGAGTTAACTTTTAGAGCAGTTATTAAAAGTGAAGCAGAAGGATATGCTTTATTACGAGCAGTTCAAATAATTGTAAATGAATTTGGAGCAGAATCTTTAATAACCGTAATGGCTACTATGGAAAAGAAACCTGAATTATTACAAAAAGCAAAACAATATTTACCTTATATAAATATATTATAAATGTTTGAAATAAAAATACACAGTGCAGTTGATCTTATTACTAATTCATCAACTACAATATATACATTTCATGATGGATGTATTGGACCTTTGAAAGAATTAATAAATGAGATGTTATCAGTACTTAATCATGGTGAAAAATTTGATGATATAATGATTGCCGGAGTCTTTTTAGATTCTTACAGATATATTGATACTTTTGAAGATCATAATGAAATAGGTGAATTTACTTATGAGGAATGTATAAATATTCCTAGAGGTACATTGACTCCTTATGATTATGTAAAAGCTATCATTGAAGATATATTACATAATCGAGTTGATAAACCTGAATGGATGACTAGAGTTGAAGAATATGTTAGAGATGATAGTTATGCTGATTCTAACTTATATATTGTGGCTAAAGATCCTATTTACCAACCATTGTGTGATAAATTATTACGTTTTTTAAACAGTTCTGAATCAGCTGAACATTATGATTAAAAGAAGAAAAGAAGAAGATGCTAATTATAGAGCTATTTGGTGTAATGGTAAAACAATTCGTTTTGCAATTGATCCAAGTAAACCTATTACTGAGTTGAAGTATCCAGAATTTTATGATGTAAAAGTTACTGGAAATTGTGAGGGTGAATGTCCGTGGTGTTATATGGATAGTAAGAAAGAAACTCATTATGAGAATATTGTTGATAAATTTAAAACTTTCTTCAGTAATGTTTCAAAAGAACAATTACCTTTTCAAATAGCATTTGGTGGTGGAGAACCAACTTCACATCCTGATTTTGTTGAATTGATGAGAGTTTGTAAGGAAGAGTTTGATATTACTCCAAATTATACTACTAATGGTATGTGGTATCATTTAGATGAATTTAATCCTCAAGAACAAGCAAATTTATTAAATGCTACAAAACAATATTGTGGAGGAGTTGCTATAAGTTGTCATCCACATTTGAAAAAATATTGGGATAATGCAGCAAAACTTTATGTGGGAAATGGAATTAAACTTAATTTTCATCATATAATTTCTGATAAACAATCAATTGATGATTTTGTTAAAATTTATAATGAGTGGAAAGATAAAGTTGATTACTTTGTACTTCTTCCTTATGGTAATGTAGGACGTGCTCCTCATAAAGAAATTGATTGGGATTATCTTGTAACTCAGTTACCAGAAGACGCGAGTAAAATAGCATTTGGTGCAAATTTCTATCCTTATCTTAAAGATGGTGATCACAATATAAAGATAAGTTTATATGAACCCGAAATTATGAGTAAATTCTTAGATCTTAAAGATATGAGTATTTATCCAAGTAGTTTCAGTAATGAAAAAATTAATTAATATGGGATTATTACTAACATTTATAGGTGGAGTATTCACAGGAGTTATTTTAGGACTTGTGTGGTTACTTTCACAAGCTGACAGATAGTTATGGAAGATGAAGAATTTTTAATGGAAGAAGAGCCAATAAGTTTTGAAACTGCTGTATTGGCTAAAGAAAAAGGATTTTTTGATCCATATCATCCTACATTAGTGTATGATGATGCACCTCAATCTCTTTTACAAAGATGGTTAAGAGAAAAACATAAAATACATATTACAATTTATTCTTGTTCTCAAGAATCTTGGATGTATAATATAACAACACCTCACCAACAATTACCTGATGGTATATATGGAGAAGACTTTGAAGATTATGAAGATGCATTAGAAGATGCTTTACAAGAATCTTTAAAAACAATTTAGCATGTTAAGATACGAAACAAAGAAAATAATTAATTCATATGATCTTGATAGATTAATTAGAGAAACTTACGGAAAACCTTATATGTTTCAACAACAAGATGGTTGTAAAAGTAGAGGAGTAGATTATATAACAATACCTGTAAGAGAACCCGATTATTATGAAAATACTTCATTAGAATTTGAAATAAATGGTGATGAAATGGGTGTTTCTTTTGATACTTGGTTAAATACTACAGTTGAAGAAATAAATGAACTTCATCCTGAATCTTATAAAGGTCAAAATGATTTATGGTGGGAAAGAAACTTTTATCCACATATTGAAACAATTGTAAACGATCTTTATGAAAGAGGGTTAATTGAAGCGGGTGAGTATATGATTAATATTGATTGGTAATTGATGAGTAAAATATTGGTATATGCTGACGGAGCTTATTCTTCTGCAAGAAATCAAGGAGGATGGGCATTTGTTGTTGTAAAAGACGAAATTAAAATTCATTCAGCATTTTTTCCTATAACAGGAGGAACTAATAATGTTGCTGAAATAATGGCTGCATTAGAAGCTTGTTTATGGTGTAAAAGTGTTGGATATACTGAAATAACTATGTTATGTGATTCTATGTATGTTATCGGTGCTATTAGTTTAGGTAATAAACGAAATAAAAACAAAGAACTATTAGCAGAATTGGATAAAGCTGTTGAAGGAATGAATATTACATGGTCCCATGTTAAAGGGCACGAAGGAAATAAATATAATGAACTTTGTGATGTACTCGCTGTAGAGGCATCACATTTTAAAGAAGATTAGAAAAAATGAGAGGAAGTGGGATTAGAACAATTGTAGAGGAAAGACCTAAGAACGTAGCAGTAATGGATGTATTTTCAAAATTGGTACAAGAAAGAATTATTTTTATTGATGGGGTTATTGATGAAGACTTAGCAAATGGCATTATTGCTCAAATGTTATACCTTGATTCATTAGACAAGGTAAAACCAATTAATATTTATATTAATACTTATGGTGGAAGTGTATATGATGGATTAGGTATATATGATATTGCTGAAAAAATTTCAGCTCCTATTAGAACTGTAGCTATGGGTAAATGTTGTTCTATGGGAGTTCCATTAGTACTTATGGGTACAGAACGTTGTGCTACTAAACGTACAAGATTTATGATTCATCAACCATCTGGTGGTGCTGATGGTCAAGTATCTGATATCAAAATTACACTTGAAGAAATGTTATTACTTAAGACAGAATTATATAATATTATTTCTGAAAGAACGGGACAAACTTACGAACAAGTTGAAAAAGATTGTGATCGTGACAAATGGATGAGTGCTGAAGAAGCACTAGCATACGGAATTATCACAAAAATTCTTTAATGAAAAAGTCTATTGAATATGTAACTTATATAAAGGATGATTTAACTATTTTGGTTGAACCATCTGGGTTATTTGTTTATGAATCAAGTGTATATCTTTATCATAAAGATTACTTTGCACTTTGTAATCAAAAATATTTCTCTAACCCTAGAGAAATTAATGGAGTAGTTGAATCTTTTTGGAAGACTCCACATATTCAAATTTGTTCGGAACTATTTGCGGCTCCTGAACAATGGCTAATAGATAATGGTTTTACAAGATATACCAAACCTAAAAAAGATGAGAAAGTTACAAACAATGTAAAGGTTAAAGGTAATGCCAAACAGAAAACTAAGTCTGATTAGCGATACCCTCGGTACATTATTAATAAAGCAAGTAGCTCATGAATTGAAAAATTTCAATTTATATATGAGTTTTGCTAATTATTTTAGTGTAGAAGGTGTTACTGATTTAGAAGAATATTATAGAAAACGTGCAGCTGAAGAAAAAAATCACCACCAATGGATAATGGATTATCTGTCAGAAGCTGATTATAAATTCACATATCCTGCTGTAGAACTAAACACTGAGAAATTTGAATCTTATGAAGTACCATTTTCACAAACTGTTGATAGAGAAATCTTGACTACACAACTGATTTATGCTATTTATGAAGCTGCGTTAGCTGAAAAAGATTTTATGACTGCTTCATGGTTATATGATAAATTGATCAAAGAACAAATTGAAGAAGAAAACGTTTCAAGAATGGCTAAAACCATTATTGAAGAAAAAGCCGATATCTACGTCCGTGCTGAGAAGATTCTTGAACTTTTAGATTAAATATGAACTATTTAGTATTAAATGAAGAAGAGGAACTACTCGATGTACTTAATTTTAATTCTGATAAAGAATTAAATGACTATAAAACTGCAAACCCTACTCACATTATTAAAGAAGAAAAAGATCTAATTATTGATGAAGATGACTTTTTTTACGATGATGATGATGAAGCAGTGTGGTAGAACAAGTAAAGTATGTTGAATTAGTAGCAGTTAGAGAGGGTACATATACAACATATGTTTTTAAAGATTTTAAATCTCATGAATATATTATGTGTGCAAAACCCCCTAACTGGCAAGTTCCAGAAATAAGTGTTGGGGATAAAGGCTTTGTTAATTATCAAGTTGTTGAGGCGGGTGATGAATATGTTACTCCGGAAGGAGAACGAATGGTTTATAAATACTCCAGTATTTATTTCTTGAATTTTGTAAATAAAACAGATGTTTTAAAAAATAAAGAAATAATATTGTAAGATATGAGTACATTGATAGAAGAAAAAATGAAAGAAGCGATTGGTAAAAAACAAGTAGACATTAATACGTTTATTTGGAAAGGTAATAAAGTTCTTGATGAACAGGGAAAATACAAACAAACCGAAAAGAAATTAACGGCTATGATTGAATATGAACTGAATGAATGTTATGACCATTGTAAAACTATGCTATTTAACAAGGATATTCAAAATCCTGGTAGATATGTAGTTTTAGAAACAATTGCAGACCAGAAAGATAAGTGTGGAGCTGAACTGTTTTTGAGATATGTTGATCAAAAAAATAATTTAAGTCGTTTTACACTATTAGGATCAATAAATGAATTCCTAAAAAACAACAAAGAAGCCTTTAAGAATTACAAACCTGTGGTAGGCGATGTATTTTCGGGTGTACCTAATGAATTTACAAAAATTCCATTGAGTATGATTATAGACGGATGTCTTGATCGATTAGGTACTTTTAATAAAAAACACATAACTAGAACATTCATCCTTAAACAAGGAATCTGGTTGACTCCCTCTGAATCTAAAGAACTTGCAGAATCTGAAGCTGGTGAAACTAGAGATCGATTAGAAGTTATTAGAGAACGTTTGAATATTAAAGACATTGAGAAATTGTATATTAACTCTAAAGGTTTGAACTATACACAAATGCGAGCAATGCTTAATATTAAACCTAATAAAAAATATATGGATCTAACAACTCATCAATTGGAAACTTTAAGATATAGAATCTTATTTAGCCTTGAAGAAACTGTTAAAGATCATATTTCAGCATGGGAAAAAAGAATGGAGGAAATCGAATCAGTAGCTGAGTTTAAAGGATTTAAATTATAAAAAATGGAAAGAGCAATTGTATTACCAGAAGCAACTAATAGTCATATTTATCCAAATCTTATTGAACCTGGACCTAATAAAATGATTATTGTATATCTTGATAATAACATGGTTGGATTTATTGAATATATAGATTGTGATTGGTCTTTAATAATTGGAACAGAATGGAAAGATTCTGATTCTAGTTTAGAAACTCTTATTAGAGATAATCCTCAATATACTTATAGACTAATTGAATCATGACAAGTAGAATCATAACTAAAGAGTTAGTGGATGATGTTCAAAAAGGAGAGTTCTACGGAATTCTCCTTATTTTGAATGAAAGCAATGACGTTATAGGATTTGTTTACCACTATGAAGAAAAAGAAGTTTGGGTTATTGAAACTGTAGATTTTTTATCTGATGATTTCGGTACATTTAATGAATTATGGGATTATTGGGAAGTTAGCCCAGATTTCGATGATTTTAAAATGATTGTGAGAGAATGATAAGTGAAGTGTATGATATCGAATGTTTAAGTAATTTATTTACTTATACAGGTTACTGTAGACAAACAAAAGATTATCATCAATTCGTAATTCATAGTTCTCGTAATGATTACATTGCTTTTATAGCACATCTTCGTCGTGAGAAAGATATGATAATGATTGGATTTAATAACGATAGTTATGATTATCCAATTCTTCATCATCTCATTAATCACTACGATGAGTATCAATTTTTAAGTGGTTATGAATTATCTCAAAAGATATATACAAAATCACAAGAAATAATTGCTACTCAATTTTCAGCTGTAGCTGAATGGAATAAACATATCAAACAAATTGATTTGTTTAAAATATGGCATTTTGATAATGTCGCCAAAGCAACTTCACTGAAAAATCTTGAAGTAGCTATGAATTTACCCTTAGTCGCCGATATGCCATTTGAACATACTGAATGGATTGATGCAAGTCAAATTGCAGCAGTTCTAGAGTATAATAAAAATGACGTGTATGCGACTAACGTATTTTTGGACATAACTCAAGGAGATACTGAACTTAGTAACTATAAAGGAAAAAATAAATTGTATCTAAGATATTTGATTAAACACAAATATGGAATTGATTGTATTAATTACAACGATATTAAATTAGGTACTGAATTAATTTTAAAACTTTATTGTGATAAATTTGGTTTCAATATGAAAGAAGTTCGAAAAGCTAGAAGTTACAGACCTCTAATTAAATTAGATGATTGTATTCCAGCTTGGTGTGACCTACGAACTAAACCTTTCTTAGGATTGGTTGAAAAGTTTCGATCAACACATATTCATGATGCTATTTTAAAAGGTGTATTTGCACATAGTGTCATATATAATCAAACAAAAATAGATTTTGGTGCAGGAGGAGCTCATGCTTCAATTAAAGCTGGAGTTTATAATGCAGATGATTATTATATGATACTTGATGTAGATGTTGATGCAATGTATCCAATGTTAGGTATTTCACAAAGAGTATTTCCTGAGCATTTAGGATCTGAATTTGTGGATATCTACGATGGAGAAATCGTTTCTAAACGTTTAGCTGAAAAGAAGAAACCGAAAAAGGAACGAGATTTTGTAATTGTTGAAGGATTTAAACTTGCTGCCAATGGAAGTTACGGTAAAACTAATTCTGAAGACAGTTGGTTATATGATCCGTTGTATACCTTAACAACGACCATTAGTGGTCAAATATTCATCTCAATGTGGATGGAGAAAGTATGTGAAAAATTTGATGATGTTACAATTATTCAAGTAAATACTGATGGTTGGACTATGCGTATTCCAAGAAAACATCATGAAGGTATTTTGCAGTTGTCTACTGAATTATGTGAATCTGTAGGATTAAGTTATGAAGCTAACTATTATAATAAAATGGTAATTAGAGATGTTAACAACTATTCTGCTAGATATATTGATGGAAAAATTAAAGCTAAAGGCGATTTTGAAATTGATAGAGAATTACATAAAGATCCATCAATGAAAGTTGTACGTATTGCATTAGAGAAGTATTTCTTTGATGGAATACCTGTAGAAACTACTATTAGAAGTCACACCAATATTTATGATTTTGGAATGAGATTAAGAACTAATAGAGATTCTACTGCACAGTATAAATATATTGATGAAGAAGCTCAACAAATAAAAGTAATGGATTTAAGTAGAACTACCCGATATTATATCTCCAATCACGGAGGATCATTAAGAAAGAATTTTAATAATGGTAAGATATCTGGAGTGAATATAGGATTTATAGTTACGATATTCAACACCTATGTTGAAAAACCTATGGGTGAATATGATATAAATTATGATTTCTATATACTTGAAGCCAAGAAAATTATTAATCAAATTGAATCAACTCAGTTATCATTATTCTAAATATATGTTAATTTAGTTGTATATGTCAAGATTTTTTTGTATCTTTGTGTAGATAAATTTTTAATCAACCAAGTACTTAAAAGTATGATAATAAATTTTTTAAATGACACTTGATAGAACCGAGCGTCAAAAAGAAGGAGTTAGAAAGTGGATGGCGAATGGCTGTAGAGGTAGTTGGATGTATTGTACCGGATTCGGGAAAACATTTAGTGCCATTATGGCTATCAAAGCATTTCTAACTAAAAACAAAGATCGAGTTATTGTGGTTGTTGTACCTACTGAACATTTAAAAATTCAGTGGATTCAAGAACTATCGAAACACAATCTTCTTTATGCAGTATCTGTTGAGATAATTAATACTGCTGCAAAAATAAAATCCGAAGTTGATTTTATTTTATTAGATGAATGTCATAGATATGCATCTGATACTTTTTATAATATATTTCAAAATAGACAACCGAAAATAGTATTAGGTTTGTCAGCAACTTTTAGTAGACTTGATGGTAGACACGAATTACTTGAGCGTTATTGCCCAGTATGTGATACAGTTACTGTTAAAGAAGCTATTGAAAACAAATGGTTATCCCCTTACGTTGAGTATAAGATAATTATTGAACCTGATGATATTGAAATATATAAAAAGGCAAATAGAGAATTCAATGAAGCGTTCGCTGTATTTGATTTCGACTTTAAGTTAGCTATGGATTGTATGACTAACATAATTGCCCGTAGAATATATGGAAAGAAAATGGGTATGGCTGTTGCAGAATTAGATGCAGTTGTTTTTACTTGGGGAAGAGCTTTACGTGCTCGTAAGAAATACGTAATGGAACATCCTAAGAAAATAGAAATTGCTCGTAAAATTTTAGCTGCCAGACCAAATGAAAAGGCAATTACGTTTTCGTCAACAATAGCACAAGCTGAAAAGATTGGTGGAGGATTTGTTGTCCATTCTGGTAACACTAAAAAGAAGAACAGAATAACAATGGAAGATTTCGCTAAACTATCAACAGGTGTTGTACATACTGCGAAAAGTTTGGATGAAGGTGCTGATGTTAAAGGTTTAAGTGTTGCAGTTGTATTATCTAATACATCCTCACAAACTCAGAAAACTCAACGAGTTGGAAGAGTTATACGGTATGAAGAAGGTAAGAAAGCTGAAATATTTACACTTGTTATCAAGGGAACTATGGAAGAGGGATGGTTTAGTACATCATCAGCAGGTAAAAGTTATATAGAAATAACTGAAGCTGAATTAGATGAAATACTAGACTTCAATGAGTCTGAAAATTTGGTTCATGAAGCCAAAGAAGTAGGTCAAATGTTTAGATTTTAGAATATGAATGGAATGTATATTTTAGACGGAAAAACACCTGTTAAATGTGATGATTTAACAGAGTGGTCGATACAGATGTCAACAATGAACAGAATAGTCGCAAAGACTGTTATTGGTTGTGCTGAAGTTTCAACAGTATTTTTAGCTATAGATCATCAATTTGGTGACGGTGTTCCGTTATTATTTGAAACAATGATCTTTGGTGGAGAATACGATATGTATCAAGATCGATATTCAACATGGGAAGAAGCCTTAATTGGTCATGACTGTGCTTGTGATATGATTAGATAAGTTTTTTATAAACCCACAACTTACCAAAAACCCATTATTACAATCCCTTAAAGGATATTACAGGAAAGGAAAGCGTAGTTTTAAACTACAATTAATGCAACAATTTGAACTTTCTTCGAAAGAAGAAATCAATATTTATATAAATAGCGGGTTAACACCTACAGAACTATTTATATTACGATTACTATTTTTAGCAATTGATGGTGACTCTAGCCAATTAATAAATTATTTGTCAAACGTTCAAGACGGAAAACAATTATTTAGACAGGTTTTAGTTTCACTAAAAGAGAAGAAAGTAATACTATCAACATTTAAAGTACCCTGTGAAGGAGAATCGTTGAACTATCAAAATATACCTTTTAATAAGAATTTTATTAAAATGTATGCTCGAGAATCTAATGAGATTGGAAAAGAGTTATTTGATGCTTACCCACCTTTTATCAATATTAATGGTAAAATGTGTAGCATTAAAAACTTTACCAAAGCTGGTTTGTACTCGTTTGATGAGTTTTGTTTATATTATTCGAAGGCGATAAAGGCTGCTGGAGTAACTCATGAAAGAGTTATGAATGCCCTTGAATATGGAAAAGAGCATAATTTAATTGCTTATTCTATCATTGAATACATCGCATCTCATAAATGGGTTGAGATTGAATATATAAGAGATAGTGGTAATGTGAATGGCTACAATAATTCAGAACTATTGTAATGGGTGTAGCTAAATTATATAAAAACGTAAAGAGGGGTCAACAAGGTAAAAATATTGGAATTTCAACTGGAATTCCTAAATTGGATAAAGTAATTTATGGAATCCAAAAGAAATATCTTTATACCATTGGGGCTGATACCTCGGGAGGTAAGACATCATTCGCGCTTGATGTCTTTATTTATAATCTTATTAAGAATGCAGGAAATACTCCCATTTCCATTTTATACTATTCTTTTGAAATGGCTGCCGATGTGCTATATGCCAAATTGTTATCGCGTCATATATGGGATGCATATGGAGAAATTGTAACCTATGAGGATATTTTATCTCTTACATCACCAATATCTGACCGTCACATGGAGCTTGTGCGCAGGTCCGAAGGATGGTTATTAGGATTAGAGAAACATCTTGTTATCTATGACAAAGCATTAACACCTAATGGAATTTATGTAACTTGTAGAAATTGGCTAAGTCAATTCGGCGAATTCATTCAAGTTGATGAACACACTGAGGACTATAAGGATAGTGATCCTAGTCGTTATAAGGTTGTTCTCATAGATCACGTTGGTCTTATAAGTGGTACTGACTCTAAAAAAGTTAGGATTGATACAGTAGTTGATACTATGATTTATTTAAGAAATAAATGTGGTTTAACTGGCGTATTTGTTCAACAATTAAATAGAGGTGCTAAGTCAATGGAGAGAAAAAACTCCGGTTATGAACTTATCCAATTGGATGATTTCAAAGACACTTCTGGAACTACTGATGGTTCTGAGGTTGTTATAGGTCTATACTTCCCTCATAGAGAAAAAATTGCTAGATGCGAGGGTTATCCAATACAAAACATACTAAAGAAACGCTTTAGGTTATGTCAGATTCTTAAGAATCGTTATGGACAGTCTGATGTTAATTTAGGATTAGGTTTTTATGGAGAAATAGGAATGTTTAGAGAATTACCTAAACCAGAGGAAATTGGCGATTATGAGCCATACTTAACGTTAAATCATAGTACACAGATAAATACGAAACCAGATGAAGAAATTGATGAAAAAAACGTATTTAAATTTTAAAAATGGCAGAATTAGGCGCAATCGTTGGAGGTAGTGGTTCAGGAAAATCAACCTCTCTTAGAAACTTAGACCCAACAAAAACATTTGTGATAAATGTAGCAAACAAACCCCTTCCGATCAGAGGGTTTAGAAAGAATTATAAAGCATTAACCCCAGCTCCTGATGGACGTGGTTATGTTGGAAATCTTTATAACACGTCAAGTGTTGAAAAAATCGGACAAATTTTAAAAGTGATAAACATGACAATGCCACACATTGAACAAGTTATTATTGACGATAGTCAATATTTAATGAGTTTTGAAGCGATGGATAGAGCCTCTGAAAAGGGGTTTGACAAGTTTACACAAATTGCTCAGCACTTTTATTCGGTATTAAAAGAAGGTATGAATATGAGGGATGATTTAAAAGTATTTATACTTACTCATTCTGAAAATATTGGTGATGCTTTGAATCCTAGTTTCAAGATTAAAACTATGGGTAAAATGATTGACAACATGATTACTGTTGAAGGTTTATTTACTTATGTAATTTTTACTTGTAATACTAAAGATGATGAAGGTAACATGCAGTATAAATTTATGACTCAAACAGATGGAACAACTACAGCCAAAACTCCTATGGGATGTTTTGATGAATTGTATATCGACAACGATTTACAACTTGTATTTGATAAAATCAACGAATATAATAACGCAGAGTAATGATCAAACAAATTGCAATAACATTTGATTTTAATACAGAGACTGAAGAAGTTACGAATATTAAAACCGTAGGTAGTGAAGTAAAAGCTAAAAAAACTACTACCACTAAGAAATTAAAAGAAGCTGTCGAAGAAATGGCAAGCGAGTCCTTAATCACCCTAGAATCTAATAAATTAGTATTCAATAATAAAGCTGTTGCCGATATGGAACTAGAATACGAACAGCGTATTGTGATTGAATATAAAAAATCAGGTAGAGTAATGTCCCCTATTATTCGTAAAGATGAAGAAGCTGGTAACAAAGTAACTAAATCTAATACGGTAACATATAAAGGTAAGGCAAATACAGTATTAGCTGAATTTGGTTCTGAATTTACTTTGGAACCATTATCCGAAGGTGTATGGAAATTAGTTTCCAAAACACCTAAAAAAGAAGTGAGCAACGAGCAATCGCCAACTCCTTCGTTCTCATTAGAGGACGTTATCTCACAAGCAGAGGCTACTGAGCCTGACTTGTTAGTTGAATCAGATGAAACTACCCAAATAGATGAATTCACATTTAAATTGTAATTATAATAAATAATGAGTGCATTTTCATTTAATACAACAGCAGGTGCTTCACAAAGTGCTGCAAAATCGAGATTAACAGGTAATGATATCTATACTGTAAAATTTGACGGTTGTGAAATCGTTGATATCAAAGGTGTTAAAGATCCATCTATGACGTATAAAGTTTTGAAATTGAAATTTTCTAACGAAGATGGAACTTTTGAACATACTATTTTTGAACCAAAGCAAGCGGATTTTAGCAGAACAGAGACTGAGTTCACTAAAGACGGTAAGACTGAAAAAATTCCACAAGCATCTGGAGTAGAAAATATGATGTTATTGTTTAAACATGCGATTGATGCTATTGCACCAAAAGTAGGTAAACAAATCGATGATGGTTCTAAAAACCTTGGAGCACCAGATTGGAATGGATTGAGACTTTTAGTTTCACAAATTCTTGATTCAGGTAAAGGTACTGAAACTAAAATCAAATTAATGATTAATAATAAAGGAGAAGCACAGTTTCCAGGATTCTTCTCAGGCGTGAGTAGAGAAGGTAAAGCGTATATCAGAAATAACTTCATGGGTGAAAAACTAGCGTTTAGTACTTATGAACTTACTCGTATTAATAACGCAGCTACCGCAAGACCAACTCCAATGGCTAATACGGCACGTACTAATACTCCAATTAATATAACAACAACCCAGAGCGATCCTTTAGATTTCTCATTTGAAATGCCAAATTTGTAAAAACTTTTGATTATCTTTGTGACTTAAACAATTAATACTATGTACGAATTAGATATAGCACCAAAGATAACTAAAGAACTTTTACTCACAAAATACTCCCAAGAAACGTTCATGGAACATTACTTGGGAGTATCTATTAAAAAAGGACTATTCAAGAGTCCACCCACTTTGAGGGTTGATCATACACCAACATGTAGCTTTTATAAGGATAAAAAAGGTACTCTATTTTTTAAAGACTTTGCTGGACCAAGTTTCGACTTTCTCGGCGCAGTAATGCATATTTTTCAATGTAATTATTATAAAGCTTTAAGAATTATTGCTAATGATTTTGGAATTATAAAAGTAGATAATATGCAAATGAATCCTCCACTTATACCATATTCAGGTTCAATCTTACAGGAAACTGAAAAGGCGAACATTCAAGTTGAAGTCAAGGACTTTAGCCGAAAAGAATTGGATTGGTGGAATTCATTTGGTGTATCAATCGTAACCCTTAAAAAGTATAAGGTGTTTTCTATAAAATCTGTTTTCTTAAATGGAGTTTATTTTTCATCTTCTACAGAATCTTGTCCTATTTATGGATATTATGGTGGAAATACTTCAGATGGTGATGAGTTGTGGCGATTATATATGCCAACTAAAAGAAACTATAGGTTTCTTAGCAATTGGAAATCAACGATGATTCAAGGTGCCAAACAACTATCAAAATCTGGAGATTTCATTGTAATAACTAAATCACTTAAAGACGTAATGGCTTTAGATGAATTTGGTATAACAGCAGTAGCCCCTAATAGTGAAAATATATTCTTAACTCAAGCTCAGTATGAAAAATTACAGCTTAAATTTAAAGATATTTATTTGTTATACGATAGGGATCTACCGGGTGTTAAAGCTGCCAATAAAATTAGGAAAGCCTTTCCAGGTGTAAAAGTACTCTTAGTTCCAAAAGTAAAAGACTTTACTGATTATGTCAAAAAGTATGGAACATTAAAAACATTTAATTTAATAGAAGAATGGCTAGAAAAAAGAAAGACGAATCTACCACTTGAGTAGAAGGAGAGGTGACGGTTGAAAAACCGAAGAAGAAAAGGAGTTCGGGTTATTCCAAACAAAAAGGTAATACTTACGAAAGACAAATTGTAAATGAGCTAAAAGAATTAACAGGTAATGAGAACATATGTACTGCACGAAGTGAATCTAAGAAATTAGATGATATGAAAATTGATATTTCAGATCCCGACAATGCTATTCCTTGTTATATTCAGACTAAGAAAACACAAAGTACCCCAAGCGTTAAGAAAATTAATGCAGAAGTTGGACTAAAGGATAAACCTTTGTGTATTATATGGAATATACAGGAAAAGAAAGAAGGAAATACAAATATTACTTCAAACGGTGAGTACGCTATTATTCCAAAAGAATTTTTTTATGAATTATTAAAAAGTCATAATGATAAAAGGTAAGCTTTACAAATTAGGTACAGTTGTAATATTCTGTACTAAAACTGATATAAATCCAGATCGTAAATGTTACGAAGGATTTATTATTAAAACAGAGGATTATTCAACTTTAGGATATTTTTCTACAGGTTGGAATAAAGAATCTTCTGAAGAATATATTGGTCAATTAAGTTTGAACAATGTGTTGATAGAAAAATAGATAAATTAAAAAATAAAATGAAGAATATGAATGTATATTTAGATATTGATGACGTTATTTTTGATTGGCATCGTGATTATGCTAAACGCTTTAATTGTGCGGTTCCTAGTAAATGGGATAAGACTAAGCGAATGGGTAAACGATTAAAAATTCTTTCTGATGAAAAGGATTTTTGGATGAATTTGACAATTAAAAACAAACCGAACTTTATCCCAAGAGGTTTCGTAAGTGCACGAGGTATTAATAAAGATTGGACGATAGCGTCCTTGAGGAAACATAATATACCCGGAAGAAGCAATGTACACCAAGTACACTGGGGTCAGAGTAAAGTGGAGTTGTTGAAGAGTTTAGATTGTGACTTATTTATTGATGATAAATATGAAACATTTAAAGAATGTAATAAGAGCGGAATTTTCTGTTTACTTATGGATGCTCCTCACAATCAACACATAAACACTGAATATCGAATCTATACATTAGATATCGAAACTATATTAAGTTTATGGCGCAAATTGCGGAAATAAAAATAATTCCAGGCACTTTTACATTAATTAAAATTAGTGATGAAGAATATTTCAGTGCTGAATATAAAGACTATATTTCTAATTCTAGACTATCATTGATAGACCCTAGTGAAGGAGGATCTATGGAGAATTATATTAACGGATATTCAGGTGGATTTTCAAGTTCTTATGAACTAGGATCTGCTGTTCATGCTAGTGTATTACAACCAGAATTTTATACGATTTCTAATTTAGCTAAACCAAGTGGTAAACTTGGCTTATTTACTGAGGAAGTATATAAATTTCGAAAAGAAGGATACAGTATTAAAGATTCAATGAAGTTAGCTTCTGTATCGGCGGATTATTATTCTAGTCAATTTACACAAACTAGAATCAGTACAGCTTTAAAAACTGCACTTCCTTTTTATATCAATCGTTTAAGAGCTAAAGAAATAATTGGAACACAAACATTATACTTATCTCAAGCAACGCAAGATAAACATGATTTATGTATGAATGGTATTGCAGCTAATCCTGCAATTAAAAAAGTATTATATCCTGAAGGATTATTACAAACTCCTGAAGTTTTTAATGAATATGCAATATTTGTAGAAGTTGATGTAACAGTTGACGGAATTACTAAACGAGCTAAATTAAAAGCCAAACTTGATAATTTTACAGTTAATCATGAAACTAAAGAACTTACACTAAATGATCTTAAAACAACAGGTAAACCAGTGAATTTCTTTATGGGAGGAAAATCTGTAAATGCAGAAGGAGATACTATTCAACACGAAGGATCTTTTCAAAAATTTCACTATTATAGACAAATGGCAATGTATGGTTGGTTAATGAGTTGCTTAATGCAATCATCAGGAATCGATTATCAATGTAAAATGAATATGGTAGTTGTTGAAACTATTCCTACATATAAATCTAAAGTAATTCCTGTTACAAATGGTCACATTAAACAAGGTCTTGCTGAATTCAAAAAATTATTAATATTAGTTACACATGGATAGACATTCAGTAGAATCTACTGTTATTACTTTAAATGGGTTAGTTTGTGATGATAAAAGAAGTGTTTACCATAAAGTTTTTTCATTAGGCAATTTTGAGTCTGGTGATATGAATGATAAGTTGATGCTAATTTCATTAGTTGCTTTAGCCTATAGAAAGATGAAAGAAAAAGATGTGGAAATGACACCTTTAAAACTGCTGATGAAACTTACAAGAGAAGAAAAGAGTAATTCTGGTTTTTATCAGTTCTTAGAAGCTCTTGCAATTCTTGTTGAAGATTTATCCTATGGGTGCACAAAGATTGACACTTGTGGTATGAAAACCTCACAAGAGATTATTAACAAAATTAAAGAAATTTTATCACAATGGCTTCCATTTTAGACCCAGACGTACCACAATTATTTGTATTAGAAGATTTTATAGAAATGCATAGAGAAAATAGTAGAGAAGAAGATGACGAAGAAAACAAAGTATCAATATGGGTTAAAACCGGAGATATTATTCGTGCGTCAATTGATGAAGAAAAATTTGAAAAACTAGAACCAGGTGTTTATACAGTTGATTATTCTAGAGAAGCAGGTTTATTTATAAAACAAATGGATGTAAAGTCTGATGAATTATTTGTATTTAGTGATTCAATTACAACAAAACTAATGGAAGAAATTAACATGTTTTGGGATAAAGCGGATCGTTATAAAGAAAACAAATTAATTCACAAACGTGGTATTCTTTTAGAAGGATATCCTGGAACTGGTAAAAGTTCAATCATTTCAATCTTATCGAAAGAAATTATGAACAGAGGTGGTGTTGTATTTAAAATTACAGGTTATCGTAATTTAGATCATTATGTAGAATTTCTACGTACATGTTTTAGAAAAGTACAACCAGATACTCCGGTTATAACAATTCTTGAAGATTTGGATCAGTATGAAGATGTTGAGATGGAATTATTAGATTTTTTAGATGGTAAAACCCATTTAGATCATCATGTTGTTATTGCAACAACAAATAATACTCAAGTAATTCCTGATACTTTCTTAAGACCAAGTCGTATAGACTTAAAAATAGAAATACCTTTACCTTGTGAAAACACACGTAAAGAATATTTTGAACATAAAAATGTTCCTAGTGCTGATATTGCCGAGCTTGTAGAAAAGTCGGATAAGTTTTCATTAGCTGATCTGAAAGAATTATATATTAGTATATATCTATTGGATTACTCTGTGGATGAAGCAATTGCAAAAATTGATTCTCCGAGAGATAAAAAAAGTTATATGGAATCTCCTATACACAAAACAGTATTGGGAATTTAACATTTTTTAACAAGGTGTATAGCTTTTATTCCAAATAAAAGCATTATCTTTGTATTGTAATTAGATGAGGAAAACGCATAGATGAAAATTAAATTATTACAAAAAATGTAAAAGGACTTATGAAAACAGTAGAAGTACAAGGGTACAACAAACAAGCAGCTTTAGAAGCAACAGGATTAGACGTGAAATTAGAAATGTTGAAAAACGCTACACAAGCATGGAAAAAAGAAGGATCTCCAGTAAATACAAAAGATCTTAATCGTTTCATGGCTGATTATATCAAGAAAAATAAAGCAGTTGGTGCTTATTTAGTAGTTGATGCAGCGTCTGATGATACTCGTTTACGTCCATATAGTGTGATTAATGAAACAACTATTGGAAAACGTAAAACTATCACAGTATACCAAATCAAAGAAGCTGAACTAGCAGTTAAATTTCATACTGAAAAGAAAACAGTAATTGATCCAGAAACAAAAGAAGAAAAAGAAGTAGAATTCCAATCTCCTTATCGTAAAGAAACAATTACAGTAGAATTCAAAAATGAGGATGGTGAATTAGAAACCAAAACTAAAGAAGTTGAAATTCCTGAAGTTAAAGTTATCGCTACCGGTGCTGTTGAAGCTCGTGCTGATAAAAAAGATTTAGCTCTTAAAATCATGAAAGAGTTGATCGAAGCAAACAAAAAAGACTACGTTATTGAAATCGTAAAAGAAGTAACTGACGGTCAAAAATATGCAGGTTATGGACAATATACTCCATCAAAATCTGCAAAATTAGGTAAATTCTTGTTTTTCGTACAAGAGTAATCACTAGGGAATTAGCAACCCAGTCTTTAGACAAATAGCTAATATTTTTAAAAGGTCGATAGATTAATTTCTATCGGCCTTTTTCATTTTATAAACATAACGGCGTAACAGCACATACAAAAAATAAATGGATAAAAAGAAAGTAGTAAAAAGCGATGCTTCAGTAGATGCCGCATTTGATGGAAGAACACTGATTTCAGTTGATAGAGATAATTCGCAATCAATTAAGATTGGTTCAGAAACAGTTGGCAAGATATCTGGATATAAGTTTAAGATCTTAGTTCGTAATAAACCAGCCATTGAAGGTGAATTTACCCGCGAAGAAGTTGACTTAATGTACAGATTGTATTCTGCCGAAGGATCAAATTTAACTCAACGCACAATATCAAGATATTTCCCGAACTATACATTTCAGGATTTCAAAAAGATATTAAAAGCCTTTGGTGTTACCAAAGCCGCTTCTCCTATAGCACCGCATGTTATTGAGGAGAAATCAACAGATGAGTTAATCACATTAACTCTACAAAACAAAGAAAACGATTTTCTAAGAAAATTAGAACAAGATAGAACTCGGTTAACTGAAACCAAACTAAGAGAAATGACTGGTAAGTATTATGACTTGAAACAACAAGTCGCAAACTTTTCAGAATTTATTAGTTCATTAAACATCACTGGAACAGCTGTAGTAAATACTCCACTAGTAAAAAATGATGTTACACTTATGGTATATCTAAGTGATATGCATATTGGTGCCGAAGTTTCAGATTATTCTATATATGGAAACCGTTTTGATTATGATGTAGCAACAGAACGCTTATTCAAAATCTATGAAAAAGCACGTTCATTAGCATTAGTAACCGGAGCTACAAATATAATTGTTTGTAATAATGGTGATGCCTTAGATGGTTATAATGCTGAAACAACTCGTGGAGGTCATACTTTACCTCAAAATATGAATAATAAAGATCAATTTAAGAATTATGTAAAAATGATGACTAAATTTTTCTCTAATCTTTCTTCTTGTGGTCAATTCTCTAACATTAAATATGTTAGTGTTGAAGGTGGAAACCATGATGGAGATTTTGGATTTGTTGCAAATAAAGCTTTAGAAGCTGTATTAGAAGTAATCAATCCTAATATTGAAGTTGAAATTTTTGAAAAATATATTCAACACTTTACAGTTGGTAATCATACTTTTGTATTATGTCATGGTAAAGATGCAAAGGATGTATTTAGAAATATGCCACTTGTAATCAACGATAAGACCGAAAATCAAATCAGAGAATACTTGGATTATAATGAAATTACTGGTAAAAATGTTCACTTTATAAAAGGTGATTTACATCAATCTGCAACTACTTATGCTAAAAAGTTCAGATATAAAGCAGTAGCTTCATTCTTTGGTTCTAGTGAATGGATTCATAAAAACTTTGGTAATACACCAGCAGCTTGTGATTTCGATATTGTAGATGGTGATAGTATTTTAGAAACTCGTTTAGTATTAAGTTAATATGGAAGAAGAAAAAATATATCAACCTCATGAATTGTATTTTTCAATTTATAAAGATCCAGAAGAAGATTCATCTGATTATTGGGCTGTAGGTTGGACAGTTTGTTTTACTACAATTGAATGGTTTAATGAAGAACACTGTCAATCTGATGATTTAGGTGGACATAATGTAAATAACGAAGCTTTAATTAAAGCTGGATTATGTGATACTGAATTATTAGAATCAGTATTTGAAGTAGAAATAGGTGATACAAAAGAAGAAATTCATCAAAATTTATTAGATGCTGGATTTATTTTTAATGTCGAATTTGATAATTTTATGAATCAATACAGTTAATATGAAAAGACTTCCTAGTGATTTTACAAAAGAATTATGGGGAAAGCAAATGTTAGAAGATTTCAGGCCTGCTTCGGCAGAACCTGAAATCGAAGACATTTACAAACATAATTATATGGTAGTGTCTAATATGAGAATGAAAACTCTTAAAAAGACTATACCATTTTCTAAATGTGCAACAGATGGATTGATTGAATTTTCTTATGGAGGTAAAACTTTTATGGGAATTCAAGAAGTTAAGTTTAAAAAAGCTTATACAGATTGGCAATTAAAACAACAATTAGTTCAAGCTTTAATGTATGAATGGATGTTTGAACAAGCCGAAGTTGAATATAAACTTAGTGTTTTTATATTAAATAGCGAATCATATTTTGCTTATGTGTATAATGATGAAATTCAACAACTTAAAAAAACTTTGTGGTCAATTTTTCCTGAAATAACCGAAACTCCTTGTAAAGCCTATAAAAATAAGCTTATTCAGGATGTTATCCGAAAGAAAGTTATTCCAATTAATAAATCACAAATTACAGATAATTATTCAATGCACGGAACAATCCGTGATATATGTAAACACTGTTTATAATGAAGTATTATTTAATTAAAGAAACAACGTGGTTTTACGATCCCCACGGTACTCCAGATTTTGGAGGAGAAACAAAAGAAGTTATTGAGGATGATGAAGAATCAGGTATAACAATTGATGGAACATATATTAGTGGATATCGTTATAATGATTATTTGGATTGTAAAGATGAAGAAATGGATTTATATTTTGATGATGATGATGAAACTGATTTTGAATATTATCTTAAACCTGATGATTATGACAAAGTTATGAAACTATCTGGTCAAGATGGTTATAATTGTGAAGAAACTGATTTTGAAATTAAAGAAATCTCCGAAGAACAATATAATAGATACAAAGAAATTATCAATGAATACAGTAAAATATAATGGATATTAGTGTATCGGAATTGTTGAAAGGAAAAGCAACAATTATAAAAAATAAAGAATTTTTCCAAACTAAAAATTATGCAGAGCCTTTTTTGGAAAGAATGTCTGCATTTACAGATGATTTTCGTATTCAGGTTAAAATGCCTGATCAAATGACAGGTAGCAAAGATGCAACTGATTTAACTTATAATAGAGTTCTTATTCAAGCAGTGATGCCGAGAGAACATTCAATTGATGACCATGATGAAGTTATCGGTTTTTTATATGGTATTGATGTTAAGAAACCTGTTGCTAAAATATATAGAGGGTATTTAAACCAAGCATGTACTAACTTGACAGTATTCAATCCTCAGTGGATGGATGTGCAAGAAATGACTCCTGGTGATCCCTTAAATTACAATGCTGTTAAACAATTGATGGAACAAACCAACGATTTTCAAACAACATTAAAGAAATTAAAAGCCACAACTATTAGTAGAAATTTGAGAAAACAATACTTAGGTGAGTGGGTTGACTATTCAATGCGTGAAAGTCAAGACTATGGATATGGTAAAGTAAAAATTGCAGTATCCACCCCGATTGATGCTTATAAGCAATTATTCATTGATCAAGACAGTGCTTATTACATTCCAGAAGGAGTAGATCCGAATATGTTTGATGTATATAATGCATTTACTCAAATTATTACCGATGATAAAAAGGATATTGTTAATAAATTCGAAAAGTCAATTATAATAGGAAAAATGCTTGGAGTTGTATCCTAATCATTATATTTTATAGTTTTTACATAATATAGTTTTTTCATAAAATTATTTTATTATTTTTGTATAAACTAAAAAATTATAAAATATGGGTAAAACATTAACAACACAAGAATTTATTGAGAAAGCAAAATTAGTTCATAATGAAAAATACGATTATTCTAAAGTTGATTATAAAAAATCATCTAAGAAAGTAATAATTGTATGTAAAGAACATGGTGAATTTGAACAAACTCCGAATATTCATTTAGATAATCATGGGTGTCCAGCTTGTTCTAAATTAAAAAAGCGAAACGATATTTCAAAAATTCCAAATATAAAATTATCTAATTATATTGTTTCAAATCCGATTGAACTTTCAGGAAAATTAGAAATAATAGGATCTATTTATTTATTTATAAATCCTATAAATAATAAAAAATATATTGGAAAAACAATTATGAAATTAAGTAGTAGATTTTCTGCACATTTAAATAAATCAAAACATTCTGATTACTATTTTTATAGATCCATCCGTAAATATGGATGAAATGTATTTGAAAAACATGTATTATATCAAACAGAAATAGTTGATAACAATAAAGAAAATAAAAAATTAATAGATTCTATTATTTGTGGAAAAGAAATAGAATTTATTAATTTATTTGAATCAAATAATCCTAAATTTGGATATAATGAAACAAATGGAGGTGAAGGAACAGCTGGATGTAAATTTTCTAATAAAGTTAAAGAAAAAATGAGTAATGCTAGAAAAGGTAAAGGAAATTCAATGTATGGAAAAACATTAGATAAAAATCCTAGATCTATTCCAATTTTACAATTAGATTCTAATAATAATATAATAAAAAGATGGAGCTGTGCTGTTGAAATACATCAAGAATTAGGATACTCTATTAGTAGAATTAGAGATTGTTACAATAATAAATGTGAGATATATAAAAAATATAAATGGATAAAAGAAGAAAATTATGGAAAATAAAATAAGATGTCCAAAATGTAGTTCAGATAAATTAACAGCAAACAAGAAAGGATTTAGTGGAGGAAAAGCTGTAATAGGTGGATTATTAACTGGTGGTATTGGATTAACTGCTGGTTTTATTGGTAGTAATAAGATACAAATAACATGTATAAATTGTGGTCATATGTTTAAACCTGGACAAGGTATTTCTGAAAATGAATTAACTGATGAAGAAATATTATCATCTAATTCATCTAATCAAGGATGTATGTATACTATGATTGGTATATTTGCATTAATTGTATTTATAACAATATTATTTTTATAAAATATGGAACCAGAAGAATTAAAAACAGTTGATATTACAGTAATGTTGACAATGAGTGTAGAAGTACCTATTGATACAACTGATGATATATTAAGAGAAGAAACTATGACTATATTAACTAGAGATTTACGTCATACAGATTTTGAAATTGAAGAAATATTAATTGAAGATTAATGAAAGTAATTAAAGTAATTTATAATAATGAGTGTGAATTCATTATGAAAATTGTTGCTGAAGTAACTGAACCTCATATCTTAGAGGAATATAACATCAGTTATCGTCAAGATAGAAAAAAAGCTCGTGAAATAATGGAAAGACACGGAACAAAAAAACTTCCGTTAATAGTATTGGAGGATGAGAATCTTGAAGAATACACTGCTATTTGGAGTGAACAAAACCCAGATTGGAAAGTAGAATTAATTAAGAAAATGAGTGATGAGTAAATATAGAATATATGTAGACAATAATAATTTAGATAAAACGATTGAAATAGAAGCACATGATGTATATGCACATTATCAAGCAGGTATAAACTTACTTAGAGATAAGAATAATAATACAATTGCATCTATTCCACTAGGTTTAATTATTACTAAAATTGACTAAATGAAAGTAAACGTAATAAATAAAAGTACAAATAAACTTCCTGAATATGCTAAACCAGGTGATGCTGGTATGGATTTAAGAGCTGATTTCTCACGAGGAATTAGTGATGAATATATGTATGGTGCTGTTTATGATGAAGTAAGAGAAGTTGTATTAGTATACCCAGGTGGTAGATACTTAGTTCCTACTGGTCTATTTACTTCATTTCCACCAGGATATGAATTTCAAGTTAGACCTAGAAGTGGATTAGCTCTTAAAGAAGGTATAACTGTTCTAAATACTCCAGGAACAATAGATGCAGGTTATCGTAACGAATGGGGAGTAATCCTTATGAATTTAGGTGATGATGTATTTGAAATTCAACATGGTGATAGAATTGCACAAGGTGTACTTGGGAAAGTATGTTTGTGTGAATGGAATGAAGTTGAAACATTGGATGAATCAGATAGAGGAAAAACAGGATTTGGAGCAAGTGGGGTAAAATAATGAGTAAACTACAAACAATGAAAATTTTGGATGTCCAATGGGGTACTCCAAAAATGCCTGATGATGTTAGGAGATTCTTTTTTGATTATTATGACAATATTGGTAATGATGTATGGGTTGATTATACCGTTGGAGATTCATCAGAATATGAATATAAAGAAGATGAAGATGGAAATGAAATCTGTGATATTAGCGAACTTAGTATTTTAGATAACTGGTTATGCTCTGAATGTGAGTTAGAACTAGGAGAAGAACTATTATTAAAACATTGGTGGTAATGAAAATTAGAGTAACATACGATCAAATATTTTATACAGAAGAACTAGGAATTATCAGTGATGATATGGAAGTTATTCAAGAAGCTATTAGAGATAGACTTTTTGAAGATGCAGATGAAGTAGTTTCGTTTTTACAATTGGAAAAATTAGAAGATGATAGTAAGTAAAATACATTTAGTAACAAGAAATGCAAGGGATAAAGTTCAAGTTGTAGTTGCTGAATTAGAACAAAATGGTAATAGCTTTACTATTAAAAGGTCAACCGGACAATATCAAGGTAAAATGACAGAACAACCAGAAGTTACTATTGAAAGAGGTAAAGCTAAGAGGTCTGTTATTGAACAAGCTAATTTAGAGTTTAACAGTAAAATCAATAAATATCTTGATAAAGGATATAAACGATTAGACAGTTTAACAACTAAAAAGTTTGAGGAATTATCTGAGTCCGAAATCAATGATATTGTTCCAACACTTCGTTCTGATACTAATGGTAATCTTAAACCAATGCTTGCTAAAAAATCAGAAGACTGTCAAAATTCTGTGTTTAATAAACCACTTTATTGTTCAAGAAAACTTGATGGAGTAAGGTGTATGATTAAAATCAAATGGGATGAAGAACTTCAAAAAGTAGTTACAGTTTCAAGAGGTGGTAAAGACTATGATATAGCTGCTAGTAAAATTATGGCTCAACTTGAATCATTTTTAAAAGAACATCCAACTTATGTATTTGATGGTGAATTATATCATCATGGAACACATTTACAAACTATATCAGGTGTTGCTCGACTTAAAACTTGGGAAGATCGTTGTGATATGTTAGAATTTTGGATTTATGATTTAGCTATTCCTGATATGATATTTACGGATAGACTTTCAATTTTAGAAGAATTTGCATTTGAATGTGAAAAACCTGAATTTGATAAAATTAAAGTAATTGAACATGTTTTAAGTTCTAGTTGGGATGATATTCAACGATTACATGATCGTTGGGTACTTGAAGGATTTGAAGGATTAGTTGCGCGTAAGCCTGATAAAATGTATGAATTTGGTAAACGTGGTTCAACTATGATTAAAGTTAAACAATATAAAGATGATGAATTTTTAATTGTTGATTATCAAGATGGATTGAGACCAGAAGACTTCTGTTTTATTTGTGAAACTAAAGATGGTAAACCGTTTGCTGCGAAGCCAATTGGTGATAGAGAGTTGAAAGCTTGGTATTTAGAAAATATTAATGATATTATTGGACATAAAGGTAAAGTTAAATACTTTAACTATTCTATTGATGGAATTCCTATCCAAACTATATTTCAAGCTGTTAGATATGATGAGGATATTGATAAAAAATAAACGATGCGAAAACTAATTAAATTCGGAGCCGATTGGTGTGTTCCATGTAAAACTGTCGATAAAATTCTTATCGAATTGAGAAAAGAAACTGATATTGTTATTGAACACATCGACATTGATGAAGACGATAATAATCTAGTAGGATATTACAATGTACGTAATATTCCAACAATCATCTATTTTGTAGATGATCAACAAGTGGGTAAAACTGTAGGTTCAGTATCTAAAGAAAAGATACTAGAATCTTTTAATGTTTAAAAAATAAAATTATGTATGCATTATATAAAGTAGAAGTGTGGATTAAAGCTGATTTAGAATCAAGAACTCCATTAGCTGAAATACTGCAACAAGCTGAAAATATTCCATCTGGTCAAGTTAACTTTATCGAAGATGAAAATTACAAAACAGCAACAGAGAAATTCATCACCCCAGTAGAGGGTGGTGAAGCTACTCTAAAAATATTCTCTGATAAAGGAGAAGAGTTATACACAAATGAAAAACGATAAAAGTAATTTAAAAAATAAAATATTATCCGATTTTAAAAAATTTATAAAAAATTCATCTTTTCATAAAATGAATTTTAATAATAAAATGGTTAATAAGAAAGTATCTGAATATATATATTTATATTTTAGTGATATAATTATAAAAAATGATTATGTATTAATTTGGAGTGATAATACATCACTACTTTCTGCAAAATCATTAGGAATTAAAGGATATTCGAATAAATATAAAAATTTTACTTATAGAGTAATAAATAAAATCAATTAAAATGGCTACAACAGTAAAACAATGTAACTGCACAGGACCTGCTGCAGAATTTCAAGACAAAACTTATGGTAAAGGAATGCGTTTGCATAACGAAAAACTTGTAGGTAAAGGTGCTAAATGCACTGTGTGTGGAACAATTAAAAAATAGTAATGATAGTTGATAATTTTGAACAAATTAAACAACTTTTAACTTTCAAATCTGAGGATGAGTTTTATCATCTTCAGATTCTGAAAAGAAAGAAAGATTGTCCAGAGCATGAACGAGCTCGTAATAACAATGCTCGTTGTGTTAAGACCTACTATATAAAAAATATTGAGTATTTAGAGTCGAAGAAATCCGAAATTATTGGATTGTGTGAAATGTTTAATGCTCGTGCATACATAAATCTTAATACCAAAAGCTTTGAGAAAGCGGCTTTACAATTAACTAAAGAAACAGTTAATCGAATTATATTCAAACAATATGAGCATGTATATCGTGCTTATGAAACTGTAGTAGGTGCTAAAGAATCTAATGTTGGTGATAAACGATGGATTATTGATGTTGATGAAAAAAATATGGAACTTGTATCTAAAACAATTTATGAAATTACTAAATGTCAATCTAATCGACCTAAAATAGGTGAAAGTACAAGTGGAATTCCAGTATATCAAAATACAATTGCTTTAATTCCAACTGTAAATGGATATCATATTATAACACACCCGTTTAATCTTAAACAGATTGAACCTTTTAAAGCGTTACATCCTTTTGATATTCAAAAGAATAATCCAACGCTTTTATATTTTAATAAAAAAGAAGAATAATGAAAAAAATAATAATTGGAGATATCCATGGAAGAACTAACTGGAAACAGATAGTTGAGAAAGAAAAGGATGCTGATGAGTTTATCTTCATGGGAGATTATTTTGATCCTTATGATTGGACTATATCACTTGTTGATATGGTTCGTAATTTTAACGATATTCTTGAATTTAAAATAGCCAATCCAACTAAAGTAATAATGCTTATAGGAAATCATGATTTAGCTGCATTTGAAAGTTTTGCTAATAAATGTAGATATGTTGATGGAACTTATGAAAATATGGCTCCAGTTCTTTATAATGCAATTAAGACAGGAGTTATTAAATTATGTCACTTTATTGATGATAATATAGTATGTTCTCATGCAGGATTTACTAAAACTTGGCTAGATGAATCTGAACTTTCTTTTGATGAAGATGGTTTAAATGAGGATTTTAGAAAACATGTTGAAGATAAAACGTGTCTTGATAAATATGATTTTATTTGTAAAGAATTTTGTCAAGACGGTTCTGGTGATGATTTATGGCAGGGACCTTTATGGGTTCGTCCTGTAAGTTTATTACAAGATATGATTGATGGTTATATCCAAGTAGTAGGACACACTAGAATTAGAAAGAATTCACCACAAGAAGTTGAAAATCTGTTATTAGCAGATTGTTTAGAACACGATGAATATTACAGTTATGAAAATAATAAATTTAAATACAATAAGATATGAAAGAAATAGTAGATAATTATTTAGCACTTAAAAGTGCAGCAACTAAGCATATGATGAAATATGTTATGGATAAAAGTATTCCATTAAGTGAAAGGTGGTATGAATTCGTAAGATCTGGTTTAGGTGAAGATGATTACTACTACTTTGATTCACATTTTGTGGATGTATCCGTTTATTATAACGATGCTGATAAATACAGCGTTAGCAGTGTTGAAGATTTAGTTACAAGATTAGCTAATCAAGGTATTGATGAAACTATCATAGATAATGTAAAAGAAGAAATGCTAAATGCATTTAAAAAATCATATACATACAATTGGTAATGCAAGAACAAGAACAAGAATTTGCAGAGAACTTAGACGATAAGTTCTCTGAAGAATTAATCCAGGCGAAAGAAGATCAAATGTTATTTAACGAGATCATGCAATCCGGATTATTATACTCTAGAGCTGGAAGAGATGCACTAGGTGTAAGACTACAACCTCAAAGACGTGAGTCCTCAAAGGTTCGTAGAAATGAGAAATGTCCATGTAATAGTGGATTGAAGTACAAAAAATGTTGCGGCTTAAATTAGAATATTATGGCAAATTTATGCAGTAACATAATTAACGTAACATATTTTGATGAAACTGAGGAATTAAAATTAAAGACATCAAGATTATTACACGAAGAATTACAAGAAAATTTTAGTAGTTTATATCCAGAATACTGTAATGCAGAAGATTGTGAAGATGAATACGAAATTGAATGTTATTTTGAAGTTGGTAGTAAATGGGTAGCTCCTTTACAATTCTTTCATCATTTATGTAACAAATATAATGTAGACATTATAGGAGTTGCATACGAATTTGGTGGAGGTTATGTAGAATCATTTGAATTACATAATCAATTAGTAGAAGTAGAAGAACATGGTCAACATGTAATAACTTTTGTAGACGTTGATGAAGATGCAGAGATTGAAACTATTGAAGTTTTACCTAATGCTCAAGATGATGAGATTTTAGACAAAGAATGTCCTAAAATTATAGAAGATGATGATTTTGAATTAAATTGTAAAACAATTTTAGGTGATGGTGAAACATACTATTAATGCAAAGATAGTAGCTGATTCTATTAACTCACAAGGCAATAGAATCACTACTTTCGTGTTAACTTACCCGAGAATTATTCATGCTGAGATGATGACTCACAGAGTATTCTCAAGGAATGCAGCTTCTAGTAGAGCTATTCCTTTTAATAAAATGGTTAAATCTGTAGAAGATGATCCATTTATTCCAATTGCTTGGCAAAAGGATCATAAAGGAATGCAGGGAACTAAATATATTGTTGATCCTATTGAAATTAAAAATTGTATTAAACAATGGTTATTTGCAAGAGATGAAGCAGTAAATCATAGTGAAAATTTACATGGAGATTATTACATATATGATGGAACAGATATACCTCTTCAAATGGGAGTAACTAAACAACTTTGTAATCGTTTACTTGAACCTTATCAATGGTATACTTGTTTAGTAACTACTACTGAACTTGAAAACTTTTATAAGTTAAGATGTCCTCAGTATTATAATATTACTACAGGAACATATTTTAAATCTAGAAAAGATTGGATTAAATTTTATTTAGAAAATGGTGGAGTTAATACTAATTTAAGTATATATAATACAGAATATTGGCAATCTATTAATTATTCACAAGCAGAAATACATATCCAAGCATTAGCTGAAGCTATGTGGGATGTCCAGAACGAATCTAAGCCTAGTTTATTGGAAGCAGGTGAATGGCATATTCCTTTTGGTGATAAAATATTTTCAGAAGATAAAATTGAAGATTTTCTTAGAACTCAAGATGTTCAATGGGTTACAGCAGAAGGTCATGATGCAGAATTAGAAAAAATTGCATTAAAAATAGCAACTGCTCGTGCAGCTCGTCTATCTTATATGACATTTGATGGAGAAATTGATTATAACAAAGATATTCAACTTCATGATATGTTACTTAATAGTAAACATATGTCACCATTTGAACATTGTGCTCGTGTAATGACTGAGGAAGAATATCATTTATTTATTAGAGGTAAAACTAAAGAAGATGAATCCGATAATCCTAAATCAATCTATGGTTGGTGTAATAATTTTAAAGGATTTATTCAATATCGTTATTTATTAGAACATGGAACAGGAACAAGCGAAACGTTATAATGAAGGAAAACCTCAATGGTCATTAGTTCATTATAAAAGTTTAGAACCAATGGTTAGAGTTTTAGAATTTGGATGTGAAAAATATGATAGGGATAACTGGAAAAAAGGTATGCCTACTAATAAAATTTTAGAATCTATGCAACGACACTTAGCTGCTTTGATGGATGGTGAACAATTTGATTCTGAGACAGGAATATCTCATATGGGTCACATTCAATGTAACGCAATGTTTTATAATTATCATACAAAGAATGGCGAAATCGAAAGCAAAATTTAAATTAAATGGTGGGAATCCTGTATTATTGTGCTCTAAATGTAGTACGATTATAAAGTATTCTCATCATTTTACAGAAGATGAAACTAAAGCTGCAAGTGGGGAAATTAAAATACCTGCGCAGTTTTGTGATAAATGTGAGGAGAAAATGAAAATCTATGGAGATGAATAGTGTTGTTGAAAAGTAAATTATTAAATAGGGGAACTCATGGCGAAAGCTGTGGGTTCCCCTATTTTTTTTTAATTTATGATATTTATTCCAAAAATTATTATTACTTTTGTGAGTTAAACTAAAACACTTTTATTATGCCTAATGAATTAAACCAATTTGCAACATTCAAACCTATAGAAATAGCTAATGACTCTCGAGCACAAGAAGCTAGACAATATTATCAAGATAATGGACTTGTTCCAGACAATCCTTTTATGACTAAATTTTTAGATCAAGCTACTACTACACAATCAATTCCTAATATCTCTACACCTAGTAAAGATACCGATATAGCTGCGTTATTAGTTAATAAATTAACTAAAGTTCCAATGTCTACTCCTGAAAAAGCATTAAATGATATTAATGTTAATGCTTCTGTTTTTACACCAAAAGTATCTGTTTCTCAAAAAGCTAAAGAAGCAATTAAATTCTTTATGGGTAAAGGTTATACTAAAGAAGTAGCTTCTGGTATTACTGGTAATCTATATGCAGAATCAGGTTTAAATCATATGCGACCTCAAAATAATGGCGGTCCAGGATTTGGTTTAGCTCAATGAGAAGGACCAAGACAAGCGGATTTTAAACGCATTATGGGTAAAGATGTACATTCATCTACAGCACAAGATCAATTAGAGTTTATTAATTGAGAATTAAATAATACACAAAAGCATGCAAAAGCAGCTATATTACAAGCTAAATCTCCAGCAGAAGCAGCTTATGCATTTGCTAATAAATATGAACGTATGAAGAAATATAATAAAGAACGTGAATCTTACGCTAATACTTTTTACACAACTAAATAAAACAAGAAAATCCCCTAGCCTTAACGGTTAGGGGATTTTTTTTTACTTTCTATCAACAGTTGGTAAGATTTCCATCATATTTCAATTACCTCTTAAAAACGTAACTAAATCAGATTTACCTGCAAGTACACTCTTAAAATCGGTCATAGTATTAGTCATAATTGAAGCAAAAGCTGGTTCTCAACTTAATGCTCCAAATACACCACCAAATGGATCAAACTCCCCAAAACTCTTCATACCTACTTTAGTAGCTAGTTGTTCGTATTGAGACATTTCTTTCATTGGTTTCATACCATCTTCTCCTTTAGACATTAATATATGTCCTAATCAAATCATCATCATAGCGATTAATAAATCATGTAACGCAACTTTAGCATTAGCTAATCTTTGAGGATCAGTATTCTTTAAATCACCAGTAGCAAGAGCTCTAATAGTTAAACCTAATGAATACATTAAACCTTCACTAGGAGAACCAATTCAAGCATTAGCAGGAATAATAGGATCTTTAGAACCTAATTGATCTTTAGTTACTTCTTGCATTTCATAATTACCTTGTTCATCAATTACAGGTTTACCATTTTCATCAGTAGTCATTTTTTGATAATATAGAATTTTATTTCCATTATCATCAATTGTAAACTTTTGACCCATATAACCTCTAGGAGATTTTTGATCAGGTTTACCAAAATAATATTTAACTTTAGATGGTCAGAATGTTAAGAATTGTCCAAAAATAATACCCATTGCAGTATGTTTAATCAAAGGTGACATATCTTGATCATAAAATCCATAAGCCATATCAGAAAAATTCTTAATACTACCACGTTCTTTAGATGTGTATGCTGATGGAATATTATCTTTTTCAGTTAAAAGTTTTTCACCAAACGAAGAATTCTCACCATTAAACTCGTCAATTATAGTTAAATACAAACTACGTTGTTTATTGTATAATTCATCAGATGCATTATATTGATATCCATTAGCTTCGCGATTTTTAAAATAATGAGCATATCTTTTATCTTTAGAAGGATCATATTGTAGTTGTCCTTCTGAATTTAAACTATGTGCATCATAACAACCATCATGAATCATTTTTGCAAATAATAAGGATAGTCGATTTACATAATCTGGTGCAGTATTGAATCAATACATATTTTCACCCAAGAAGTTAAATCCGAATTTATCAACTTTCTTTCTATCAACAATGTGATTTAAATCTTGATTAGCAAAACGCATTTCTAAGTTGATAGCTTCATTTAAGGCATATGTTTCTTTATTAGGATCTAATACTAATTTATAAGCTTTTGCAAGATGATCTCCATTAAAACTATCATCTCCATAAATTTTACTTCATGCATAAGATGTATTCTTAACTGTTCCAACAAGTAACTCTTTAATTAATAATGCAGGTCTTAATGAAATTGCCATTAAACTCGATATTTTTTGTACCTTTTTAATAACAGCTAATGCTTCTGCACCTTCTTTATCAGCTACTAACGATTGACCATATACAGCAGTTTTCATTTGATTAAAGAAATCTTCAAGAGCTTCTGTAAGTTCTTTAGTCTTTCCTGAACTTCATCCGTGAAACTTCATTACTGTTAATGCAGAATGTATATTAGGAAGTACTGTATTAAAGTGTTTTTCTCTAATATTTTCAAAAGCATATTTTAAACCAATAACATCTAAGTTTACTTCAAAAGCATTTACTCCATATTTTTCAATTAAACTTAATCTATAATTGTCATTAGTATTTTTAAATTGATTATACATACGTTTAAATCCATTAACTGATTCATAAGATTCAACACGTTGTTCTTCTGTAATATCTCTAGGATCTAATAAACCTTTAGTATCATCTCAGAATTTACCAACAGTTTTTCTAAAACCATCTGTAGTAATTGATTTTCATTTACTTAAACTCATTTTCTTAACAAGTGGAGCTTTAAATAAATCAGATCCAATAGATGTTCATTCACTAAAGTTTTCGTGCTTTTTAAATTCTTCTAATGTTTCAATATTGTATTTATTTATAGGACTATATTTAAACATATTGAATACTACTGTTTCTAAATAAGCTCTTTGAGGATTATCAAGATTAGATTTAAGATCTCATGGATTTTTAAATCTAAAATCATTATCAATAACACCATTATGTTGTTCAAAGAAAACTTTGTGATATTGATCAGCATCTCCAATAATTATTTTTTGAAGAGTAGAACGACCTATTGCTTCATAGTATTTATTAGTTGCACTTACAATTGAAGCAGATTCTTTATTAAATTCAGAAGCAATTTTGTTATGTGCAATGGTAATCATACCGTGTAAACGAGTCATAGCTTGTGATTGTAGAGCATCGGCAGTATTGAAATGTTGACCTTGAAATAAACCTACAATCTTATTACCATTCTTATCATATTCTGGAGATGTTCCCATAACCATAGTTCTAATTCAATCAGTAGCATCACCAATTCTAATTCCATATCTAGGAGTTGCATAATCAAATGTATCATTTAAATTAGTGTAATATGATACACCTAATGATACAAGATAGTATATATAATTCAAAGGGTCTGAGAAATCTTGAATTTCAGTTTGGTCTTTATTTTGAAGACTGTTTCCATATTTATCAAGAAGTTCATTTCTAAACTTTAAAAACCATTGTAATTTATCATTAGCTGTAGACATTTCTTCATCATCTTGACGATATGAAGCAATTGTTGTTTTTAACGCAGAATTATCAATATTACCAGCTTTAGATAAAATTTCACCTCATATGGTTTTCATCATATCAGATGCTTTTAAATTTCCTGTTTTAAAATTGTTTTTAAAATCAGATTTAACTTTTACAATTTCATCACCTAATAAATTAAAATTATGAATAGCTTTATCAATTGGAATAAAATCCGCTTTATCACTGAATCAGTTATATACAGATACATTATTAATTGTTGAACCTTTTAAGTTATCAGTTAAAGCATTTAATACTGTCAAAGCTTTCATTATTTCAATATTAGCTGTACTTGCTGTAAGTATTCTACTATCATTAGCTAATGATTTATTAGGTTTAAATTTACCTAAAATAGTATTACCTCTAGTAAATTCATTAACTTGATCTAAAGCATTAATAGTAATTGCAATAGCTTCTACACTTCGAGTATTAATGTTTCTAAATAATAATACACCAGCATGAGATAATTCAGGAATTGAATTTTCATCATTTACTATTTCCCATTCAGGTGTTAAATATTTATTAAGTACTCTTTGCATTTGAATTGGAGCTTCCTTACCATTAATAAGAATTCCATGTTCTTTATTTTTAGCAGCTTTAAATGACTTAACAAGGTCATTCATTTTACTATCTTTAGCATTAGTCCATTTTGTTACATAATCTTCAACTTTAGCTTGAAATCTTTCTTCCCAACCTAGTTTAGTTTTATCTTCTTCAATCCTTTCAGTATTTAAATTATTTACAATATAAATCTTAGCTTGACCTTCTGAACGAGCAATAGCCTCTTTAACTAAATTTTCAACAGATTTACCTTTTGTTTTAGTTTTATAATCATAAGCAGGAAATGCAATCTTACAAGTATCAACAATTTCAGAATCTAAATCAGTAGTAGATAAATGATCCCTTTTGATTTTAGAAGGAATAAGAGTTCTTAAATCATTACTCATATTACCTGAATTATATTCTAATCCTGATGATGAATTTGATCTGTCTGAAATTTCTTCTAATGTAATAGCGTTAGGATTTATTTCAATATTATTACCTTTTTTAGGAACAATTAATTGTAGTATATTTAAAGAAGATTGAGCTGTATCAACATAACTATCTAACAACTGACGTTTTATTCCTAAAATATAATCAGTTTCTAATTTCTTAGATGAATCCCAATCAGAATATTTATTTCTTGAAACTTTAATTTCATATAAATTAGGAATTCCTTTATCATCAATTTCTAATACATGAATATTTCCATTCATATGATTAGCAGTACTGTTTACAGATTGACCTATTTTAATAATACTATTAGACGATTGCATTTTTCTACCTCAAACAATTAAATCATTTTTAAGTGTAGCAATCGCTATTTTGTAATTGTCTAAATTAAATTCTTTTTTCTCAAAGTTAGACGTTCCATCTAATTTATCAAATTCTTTAGATGCAAATTGATTATAATTATGAATCTCTTTCATAAGATTCTCTAAATACATATCAATATCTTTATCCTTATATAATTTACCAGCATCAGATAAAGCCAATCTTACAAGATTAGAACCAATTTTACTCATTTCCATCATTCTATTATCAAGAGATAAATTTAAATTAACTCTTGCCATTAGAACAGCAGCAGATTCATTAGGATATTTAACTTTTAATAAAGCTAATTGATTCTTTTTAAAATTTGCTTCAATAAATTCGGGGGAGAGTAATTTCTCTTCCCCGTTTATATTATGTGTAAGTTTTATAAAACTATAAGGTGTTAATCCATCAGATACTTTAGGATCGATATTTGATTTTGCTGTATTATCTTCTAACACATTTAAAGTTAAGTCTTGTAAAGATTGGGTTAGTGTATCTTCAGATCTACTGTGTTTTACACCCACTTCTTTATCCAGATTGTTCTTAACAAAATCTGTTAGTTCTTTATCCGAATTAAAAGTTGCATTAAATCCGTCTATATTTAAATAGTATTTACATTTATCCATTTTATTTTATTTTAATAACTGCAATCTTGTATCAGTTGATCATTTTTTATTAATTGTTTTATCTTTCCTGATACATTAAACATTTCAAATGCGTTTGTAGTATCAATTAATCCATCTTCTGCACCTATTAATTTAGAACCAAACTGAGTCATTATACTATCAATTGGTTGACCTAATAAATCTATTGAATCTTCTCATTTTAAATCAGCATCTAAATTTAATAAATCAGATATTGATTTTTTAATAGATTCATTAAATACTTTCTCAGTAAATAATTCATCAGGTTTAATATTGCTTTTAACTGTCATTGTTAATAATTTAACAAAAGTTTCCTCTAATTTATCAGCATTTATATCTCCATTATAACTCTTAGATATTTCTGAAAACATAGGATGATATTGTACTGAATTCACAATTCTATAATAAGAATCAGAATCATTACTTTTCATTGTAGCTAATACTAAATGTAGAATCTCGTGTAATGGTTCTTCCATTCCAGCTTTATCAACATTTACATAAACTCCACCTTCATAAACAAATGCCGCAGAATTATTTACATCTAAATGTGTAAAGTCTTTTAAATCATCATTTGTAATAATATTGATCGGAACTCCGAATTTATTTTGAAGAACATCAATCATAGCGTTAACTATTTCAACTGAATCAGATTTACTGTAAGCAGTAACATATGAACTCTTAGAAGGATTACTTTGAGTAACAACATCTTTAACTTTTTCAAAATTATCGGTTGCTCATTTTGGTAAAAACAATTGTTTTATATTAGTAGCATCTACTCCAATAAAAAATCGTTCTGCTTTAACATGATTTATTTTACTATCGTCTCCAACATTAGGAATATTTGAATAATGATATGCAGAAACTAATAGTTTATCTCCAATCATTTTCTCAACAATAAAAGGTTTAGCGTTTCCTTCTACAAGTAAATAAGAACCTGGAACTATATATTGAAATACTTTATCAAAACTTGTATTATCCAATGCAATTTTTACTGTATTAAAATCATCTTTTAATATACCTTTTTGTCCATTAATAGGATTACCTTCATACATATAAAGTTTATCGGGAATTGAATTTCATTTATAGCGTTCAGCTAAAGACTCTTTATATTTCTGTGTAATATCTATATCAGATGATTCGTATTTAGATTCAGATATAGGTCTACTATAAACATAACCTGTTTTACTTTGATAAACTTTAACTTCTTGACTATTAGTATTAGTTATATTAGGAGTGTTTCCAAGTTTAAATCTGTTTTTAATTATTCAACCTTGAGCAAAAGATTCATTTTGTGATTTATTACTCAATAATAAATATCTTGATAAATTTAAATCTGATGTAGCTACATCAATATAACGATTAACTCCTCCAAACTCAGATGATGTTTTAATATGATCATAAGCTGATTCAAGTACTTTTAATACATTACCAGTTGAAGTATCATATATAAAATCATCTTTATTAATTGTAGATTGACTATTAATTTGCTCTATAGAAAATTCTGAATTTTTAAAAGCTCCATGATTATTTTTCTTTGGACTAAGAAATATTTCTTGCATGTTATCTAATATCTTACCATTTGAATCTGTTTTAAACACATCACTAATTGATTGTTTAACACTAACCTTTTCAGTAGCTGATATAACATGATCAATACTTGGAGAAGTTACATATTTAATACTATTTTCCATAACATATTTTACAGTATTGTTCTTAGTTAAATAATATACAATTTTCTTATCTCCTGCATCAGATTGACTAGTACCATGAGCTAATACAATAGCATCAACAAGTTTATCATCTTCTTTAACAAGAACGTGTGCACCATTCATTACTCCAAATTGTACAGGTTGTCAAGCATCATTATTTTCAATTTCTGAAATCGTATGACTTTTAAATGTATTTGTATCAACATCTGTTCCGATTGAAAAGTTTTTAATATCACTTACTGGAACTTGTTCTCCATTAACAGTTAACATAGAACCATTTATTTCAGAAATTTCTCTATACGTTTTACTTCTTCCAACTTTTACTTTAACTCTACCAGATTTAATTAAATCAAGCATAGTACCTCACTTAACTTTACTAAATTTATTTATAGATAATTCAGATTCAGTTTTACTTGATTTGTATACAGGTTTAATTGTAGTATCATCAACTTTTCTAGAATATATATAATCTGATTTAAGTAATGATTTACGTGTTGTTAATCCATCCCCACCTGAAATTGTAGTAATAACTTTATTACCATCAGTATCTACTTTATAATCAAAAAAGATTTCATAAATAGTTTTATCTCCAAATTTAACTCCAATTAAATCACCTTGTCTAAGATTTTTAATTAGAGTTTTTTCAGCAGGTTGATAATAATAATCACGATTTTCTTTTAATACTTTAGTTTCAAAGTTAGATTTTATAGTGTAAGCTGAATCTCTTGTATTTATTAAATCTGATACACCGTTAACATCTATAGTATTTTTATAAGATGCTTCATTATAAACAAATAATAATTTACTAAGTAATTTAGATTTATCTCCAAATCCTGGATTAATTATATTATTTAATATCTCAGTTCTTTGTGCATCAGTACCAGTTCTAAGAGTTTCAGAGTTTTTAATGTAATTATCATTATCGTATAAATTTAATGCCAACTCAGTTAAAGCCATTATCTTATTTTGTTCATCATAAGCATAATTTAGATTTAAAAATATATGACCTTTATGAAATTGAGTTTTTACGTTTTCATTTGCAATTCCAGCAATAACCATTTTAGAGGTCCATGATGGTTTAGGAATATTAAGTCCTTGCATTAATTTAATTACATTCTTATCTTTAATCAACTCCGCAGGGCTGTAAAGCCCCACGGAATTTTCATTAATGTTTGTAAGTTCAATATTCTCAATTGAATCAAATTGTGGAAGCATTTCCATAATTGATTTAAGTTCATCCAAACTTCTACCTGATAATAATTTTTTAATTTCATTAATATCAGTAACAGGTTTTTCAACTGAACCTAAATTATATTTCTTACCTCCAACGTTAAGTATTATTTCACAACTCATTATTTATTACATTTAGTTTCTAATACACCATTTATAGATGTTAGACTATTTAAAATTTGTTTTTCTAAATTCTTTCTTTCCTCACTAGCAATTTCAGATTCATCTAAAGAGTCTAATAAAGTATAATATCTATTCTTAACAGAATCAACAATATCAACTGGATTTTCAATATCAGACATATCTTGAGATCTAGCTACAGATTTTTGTTCTAAATCTCTCTTTCCAAATATCTGTAAATATAATACATGTCTAAAATCTTTATCAGTTTTAATTCTATCCATTAATTTTGGGATTAGATTTTTATCTAAGTCCATCATCCTTTGGAATTCTACGAATTTTCTTGAGAAAGTGTTAGGATTTTCCATATCTTGTGAGAAAAATATAGTTGCTCTATTTCCACCAAATCGTCCTTCGTTGACTAAATGATTATACAAATATAGTAAATCTAAAGCTCTAATATTCTCAGAATTGTACTTATTTGATCCAGGATCAGTCTGAGATACTTTGATATTTAAATTATATTTATCATCACGATTTTCATTAAATAAATTGAGACCATGTTGAATCTTAGTCATTATTTTATGATTTGATTTATCATCATAGAATTTAATCTGACGTTGCATATTGAATATTTTATTGTTTCCAAACTTATAATCTTTTAAGAAGTTATTACTCTTAAATTTAGATTTAAGTGAATTAATTAAATAATTCTCCATAATATATTTGTATTGTGCTAATCCAAATTCAGTTCCAAGATCAATAATTCTATAAGGAGTATTTAAAGATTCTTCTTTAGTATCAGGATCTGTACTTAATTTAATTTCAGAAGTACTAATCCTTTGTTTATCAGGATCGAGTATATTCATCTCTTTTATATTTAAGTATTTCATGATTTGAACAATGTCTAATTGTAAATTTAAATTTTTAAGCCATTCTTGTGATACATAATTATCATAAGCATCACCTGCTCCAGATAGTACTTTTTCTCTAAGTTGTACAGAATTATCGATATTTGACATTGCTCTTGTTTGTTTAACAATATCTTTATGGTCTAATTCACCATTATCTCTACCTATATCAACTAAAGCATGAGTAAAATCAGTAACGAAAGCATATTTATTAATATCAGTTCTCATTGTTTTTTCACTATAATTAAATGATTTCAACATTCCATTAAAGTGAGGTAACTTATTTACAACATCTAATACATTGAATGTATATTTCAATAAATTATAATAACCTGTAACAGCTTCAAAATATCTTGGTTCTGTTGTAATAGGATGATCCATACTTTCGTAATAACGATTGATATCAACTCCACCAAATACAATTCCAGCTAATACAGCATCAGATAATCTTCCTTTAATATAACCTTCTGATAAATGAGGTTTGTCAGTTTTAATTATTCTAACTAACTCAGGTAATAAAGTTTTATTAAATTCTTTAAGTATTAAAGTTTGTTCAGATGAAGATGCTTCATTTCATTGTTTTTTAACATTATTTAAATCCGTTTTAACTTCTTCAAATATTGTATTTTGTTGAGATGTAACAACTGAATTAATTTTTCTAACAATATTATATATATCAATTTCAGAAGCTTTAATACCTTGATTAGCAGATAGTAATCCACCCAAAGTTTTAAGTTCTTTAGAATAGTTATAAATTTTAATAAACTCATCAAAATAAGCTTTATTAATTCCAGCTTTAGCAGGATTAAGTTTTCCTAATTGTGCATCAATTGATGAACTTTTACCAGATTTAAAGAAGTCTTCTTGTAAAGCAGCTTTAATTTTTAACGCATCATCACTAGTCATAAATTTACCAATAAGTGCTTCATCCATTCCTAATACTAACATATAAATATGCATTGAAGCAAAATCTATACCAGCATTAATTTTAGCTAACATTAACTCTTTAGCATTATCAGTTGCAAGAGATAATAAAGCAGATATATTTAAAGCCGGATCATTTTCATCAAGAACTTTAGATAACTCTAATTTCTCTTCATCGTTAAATAAAGATCCATCTTTCTTAGTTAGATTAACTTCTTTAAGATTTTTATATACAATATCTTCTAAAGTTTTAGTTGCTTTTTCTGTTAAGTTTAATCCTCCAATCTTTTTAAGATTGTAGTTCTTACCTAAAATATGAAAGTTTCTACTAAAGAATTCATTATCTTCTGATGTTACTTCACCATTATAATAATTAGAATAATATGTAACTAAAGCAAAATAATCTTTAAGTCCTGTAGCAGCAGCTCCAATTACTTTTTTACCTACAGCATTTTGTTCTTGTTGTAAGAATGTTGTATGACCATCATAATTACTTAAAGCATAAGAACCATCAATTTTCTTACCAATTTCTGTATACTTACCAAATGAGATTGGAGAATAAGATGCAACTTGATTTCTAGGACTAGTACTTAATGCAATTAACTTATTAACTACAAAGTTTTTAAATCCATTTTCATTATTGTATTTATTATGTTTAGATAATTGTTTAATAAATTTATCAGCAATTAAATCATTTTCACTATCAATATATTTAATTTCAGGATGATCTTTCAAATAGTTATAAATATCAGCTCTTTCTTTTAATCTAAATGGATTCATGGTTGTAGGAATAACAAATGTTTCGCCTTCAAACTTTCCTCTAGTATATTCCTTTCCATTAGGTGCAGGAAGTCTTAAAGAATCTCTAACGTTATCATCAGATGAGAAATCAAAGAATGGTGATCATTTTTCAAAAGAACCATTTCTATAATCATACATCATCATATAAACTTTATCAATATCAAAGTCAGAACCTTGTAACCATAATTGTCAGTGAGATACAAATGCATTATTCAAGTGTTCTTGAGTATATGCTACAGTATTCATAGACATAAATGATTGATAAGCTTGTGCAGGAATACGAGCACTTAATGATAGATTAGACATTTTCCATGAATTAAACATAGTATTTTTCAAGTTAAACACATAACTGTCTTTAGCTCTACTTTCTCTTAATTTATCACGATATCCACCAGTATCTCAAAGATAACTACTAATATCTTTTGTTTTAGAATCTTGAGATAAACCTGCTGTTTTAGCAGCATTTTTCATTTCAAGATAATACTTTTGTTTATTTTTCAAATAAGTTCTTGATGCAGCATCATTTGTATTATCAACTAAAAGTTTATATACATCTAATAAAGAATCAAGATTATCATCAGATACAATATTTTTATTAATGTTCATAAAATCATTTACATCAATTAGATCAAATTTGTTTTTACTACCACTAATAAATGATTTTAAATCTTCTAAAGAATTAACAACTAACATTTCATTATTTGATTTATCTTTAAATAATTTACTACCTTCTGGAAGATTATACATCTTTTTACCTTGCATATCTTTACGAACTCTTACATCCTTTCCATTAAAATTTTCAGTAGATTCGTTAACAAAAAATGATTCTCCAATTTGAGTATCTTTTCTTTTTAAAACATCATTGTCAATTGTATATCTATTATCAGAATTTATAATAATACCTAATTTCTTTCCAGTCTTTGAGTCAGATAAAAATACATCACGTTCTAATTTTCTAGGAACATTTAATGCATTATTGATAATATTTCCAAAGAAATTCGGAGTTATATCAGCATGTTTAAATTCTTCTAATGAAAATTCAGATTGATAAACTTTAGGAATAATATTTTCAGCATGTTTATGTACATAATCACTAATTATATCTGTACTAAGATATTCAGCTTCTGGATCAATACCATAAGCAAATGTATCATTCTTTTCAGAACCACCTGATTTATATTTAAATATTTCATCAAAAGGATTAGCTGTTGTAGCGTCAGATGTTCTTTTAAAAATAACACCTTTTTCTAATAAAGTATATGATCTATTAACTCATTTTTGCAAATATTTACCAATAAATTCATAATAATCTCTCATGTAATCTTTATGAGTTTCATGAGTATCTAATGGCATCATACTATGTATTGATTTAAAACGTTCATCATTCTTTGATAAATAATCAATGAAATTCAATACTTGTGGATGTGGAGCAAATACTCCAGTTTTCTTCCAAACCTTTATAGCTTGTTCAAAATTTCATTTAAGTTGAACTGCTTCTAAATCAAATGAGTTTTGACGTAGTCCATTAACATTATAAGTAATTTCAACAGGTTTTAAATCTCTAGTAAGTCCATATATTTTTTCAAATTCATATTGACTATTTTCAAATAAATTCTTAAAGTTATAATAATTTTCAATTCTATCAAGATTAATTATATTGTTAGATTTATTATATTCAACTCCTCCAATTTCAACAGCATTATTATCTGTAAAAATAATTCGTATTGTATCTAAAGGATTGATTTCATTTAATAATACAGGTTTAGGTTTGAATTCATCAGAAAAATTTAAAACATGATCAATCTTAGATTTTAATTTATCATATTCAGTATCACCAATTGGAACAAATGATGCTTTAAGTTCATCAGAAAGTTTATCAAATTTACTAAGGATATCATCCATTATATATGTCTTGCCAACATTGTTCTCATAAATCTTCATAATGCCCTGAGATGGATTTAAAACCATCGCAGCACCCCTAAATTTACGACGAATATAATCCGTATTTATTTTAGAAATTATTGATGAAACAAATTGTTTATAAATTGTTTTATTACCATAAGGTATAAAATCAGAATCAGCAGGATTTAAAGTAGCTTCAACATTTTTATATAAAGAATCAACAATAATTTTACTGTTATTTATTTGTGAACTATTCTCTAAACTTTTTACAAATAATTTAGTCAGTTGTTTCAGTTTATCTTCTCCACCTAACTTTTGGAATTGTTTTAAAGTATTATCAATTATTGATCCAATTCCATTATATAAATCATTAAATAACTCAGGAGCTGCATTGTTTTCAGATGCAGCAGAAAGTACTTGTGTAATTTCAGATACAGATGATTCATCAGAAGTGTGACCAGCATCTAATTGAATTCCAAAAAATGATGTATCAAAGTTAAACCAATTAGGTTTTGACTTATTAGTATGATGTAAAACATCAGTATGATTGATATTAGTTGCACCATTTTTAACAGCAGATTCAGGTAAAAACATTGCAATCATTTTATCTTTTAATTTCAATCCTCCATTTAAAGCATGCTTTTTAATGATTTCATTTACTATTTGAATTGATTGTTCAGTTTGAACAATTTTTTCAATCGTTCTACCATTTAAAAGTTTAGTAATCTTTTTAGATGAAAATGCTCCACCAAAGGCTTCTCATAAATCAAATAAGTTTTTAATTTTTAATGGTTGAATTTCAATATCTCCATTTGCATTAGCGTAACTTAATTCATAACTTGTTTTACCTTTACCATCAGCTTTTTTAATAGAAATAACTTGTCTAAATTCTCCGTTAATTGGAATATATAAATTATCAAGATCAATACTTAAAGCTTCTCCTGTAAGAGATGTAAATATATTATCATGATCAGAATCTTTGAATATATCAAAATGATTCATTTTCTTCATCCATTCTCTTTGATTATAAGGAGAATTGATACTAGTTCTAATATTTTCATTAGTCATTCCAAATGTAGCACATTTCAAAAAAGTACTATGTCCATTGTGAATAGAAGTACCAATTGGTTTTTGAGTTCCGTTTAAACCTTTACCAGGTTGAGCAGATATAGATTGAGCAACAAAGAAAGGGTTAGCAGGAATACCACCATCAAATACTTTTTGATCATCTGATGCACCAACTTGATTAAATACTTGAGCTTCTGGATCTTTAAATATTGCTAATTTAATTTGAGGTTCAATTCCTTGAGGACCTTTATTAAATATTGTCATACTAGCTCCAGTAATTACCATACGTTTTGTAAAACCTGTAGTTCTTTCTTTTTCTTCTAATCTCCAATCATTAAATCATCCTGATTCTTTAGTATTGATTTCAATAAAACTCTTTTTAAATGGGTGAATATATGCACCTTTAGTAGAAAGATTTTCATATTGACTTAATATTAAATTTCTAGACCACATATATTTTCTACCTAATTCAGATAGTTCAGTACCATCAGCATTATTCAATTTAAGATTACTAACTGATATTCTTTTACCATCTTCCATATTATAATCAAAAATATCATCAACATCTATATTAAAATGTTTAGCTATTTGTTCAGCAATGTGTTCAGATTTAACATGATAAGTTCCTTCGAATTTAGTATTTAATTTGATTTCTTTTGGAGAAATATGTGTATTTTCTAATGTTCAAGAAGCTAAACTTCCTTCCATATTTTTACTCCATTCATTAAATAATGATTGATCATTAAATATCATGAAATTAGTTTTAAGAGCTTGATTAATTTTCAAAGCCTTTTTACCATCAACTGAATATTCAGAATAATGTAAATCTCTAACTATTTCAGGATTTCTAAAATTATCATCATTACTATGATTATGTGTATAAGATCTTGTTAATTTTTCAATAGCTTTAACACTAGTATTTTTTTCAAAGAATTCTTCAATTTGACTAATTTTATCTTTAGGATCACGTACTGTAGATAATGAAGATGAATTATCAATCAATAATAAATCAGCATGAATATTATTTATAACTGATGTATAATATTGTAATTGATTTTGTTTAAAGTGAGATTTTAATTCATCACTTGATAATTTAGCTAGTGTTCCACCTAAGTTATCTGTAACATTTGAATTAATTTCTAAAGCTAATATCTTACCTTTATCAGAAAAATTCCAAGGTTGAATAAACATTCTATCTTCATTAATACTTGACATTAAGAAATTTCTAGTAAATGCAAGTTTAAATAAATCTTTTGAATTTAATTCATCAATTGATTTAGCTTCATTTTTACCAACTACTTCACTTATAATAGCAGTACCTTTTATTAGATTAGGATTTTGTTTAAAGAAAGTATTAGCATTTGCTTTAGCTAATAATCTTCCAGTTAATGCTCCAACATAAGCAATTGACATAGTTGGTCATGAATCACCTTCCGAACTTTTAACTTGTGTTACAACGTTATATTTTTCTTCTTGATGTCTTAATTTAAATAACTTTTTAAAGTCAAATTCTTTAGATACATTATCTTCTTGTAGTTTAGCTATAATTTCATCATTAGTTAATACTCTATCAGCTAAAGAGACATCTTCATTCATAACTTTAATATCTTTCATTAAAAGATTTTCTAATGATTTTCTAGTATTAGCTGTTAATGGATCTGATTCAGATTTAGTAGAACCTAAAAATGATTCTTTACTTTCTTTAGATAACTGTATATCAGCATATTTATCAATAAATGCAAATACTCCACCATAAGTAGAAAAATCAGCATCTCTAAATATAGTAGAATCTGTTTTAAGTTTTTGCTTATAAGAAACTGTATTATTTACAAGTTGTTTGAAATCCACACCTACTTTAGTATCCATATGTAGATTGTCAACAGTTGTACCATTTCCTTCTACATCTTCCGATCTATATGTATTTTTAACTGTATTTCTTATAGCGTGAATTAATATTTGTTCAATATCAATTGGTTTATCAGATATACCGATATTAGTTGCTTTCCATTCATTAAATAATCCCACAACTCCAGTATCTCTATGATATAAGAAATCATGAATACTATACATATAATTTTTAATGATACTTAAATCATCATATTTATCAGATTCATTTACTAAAGCTTTTAATATTGTTCTGAATGGTATATCGTTATTATCACGTTCATGTCTTTCAAATGCTTCATCAACTGTTAGTTTTGAACCTTTAATATTAAGTGTTAAGTCTTGAGGTAATGAATTCATTACTGCTCCAATAACATTAACACTAGTTGTTCCTAATGTAATACGATTATTTCCAAATAAATATCCTGAAGTTTTATCTCCATTTGATTCTTCAGATTCTTCAATTACATTGTGTTGTTTGAATGGGATGATATTAGAAAGTAATTTAAATAAACTTGAAGTATGATGTGATACATCAGTTCCTTCTATTGAATCAGAAGCTCATGTTGAAGTAGATGCTCCTTTAAATTTTAATGTATATTTAAATTCACTATTAGAAGGAGGTGCATATGTATTCATCCCATCCGGATTTACATTTATTACATCTCCATGTTTTTCTGACATTAATTTATCAAAATTTGTAAGAATCAACATTCTTATATATCCTGATGTAGTTGAAATACCTTTAGTATCAATACTATATTTATCTAAAGCTTCAAATTTAGTTGTTACTGATTCTAATACTTTAGAATATGGTGTTTTACCATCTGTATCTGGAAAAAATAAATCAGGATTCAATCTAAATGCACGAGATCCAGTAGAATCTTTATCTGTATTATACAGATTAGAATCTTTTACTTCAGTTACTCCTGAAACTTTAGTTAGATATTTTCAAATATCATTCTTATAAACAAAGATATTATGTTCCAATGCTAAATCAGATACTACAAAGTTATTAAATCCGTTATCCCTGTTATCGTTATTAACGAATGAAACAGCATACATAGCGTACTCTAATTCAGAATCTAAAAAATTTTCAAGTGATTTATCATGTTTTAATAGTTTTGCTATATTTGAAGCATCTATTAAAGTTGGATTAGTTGATAACGATCCAGATGTTTTAGATAGTCCATATCTAACTTGAGATATAATCTCATTAATATTATCAGAAGTTAAGTTAGGTTTGTTTAACTTTGACATTGATAAATATAACGAATTGAAATCATACACCCGTGCTTCAGGAGATTCTTCTATTCCCTTTAATATAAAATCTGACGCAGCAGATATTTCTTCATTTAATTTTTCATTATCTACTAAATCAGAACCGAAAATACCAAGGGGTTCTATCCCCTTGGCACCATTCAGTTTCTTGATTATTGCTTTAAAATTTTGTGAACATTTACTCATTTTTTATTTAAAATTTACAATTGTATTGGTTATTATCATTTAATCCACTTAATACTAGATTTTTGATTAATGAATTGTTTTTATTAAGTTGAACATTTTTATCAGGACCTAATTCAAATAATGAACTTAGGGCACTAGTTATATTTAATCCGTCCATCTTTAACACTCCATTTTCAACATCTAAATCATCATAATTTTGATCAATAAATCCATTTATTATTTTGCTTACTACAGCTTTACTTTTTTCAACATCTTTTGCTTTGTCAAACAAATTACCAAGTGGAACTCCAAATGTATTACCTTCAAAATCAAATGATATGTGATTTGGTATTTCTACTCCAACTAATGTTGGTTCAGTTTTTACATTATTAGTATTTACTTCGTTTCCACCAATCTTACTTAATATTTTATCCATATTTAACATAATTTGATTAGGTTCAACAGGATATTGCATTTCATAATTATTATTAGTAGATACTGGTAATTTACCTTCAAATTCACCACTAACAGCAGGAGAATCAATAATAGTATTGTAATAGATAGGTTTGTCATAAGTTTGAACAAAACTATTAAATCTAGTTACAGTATCTTCGTATTGAGATTTACCTTCTGTCATTATATTATGTATAACATATAAAGGATTTGGAATTTTAACAGGTATAACATCTCTAAATCTATTTCCGATTATGGATTTTAATTTAGGATTTTCTAATAAATCATCAAAAGTTTTTTGAGTTGATGCATCATTGTTTATAAATCGCCCTAAATCCATTAAAGTTTCTACAATATGAAATGATTCTAAATCATTCTTAGATAAATAATTTTTCCAAGAAATATGATTAACCATATCATCAATAATAGTATCAATGTTTTTACCAGCAACTTGTTCAGATTTTAAGAAATCATAGAATACTTTCCATCCAGTATATTTAGACATTAATGCTAATTTTTTATATTTAGCATCTACATCTGTTTCATGGTCAGCAAGATGTTCTTGATTTTTTAATTTCTTATCAGCTTTAAGTTCTGTATCAGCTGTAGTTATTTGTGTTCAAGCTTCACTTAAAGTTCTACTTTTAGCATTTAATACAACTAATTTAGAATATTTAATATTTCCTTTAACATATTCAATAGTAACATAAGGTCTATAAGCATATCGGTTGTAATATTCTTCCGAGTTTCTTAATGTGAATTCATCATTAGTTTCATTCTTACCTTGAGTATTATAAGGAGTTTGTCTGTATTCTTCCATTGTTTTTTTAATATATTTAAGATAATCTCCATTTTGTAATACACCATGTGCATCATATTTTGGACCTCTAAATACTTTAATCTCACTAATGAAAGCTCCTGGAAATTTAGCTTTTAAATCTTTTACAGTTATAGCAGAATCCTTTTTAAAGGCATCTTTTTGAGCATCATTCATAGTTGGAACTTGAACTCCCATATATGTTTTAATATCAGCACTATCAACTGTAATATCTCCTTTACTTGCTAAATCATATAACTTAGAAAGTTTTTCGAAATCAACATTAGCTTTAACAGCAGGATTTGAAATATCAGGCAATGCTGAAAGAGTTATAAAATGATTTGCACCACCAATTTCAACATTCATTCCAAGAACATAAATATCTTTACCTTTTAAAGCATTACTATTTACTAGTTTACCATAAGGATCAGTATACTCTCCACTTTTAAGTTTTCTTATTACTAAATCTTTTTGTTTAGTATCATTATTAAATAATCTAAAATCATCAGGTCTAGTATAAATTGTGTTATCAATTGTAGAAAATAATACTAAATTTTTCCATTTAATATAATCGCCAACAACATCTCTAACACTTTGATCAGATATATTTACTAATCTAAGAATTGAACCTAAATCAGTTCCAGTACTATTCTTTATTAAGTCATCAATATCAATATCAGATCCAATTATTTTATCTAAGTTATTAGAAATATCATGAATTCCAATATTATTAAAGAATGAATATCCTAATATATTACTAGGATCTTTAGTTTGAACAGTAGTAGAAATTGGAGTAATTATTTCAGGGTCTGAAGTTTCTTTCCAATCGGTATTAAATTTCTCATTTACAACTTTAACATCTTTATGTTTTATAGGATCAGATTGTTTATAATCCTTTGTCATATCTGATAATTCATCAATTCTCTTAGTTAAGAAATCTTTAGCTCTATCGTTATCAAATACTTTTTCTTCTGTACTTAATGACATTTCTGTTTTAATTCCAAAATTATCTAATAGAGTTTTAGAACCAACAATTAAAGTTCCAATTTTAGATCTAGTAACAAGAGTATATAAACTACGTATAGTATCAAAATCAGAATCAGATATTTTAATTGGATCAAGAATTACTACTTGATCAAATTCTTCACCTTGTACATTTTTAGAATAAACTTTAATGTCAGCAGATTGAATACCTAAAGTACTTGTAATTAAAGATTGTGTTGAATCAGATAATTTACCACTATCAGTTAAGAACACAATTTCTTTAGAAGTATCTAATTTTAAAAGATCAGCTTTTGTAAGATTATCTACAAACTTATCTCCATTTAAAAATGTTTTATCATAATAAACTAAAGTAGGTCTATATTTAATAGGTTCTTTCAAATATGAATCTCTATAAATAGCATCTGTAAAATTCTCCATAAGAATACAATTATCATTATGGTGTACATTCTTAGATCTAATTGTACTTTTAAGTTTAATAGATCTAGGAGTAGATATATTCTGTGTAGAAAATGATGTAGTACCAATTTTACTTCCATTTTGTAAATTATCACCCATTGCAATAACATAGTAGTTATTGTTTTTAGCTAGATAATTAAACATTTGCCATTCAAGTGTAGATAATTGACTCATCTCATCAATCATTACAATTTTAGAACCTTCAATATTATGACCTAAGAATACAGAATCTAACCATTTTTCATTTATAGCAACTGCACCATCTCCTTCACCTTTTATAAAAATCTCAGGATTTAAATCATCATATTTATCTTGTTCTATTAAATTTAATTGTTCCATGTATTCATCATACTTAGAACCAATCATTGTTTTAATGTAGTCTTTAATTAAGTCTTCTTTTATTTCAACAGATACCTGATTCTTTAAATTCTCTTTTAATCCAGTAAGTGTTTTAGGTGTTGGTGCTAAAGCATGAATAGAAATATTTTCACTCGGAACTTTAGAATCAATTATCATTCTTAAAGGAAAGTTTCCTAAAATTGTAGTTTTACCTGTTCCAGCAGAGCCAAGAACATTAAATACATATCCAATAGAGAAACTTCTAGATTGATCAATAGCTTGTTTATAGGCTTCTTTTTCAGTAATTGTAGTACCTGCATCTTTTGCATCAGCAAGTATAGAATTCTTTAAAGTATAAATACTAGGTTGTACAAACTCTATAGAATGAGCCATTATATCTTTTCCTAATCTACCATTAAAATAAGCTTGTTCTTGTCTTTGTACAAATTGTTGTACAAAAAATGGAGCTTTTACTTCCGACAAAGATACTTCATTTTCTAGTAACTTTTTATAGTTTAGATAAAAATCTTTACTACTAAGAGCCAGTACAGAATGTAAATAAAAATATCAATCTTTTTTCTCAAGTTGAGTCAAATCCTTTGTCAGATTAGAATCCTTACCATCAATAATTGACTTGATAATATTTTCAGAATTATCATTGCCTTTAAACGGAGCAAAAACTTCATCTAATTTGTCTGTCAAGTTTCCTTCAGCATTATGAAAATTAGTATAAATTCTATGTTCAAATTCAGCAAGTTTACTTTCAGCTAAAACTATTTTATTAATAGCATCAAGATCATTTTGATTTATTAAAGTTCTTCCATTCACAGTTAGTTTACCTGCTGAAATTTCAGAACCATCAGTCATTCTTTTTAAAATAGAACTAACTAATGCTGTTTTGATTAAATTATGTTCTTCAATTAAAGATCCAGAGTTTCTTTCTGCAAGAGTTTTAAAATAGTTTAATTTATCTGAAATGAAAGTTAAATCATCATTTATGATCTTAGCTGACGTACTATCAACCAATCCAAATTTTCCACTAACTTCTTCGAACTTTTCAGCAGCCATATTTAATGAAACATTATAACCATACAAATCACCACCTAATCCTACTTCTGTAGAAGTCATTGCTGAAATTACAGAACGTACAGCAGTTATTGTAGATAAAGCTTTATTTAATTGATCAATTTGAACATTATTTCTAATAAATTGAGACGGTGCTACAATATTATCAAATAAATCATAATTATCTCTTAATAGTTTAAAGAATGAAATAGGACCTGTTTTACCTCATAGATTTATCTGAAACTCATTCAACTTGTCCAAAAACGTATTCATTTTACGTTTATTGTATTTAAGAATTTCATGAATGTTTAAATAGTCTTTATATCCACGATCAATTAAAGCTTTACCTAATTCTGAATTTTCATCGAATTCAAAATTATCTAAATCAGGAATTAATGCAGAAAGAGAACTATTTTGAATATTTACTCTAATTTCATTAGCAGCATCTGTTAATTCTTTAACCGCTTCATTATCTAAATCTTCACCTCTAGCAATTACATTATTAGCATATTTAATTAATAAAGATCTACGTGGTGAAATCTTATCATTGCCTTTTGTAAAAGTATAATAATCATCATCAGAATGTAGCGCTTCATTATAAACTTCTTCTAATTTAGGATCTGAATTTCCTTGATTGATAGATATTTGATCCATTTTACTTTTAACAGTAGAATTGAATACATCTTGAATTTCAGTAAGTGTTACATCAGTTCCTTTATTTTGAACATAAGTATCTAATGCTGTAACAATATCATGAGTAACTTCATCAGTATCTTTGTCAAATCAGTCTGCTAAAATTTGGTCAGCATCAGAAAAACTAATAATTCCATCTTCATTAGTAACACTAGATAATTCATCTAATACTTTATTAGCTTCAACTAATAATTTAGATTTTATTAAATCTTTATTAACAGCTTTCTTTTCATATCCATTAACGTGGATTGTTCCAATGTTCCCAATAGTTGTAATTTCACTATCTTTGGCTAAATGTTGCATTAGAACATCTTCTGTAGCTAAATCCGCAGATTGAGAAATTGTTTCTTTCTCACCCATGATTTGTTTTACTCGTCCATTTTTACTTCCGTTATAAGCATCAAATGCTTTTTGTATAATACCGTAATCTAACTCTGTAGACGGAAGACCTAATGAATTTACAATAGCAAATAAATGTTCTTTATCTCCAGTACTTAAAGTATTAATATCCCTCTTTTGATTTAATTCTACATCAGCATTATTAATATCAGTATTAATTTCTTCTTGAAGTGGAGCAATTTTTTCATTTATTGTATTAATTTCATCTGGTTCTGTAACAGTAGATAATTGTTCTTCTAACTTATTTAATTCTTCAAGTTTAGGATTGATTAAAGCATCACGTCTGTTAATTATTTCAACTTTTTGTTCTTCTGGTAAACCAATTTGAATTAAATTCATATCGTTTAAGAAATGAGCAACATCAATATCAGTATCAGATGTAAGACTTGCAGTTCTAAAACCATTCTTATCTAATTCAGTATTTAATTGTTGTAATCATTGTCAGTTAGTATAAGCGTCAGTTAAACTTAAACCTTTACCTTTATTTCTAAAGTTAGCTAAGAATGAACTTCTAGTATTAGCATATCCATCAGCATTAAACTCTGCAATTGAATGTGAGAACTCTTCATTAATTTCCAAAAATCTATCAAACATTGATTTCATTTTGTTTTTAAAATCACCTTTACTTTCATCAAATATATTATCAAATTCTGCTTTATAAGTTTTCTTTTCAGATTCACTAAGTGAATAGAAATCTTTATCATATTTATCTTTAACATAATCGTCAACAGATAAAGAAATAAATGGTGCGTGTAAATTTTTATTTAATGTAAATAGTGATAACTTATGATAGTATTCAGCCTTTTCACCTTTTAATAATTCTTCAACTAACTTTCTTTTTTCATTAAGTTTAGATTGAATATCACCTTTACCTACTTCATTTTTATTTACACTTTTATCATCTTTTTCAGTTTGTACATTTTCTAATTGAGTAGTAAGATCTACAATATCTCCAATTAATTGAGTAAAATCTGATTTTACAAAAGAATCAGTTCCGTTTTTCTTTAAATCAGCAATTCTAATATCATCAACAATTGCTTTTCTAATAACAGATTCATCATCTTCTTTTATGTTTTCAAGATTTAAAATTCTATCAGCATTTTGAATATATGCTTTAGTAGCATTAGCAATAACATCAGCTTGACTCATTCCACTATCACCATCTTTAGCTAGATAAATTTGTTTACCATCTACATTAGTTGTAACTGGAGATAAATCAGTACTTCCAAATCTACTTTTTTGTTTATCAATTTCTTTATATAAATCTTCTGCTTGACCATTAGCTACAAGTTGAAGTACATTATATTTTGTTTCTTGTTCAATACCGTGTCCAGATAAAATAGGTGATATAACTGAATGTTCTAATTCAAACATAGGTCCTCCAACCATACCTCCAACTAAGTTAGATACATAACGTTCAAATCCTGATTTACTAAATACATTATCAAATCCTCCAAATGAACCTTGTTTCTTAGTAAATCCACAAGCACTCATAATATCAACAATACCTTTAGCTGCATCAGAAGCAAGTTCTTCTGAAACTTCTTCAATACCTTCAATCATTGATACTTTAAATAATTTTTCAGCTAATTGACTTTCTCCAATAGGTTGTGTAATTAAATTTTGAAATCCTTGTTTAGCTTTTGAAAATACATTCCCCAATGCTTTTTTACCAGCAATTTTATCTGTTGCAAGTAAATTAACAGCTTCTTGTGTTTCACCCATTAATTCACGAGTAACACTTCTAATTCCAGCTTTATTAACTTCTTCAGTATAACCTGTAGATTTATCTAAAAACCAGTGACCTAAATTATTATTCTTCATTAAAGCATATTGACCTGATGCGGCTAATAATGCAGCAAAACCTGCTGTTCTATTATCATATCCTCCAGCTTTAGCATCACCATAAACATCAGCAGATTGCGTCATAGCCATGTAACCTAAGTTTAATGTTTCAGCTAATTGTGATCGTTTATGATTTATAGATTCAAGTGTTCCAATTTTATCGTAGGCAACTTGAGCAAGACGTTCGTAGTTTTCTTTACTTCTAGTTATACCTTTTACAGCATCACCAATAGCAACATCTTGAAGAATATCTTCAGTTTGATTAGCTAATTTTGCTAAATATTCAGTCTCATGTGACTTATAAAATAAATTAGACAAACTACCAGCAGCACGTTGTTCATAGATTTGTGAAAAAGTATCTGCAACCATACTTCCCATTTGTTCATAATTCCACATAGATTGTGAACCCGCATCTGAAATACTTCTAACATCATATTTAGAAAGATATCCTTGTGCAGTATTCATTGCTTTCCATAGTGATGTTTCATTACCTTTTTCAGTATCACCTGTAAATAATGCTTCTGCGGCTTTATAAAAAGTTGGAAGTACAGTAGCTAAACCTAATGCCATTTTCATTCCACCATAATATACATTAACTCCAGGAATTAAATAAGGTGCAACTTGTGTAGCAAGTTTCATAGTAGTCCCAAATACAGATTTATCTTTACCATCAGAATCAAAGAAATCTACTTTATTTAATTTAGAACCATCAACAGTAATTAAATCCATAGGATTTACTATTTGTTTACCATATACTTCACGTTTACCAAGTGTTTCAATATAAAGATTTCCATCTTTATCATATTTCCAATCACCTTTTTTATGATTTACATGTCTTTTTGTCATAGGATCTATATCAGCACCATCTTCATCCCACTGAGCATAAACCATTGTAGGTCCCACTAAAGAACCCATTAAACCCATGTCATTAGCTGATTTATCTAATCATTGTTTAGATTCAGAATCATATACTTTTGATTGTTGAGCTAATTCTCTTAAAGATAAATCAGATACATCAATACTATTTATTCCAGTTTTACTATATAATTGTTTAAACGGATTATAATCCTTAGTTATAACTGGAGCTACATCTGCACGTAATGCTCCTTTTGGAGCAGTAAAATCTGTTGGATCATATTCTAACGCTTTAGCTAAAGCTTTATCATTTCCTAGGTCATTATACAACGACGCAGCTTTTTGATAAGCTGCGTTGAAGGTTTTGTCATCGAATTTACCAGATGCATCTTTAAACATCGATTGAACTTTATCTAATTTTTTATAATCGTCCATAGGTAATAGTTGAGTATTACTTGGAACAACATTAGAACTAGCTAAATCGAATAAATTTAAATCTGGTTTCTGCACTAATGCAGAAAATATATCATTTGGTTTTGTAATTTCCATATTATTGTTTATTTACTATTGAAAAAACTGAAATCAGCTTTAACTTGTGGAGTTTCATATTTTTGCAGATCTACTCTAGCATCTGTTAAGTTTTGTTGTTTATTCTGCATATGACCTGCAATTGAAGCAGCATATATAGAAGCATCTCGTTTATATGGAACTGCAATCATTCCTTTATAATAAGTGGTTGTCATATCAGTTCAACCAGTAGGAGCCTTAACTTTATTATCTTTTCATACTGTTTTTAAAGCATCTGATACAGTATCTTGTTCTTTACTGTCCAAGGCTTTAACTTCAGAATTATTATCTGCTTCAGAAGCACCTTCAGCAGTATAACCATACATTATTAAGAATGGTTTTATATTATTGTTTTCTCGTACTACAAAATCATTACCAACTTGAACATATCCAAATCCATGACGTTTGTAATAATCATTGATTATAGCAGGAGACCAATCATTTTTATGTTTTTCAATTTCTGATTGAACTTCATTAAATTGTTTAAGTGCATTATAATTAACAGTACCATCATTATTAGACGGCATATATACTTTAGCAGCAGTTCCACCATCATAAATAATATCATTAGCGCCTTTCATTCCAATAATTTTATCACCAAATGTAGCCTTACTCATATCAACAAGAGAACCATTTTTAGAATTCATTATATTTTTAAATGTAGTCATACCTAATGGAGTTCCATCTTCTGTAGCTAATCTTGCAGCACCTGTAACATGTAATATCATTTTCTTATTAGTTGTAATATCATTTCATTGCATTGGAGCTGAACCAGTTTTGCCATTATGTAATAATTCAAAAGGTGATACATTAGCTAATCCTTTTGCCGCGGCTGAAGCTTCTTCTGTAGCTCCTGGTAATTTCTCTGGAGAAATCGCAGAAGATGTTTTAGCAGTTGTATTAGTAATCAACATATCTAATATAAAATCTCTTGGATCTTTACCACCATTAACTATAGCAGTTGCTTTTAGTTTTTGTTGAGCATGAACATCCATTGTTTTTCATAAATAGTCTAAAGCTTTATCAATATGATTTCTTTCTGAACTATTTTCTGTAATAACTTTATAATGATCTCCAGGAGTGTTAATTATTTGATTTAAACTTTCTAAAGCAGATTGTTGTTCTTTTGTTGGACCTTTTACTGATACTTGTGATTTTAAAATATCATACTGTCCTTTAACTTGATCTTTAGAATAAAAATTTTCATTATGAGTATCTTCTGTTCCTAAAGAAGCAATTAAATCTTTAAGATTAGTTTTTATTTTATCTAACCCAATAGCATTATTTGCAACATCAAATATTGAATTTTGTCCTGATAATTTAGGATTATATTGTCTTTCATTTAATAACTCTGCAACAGATAATAGTTTATATTGATCTTTGTGTTTATCGTATTCGTTAACGTTAATTGCACTAACATTTCCTTTAGCATCTTTACCATAAACCATATCATTATTTACAGCAACTTCACCATAACCTCCTGCAGCAGTAGCTGTTTTAGCAGCTTCATCTCAAGCAGATTTACTTTGTTTAAGTTCATTAATTTTACCAACTAATCTTAATGACATTGCTCTATTATTACTTTGAGCATATGGATACATACTTCCCGAATTAGTTGATTCAATTTTAGCTAATTCAGAAACAAATCCGTTAACATCATTTACTAAACCTTTACCCATTAAATCTTTAAATACATCATCATCTAACATAGATGAAATAGTATGTTTACTTTCTTTAGATGAACTAGATGATGAAGAAGTTGCTTGTACAGGTTGTTGTTCAATGATGGGGGTGAATGTTGCAAACCCACCCCCTTGTTGAAATTTATTTATATTATATTTCATTATTTTGCATTTACTTTCTTATTGTTTGATGCTATTGTCTCATAAAATAATTTATCTGAATCTAAAGCATTTGTTTCAGTTTGACTCAAATCTATATTATGTTTATCCACAGGATTATTAACACTATGAATTACTTTATAAAATTGTTTTCTGTCTGCTTCTACTTTTTTAGCTATTTGTCCACCTTTCTTTAAAGATTGTCCGTACATCATAGCCATTTGAATATTTTTTAAACGTTCATTAAATGGTTTAATTTGAGATTCTTTAGCTTTAAGAGCAGTTTGTCATTTAGCATAATCAGATGATTTTTCCCAATCAATAGGAGTTATTCCAGGAGTTTTCATTTGAGTATCATAATTCTTTCTAAATGAATTATTAGTTTCATCAGCTAATGTATTATACTCTTCACCTAATTGTTTATATTTAGGATCTTGTAAAATATTAAACATTCCAGTTTGACCTTCACGTTGTTTTTTCATTATATCGTTTTTCTGATTAGCTAATAATAGAACATTAAGAGCTGTATTCTGAGCTGAACTTTGAAGCGCATTTATTCCGTGGATTTTTCCAAATGCGTTAGCGGCTAAACCTCTATTCTTACCAAGAACTTCAGTATTATATTTAGCGGTATTAGCGTTCATTTGTAATTGTTGTCCACGCATTTGATCAAGTCTTTGAGTATCTGCCATTTGAGCTTTATCTTTTAAAATATTACCTTGATTAATTCCAGATAATCTAACACTAAATCCTTTATCAATGTCAGCAGTTGAAGCAGCCATTCTAGCAGTTTTACTGTTAACAGCAGCAGCTTGTTTGTCAGCTTCTAAAGTATGTGGTCTATCAGCTCTAATATAAGTATTTGACATATAAGGTAATGTGTACATACTATCTGCAACACCTTTCCTTTGAGCATTTCCAATATCTTTATTAGTTCTAACTGTATTTAAATACATTGCTGTATTTAATAAATCAACTTTATTAAGTTTAGGAAATTTAATTCCTTCACTTTGTTTATTAACTGTTGTTCCAGATTGTGTAGTTGGTGTAGTTGTGTTTCCAAATAAATTAGTTGGAAGTTTTACTGCGGCAACATCAAATCCTTTATTTTTAGGTTCTAATCTTGTAGCAGATTCATTAAATTTATTAGTCATATAATTATGATATGGACCATATTTATTATCAGTAGCTAATCCTTTAACTTGTGCTAAATCTTTTACTGATACATTACTTCCAGCAGATTGAATAAATTTATTTAAATCTTCTTTATTTCTAGCTAACCAATTTTCATCAAGACCATTAACAAAATTAGTGTATTCAGGAGTATACCCTCCATCTTTAGTTTGCCATGTAGATACATCTTTTAAATCACTATAAGGTAAATAATTACCTGAACCTGGATGTTTATATGTAGTATTAGCTGTTGGTGCAACTGTAACTTTAGGTGCAATAGTACCAACTAATTTAGTAGGAACAATTGGTTTATTAATAACAGGTGCAGATATAATAGGTTGTTTTGTAGAATCAGGCAATGTCATAGATTGACCTTTATTATTAGTAAATGTATGACCAGAAGCTCCGATTGTTTCATTAGTAAATCCAGCCTTTCTAAGTTTACCTTCTTTTAAAGCTTTATCTAATACAGAAAAATCCATTTTAAATGCTCCACCTTGTTGGAATTGTATAACTCCACCTTCTTTATGTTCTACCATATTTTTATTATATTTGTTTCAGGCTTTGTTTAAACTTATTTTTCTTTTATAATCAGTGGCTTTATTAGCTCTATCTAATCCAAGAATAGCTTTTACTTTAGGATCTTTAAGTTTTTCTAAATTCTTTTGTTCACCTTGACGTAATTTACTAATAGCACTTTCTTGGAATTTCTTACCATATCAAGAACGTGGATCAGATTCTTCTTTTATAACTCGTTCTGATTTAGCTTTGTTATCATTCATACCCGTAACCTTAGCTACTTTACCTTTAATACCTAACCAACCTTTATCAATTTTAGCAGCTTTTTTAGCTTCATCAAGAGTTTCTATTTCAGCTTTAAGTTTAGAAATAGCACCTTCATCAGGAGTTTCTTTTGCATTTAAAGCATCTAATACTGATTTTTTAGGTGCAATTACTTTATCAAAATGTTCATTAATTGCAACTTCTGGATCAGTTCCTTTAGGAATTGTAATTTTAGATTCAACACCTTCTGGTACATTCTTTAATTTAAAGTCCGTACTAGCTTCTTGTGTTTGAATTTTAGTAGTTCCAGCGTGTACTTGTGCTAAATTATATAAACCTTTAACAGCTTGCACACCATGTACTAAACCTCTAGCATCTTGAATAGAAACATTTCCTAATCCACCTTCTTCTATATCTTGTGCAGTTTGTCTAGCAGCTGTTCCAGCATTTACTAAACCATAACCTAAAAATGCAGGTTTTGCTAATTTTGCAGCTTTTGATACTATTGATGATGCTGGTTTGAATGCTCCTTTTACTAAAGCTTTAGTTTCTGGAATTCCATATTTAGCAATTTTAGCAACTTTTTCAACTTCACTTAAACCCTCAGCTGATTTTACAATAGCTTTAGCTCTATTTAAATTTAATAATTCTTTACCTACTAATTCAACACCTTCTGCATCTTTAATTGCAGTTTTTGCAATTTTAAGAATATGTTCAGCCTTTTCAGCTTTAGTTGCAAGTTTAGCTATTTCAATACCTGTTTTAGCACCTTTTAAACCAAGTTTAGCAGATGCTGCTCCTGGAATTAATGATAATGCTGTAAATCCTAAATTCAATGCAGCATTTCCAGCAGTTTCTCCAAATCCATGTCCACGTAATATATCTGAACCTAATGTTGCAGCTGTTGATGTTAAACCTCCTGCAAGTCCGGCAGCGGTTCCACCTAAACTTACAACATCTCCACCTAATGCAATAGCATCTAAATAATCTGCTGTAGATCCTTTTCCAGATAACATATCTCCAACTTTACCACTACCTGTAGCAGTTGGTTTTTCTTTTGGATGAAAATAAGTTGTAGTTGTTTTACGAATATATGCTTGTGGTTTATGTGGTGTTGGTACTACTGGTGCAGTTTTTGCAGCAGTTGCTGCTGTTAAAGCAGCTGCATCATCAGCAGCTTTCTTTTCTGCATCTAATTCAGTTTGTGTTTTTGGTGGAATCAAATAATCATTCATTTTCCAACCTAATGCATATGCTTTCTCAGTTACTTTATCCCAATTAGGATTTGGTTCACTTAAAGCAAGTTTTAATGCCTGAGCATTATCGTAATCTTTATAATCGTAAGAATCTTTATTCTTAGTGTAATCATTTAAATAATCATCAACTCCTTCTTTTGCCCAACCTAATACTCTAGCTTTTCTTTCATCATTAGTTTTGAAAGTATTTAAATGTGTAGCAAGTGCATTAACATCATCATGATAATGTTTATTTGATACAATATTAGTTAAACCTTGTACTTCTTTTGAATACCCTGTTTGCGCTGTTGGAGTTGTAGTAGAATTTGTTGACTCTATGTGTGTTCTTAGTGCATTCATTGCTGAACTAAGTGATTCTTTATCAGCATCATTACCTCTAATCTTAACACCTAATCCTAACATATCTTTACTAAGAGGTTCGTCATGACCTGTTCAGTTGAATTTCTTTAATTCTTCTGGAAGTTGAGATGTGTCAATACTATATGTTTGATCTGGATTAAATTTTAAAGCTTTATCCATAGCTCCACTTTTTACAAGAGCAGCTACTTGATCGTAAGCAGGCTTAGCTCTTCTAGCTTCTTTAGAAGACATCGAATACAAATTATCGTATAATGCCTTTTCTACCTGAGAATAATCTTTTGGAGTATTATTTGGATCAGGAGCTTTACTTCCCGTTTGTAATTTTCTTACTAATGCCATGTTTATAATTTTTTTAAATTAAACAATAAAAGGGAAACAGGTTTTTTACTGCTTCCCTTTTAAGGTAGGCTTATTTTCTGCCCACGAATACTAGTTTACCGCCTTTTCTTTGGTAAGTAGGTTGACCTTGTGCTTCTGGAGCTCCACCTTGTTCACCTTGTGCACCTTGAAGCATTTGCATGATCATTTGTGCTAACATAGCAGCTGCTTCTGGTCCTAATTGTTGAACAATTTGTTGTGCCATTTGAGCAACTTGTTCTTCTGCTCCACCACCTTGTTGTCCACCTTCTGCAGGTGCTGCTGCCGGAGCTGCACCTTGTTCTGGAGCAGGAGCTGCTCCACCTTCTTGTAAAAATTTTACTTTCATTTTAATTATTAATTTTTGGATTTTACATATTCAGGATCAGTTTCAGACTGTACCTGTAAAAACTTAAACATTCTTTTACCTAATGTTTTGTAATCATTATCATTATTAGTTATTGCAGCTTTTTTCGCAAACTTAATTAATGTTTTAGTATGTGTCCGACTAAATATTCTTTCACCACCAACTAATTCCATTTGAGAATTTCCTTCTGCATCTAACACGTGCATTTTATCTGATTTTAGTTTATTATCAGGTTTGAATTCTAGTTCATCACCTTCTTTAACTCCAGAATCTTTGTTTAATTCTAACACATACATCACATTTTGTTCTGTGATTAAGTCTTCTGATTCAGGTACTCCTTCATGAACTGATATAACGTTCATTTCTTCATCTATAAAAATTATATCTAATGGAATATGAGTATCTTTCATATAGAAAGAAATCTCATCAGGCTCATTAAATATAAATAACATTCCTTCGTTTTCAGGTAATTCAGTTACACCTTGTAATCCTTTATCATGATCTTCATCAGATTCAGCAAGTTTAACCGTATATTCTTTATTACCAATCTCTATTTTTATTTCTTTCATTTGGTTAATATCTCAGGGATAATACTATTTAAAATTCCTCCATTTTCATGATGTCATTTTTTTGCATTTTGAGCAAAAATTGCACGTTTCTTCGTTAATGGATTTTTACTATGTGTAAGTTCTTCTGTAGATTTTCCAGTTTTCTTTTTAGTTGCAGTAAATTTTCCTTTATTTGCAGGATTAATATGAATACCACCCGATTTAAAACTTTGGATATTATTCATTTGATTTGATATTGTATATTTCATAATTTTTTATATATTCATTAATTAATCGTTGAGATTTTATATCTCCATCATGAGCAATATAATGACAATATATACACAAAGTTATTCCATTAGTTTCATCAAATTCTAATGAGTTATCAATTGATTTTGGAATAATATGATGAGCATGTTGTATAGTTTTTTCAGAATTACCACAATTTTGACAAGTATAATTATCTCGAGTTTTTACTAATTTTCCTCATTTTCTAAATGCGTCTTTTCTTCCTTCAATATGATTACATTCTTTTCATTCATAATGATTTTTACCTATTGTGTATTCTTCTGAACATTTTTTACAACAGAAATTATTTGTAGAATTAATAAGATGTTCTTTTCTATTAAAATTTGAACCACAATTAGTACATTGTATTGCTATTATATCTGAACTTTTATTTTTAACTTTACATTCATGCGAACAAAATTTAGAATCTCTATATTCTTGAACTTCATACTCTTTATTACATTCTTCACAAATTAATATCTTTCTTAATTTTCTAGAATTATGTGAACATTCTTGACTGCAATATTTTCTAGTTTTTATCCCTTGAAATTCAGCTCCACAATGTTCACATATTTTAGATTCTTTCTTATAACCCATATTTTATTTTTTGATATTATACAAAAGTATAATAATTTTTCCATATAATATCTATAAACTGATTAAATTTTTAATTACAAAGATTAAGCTTCAACAGTTTCTATAAGTCCTGTATTGTCTTGAGTATTTTCTAATATCTCATAAACTAACAACTTACCAGCTTTAAGTGCTATGTCTTCATCTCCATCTTTATATTGTTTAAACATCTCTTCTAACTTGTCTGTAACATCTTTATTAAAAATGATTTCATTAAGTTCAATTTCTGCGTGTTGAGTTATAGCACCACCTTCATCCATTGTTACAACCGGAATACCTTTATCAGTAACTTGTTCTGAAATTTCTTCTGGCAGATCGTGTTTTCTAGCATGTAATGCTCCATCAGGTATAACATTAAATTTACCACCATCTTCAAATACATCTATTTCAGGAACTTCAATTACTTCTATGATCGGTTTAACTCTTAAAGAATAATTAACCCGATTTTTAATATTAGTCATTTGTAGTTTACTTCCGCGTTTTGCAGCTAATATATTAGTTGTTATACCTCCAAACAATTTCTGTTGATTTTTGGTAGCGATGTCTCCAAATGAATTCGCAGAAGCTAACATATTCTGTTTACTTTGAAACATAGAATTACCCGCAAGTAAATTCTGTTTATCATCATATTTAGTCAAATTGTTAGCATTTCTAGTTTTACCAGCTCAAGTACCTAATAAAGTCTGTTTCTTTCCAGCATTAGTATTCATATTAAATGAATATGCTCCAGTATCTAATCCAGTAGTACCTTGCTTTTTAGCTGTAGTTCCTGCAAATTTATTTAATGTTGTAAGAGCAGTAAGACCAGCTCCGATTCCCATTAATGCAGGATTACCAGATTTAAGCATCATACCAGCTCCTTTATCCATAAGTCCCATTGTACCCTCTTCTAAATCTGAGCCAGTTTCAGCACGTTTTAAACCTGCTGCTTGTAATCCAGTTTCTAATAGTTGTGGAGCTTCTCCAAGTATTTCAGATCCTACAGAAGCAGCGGGTGCTGCTCCTGGGATTTGTGTTGAACCTGATTTAATAGTAGATCCATTTGCATTCATACCTAAGTTTTTATTAAGTCCTTTTATAATTTTATTTATATCTAGACTATTTGTAGATAAATATGAATTCTTAGAACTTAATTGTTGTAAAGATCCAGATGGTGTTTGATATTTTTTAATTAATTCTTTAGGCATAACTTATAGTGAATAATGTTCTTAGAGCATTAATGACTGCATATTGTGTACCATCATATTTTACTCGTATTTTAATATATTTATCTCTAATTTTCATTTCATTTGCTTTAGTAAATAATAATTCATTATTTTTAACATAAGCATAAGTAAAATTAATTGGTTGAATTTGAATATCTCAAGAATCTTCCATATATTGCATATTACCTTTTACTCTACCAAATTGTTTAAGGTTTAAACCTTGTTGATAACTGTTAACTAATTTTTCTTTAGTTTTATTATGTTCTTTAATACTTATATCTTTAGTACGTATTAAATTTCCATAAAATGAATTTGGTAAATTAATATCAAAATATTCACTATTAGAATTACTATCTTTTTGTGTAATAATATAAGGAAGTTTTGGTGTTAAAGGTTTTGCAATTAAATAAAGTCTATAGCGTTCATCTAAATCTGTGATTCCAGTTAAATTAACTCCATTAACATTATTTATTGTGATGTTATTTAATTTTAATATTAAATCTTTATCTTTATTCCAATCAAATCCTTCGCCAACAACTTCATAATAAAATGAGTTGGGTTCTGCTAAATTAGATATAATTTTTAAGTTATTAAATATTTTCTGAACTCCAGGAATTCCATTAGCAACAAATTCAAATTCGAATGGATATTGGGCATCATACCAATAAGTTGGAAGAATTGTTCCTTGCTCTTCTTCGAATCCCGCAAATCCGTGTTTATACAAGTAATTAGATGCATTTTCATGCTTCTCTGTATTTGCAAAGGTATAAAAAATATTATTTATATTTTCTGAAAATTCTGGAAACCATGTATATTGAGTAACCCATTTGTTTGTAAGTTCACTATGACATAAATGTCAAGATACATTATTATATTTAAACACAAACATAACATCTTGTTTAAATGCGTTATAATGTGATTTTACAAAATTTACATTTATACTATTATCATAATCAGATTCTTTTAAATTAATATGATCATTTAAGAATTTTTGAATTTTCAAATCAGATATAACTTCAAATTGTTGTCCATTAGTTCTCCAAATCTTTTTAGCAACAGTATCAATACCGTAAATAAACTTAGATGTTTTAATTATAGAATCTGCTCACATAGATCCAAATGTATTTGATAATACTTTAGGATTTTTAGGAAGTACTGTATCAGTATTAATGTATACATTATCTCCTTGTGCATTTGTCATCATTGCTCTTTCGTTTACAGGAATCATTAATACTCCATGTTCCATAACAGCAATAAGTGTTCCATATCATTCCTCTAATTTTACAAGTTCACCATGTTCAAGAGTATAATCTTGATAATTTGGAGATTCGAATATACGAGTTCCATTTACAAATGATGATTGTTGTAATTTATTTGAATAATTGATTCTATTTGTAAATGAAGTTTTGATAAAAGGAACATCAGGGATTTCAAAATAATTTTTATCTCCTAATGATTTACTAATACCTCCATTAATTATATGAGATTCAGGTAAACTATCTTGCATATCAATTGAATGATAAGGATAGAATCCTCTTTTCTTTTTATGAACAGCTTCTTCCATTGGATTTGAAAAATCTACATCTCTCATTGCTAAATTAGTATTACTGCAAACTTTAATTGTAACTCAATAACCTAAAGGAACTGCATTAACATCAGGTTTATTAATCTTCTGTGATCCAAATAATCCATTAATTTCAGAATACTTTTTGAACTTCTTACCATCAGCTTCAATTATTGAATTATTTCCAGGTTCTCCATCACTAGTTTCTCCTGAGAATGATGCAACAAAGTTTCCTCTATAAGTAAAAACGGGTAAAAGTTTTCTATACGATAATGATTCAGTTGTAAGTGTTCCATCTGTTCCACCTGACTTAACAATTGTAGAAGCTTTATTAATAACTCTAAAATTTTTATATCAAGTTCAAGGATCTATAATTTTTTTATTAGTTGGAACTTCACCATCAGTAAAATTTCAAGTCATTCTTTGAGTTACTGTATTTATATAACAATCACCTCTAAAAATATTATTAATATATTTTGAGTCAGTTCCAGATAATTTACTTCATTCAATTCTATCAGTAATAGGAAAAAATGGAGAAGAATTATTATATCTTATTTTAAAGTAATCTTTTCAACTTACATTAAAATTATAATCTTTTTGAAAAATATTATAGTATTCACCATCAACAATAGCATCTGATTCAGTTGCTAAATAAGTATTAAATATACCTCTAACTTTAGTAGATGTATAATTTACATTATCATCAGTAACTGTATTTTCTAAATCTTCATATGCTCCATATTTAGGATCTGCATATTTAGAAACATCAATATCATTACCTGCTTGTGAACTAAATGAGAATTTACTATTTTTAATTAATTCAATACCTGGTTCAATTAAAGTAATTGGGGTATTAATTTCTGTAACATCTGATACTTTTGGAATAGTATTTTCTAATATTAAATTTAAATAATCTTTGGAATTATTTATAAATGATTTATTAGAACGAGTATACTTAGTAGTTCTTAATAAGAATTCAGATGAATTAAAAAATGAATTAAATGTATTTACTTTTAAAGTAGCTTCTGGACAAAGTAATGCATTATGATTAATATCATCTACTTTAAATAAACTTGTTCCTAATTTAGGTTTACCTGAATTATTTGTAGGACTATTAGTTGTAGTTAAGAAAGATTGTCCAAAATGAGCATCATTAATATCTTCTTTATAATTGTTATTTACAATTTTTAAAGTTGGAGTGTATGCTTTTGTTGATGTAGATATACCTACAGCCTGAGCTAATATAGTAGGAATTCTTTTTTGTCTAACAATAAAAAATCCTTTAGTTATGTCTTTTAAACCATCAATTATATCAGATCCTTCTAATACACTATTTCCAAGTTCATCATTTTGAAATGATACTTTTAAACCAATTGGTTTAATTGATAAAGTTCCATTCATCATTGACTTTTCAGTCATATCTATTTTGAATACACCTTTTACATTTTCATCAGTACCTTCGATTAAATAATCATCTCCATAATTAATATCATCTCCAATTTTAGGAAGATATGAATATATTGTATTTTCATTAATAACTTTTTTACCTCTAATATTAAATACTGGAGATAATGTATAATCATTCATAATATAAACTATTCCTAATCGATAAACTTCTTCATCTCAATATCCTAATTTATAATATATATTATTTGCATTAAAATATTCATTTCCTATAAATGGATATCTTTCATTATAATTTTCATCTAAATATCCAATGCCATTAGTATCATACATAGGAGTAGGTATAGCATATAAACTATACTTTTCTAATGTTTTAAATACTTCATAATTATTTGTAATATTTCCAGCAAAACAAATATTTTGACAAGTTGCCAATGTTTTTACTGAATCAAAATTTGCATATTTAATATTAATACTATCTGTTGTAATTTCAGTATGATTTTCATAACCTGTAATAGAAATTTCAGTATTATTGTTTACAATTTTAAATTTGTCTTCAATAAAATATGTTTTAACTATTTCAGAATCTCCATCACCTGTAGATCTTGTATAATATATATTAATGTAATCATAAGCTAAATCTAAATTGTTTAATCTAAATTTAATAACTTTATTACTATTCTCATCTAATTGACCTCCTCTTATTGATTTAGGTGAATTTACTGTTCCTATGTGACATATTACTTTTCCTGATTCAGCAATAAAATCTGATTCATTTCCATCATAATCTGCTAATTTAAAATAAAAAGTATAATTTCCAACTTTCATATTACCACCATCTTTAATTCCTAAAAAATCAATAGTAGTAATTTTATTAGTATTCTTTATTAAACTTGCTTCAATTTTAAAATTGTCAGCTGAATAAATATTTGTGTCTAAGTTACCATGTCTATCTGCAATTTTATATTCAGTTGAACTTGTCAAATAGAATCTAGAATTTATGATTTTAGGAGGATTAACATCATCCGTAACTATTATATTTACTGAATCATCATAAGATACTTCAGTAGTAATCGCTATAGGATGATCAATATTTACTTTTGCTACATCAGCATCTAATCTTAACGGTAAAAGAGATTTTTCAGGTACAGTTGCACTAGGATTCAATAAATTATAAAAAGGAGCATATTCATATAACAGGGTTCCTGATTCAGGAATCCCGTATATAGAATTAGTTATTGATAAATTTATTATTGGTAATGCCATTTTATTTTATTCTTAGTATATAATTAACTACAAAGTAAGGAGGCATATTATTATGAGGCATTGTTACTCCACTATCTCCACCAGCGTTACCTGTAAGACCTTGATAAGTACGTGCATTATTTTCACCAACTATTGTATTTGTAGCATTACCAGGCATTCCTGTAGTTACTTTATTATATACAAAGAAAGAACCATTATCATCCGCAATACCATTTGGATGATTATGTACTGGTGATTCAGTAAGATCTAATTGATGTGAAAATTCACCTGCTGAAGCACCTAATTCAAGAGTTGCATATGCATATAATGGAGGAATTCCTGCTTGAATTAATGATGATCCAGGTTTAATATAAGGAATACCTATAGTTGTAACTCCATCTCCTCCATAAACTAGAAACATAGGTCCCATTGTAGAAACAAATGAAGGATGACAATCTGCTACATTAACTGTTTGACCTGGAACATTACATCACACATATCCCTCTGGTGGTAACGTACTTGAGAAAAAAGGTTTAGGTATTCCTCAATCTGAATAATATAATGCTGAAATCATTTCATCATTTGCATTCACATGATCACCTCTCTTTATTTTATTCCCAGCTACTGGAATATAATTTTTTACAGCTGTTTTTATTGCTTCTAGTAACATATTTTTATATTTTTTTTGTGTTTAGTAATAATCATATCCTTCATAATCATTGGAATCATAATTAAAAACATTAGTTAGTAATTCAGAACCTGAGAGAGTATATTTATTTAAGTATATTGTTGGTAATTCATCTGTTACATCATCAGTAGTTCCAGGATTATTAAATACAGGAGTTATACTAAATTCTAATATATTTCCTTCTTCAGAAAATGGAATAGTAATTATATAATCATCTGTAGGTGAACCTAATATAATATCAGTTCATGTTCTTGTAGCTCAACCATCTAATGAATAGTTTATTCGTAAATGTGTAATATTTCAAGTAGTTTGATTATCAACAGAAATATTAAATGTAGCTTGATAACCTTGTCCATCTATTTGATCTAAATTATAATAATTTAAATGAAATAAAGGTAAATCTTCAAGTTCAACAGATAAAACTAATTTACCTTTAAAGTTATTTTTACAATAATATTTGAAAGTTGGATCATCAAACCAAAATTGGTCAGTTAATGTTCCACCTTTAAAACGTGCATATTCATTTCATACATCCGTTGTAAGGTCAATAAATCCATTAGTTAATTGAAGGTATAGTTTGACATTATATATTCTTAAATCTGATGAAATTCGTAAATTTCCTGAGTAATGATAGCGAGTTACATTTGATAAATCTAAATCAACTCCTTCAAATACAGTATATTCTCCAGCTTTAAATATATAATTATTTAAAACATTAGAAGTAAATAATGAATATTTTGTTGGATCATTAAATGTAAACTGAATTCCATTTCCTACTGATTCTTCTGTTAATATTTGTGGACATGGATAACTTCCAAACTCTACTTGATTAGTATTTTTATTAGCAGATACAATATATAATACTCCACCAAATTCTCTTATTCCAATTGGATAAAATCCATCTGTTAAAGATATATATTTTGGAGTTTCTTCTGTCCAATCTGGTGCTTTAATCTTTGTATTTCCAGCATCATTTTGTAATGCCATTTCATCTGAATTAAAAGTTATGAAAGTTCCATTTATACAATCAGTTAATGTATTAGAAGGCATCATAATTGGATTAATATCGTAATTTAATCCTTCAGAAAAAGTATTTATTGTTTCTTTTTTCATTAATTAAAAATTTTATATTTAATTATTATTTTCTGTCCATCTTTAGTTTTACAATATTTAGTTTTTCCAGATAATACATTAGATGTAGATGAACTTGTTATATTATAATAATCACAAACATCTTTAGCACAATTAAAAGTTTTAATAAAATTATTTTCAAAATCAAAAATATCAACAATTATTGGTTTTAAAATTTTTTTATCTTCTAAATTAAAATTATCATCTTTATATCTTCAAATTAATCTTAAATTTTCTAATTTACCACATGTTTGTACTATTCGTTTACAATTTTTTGTCACAGAACTAGGGTCAACATTATAAAATTTTGCTCCATCTTTAATACATTGAAATGTATTTATTAATGCTCCATCTTCTGTAAAAATATTAACCCCAAGTTGTAATCCTTCTTTTATTTTTTTAGATCTTTCAGGATTATTTTCACAAGCTATTTTAGTATTAATTTTTATTTTTTCTTTATGTCCTTCAGAAAGTGAAATATTTAATTTAGCTTGTCTAATTCTTTCTTTAGATTCATCTGATCTTTTTGTTCCTAATTGTAAATCTCTTAATTTTTTTCTAGTTTCTGCAGATACAATTCTTCCTTTACTCCCTATACCACCTAAATTAGAATTATATCCATTTTCAAAAGAATCAAACTCTTTAATGTAACTAATTTCTAATTCAAATAATTCGTTATATAAAGAATCTTTATCTATATTCCTACAAATTTTAATAATTTCTCAATTAAAATTTTCTTCTCCATATTTACGGATTGCATTATAAAAATATGAATTTCGATCTTTATGCTTTTTATTTCTTGCAGCACTTAGATGTTCGGTTTTTCTTCTTTTTAAAGATCTAATTGTTTCACCAATATAACATTTATTGTTTAATTTACAAGTTGCTTTGTAAATATATCCTTCATATTCATTATCTTTCTTCATTTCTTAATTCTTGTCATGTTTTGTTAGATGGTGTGAACTTGTGTTCATAAGCTTCACCCATATATTCTAAATCTCTAACTTTTAAACTATCTGCTCAATAACTCCATCCTTTAAAAGTTTTACTTTTAAATCTAAATACATAAATATGTTTTGCTTTATAATAAAGTTCTTCCTTAATTTTACGAGGAATAATATTATTAAATTTGACAATTGATTTGCTAGTTTTATTATCTTCTAATCATTTGTTAAATCCGGTTGGATTTAATCCTATATAGTAATATCCATCGAATGGAGTTTTCTTTCATCCTTCGATCTTTCTTAATTTTCTATCTCTACGAATACTGTATTCTTTAATCTGTATATCAGGAGTTAGTGTTAAATGTCCGATATAAGCTAAACAATTAATATGTCTTTTTGATATTATAGATATGGCACATCCATACTTTATAGCGGAATGCATACGTCTGAATCCATGTGTCAATAATCTTTTTATTTCAGGTTTTGTAAAAGTATTGAATTCCATTTGAACTTCATCTATAAAGTCATCTAAGAATACATCTTTTGTTGTGTAAAATTTAACTCCAGAGTTAACTCCTTCCATAAATTTTCTCTTTAATTCACTCCCAATATATATGGGAATCATTTTAGGATATGCTCTAGTTTTAAAATAATAATTCATAAAATATCCTGTAAAATCAGATTCTACAAAATCAACTTCTTGAAATCGTCCATTCTGACGTTGTGTTATAAATTTATCACCCGTTACAATTTCGAAGTCTATATAAGACTCCGCAACTGTAGGGATTACAAATCTAACTCTATCATCAATAACTCTATGTAATATTAAACCAAGACAATATCTAAAAGGACCAGCTATAGCATCTTCATATGTTGCATTTCATCCATAAGTATCATTAAGATTCCTTCATTTTTTATCAGTAACCTTTGTAGGAGTATTTGAATAAATCTCCCCAGGTGTTAGTCCATGATTAAATAATATACGCATTAACGAGTTGGTTTAAATGATTTACCGAAACGTTTTCTATCTCATGAAGAAGAAACATTAAGGATTTCATCCATTTCATTTTGATTTATATATTCGGGTACTCTAGCTTGAGTACACATTAATTTTCATTTCTGTTCAAGTAATTGAGACATTTGAATTATTCCTGAATTCATAGTAATTAAACCTTTCTTAAAAAATTCAGCTTGCGCACAAAAAGCCGCAACAGCATCAATCTCTCTAACATCTAAATAAGGTAATCCTTCTTCATCAACAATAACTCCTTTATAAAGAATATTTATTTTATTAAATTTATCAGCTAATTGAATTGTGTTTCCGGTTTGTTGATATTTAATAAATTTACCTGATGAATATCCAAATCCTGTATTATATTTTCTTGATTCAACATAACCTTCAATTCATCCATTTTGATTATTTCCAGCTAATGTTGTTGGTGTAGTCTTTTGATAATCTTCATAATCTGCTGTAACAGCTTCGATTATATCACAATTACAAGGAAGATCTACATAAAAACTACCATCAGCATTTTTTTCAGCTTCAGTTTGGTAGTGATATCATCTATATTGTTTGTTACCTATTTTATCTCAAGCAATTAAACCTAATGTTTCAAATTCATCAGGGTTTATTTCAAGACCGTATAATTGTCTCATTTGAGTATACGCTGTATTAAATGGAAATCTTTTCATTAATGAGGAGCTTGTGTGTTAGGTATGGGTTGAGCAGCCATTTGACGATAATAACGTAATTTCTTTTCAGTTAAACGTTTTTTAATCTCAGCTGATATAAATGTATAATTTTCTAAATCATCTCCAGCACAACAATCATATTGTGTGAGTTGTCTTGGATCTTTTGGTATAAATATAATTGATACTTTCTTTAATAACGGAGTATTAAATACTCAACAATCATACATGTTATTTGCATTTGGTGTAGTATCAATATATACGTGAGGTTTATTAGAACCATGTCTAAGATATCTATGTGATCTAAATCCGTTAATTGTAGTATAAACTTTAAATACAATTTCTTTATGAATTGAACCTAAATAATCAATTGCATCACAACTTAAATCATTTACTATTTGAGGAATTTCAAAATGCATTTCAGGTCTACTATAATCAGGAAGATTACAAGGACATTTATCTAATGATTTAGTATCAACATCTACACAATTAATAGACATTACTAAATCTCTTTTTGGAACAATTCCTTTTAAAGAATATTCCTTAATAATTTGAAGACGTTCGTCAACACAATCATCTTCTAATTGTTGTAGTGATAAATTAGGAGTACTTGTTATACCAGCAAGACCTCCAATAATATCATTATATATAGCTGATGCTAATTTAGTTACCATAAGTTAGATTTAATAAAAAAGGGTGAGGCAAGACGCCCCACCCTTTAAGTAATTAATTAATATTAAGCGATTACTGTAATTGTGATTGTACCAGTTGCACCAGTAGCATCAGTAGCAGTAATTACTGTAGTTCCAGCAGCTACACCAGTAACTACACCAGTTCCAGCTACAACAGTAGCAGTAGCAGTAGTTCCAGAAGCGAATGTTACAGCTCCTAATGCTCCAACAGGAGTAATAGTAGTAGTATCACCTACGACGATTAAGTTATCATTAGTAGTTAATTGGAATGCACCAGCACCAGGACTAGAAGCTAAAATAGATAAACCAGTATTAGTAATTGCAGTTTCAAATGTTGTTACATTAGCAGCAGGTACATAGAATACATGAGTTGTGATTGAATTACCTTCTGCGAGGATTCCATCAGCACTATCTTTTTGGATTTTGTAACGAAGTGTATATTGAGAATAGTTTCCACCAATGATTGGTCTTTCTTCTTTGTTTGTACCAAAGAAACGAGTGTTTTCATAAGTAGGGAACATAATTGATCTTACCATGAAATCGTCATCTCCAAAACCAACAAGACCAGCAGTTGTAACTGTACCTGTAGCTTTTACTGTATATTCAGGTTGAATAATTGAGTTAGAGTTTAAAGTTAATGCAACTTCTTCAGTTTGTTTAATTGAGAAAAATCTTTGGTTATTATCAGTAGCGGTTAATGTAATAATACCAGAACCACCAGAAGTAGCAGTGATATAAGAGAAACCGAATCTATCTTTAAGTCCGTTAATTTGAGCAATAAGAGCAGTTGCGTCAGTAGCAGCTACACCTGATGAAAGTACTTCAACTACAACCGGTTTTTTGAAATACAAATAAGTATTTGCATATTCAGAATTGGTTTGTTGAGATAATCTTACATCTACTTCTAATCTATTTACTAGCCCACTTGTTGAAGCGGCGATTGTAATTGAAGCTACTTCTTTAACACCAGCACTATAAGCTTTTTTATAAACGCTTACGATACCTGCTTTCTTGAAGAAATTTACTCTAGTTACATTCAGACCTTGGGCAGTTCCAGCATATTTAGCTGTAGAACCATTTGAATCTAATTGAGAATTTAAAATTGTTGTTGTTGTAAATTGATACATTTTTTATAGTTTATATCATTTAAAAATATTTATCTATGTCTTTGTTGTTGTTCTTGTTGTGGACCAGCTACTGATGTATTAACAGGAATATGTGATTGTAATCTAGGATCACTAGCATTTTCCATTAATATATTAGTTAGTTCATTTATAATTTCTTGAACAACGTAATCTGGGAATTCTAATATTTGAGATGTATCTTCTACTGCATCTACCTGTTCTTGTGTAAGTCTGATAAATTGTGGAGATTTTAAATAATCTACATATATTCTTGTTGGTTGAAAAATCTTATCATCTTTTCCAAATCTTAACTCCATTCTAGTTGCATCTCTATTACCGTAGCGAATATCTTCTTCTCTAGTTATTAAAGATCTTTCAACACTTTCATAAGTTAAAGTACCTGATGTATTAGATTTAGATACTACAAATGTATCATACATTGATTTAATTGTTAATATATTAGTATTAACATCTAAAAAGTAGTATGCTCTTTGTATTTTAGGATCTGAACTTACAGATAATTTAGAATATAAATTTGCAAGAGTTCCATTATTAGTAGTATTTATTAATACTTCTAAAGGATTTGATATAGATGGTGAAGTTTTTAAAGTATATGTAATTCCATTTACTATAATTGTATCTCCATCTACTTCAGTTCCATCTAAATCTAATGTATAAATATTAAAATTAGTTCCCGATAAGATTGTTTTAGAATCTTCTGTTGGGAATGTATTTATTGTATTTACGTTATGAATATAAAAATAAGGATTAGAATATGAAGGTCTTTGATAATAGTTATTAATTATTTGTGACCACATATCTCCAGTTAGACGTTTTGCACCCATTTGTAAATATGAATTAGCATTGTAACATTTAAAAGATTTTAATACTTTATATTCTACAATACAATTCAAAATATGTACGTAATCTGGTGGTAAATCTACTTCATAAGTCGCTTGAAATAAAGGACTTGGTGAAGTAGGTGAGGTATAACCAGGGTATACCGTTTGTAATTTTGGTTCTAAAACAGCAGTACTTTTTAACACTCTCAAATCGTCAGTTTTCTGTTGATTCATGTCATAAGCGTTATACATTTTATTAACGTATTGCAAAATTGCTTTATTAATAAAATAGTTATAATCTTCCAACAATAAACTTGGAGCATTGACTTTATTTAATTCTGTTAGAGCTGCTTCAAATAGTTGGCTAGCTGTGATAATTGTATAGTTTTAATAATTTAATTATATTATCTTATTTGGAGGATTATCTGATCTGGTTCATAAAAATCCATTACACGATCTTTTTAATTTTATAGCAGAACTAATACTAGCTAATTTTAAATCTAGTTTATTTTTAGCTTGAATAATAGTATCAAAACTATCAATATATATTCCATCTAAAGAATATCTATTTAATTTTTCTGATTTTTTATTAACTATTATTTGTAATTTATCATATTTTTCAGTACTTATAAAGTATCCTGAAATTTTATAATTTGCTCTAATAGCTCTATTAAGATTTCCAGAATTTGTATCTAAAAATAATATAGCATCTGACATTTTTTCAAATTCTTCTACTAAAAATCCATCAACATCATAAATATAATATTTATTAGGATTATGTAGATTATATTCTGAAATATTTATTAGATTATTATAACTCCATAAAAACCCATTACAAGTTCTTTTTTCATTAATTGCTCCATATATATTAGATATATCTCTTTCTATAATTTTACTAGCTTCTATAGCAGATTCATATGATTTTAATAAATTTCCGTTAAAATCAAATTGATAAACAAAATTATATGGTCTAGGTCTTCCTTTTCCACCTAATGATGTATTGTATGTTTTATCACTATTTATAAATTCTTCAGTAACTAATTCTGATTCTTTTATATACGCATCTTCTTCTTTTTCAAATACATATAAAATATCTCTTTTAAAATTTGATATTCCATGTTTTATTATTGCAAAATGAAAAGGACGAATAGGATAATTCAAATAATGTGTATTGTTTAAATTAAATCCATTTCCTAAATATCCATCAAAAATATCAGGATTTTCAGTTTTATGTACTCCAATATAAATTTTATTGTTAATTAAACAAGTAGTTTTGTAAACAATGTATTTCATATATAATTATATTATGGTTAATATTATTTTTTAGATGTTGGTCCTTTTTTGACAGTAACTGTTTCAACAGGTTCTTCATAATAAGGAATATCTTTAGTGATATCTTCTTGAGCAACGTCAATTTCACGTTTAGTCATTAACTCAGGATAAGTTTCACGTTTAATAGAATCTAATAGTTTTTTGAATCTAATATCTCTTAGGAATGTTATTGTTGATTCTAATGAACCTCCAAGCATTTTATCATCGTATTTATATATTCCGTCTGAACGTCTAATTACTCCACGATCAACTGCATCGAGAATAAACAAATGCATTTTCCAATCTTCTCCTTCGTATAATTCAATTATCCTTTTTGGAGTTTTCTCAGCGATTTCAACTAGATAATCTAGTATATCAGCAGGGATTGCATTTCCTAAATTGCGTCCTAACACTCTACATTTTTTGATTCTTTCCGATTCTGAATCTTCATAGATATAACTTAAAGCTCTATAAACAAATTGTTTTTTGTCCATTTTAACTTTAGTAAGTTCTCCTGGTCTTTCAACATATAAATCAGCAATGCCATATTTACGAGCACCACCATCTACAATTAAATTACCATCTGAATCTCTTTGGAATCTATCTTTTGCAATCCAGTTACAATATTCAATAGCTTCTCATTTAGCTTTATCTATTACATCATCTAAGTCAAATGAAGTTCCGTCCACTATTTCAAATACGTGATCGGCTGCAATATAATGGGCTTCACCATTACTCATTTTAGTAATATCATCTTCTGACAAAACCATTTCGGTAGCACCTTTATTGACATCACCTCTGACTAATCTAACACAATCGGGGTATCTTCCTGTACGTGGATTTGGACAGGGTTGTATAAAGTACGTTTGATTAACTTTTCCATAAGCACTTCTAAGAATTATTTCATTATTCATATTCATATTTTTTTGTATTTTTTAATTTTCATCTACTTGTAAAATATCTAAAATTAGGGGAAGGTTAATCCTTCCCCATTTTTTATTACTAAACTTCTTCAATAATGAATGATTTATAAGGAGCGAATGCTGCAATACCAGAGTATCCTGCAACGATCAATTTAGATCCTGCGATTGGAGAACTAACGATACCACTAGTGATACCATCTACACCACCAACACCTGGATATTTAGATGTTACAAATTCTGCACCTTCTAATGTAAATGCTGCGATAGCTGGTTGATTTGTTGAAACGTCAGGTGACATATCAAGACAAATACCGTATCCTTTTCTATCATATTCTTTAGTAAGAGCACGATCAACCATGAATGTTACCATATTACCGGCAATTTCATAAGAAGTGAAAGTTCCACCAACTTTGATAGGATTATCAGCTTTAACCATTGATTGAGCTGCTTTAGAATACATCATTGTTGGAGTTGATCCCCACAATTTCAACCAGTCTCCTAAAGTAGAGTTAATTTGACCCCAAAGTCTATCATTAACAATAAATGTGTAACTGTTACCAATTGCATTTGCTGCTTTTTGATTCATTTGATCAATTACTGTATTGATGATGTTTACATTCAATTTAGCATATTTATACTTAGATGCAAATCTTTCGATTTGAGGAATAAGACCATCACCCGCGATAAGTGGACGACCATCTTCTGTAAGTACAGTAGATTTACCATTAACATCCATAGTTGTTTTTCCCCATAGTAAGTGGTTATTTTTAACTGTTTGGAAGTTTTCAAACAAATCTTTTTCCATTTTGTTTAACTTAAAGATCTTTTCTTTCAAGTCTCCAGCTCCATCTCCTGATGCAATTTTGATAAATTGATCTTCCATTTGAGCATAACGAGAAGAGTAAGAAATGTCATTTCTATGTTCTGTGATCCATTGACGATGTTTTTCAATGTTTGATTGATACTTAGTATAACCTTCTTCATGGTACTCAGGCATAATATTAGATAAGAAACGAGTTGTTCCACCTACTTGACATGCTGAAGCATCAAGAATTGAAGAGAAATCTGCATCAATTAATTGAACCGTATATTCCCAGAATACATCTGCTTTTCTTTGTGGGGTTGCTTTAACAATACATTGCTGACGCGATCCGTCAATTTTGAATGTATCATATTTTTCATAATATCTTTCTTTGAAATACATTATGATATCTGCACCACCTGCACCAGTACCCGTTGGTGCTGCTGCGAATTCAACTCTTTTTACGAATTCTACATCAATTTCCCATTCTACCATTAAGGTATTAAGTGGTTGAAATTTATTAGCTGTTTTAGAGTTGTAATAAATGTTCATTAAGGCTTCTGTTAAGAAAGTCGCTGTATTATGTGTATACATGCGAGCCATAACTCCCATCATTTTAGGACGAGTTCCTAAAAGTTTGTAGAAATCCTCATAGGTTCTACTGTGTGCCAATTCTGGCTTTACGTTAACGTAACTTGCTACTACCATTGTAATCTAATTTTTTAAAAATTTAAGTCGTAAATGCTATTTTGTGTTTTGCCGGAAGGATTATTCCTAATAACGGCGGGTTTTGGTTTTATCTGTGATTTAAGTTTTGCTATCTCCGACTCATATGCATTCTTCAATGCATCGAATGAATCTTTTCCGTAACGTGAAAACCAAGCAAGTTCATATAATTTTTTTGGATCATTTAAACTTTTATAAAACTCACTGGTTCCATTTTCGTCTAAATCCAAAATCTGTGAAAGTACTTCATTTTTTTCATCATCATCTAACTCTATTCCGTAGAATTCTGGCGTTTGCAATGCCACATTAACCATAGTTTCAGAAAATTGGTTAAATTGTTCTTCTCTTTCGGTTTCAGCTTCTTGCTTTTGAGCTTCGTTATATTGATCTTCTAGTTGTTTATATTCTGTTCTAAGCACACCTACTTTTTTAGTAAATAATGCCTCATCTTGTAATTCTTTTTCTAATTCTCTAGCTAATTCTTCTTCGGTTAAATCATACTTTTGTTTTAAGTCTAATAAGAATAATTCTTGATCATCGTAAGAATCAATACTATATTCAGATGCAGCTCCTTGTGTAAATTCTTTAATTACTGAAGTTTTATATGCTTCAAGGAATTCTTCAACTGTTAAATTTTCACCTCTAATTTGATTAATAAGTTCAATTTCTTCATCATCTAAATCGTGATCTACAGGTTCTTGTTCTGGATCAGCAGCTTTTAAAATTTCTAATTGTTCTTCTTCTGTCAAATCATAGAAATCAATTTCTTGTTCATTATCGTTTTCATCCAAAACACTAATTTTAGAATTTTCAATTCCAAGTGTTTTAAGATATTTATTTAAAATAAACTCTTCGGTATCAGGTCCTTCGCTTTTTTCTGCAAAAAAGTCATCGACATCATCTCCAGGAATATCTAATTGTATTTCGGGTTCGTGTTGGGGGTTATCGGGCAAAAGATCGCCTTCAAAAAGTTCATCAAATTCATCCATATTCATTTATCATTTATAATGTGTATTATTTTTCTATCTATTAAATATATTCATCTTTCATAATGATTTTTATATATTCATTATTTTATACAAAGTTACCACCTTTATCAACAATAAAATATATAAACTATAAACTTTATTGAAAATAATTGTGGTAACTATTAAGATGCACTAATTGAAGAATTTAACTTCGCCAGTATTAAATAACATAGCTTCAGACTGACGTCTAAAACTTAATCCTTTTAGAACTTTACCTCCAGCTTTATTTCACATCATGAATGCATGTTCAATATTAGCAGGAGTATCTTTTGCAATAATCCTTTTTAAAAGTGTACTCTTTGCAAGAGATCCAAATCCTACATTATATGAAAATGAAATTAAAGCTTCATATTGATTCTGAGTTAAATCTAACTTCAATTTATCAATTTGTTTAGCAAATAGTTCCAAATCAACCTTTAACATTTTAGTAGCATCTTCAATAGTATTAAGTTTATGATAACTATATGCTTTTTCTTTATTTTCAGCACCTCTAATCATTTTACCATCTCTATCTAATATAACTTTTCCATAACCTTCAGTTCAGATTCCAATAGGATCCATTTTAGGTTGAAGTCCAATATGAGAGAGATCTCCGTCATGGAGACTCTCATAATGGGATACTAATTTAATCAGTTTGTCTGTAATCATTTTATTTATTTAATTCAGAGAATATTGTATCAACATCTATTACAATTGTACTTCTAATTAATACTTCTGTATTTGAAGTAAAATTAAAATTAAAATTTATATTATTTTCAATTCCAGGATTATTCGATACATTAAAATTTCCTTTATTAACACCTTCTATATTAGCAGAGCCATTAAAAGATATTATTTTACTTTCTTTAATTGAATAATTGAAAGTATAATCTACATTTCCAATTGTTACTTTAGCTTCAACACTAGTTGATTCATTTGTTTTTGTAATTTCCATAATTTTATTTTATTAATTTTTTATTTTATAATCCACCTTTAGCATAATGATATGTTCCACTATTTGTAGGAGATACTGAAAGTAATGTTAATCCAGTAAAATAACCTCCGATTATAGTACTAGTTGATTGAGATTGTCCTGATGATATTGTTAAATTAGCTCCTGATACATTAAATGATCTTCCTGCAGCAGCATCATAATAACTATAATTAAATGTTATAGTAACATTTGTATTTACAACAACTGCACTCGGTGATCCTGCATATACTGAATACGCATACATTTTTCAATTTGTACCATCATATAAATAATCTACATATATTTCAACATATGTATCATTAATTACATAATTATCTGCATAAGCTCAAGCATCATTATTATTGTAACTACAACAAGCTCCACTAGTTAAAGTAGATCATGTAGTATTATCAGTTACTATTGAAATATCATTTCCATTTCTATATTTAGTACCTCTTAAATTTGATGCCATTCATACTTGATTACCAATTTTTACTGTCTTATAAGTATAACCACTATTATCAGTCATTATACCTGAATTAGTAGAATCATCTTTGATTAATCTAACTGAAGCACCTGTTGCAGATCCACCACCTTCTAAACTAACTCATTCAGAATCATAATGCATATCCATCATAGTTGAAGTAGATAAATATAATCCAGTCTGTTTTATATATGCAAAATTTCCAGTATTATATCTAAATCCTCCGCCGACAGCAGCAAATTGATATATATCTGTAGCATTAGTATTTGGAGTTAACCAATGAGTTGTATTTGCTTCTTTCAATTTTCCACCACCTGTAGTTGTTCCTCCAATAGTTGAAACTAAAGTTTCTAATTCTGTTAAAGTTGGAACATGTCATCCACTTGGAGATATATTTCTAGAATCTAATACAGCATATGAATTATATAATCTACCATAACCACCATTAGGTAGTATGTGTTGATAGTTTCTAAAATTATATAAACTGTTTTTACTACCTACGTAGTTACTATCAAATGCACCAATAGCAGCGGAGAATAACTCAGTTAAACTCCTATTACTACTATCAGCATATATTTCAGTAACTACATCTCTTTGATTAAAATGATCATTATCTGGAACTGACATACTTTTCCTCCAATTGTTTTATTCTTGATTCAGCACTAGCAAGTTTTGCTATTATCAAGTCAATGTATTTTACTTTATATTCACCCTCTCTATTTCCAACTACAAATTCACTAAATCCATTAGATAATAAATCTTGAGCAATAGTACCAAATCTTAATTCTTCTAAGTTATTTTTAAAATTAAATGAAACTAAATTGAGCCTACTATAGTCTTTAATGATTGGTTGAATATTAGTCTTTAAAGTTCTATCTGACGATAAAATAAAATTACTAGCAGTAACATTACCATTGAAATGAGAATTATCACTTCCATCAATATAAAATGGAGTTGTACCATCGGAAGCATTTCTAATTGAAAATCCAGTGTTTGAAATTCCTTGTATTGAATTTTTAATATAGTATTGCTTAACTCCTGCTTGTGAACCTTGTAATTGTATTCTTGCCTCACCTCCAACATCATTTCTAATTAGCACAGCACTTTTGTTAATTAGAGCAATATCACCTGTTCCACTTTCAGCACTAATATATACTGCATTGCCAGTAAACTGTAAGTAACCTTGTCTAACTGTATTTGCTGAATTATAACCACTCAAATAAGCGGCATCAGCAATCATTTTTATTCCCTCACCTGCATAAGTATTAACAGTTCCAGTTGCCATTAAAGTACCATTCACTGCCAACTTATACCCTTGGTCAGAAATATATCCAATCCCAGTATTACCATTAGGGCTAATATAAAACCTCCCAATATCGGGTACTGTATTAGCACTTTGGGTTGATTGAGTAGTAATTGCAAAATCTCCATAAGACTGATAATCTGTATGTATGAACCATTTCCTAGAACTACCATTAGATACATTATGGTCAAATGATAACATTCCTACCCAACCTGAACCGCTAGGCAATGATAATCTTCCGTTAATTCCCATCCCACCATTAAGAACTAATGCTCCTGTTGATGGTGATAGTGATTGAGTTGTGTTTGGTATACTTACTACTCCATTACTTTCAATAGTCAATAAGGGAGTAGTTGCATAATTAAAAGTAAAGGCTTTGTTTCCCCACTGTCCAACAGAATTAAAAATCATTGACCCATAATTATCTCCACTACTAATAAAATAGTCAAAAGAAGAACCTGAACCAAATTTTAATTTACCTGAATAATTATTAGATGGTATATTAATAGCAAAATAATCACCTCTAGCTGATGCATTTGTCCCATCATCACTTATCAAACTATTTACAAAATTACTCCCATTCCATTTAGGAATGTAGTTTGTTGATAAACTTGATAAATCTTGTGTAGCAATATTATTTACGCCAATAAAATTTCTAATTTGAGTACTAGTAGCAGGACTCATTCTAGCATTAGGGGCATCGTATACCATTACATAACTTACCGTAGACGCAAAATCAGCGCCATAGTATTTTAAACCATTTACCATTTCAGCATTCAAATTCCCCACCATAGTAGTAGAATTTACAGTTAATGGTGCTGTTCCAGTTGCTACTGTTGATTGTAGTTGAGTTGCATTTACTGTAGAAGTAAAAGTTACTGCTCCTGTTTTACTTAACCTAAATCTTTCTGTATAAGTATGTGCAATAGCTTCTGTATTGTATGCTCTAGCATCAGAATAATCAATTACTAAATCAGTACCACTTCCACTGTATTTGTTGGCAATTCTATAAACTCTTTGGTCAGTTCCACCATCGGCATATAAGTACATAGCACTACCATAATCAGAATCCAATGCTCTTAATTCAACACTATGATATGTTACACCAAATTTGCCTTTTCCATACGCTGTAACATCCCCACTAATCCACATATTTGCAGATTGTGCAGAGCTATTTTGGTTTAATATGTGGTCGTTATTGTTGGTATAAGCCGATGAACCTAGACCTAACCAAGATTGTATTTGATTTTGTGTAAAATTATAAACATATCCGTTAGAGTAACCTCCTAGTAAATTAGTAGGTACGGATTGATTAGCAGTTCCATTATATACTGTTCCTAGTGTTATACTAGAGCCTAAAGTCCCACTAGAAGATACAAAGTCTCCAGTGTTACTACTGGCTGCTGAACCGAATGTTCTAGTAGGTAGTGGAGTATAACCTAAAGCAGTAGTAACCATTCCTGAGTTGATACCAGTTATCCATCCACCGTAGTTACCAAGATTATTATTAAATTGACTGAGATTAGTAGGTCTTGCTGCTGTCAATGCATAAGGTGCTAAACTACTTGCAGTTATAAAACCATTTGGATTAGTTGAATTATAAGGTACATATCCCAAAGCATTAGTAACAAGTGTTGAACTAATTTGTGTTAATGCTCCATTCTCAACACCAATCAATCTATTATTCATTTGATTGATTGTGTAGGCATTGAATGTATCAGTTAATGTTGCATTACTGAAAGAACCACCTAAATTAGCATAACCGAATACTGTTTGTATTAGTCCACCAGATCCAGAACCACCAGAAGTAACACCAAATGCACAAACTTCACCTTTAACAGATAAATTACCATTACTATCTAAAGTCATTAAATCAGTGAATGTTCCATCTGTATTAACAGTTGAAAAATTTCAACCATTATCGGTTAACAAATAATTAGAAAGTGGTAATTTTATCACACCATTAGCACCAGCCAAATTAGTTGACTGTGCTACTAATGATAAATAATTAAGTGGTACATAAGCACTACCAGAACCACCAGAACTATAATTATTAATAGCAGTAGTTGTTGAACCTCTTTGTAAGGCTATATTTTTACTTTGAAATTCCATTTTATTATTGTTTTACTGTTGTTTCTGTTATTTCTTTGATACTATATTCAATAGATTAGTATCATTTTTTATATCTATACTCATACCATCAACAATAAATTTTTCAGTTGGAAAAATACTATTTATTGTTAGTAATGAATACGGTTTAAATATATTAGCCAGCGTTATATTTAGTTTTTTGGCTGGTGTTGAATACTGATTCACATAAGACTGGATAATGTTGTATTCTTGTTTCTGGTCAATTCCTAAAGCCTTTGTTTTGATACTTTGATTGTATGTATAATCTGTACCTATTTTTTGAATAACAGATGAATAATTCAATCCTTTATTTGTATCACTACATACTTTTAAATTCATATCAGAAAATTCATTTACAAACGCTGTATTGATTACGTTTTTATATTCTGTATCTGTTTCCGCTTTTTTCTCACTTGTAGGTTTAACTAACTTGATGTCAAAATCTTTCAATCATACAGCACCACAAGTACCACCCTTATATATTTCAGATGGTTCATATAATGAAAACTCAATATCACCGAATAACATATCTGCCTTTTTAATGGTTATTTTATTACCAACTTCATTTATAAATGCTGTTGTATCAACTTCGTTTAATATGTTTTTCCAGTTGTTATAAAGATGTCCATCTTTGTATTCAAACTTAATTGGGAAAGTCATTTCAATATTAGTTCAATACTTTTGATAACCGTTCCAGTATTTATTTCCGATCTTTAATTTTGCATATAATAATACGTAAGTTGATAAATAATAATCACCTGTAGATGCTTTTTTACTTTCATCTATATAAGCTACATTAACCGCTGAATCCCAATAAGCAGAGCCACTAATTATTAAATAGTAATCATCATAAAAATAACTACCCTCATTGCTTGATGAATATTTCAGTACAACATTATTTGTACAGTCAAGCCAAGTTTGTAAAGGTAATGCGCCAGTTGGTGCAACATATCCAGACCTATAAAGACAAACATAATCAGAGAAACTAACAGAAGAACTTAATGCTACATTATTTTCATAGTTTGCCATTCTTACAAAGGATGCACCCTCTTTAGTTGATATTGTATCATAATCAAGTTCGGTTAATTCAGACCAAGTACCACCAGTTTTATTATATGTTTTGTATTTATCATTTTTGAAATATTTAAACACATAGTTCTTACTTCCATAAGTTTTAGGAATAGAAGAAAACCAGTTTGTTGTTCCTGTTACTTTTGTAATGTTGGTTAGATCATCATCAGAAAAAAACTCTGGTATCAAACTATCATTTGTGCTTACACTGGTTTTAATGCTTACTTGATTATAAACCTCAGCTAATTCAATACTAGCACCATTCGATTTAAAACTTTCATTTGTAACATCTACTGTATTACTTAATGTTGTGTAGCCAGTTGAATAATTCAACCAATTGTTTGCAGTAGTATAGGTATGATAGTTTACAAATCCACCTTTTATATAATCATAGTTCAATATATAAACCTCATCACCATCTGCTACAATTGTATAGTTTAGGAATTGAAGAAGCTGTGTTAGTACTTCTTTGTATGTTATTGCTTCGTTATCATCAAAGAAATTTTGCTCAGCTACGAGTAATTTATCTATGATTTTTTGATCTTCAAAGCCCGGTAAATAGTTGTTTTCATTCACGTATATTTTAGAATAGCAATTACACTTTTTGATGATATGAATCAATAAATCTTCAAAGCTTTTTATCTTTCTGTTTACCAGATCAACCGTTTCAAATTTGTAATTGTCTAATGTACTCAAACCATCTATTGCTTCAAGTTCAATACTTTCATAATGTTGTTCAAAGCCTTGTGTATATATGTTTGGTGTCAAGTAACCAACTCATTTAATCAGATTATTATCAACATCTTTCAAAGTCATTTTAGTACCTTGTGCAGTTGCTGAATAAAGGTTGAAATTGTAACTATCAGATATAATTGTACAAGTTGCATTTGATAATTTCAACGGTTCGTAAATTGTACTATTTGTATTTAATTCGATTTTAAATGGTTCATCTGAGAAAATAATCTCAGATGTTCCACTATTACCATCATTCACATTTATATCCACTTGATATAAAGTGTTACTTATATTTTTAAATTGTCCTGTGTAAATCATATTACTTTGCTTTGCTTTTTATATTATCATAGTTAGTTAGAACGCCTTTTAAATTCTTTCCCTCAATAATAAATTTTACTTCACTATTATTTGTTGTAGTTCAATTTATACCACCTTGACCATTTAAAAGAGCAAATAGTGTACTTTGTTGACCTTGATTTAATATCATTTCACCAGCATTTACTCTAGCTAGTATTTTATCACCAGAAATAGAACCACCTTGTACAATACCACCGTTTGCAAACTTTGGAATACTTGAAGCTAATATAGCACCTTGCATTACTCCAATTTGAGCCAATGCTAAACCTTCACCTACAAAGGGAATAAAAGCATAAGCTGCTGCTGTTTCTGCTGCCATAAGTCCAGTATAAGAAGCTGTTTCTGCAACATTGGTTGCAATTTTAGCTGCTGCTGTTCCCGCTTCAATTCCTGCTTGTGTTTGTTTTGCTGCTGTCAAAGCAGTGGTTACTGCTGTAAGGTCTTTAATAGTTTTTACAACTGACATTATACCATCCAGCGTATTAGTTAATGCATCTCATATTGCTAGAAACTTTTCAAATCCAGAAGCATCTACATTATTAAGTGTATCAGTTAATGCTTTAAATCCTTCATACATATTTTTAGCACTACCAGCAATATTTTTTATACCCTCGTATATACCACTATTTAATTGTTTCTGTAGGTCTTTTATATCCTTCTTAACCTGCATTAGTTTTAATGCTTTGGACAAGTCTGGTGCATTTAATAATGCTTTATTTAGTGATTCAATTAAATCATCTGCTTGACCGTGAAACTGTGCTTTTAGTTTACTTAGATCACCACCCGCATCAGCTATTTGTTTTTCAATATTCTTTACACCTTTATCACTAAATTCTTTTTCAATGGCTTTTATAAAATCGTCATTTTGCTGATTTTTATCCTCTTGTTTTTCAACATCTGACTTTTTATAATCAAATGTATGATCTATTGGATTACTCTGAGGTAGTACAAAAGCAAAATCTTTTTTAGCTAAATCTGCTTGTTTCTGTTTTACTATTTTCACTAAATCATTAGTCGCAAAATTTACTCCTTTGATTGTTGAAATAGTTCTTAATGTTTCATCAACAATACCAGACATAGCATTAGTATATTCATCTTGTGTGATTATACCATCTTTTAAATATCCGTCTTGTTCAGTTAGTTTTTTAAGATAATCTTCTTTAGCTGTTTCAATTTTATCATCAGTAGAGGATAATGGTTTATAGGCTTGAATTTGTCCATAAATAACATTAGTTTTAGCTTCATCTTTCGTTAAGATTCCGCCGTAATTCTTTTTACCATCTTCTACGTGCTTATCAAATAATTCATTGTATTTCTTTTGTGATATTACACCGTTAGCTAATTCATTATTTAGTTTTTGAGTTTCTTTTACATAAGCATCTTGTACAGAATCAATTTCTTTTTGATGTTTTTGTACTTCAGTATCTTCACCAGAACCAGCACCTAAACCACTTAAATTAGTATCGGTTGTTTCACCTGTATTTTTACCAAGTTCAGATTTTAATTTGTTCTTTTCTCTAGCTATATCATCTCTAACTTTTAATAGAGGTGTTAGTTCATCTAAATAACCAGCTCTTTCTTTTACTAATCCACTATCTACACCTTTGCCACTATTAAGATCTTTTCCTAACTGATTATTAATTATATCAATCTTACTTTGAGTTTCGGCAATTCTATCATCATTAGGATTCTGTTTATTTAGTAAATATTGATACCTGCTTTGTTTATCTAAGAGGTCTAAACGCTCTTTGATTTTTACGTTAATATCACCGTTGATTTTTAAGCCGTTTTTATCAAATTGATAATTAGTACCTAAAATAGAATTTATTGTTTTTAGTGCAGTTTGACGCTCTTTTAATGAAGTATTAGTGTCATTTACAATCTTCAAAGAGTTTTTAATCTCGTTTGATTGACTGTTTGTTTCAACTGCATTTTTTAAACCAGATCTATAATCTGTTCAAATTGCTTTTAGTTCTTTAGCTTTCTCTGCAAGATTTGAAAAGTGTTGATATATTGCCATTGCACCACTAAATAATATCATTGGTAAGAATGACATAAAAGCAGTTTTAATTGCTAAACCTACAGTTTTAAAAGCGAAATTAGAGGTTAAACTAAATTTGTTTACTGCTGCTTCTTGTTCAGCATAAGATTTTGCTGCTGCAAGTGATTCATCTAAATATCTTTTTTGAGATTTCTTAGATAAATTACTATTTGCTAATTCCTGTACAACTGCACTTTTTTCTGCTTCTACAGCCTGTTTAACGTAACTAGTAGTAGCTGCTGTTGATATTGATGTGTAACCTTTTTTAATAGCTCCAAAAGCTTTACCTACAATAATAGTTACTGCTATATTTGTAATAGTATCACCAACTAATTTAAAGTGTTCGGTTATCCATTTAAAAACCTCAGAAGTTTCATTTACTATAGTTTTATAAATGTTACCCACATTTAATTTAGCTGTTAGTTCTTCAAAACTGTTACCAATTCTATTTAAAGCACCACCTATTGTATTGGTGTCAACATTACCAAATGCTTTTTCTAGTTCTGCACCAAATTTAGGAAATACATCACTAGCTAATAATTGACCGTGTTTAGCCATATCTCTCAGTTTTTCAACTGATACACCCATAGCTTTAGCCATAATTGAAAGTGATTCTGGTAAAGCAGAACCAAGCCCAGCAATTAAGGGTTTGAGTTGAATTGTACCCTTTTGCATCATCTTTGACATAGCATCAAAAACTTCTGCTTTTTTATCACCGCTTGCACCTGTTGCTAACAATGCAGCATTTAATCCGGTGAATAATGTTTGCTGATCTTTTAAAGGGATATTACTAGTTTTTGCAGATGCTGTAAACTTTGCAAATGCACCAGTCATTTCGTTTATACTTAAACCAAACTTCTCACTAGTTTCAATTATATATTTTTGATTCTTTCCGTATTCTTCTCATCCACCAGAAGCCACTTTTAAAGCCTTGTTAACTGCTGCTGATTCTCTAGCAACAGTTATCATTTCCTTTATAATATGCTCAAAACCTAGCCCTGCACCAAGTACACCAGCCATTTGTAAAGCAGTAGATTTTATTTCTCTAAAACCGTTTTGAATTTGTGCTTGACCTCTTTTAAAATTTTCTGTTAGTAGATTTACTGCTACCCCAAAACTTAAATTATTTGCCATACTATTATTGTTTTTGTTTATTTATTTTATCAATTAGATCTGCACCAGCTTTAAACATATCTGGAAGTTCTTCAGCCATAATTTTGAACTCTGTTTTATCTTGTTCTAATTGTTTTTCAAGTTCCCAAGGTAGAGGATAAAATTTAGAAGGACTATTTATTTTTGAGGTGTCTATGTGAGGTATAACAGATAAATAAGTTCATAGTCTGCTACTTTCCATTTGTTGCTTCACGCTCTTATTATAGGCTTCCATATATAAAGAAATATCGTTTATACTCATTTCATTCATTACAAAATTTATATCCAATCCAACATTCACTACTAGTATTGCAGCTATATCTTTTATAAATATTACTTCTCTTTCTGGTTGTTCTTCTGTAACCTCTTTTACTTCTTTATTTGCAAATAAATCTATCAATTTAATTTCTGTGCTTAATTTATCCGAAATGGTTTTGCTTATCTTCTTACTCTTTATTAGCTCTAAAAACTCTTCATAAGTAAATACATCTGGATTGTTTGAAAGTACTATACAGTACATCAATTTCAATAAATCATCTGTATTTGTATAGTCTATTTCATTGAATGATTTATTAGTAAACTGTTCAAATTTGATGATACTTTTAATGTTTAATTTTATATTCATATATCAATTTGAATTTAAAACAAAAGGCGGTATAATCACCGCCTTTTAAATTTTTGATCTTATTACGCTGACACTTTAACCAAAGCACCAGAACCTTCTAAAGATACAGAACAAGATACTATTGCATTATCTTCTGCTTTCATAGTTAAAGATGTAATGTGTGCTGTTCCTGTATAAAGACCTGTTCCAGTTAATGCAAAAGTTGCAGGATCTGCAAGTCCAATTGTAAAACTAACAGAACTACCTGCTATTTGACTAGCTAAAAGAGTATCGAATGAAGTATCACCCGCTACAGTTGTATATAAAAAATCTGATGAAATTGTATAAGAAATTTGTCCAGCTAAACTAGCTTTTCAATTTCCTGACATTTTATTAGTTGTATCAATTGATGCTGCACTAATTGATAAATCACAAGTTTTTGCAAATGCAATAGGTGTTGAGCCTACAAATAACATTAAGTTATTACCTTTTACTAAATCGGTATTTGAATTATATGATGTTGACATTTTTATTTTGTTTTATTGTTTGTTATTTGATTTCAAACTGTAAAGTCTGAATATATTTTTTATCTATTAAATCCTCAATTGAATCTACTAATCTACATTCATAATTGTAGTTGTCTTTATTTTGGTGAATACCTTCAATTAAATCATTTAAGGCTTCTGTTATTGCAATACTTCTGTCATAATCTTCTGAAACAATTATAAAAGTAACATTACATTTTTCCTCATAAATTCCAAATTGAGTGTGTTGTTTAGCGTACTTTTCCCTATAATAAATTATAGTATCGCCTTCTGTTCCTTCTGGTGCAACTATTGGAAATACATTAGTACCTACTCAATTAGTTAGACCACTATCTGCAACAATTAATTTTCTTAATTCTGTTGTAATTGAAAATTTTGTAAATGCTTTTGTAATCATCTTACCCTTTATTAATTATGTTTGTAATTGCTCTTTCAATACCACTATAAACTTTTTCAATTGCAGCGGTTTCGTTTAATTCAATAGCATCTTTTCAGAAACTATTACCTTCTACTTTCCCCCTGTTTGCTCCACTTTTAGTAGTTCTTACTTGTGTACCCATATCTAAAAGATGTGCGTGCATACCTAATTGATTGAATCCAGCAATTGCTCCTAAACTTGAACGTTTTAGTTTGTTTTTAAAAGACTTCAATAAATTACCAGAATCACCTTTTTTGGATTTCATTCTATCTCTTAGATTCTGTTTACCTGCATTAATAAACAATCCTGTTGCATCTTTTAAACCTTGACCTACAACTTTATCTTTTTGAAAATCCTTTAGATTATCAATAGCTTTGTAAACTCGATCATAATCAATTAATGTAGTTTGAATTTCCATTTTATTTATTAATTTTTTCTAGTATAATATCAATTGAATTATCAAATAGATTTCTATCAAAAGAGTTTATTTTATAATCATTCTTTTCATATTCAACAATTAATAATTCAGATAATAGTTTATTATATCTAATCTTAAAAGCTATTGTATTACTATGAAATAATTCTTTAGAATCTAATGAGTAATTACCAGATTGTTTAACTTTAGCTGCTCTGCATTTAAGTAGTTCAGTTAAGTGTTTTGTAACTGCTCCCGATTCAGATTGTACAGTTTGATTTTCTTTAAATATTAAACTATATAACAGTGTTCCCGCTGGTATCATATAAATTTAGTTTGAATAGTTTTTGTAAAAATCTAAAAGGTATCTATAGTTAAAAGGTATTTCTGTAGTTTTACTTGCAAAACTTATCATTTCCCTGTTTGCATATAAATTACCAATCATTAAAAGCATTGCGTGCAATAATGGCAAGGGTAGAACCTCACCATTAATTGCAGCAACATCAACTAATTTTTGATTTATATGTAATTCAACAGTTGCTTCTGCCACTTGAATTAGTGAAGTGATATAAATATCATCTTCAATAAATTCTGCTTCCAGATTCAAGTGTTTTTTAGCTTGTTCGATTGTTAAATACATATATTATAGACTATTTTAAAATAGCAGTTATAAAAGATTCATTTCTACGAGGTTTAGCATCAAAATAAGCATTGATTACTAAACGAACTTTACCATTAGCTGCTTGTGTGTAAGGATCAACTGTCAAGTCAATTCCACCCCATTGTCCAATAACATAATCTTCAAAACATCCAAAGATTACACCTTTAGAAGGTACAGCAGAAGTTGACAAAGTATTATAGCCGTTAATTTCTGTTCCTTCCATTAAATAACCTGCTGCAACACCTGCTGCTTTAAGAGTTGATTTAAATTTACCTTTTGCAGATGGTGAAACGATAAACGTTTTCTTTCCAGTTACATTAGCAGATTCTAATATTGTTTCCATAGCTACAACTTCTAAATAACTTACATCTTCTGTATCAACAGGAGTACCATATAAAAGTCCAGAAGGTTGAGTTGTAGAACCAGCTACAGAACCTAATACAGTCGATTCTAATTTGTTTGAAATTGCTTTTACAATATCAGATTTAAGCATTGATTCAGCACTAATTGAATCTTGAATCAAGAACTGTTTAGAAATATCTAAAAATGCAGTGATTCTTTTTGGTTCTAAAGTTACTTCTGTGAATGAACCAGCACCATCTGATGCACCAGCAGTTTCACCTGCTCACAATACATTTGATCCAGAATAAGCAGGGATAGATACAGTACCAGTTAAACCAGTCATATATGTTGCACCAGCTTGAACCATTACTAGATTAGCTCTAAGAGGTTCTAAAATTCCAAGTTTATCTTCTGCTACTACTTCTTGTCCAGCAGTTGCTACTGTTGCAGAAATTGTTGCTCTGGTTTCCATTGGTAATACAATTTGACCTTGTGTGTTTTGTCCAGCTTTACGAAATTCAGCTTGCCCTGCGTTAGTAATTTCTAATGCTCTTTCGTCTAGTTGACGGTTGTTAGCTACATCATTAATAGCTTTCAATAATGAAAAATTTTCCATAGTTTGTTTTTGTTTTGTTGTTACTTTATTAAGGTTTCTTTTATTATCTTCTTCGATCTTTCTGATCTCAGCATCAATAGTTGCTAACTCTTTAGTAATTTCATCAAATTGAATACTTTCTAAATCGTTAAGTTTTCTAGTTTCTTTTTCAGCATTAGAAATTAATTCTGTTGCTCTTACTTTTAATAGATTTTTATCATCTAATAACTCTAGTGTGTTCTTCATTAGTTTAATTTGTTTTTTAAGGTTTTATAATATCCAGATAAATCTTCTGTATTCAAATCATTCATTTTTCTAAGTGCTACTGTTGTGTCTGGATAGGCTTCTTTATAAACTGGTGAAACGTCAAAAATTTGTTTAAACTTTGTAATCTTTCTAAGATAACCAGTACTTCTTTTTTCCCATACATCACTATCAATAGTAAATGCAAAGCTTGAAGTGGTAATATCACCACGTTTTAAACCTTCTAAAAGTTCATCACCTAGTGAAGTGTTAGGTGCTTCAAATCTGTATTTCAAACCTACATTATCAACTTCTAATTTTAATGAACCAACACCAAATTTTGAGCGTGCCAAAACACCTCTATCTTCACTGTGATTTAGTAAACAAAGTATATCAGATTGTTCTAAAATACCATCTAATGCTTCTGGTTCTATAACCTCAACAAAACCCCCTAAATCCCTAGATTCTTTATTAAATTTTAAAGCATACCCTTCTACGGTTCTGCTGTTTTCTGTAGTTCTTAATTCTCAACTACTGTTTCGTAATTCCATCATTTTTTTGTGTATTTACAATTTGTGTTTCTTTTACTGCATTTTGCAGCGTAATAGTATTTACTTGTACAAAACTATTATCACCATTATCTATAGCAGGTAAATCTAATTCCTTTCTAATTTCGTTAACTGTCATTACACCAATTTGGAAAAGCTTATTAAAATACTCTGCTTGTGATACTTTATCGGCTCTCAATAAAACAGAAGTATCAAATCTAACATCTATAGTATCTCGTTCAGATGGTTTATATAGTTTGCGTTCAAATTCCAGTTCTATCTTTTCTAATAAAGGGGAAAGTGTATCTGTGAGGAATGCTAACTGTGTAGCTTCTACAGTTGCATAATTAGCTTGTGTAAGATCAAAACATTTCATTGGTGAAACACCAAAGAATCTACAAACATCAATTACATTAAATTGTCTTGTTTCTAAAAGTTGTGCATCTACAGGACTAACTGTTATAGGTTGAAAATTCATATTACCTTCTAATACAGCTATCCCGTTAGGTGTTCCAGTAGAAGCATTAAATGAAGTTTGTCAAGCTGCTTTTAAATCTTGTTTTTGTTCTGGAAGTAGTGAACCATCAACTTTTAAAATACCTGCTAAATTAGCACCACCTTTAAAAAATCCTGCTGCGTGTGCTTCTGAATCTGTAGCTAACCCAAGTGTTAACCTTGCGTGTTCCAGTGTACTTATTCCACGAATACCATCATAACTAAAGTTTAGTATATGAATCATATTAATAGGCTCTACTAAAGCATTAAAACCAGTAATTGAATACATCAATTTATTATTTTGTATATCTGTTGTAACTACTGTTACTCACGAACTATCTATAAATTGCAATGCTATTACATTACCGCTTCGATCTCTTTCTATATAAGCATAAGCATTACCCTTTAAAAGTACACTTTGAACTAATGTTTTCATAAAAGTAAACCTGCTCATTTTATTGTTCGGTTCACTATTTAAAAGTCTATATGTAGGGTGTGTTTTATGCTTTGTTTTATAACCGTTATTGTCGATTAAATAAGGTTCTAAAGGTAATTGTGCAACAGAATCACTAATCACTTCTACACATCTATAAACAGCAGGTAGAAGCATAGCTTTGTTAGTTGTATAACCGCTTTGTGAATTATACATCAAAGAATCAAAAAAGCTTCTTTTTTCTGTTATAGGTGCAGGTGTTGATTTCTTTTTAAATCAGTCATTAAATGCCATTTGTATTATGTTAAATTGTGTTTGAATAATGAGGAACTTGTAAATACATACCTAAAGCTTGTATCATAGAAATTACACCATCAATTTTATTATTGTCTATATATTTTACTGGTTTTGTGTTACCATTTTGATCTGATTTTAAAACTACATTTTTAAAGCAGAATCTGTTGATCTCATTGTTATCAATAACTGCTTTGTCAGATAATATAAGCCTTTCTATTTCTTTGGTTGGTCTATTAAAGTTTCCAATTGTTTGAGAATAAACTTCAAGTGGTAAACCTTTAGCAGTTGCATCAATTGCTCACTGAGTAGAATTATAGCTGTCATATCCAATTACTTGTATATTTACAATCTGTGAATACTTCATCAAATCGTTAGTTATATATTCATAATCGGTTACATTGCCAGGCGTTACAGTTAGTTGCCCTTTTCGCTTTCAATCTTTATATAATTCTTTGTTAGACTTAGTTCTTAAAGCTTCTTCTGGAAGGTAGTAATGAGTTTTGAAATAGTATTTATTATCATTTACAACTAAATAAGAAACAGCAGTTAAATCTGATGTTTGACCTAAATCAACACCAACATAACAAGCTTTACCTTTAAAATCATTTAGATCAATATTTTTACTACAGCTTAGAATATAATCATCTGGTAGCCAAACATTCTCAGAATCACACCAAAGATTTAGTGTTTTAGTTTTTATACCAGTTTCTTCTGATGGGTTGTTTTTAGCCTGTTGAACTTGTTCTTTAATATATTTAGAAGGAACTGTTACACCTAAATTAGGTGCGCATTTAATTCAATTATTTTTATCAGTTCAATCATCATCAACATCTAAAGAGAAGATAGCTATAAACATAGAATCATCTGTTTTTACAGCATTTAGAACTTCTATTGCTACTGTTCTTAGTTGATAGCAGGGTAAGGACTTATTAAAGCCAGCAGTGGTTATTGTACACAAATGAGGATTGTTTCTCATTCCCATACTAGACTTTATTACATCTCTAACTTTACTGGTGGGTGCTGCGTGGTATTCATCTAGTAAACCAAATGATGCATTAAAGCCGTCCAATTTTGAATCATCAGCGGCTAATACTTTAAGTTTACTGTTTGTGAGGTTGAATTTTATTTCTGCTCTATATGGAGTAAAATATTTTGTTTTGGGATCAATTCCTTTTACAAAAACAGAACACATATCAAAAGCAATTTTTGCTTGTTCTTTACTGTTTGCAGCTAAAAGAACTTCTGCACCTTCTTCGTTATCTGCAATTAGATAATATAAACATAACGCTGCTGCTAATGCTGTTTTGCCTTGTTTTCTACTTACTTCTATATAAGAACTAGAAAACCTTCTTGTTCCAGTTTCTTTTCAGTAGAAGCCAATAATATTTGCAATTAAAAAAGTTTGCCAAGGTTCTAATATAAATGGTTTACTTGAATGATTTCCAGTGAAGTGTTTTAAAGTTGCTATAAACTCAATAGCTCGATCAACTTTATCTTCTCTAAATTCTAAATCATCTCTGAGTAAATCACTTTTAAATCTCTCACAAGCTAATTGAATATTTTTACCTGTTACTATACTACCATCTAGCACATTATTTACATATTGATAATATAGTTTCATTGTTACCTCGTTTCTTTACCTTGTTTTATAAATTGCTCAAATGGTGAATCCTCATCGCTTTCATTATCTTTTTGTATTAGTTTGGTTCTAGCCTTTGCAGTTAGTCCAAATTCTAACATAACTTTCATAGCCTGTGTTTGTGCATCTTTAGCCACCTTGATTAATGGGTGTTGTGCTATATTACCTCTATCACTTTCGACAGTTAAACCATCTTTTTCTAATTGCTTAGAAGCCTTTATAAACATTGAATAATTACGAGCTAACATAGTTAGTGCAGCACTATCAACTTCTTCTAGTATTCCACTAGATTCTAGTTTAGATAATACATCCTGCATATAAACAGTAGCATCTTTTTCAATATCCTTTGGTATTTGTCATTTCATATTATTTTGTGTTTTTGTGTTGTTATACTCATAAAGATATAAACTTCAAGACTGTAACACAAAATTTATAAAAATAATCAACATCTAAAATATTAATTGTAAGCACTCTTAAACATATAAAATCAATTAATCACTCAAATAAATAACATATAAGTTAGCTTCATAACTACCTCATTACTATGTTTACACATAAATAGTATTTATAGTTTTTATGTTAAGAAATTGTTGTAATTTTGTAGTCTAATCAAAATCAAATAATTATGAAAAAGAACACCAAAACAAAAACTCTCAATTGTCGACTAGAATTTGATACTTATGAAAATTTAGAATTAATGAGTAAATCAACTAATACATCAAAATCAAAGCTAGTTAGAATGATATTAAATGACTGATTTAAAGATAAAGAAGAACTATTAAACCAATACTATGAAAAAACAAAAACAGACTAAAGAAACACTATTACAATACATCTTTGATTATGGAATAGAAAACACTTGTAAAGAATGAAATATTACAGAAGAACAATTAGATAAAATATTGAATCCTGTTGTAGATTCTAATCCTAAAAATAGAAACTTAAAAACCAATTTAATTACTATAAATGCTGAAGTATCTAATATCATATCAAAGAATTATACTAAACTTTGAGATAAATATGTGAAGGATAAAGAAAGACTTTCAATGTGTCAAACATCAGAGGATATATTCCACAACACACTTTTAAAAGTGATGGAAGAACTGTCTGAACTTGATGAAAAACAAGTACTAGAATATATAGATTATAAGCTTAAAATGGTAAATTTCCAGATAAAACAAGATCAAAAAGAACTATACAAACATCAAATATATTTGGAAGATGCCGACAATCAACAAGCCCCAGAAACAGAATATTAAATCAAACAATACTAAGGCAAGACAAGCTGTGTATAACACCACCAGATGAAAGAAACTAAGGTTATCTAAAATGATGGACAATCCACTTTGTGAGGTCTGTTTAGCTAAAGATATAATTACAGTAGGTGAAGATATACATCATATTATTTCTTTCTTATCTACAGATGATTCAAATAAAAGATCAAATTTAGCATACGATTATAACAATTTACAAACAGTATGCAAAACCTGTCATCAAAAAATACATAATGGAAACACAAATAATTAATAATTGAAATAACTATTCTATTTCTAATACTGGAATTGTTACTAATATAAAAACCGAAAAAGAATTAAAAGCTATTATTAGATCAAATGGTTATCTACAAGTAAATTTATCTATAAACGGTAATAGAAAAAGTGTAATGATTCATCAACTAGTAGCAGAAGCATTTTTAGATAAACCTTTAGATTATGGTATCAATAAAGTGATTAATCATATAGATGGTAATAAACAGAATAACAATTGATTAAATTTAGAATACATTACTCAAAAAGAGAATATAAAACACGCTATTAATACTGGTTTAATGGATTTTAATGGTGAAAATAGTTGCAACTCTAAATTAACCAATATTGAAGCAAATAAAATTAGAAATATATATTTATCCGAGAAAATTAGTTTAATGAATTTAGCTAAACGGTATAATGTAAGTGAAAGAACAATTGGTAGAATTATTCATAATGAAACTTATAAATAATTTGTAAGGAATGCCACCAGAGGCTTCACAACCCCAAAATCCCAAAATTAGCCTTCTAAAATCCCGAAATTTAGGCTACAGTTATACCTCACAACTATGTTTAAGAAAGGTCATACTTTATAGATTTTAAGTGAGTTAATATCGGTAACTTTGTATCAGAATTTAAAAATAGTAATTGTCGTAAGTTACTGTATTAAAAGTTGTTTGAAATAGATAATCGGAAATAAGGCGTTTAAAACACGCCTTATTTTTTTAATCCGACAGGACAACAAATAAAACAAAATAACAATAAATAATATGTGAAAATACAAAAACGAAATTTACGAAACACAAAAAGAAATTAGAGTAAAATGTGGTTTGTCCGGCTCAGTTCTACGAGCAAAAATAAAAGATAATGAAATAGTAAAAATTGAAAATACAGGTTGCCAAACTTATGAAAACTTACACTACAATATCAAATAATATTGGGAAATACTTAAACTTTGAGGATACATTTAGATATACTTGTTTAACTTTTACCCCAACGAAAGAAAATAACTCATTTACGGATTCAACATTTAAACAAATAATGTGATTAACCAAAGATACATCAGAGAATACTATTAAGGATTTTGTAAGTAGACTTAGAAAATCTGGATTTATTGAAATTGAATCATACTTTGAAACTTCACATATAAAAAGAAACAAATACTATATGAAAAAAGACACTGTAAATTTTAGAATGATAGGTAATGAAATAATTGATCTGGATTTAAAACCTGCTCACAAAGGCTTTTTAATACAACTATTTGGATTATGTCTTAATAATACTAGAAGGTGTGAATTTACCGATTCAAAAATAGCCCAAGAATTGAATGTCGCTCCTTCTACGGTGGGAAAATATACAAAAGAACTAATTGTATTAGGACATCTAAAGAAGTTGAAAAAAGGCTATGAAATACAAGGTGAGCATTTTATTAATGTAATTACTGAAAAGGAAAAAATTAGAATTGAAGAATTGGAATTTGTGAAACAAAAATCAGAAGAACTTAAACAATTATATCCAAATAATTTCATTTCAAATATTATTGATAATACTAACTGAAATAATGTTTTGTTCCCTAAGCAATATATTTTAGCAATAGAAGCTGGAGTTGCAAATTTCCCCAAATTAGAAATTAAAAATGATGAAGAAATTGTTGTATAAGCAATTTAAAAAATCTTCGATTTTCCACCTATGTGAATTTCCACTAGACCCCTATACTATAATACCTAACTATAATACCTACTATATGGTGCTTTGCACCTTCAAAAAAAACCTATAAAATCAAACAACTATGAATACAATTATCATTTTACTCTTTGGAATCTTTTTACAACTTGTAATTCTCAACACTAAAAACTAAACAACTATGAACGAACTTATGACAGAACAAGAATTTGATAGATTTATCAAAAATGCAGCATTACTTTTATCTGTAAGTAATTTAAACAATGAAATTAAATTGGATGAAATGGAATCCAAATGAGATGCAAAGTGTGCTGAAATAGAAGCTACGTTTGCCGATTTTGATAAACGATTAACGGAGCTAGAAACTATTTTAAATGTAAAACCTCGCACAAAAGCAATTAAAAGACCTTGACAAGATGAGAAATAATAGAGAAAAAGAATCACTTAAATTAGTATCTGATTTGATAAAACAACAATTTGGAGATATTCAAGTATGAGAAAGTAAAGATAGATTTGCACATTATGATTTGTTTCTCAAATACAAAGAACAAAATGTATTTTTTGAAGTAAAAGAACGTATGAACAAATATGTTGAGCTAGAAAATTTTATTAAATTCAGTAATGAAGGTTGACAATTAGAGATGACTAAATATAACTTCTTAGTTGGTAAACCCAACAGATATATTAACCTATTTAGGGTTAACGGTGAAATTATTATTATGACTTGAGATATAAACAATATTACCAAAGTACACAAAGATCTAAATTGTCCAGCAACTACAGAATTTAATAGAAATAACTTTCACAATAAAAGTTCATTATTATTAACCCCAGAAATGGGAATAACTTATATATTAAAAGATAACAAATATGAAGTTATAGACTTCAAAGAATTAATTACCAAATTGACCAAATTAAACTAACTATGAAAGAACAAACTGAATTACAATTTAAAGTAAGTATTGAAGATGCAAACATTATATTGAATGCATTAAGTACACAACCATTTAATCAAGTTGTTAAACTGATTGATGACCTGCGAAAACAAGCACACATACAATTATATCCAGAATCATTACAAAAACCAAGTAAAGAATAAACAAAATGGAAAATATTAAATTAGAACTAACTTGACATAAAGTACATAATTTATTAAAATTATTAGGTGAACAACCTATTAATGAATATAATGATTTATATAAAACAATAGATGAACAATATCAAAAACAAAAAGATGAACAAATTCAAAAAGAATTTGAAGAAGCTAAAATTAAACAACCAACTAAAAACTAAACAAAATGGCACTAACTAAAAGAATCGACTTTTTAAACGGAGTAGTAACAGAATCAGCTTATATAGTTGTAAGCAATATTACTATTGACTGAGATAATAAAACTGCTAATATCAATGTAAAAACATATCTAGATAAAGCAACAAAAGAAGCAGGTTTGCAACCTATGCAAACAGAATATCTTCATATCTCAGATAATGCACTTCCAATGCAAACAGAAACACCGGTACTAAACTTTACAAATCATTTTTCTGATGGTAATACTAAAGTTGATGCTGAAACTTATCTGTTGACACTGGATAAATACAAAGATTGTACAATAGTTGAATAAATGGAATTAATACAATATGTTCAGTGGTGGGATTATCACAAATCAACTCACTATATAAAAATGGATATAGATAAAGTTGTTTATTCTTTTGAATTTAATACATTGACTAATCCAGATGAAATAGTATTATCTGGTGTATATGTTCAAGAAGATTATAGAGGTAATAATTATTTCTGCGAAATTATGAATATTGTATCAAAATTGGATTACAAAAAAATATGAATACAGGTTTTAAAAGATTCCAGTATAATTAATAAATACAAAGAATACGGATTTGTTTATGAATTTGAATATGATGATAAATTTGACTGGTATTCCAGATAAAACAAAAGCTACTTAGTTAATTCTAAGTAGCTTTTTTGGTTTGTAGTGGTGAAACATTTAGTTTTCTTTAATCTCCTTGATTATTTGAAATAAATGAATTAAATCTATACGAATTTGCCGATTTACTTCATCTCTAAAGTCAATAAATATTTCCTTACTTCTTTTAGATGAATTATTTCTGGTTGAATTTGTGTAACTAGATATAACATAACTAACTTCTTTTCCACAAGTATGTGAAAGTGAAGAAACAGTATCAAAAGATACATAATCAGGACTAAATTCACGATATAATTCAAAAACTTTATCCGATAATGTATTAACGATACGTTTATAATTATAACCATCACTTTCTTCTAATAAACCATTATATAAATGATTTATTTCTATTAATAATTCTTGTTCATTTTGTTTCATATTATTTCATATTTTAATGTTTATATGCAAATCTAATAAAACTAATCTACTTACTTACAGATATATAGTTAAATGTATAGTTAAATATGTAATCAAATCTATCTACTTAGTACTACATTAAATTCTACTTTATGAATAGTTTAAATTAGAGATGTTCTAGCAGAAATTACAGTATAATTAGAATGAATAAAAAGCCTACTAATTTCTAGTAGGCTTTTTCTGGTTTAATCTATTTTCTTTAAATAGTTGTATTTCTTCATTATTTCCCAAATATCAGTATAACTATATTCACCAAATACTTCATCATTAAACAGCTTATTATTTGAAGAAGTAACTGTAAAATCTTTACCCTTTAAAATCTCTCTAACTTCTTCTGGTGCATTAAAAATATTATTAAATGTTACATCATCATCATCAATAATACAATATGAATTTACTTTGTATTGACTATTAAAAAGGATATTGAATGTTAACCCTACTTTTAGTTTTACCTGCATCAGTTTAATATAATCAGTATATCTATATACATTTACCACCTCAATTAAACTATTACAAACCTGTTTCTTTTCTTCTAAACTTAGTTCCCTAGTTTTTAAATAATCAAACTCAAATTCTGAATTAATTCTATCATTTAGTAAAATGATTTTAGATTGTATTTCTGTGATAATTTTATTAAATCTGTCTTTCTCGGTTGTGATTCTATGTTTTTGTTCTAAAGCATCAGCATCATTATAGAACCCTTTAGCATATCCAGTATTAACTTTAGAAATTTGATTATCTAAATCAGTGATGTTTTTATTCAGTTCAGTTAATGTAGTTTCATTCTTTATCAATTCAAGTTTAGATTGTTCTTTATCATCTACACACTTCTTTTTAAATGAATCATATTCATAAATACCTTTAATAGCAGTCCAAACTAAATTATCTGCCATTGTAATAGTGAAACTACCATTTTTACAACCTACTTTGTTGTTTATATTGGCTCTAATATCACCATCTTTATAGACCCTTACACCATTATTATTACCTAAAACATAGTATTTATTACATTGACCACATTTTAAAATACCTCTTAATATTGCGGGGTCTACTGCTTTACTCTTATCACCACTATTTATATTAATTGTAAACCGTTCTTGAACTGCATCAAACAAATTCTTTTCAATAATAGCATCAACATCAAAATATCTTACTGATTTTTCAGCAGGTGTAGTTGCAGTTGCTTTTTTAGTTATTGATTCTAGTTTACCTTTGCCATAATATACAGGATTTTTGAGCATTTGATAAATTGTGCCTTTTACCCAGATAATATTTGTTTTACCACTCTTTAAAGGTATATTCTTTGAATTAAATATGTCTGCTATATATTGTGTGTCTTTACCAGAATGAAATAGATCAAATGCTAATTTTACAGATTCTGCTTCTAACTCATTAACATATAAATACTTATCAATAATATCATATCCAAAAGGTGCATTATTAGTATAACTATGACCTTTTCTAAGTGCATTTTCTTTACCAGATTTGAATTTAGATTTTAAATTCTCAGCATCCATTTGAGCAAATACACCTAACATATATAAATATATAGATGCAACACCCGATATTTTACCATCATCATCTAAAGTAATAATATTCTTATCTTTAAAATGAATGCAAACACCTTTTTCTGCAAATTCATTTACTAATGCAATAAAATCTGATGCTTTTCTACTTAATCTGGATATATCCCAAACAAATATTTTATCAACATCATCACTAGTTAATTTTCGCATTTCTGTTAATTGCTCTCTGGTGTCCATATCTAAAACACCAGATGCTTTTTCCTCAAACACTTTAGTTATTTCATAACCAAAACCGTTTGCAAGCAATCTTAATTCTACTTCTTGACGTTCATAATTTTGATCTGTAGTAGAAACTCGTAAATAAATAGCTGCTTTTTTCATTATCTTTGTGCTTTAAATATGTACAAAGATATATTTATTTTATGATACGTACAATAGAAATTGACCGCAAGCGTTCAATTGTTTTTGTACGTATTATCAATTAATTGTAAATCAGTAGGTTATAATGGAATTAAATTCTCATAATAAGAAAGAATATCCACCAATGCACACTGTGGAGCATATTTTAAACCAAACAATGGTTAAAATGTTTGGTTGTGATAGATCTAAAAATAGTCATATAGAGCGCAAAAAGAGTAAATGCAACTACTTTTTAAATGAAACACCAACAGAAGAACAAATAATAGAAATTGAAAAACAAGTTAATAATATTATAGATCAAAATCTATCTGTTACTAGTGCATTAGTAGCACGTTCAGAAGTACCAGTTAGCGTTGATTTAAGCAAACTTCCAGAAGATGCTAGTGAAACACTAAGGTTGGTGTATATAGGTTCTTATGATGTTTGTGCTTGTATTGGTGAACACGTTGAAAATACAGCCGAAATAGGCAGGTTTAAAATAGTCAGTTCAGATTATAATGATAATCAATTTAGAATAAGATTTAAGCTTGAAATTTAGTTTTTACGTGAATTATGTAGTAAATGAGGTTTAAGATTTTTGAAAAAATACCTCTCGTGTAAGGGAGGGAGGGGTGAGGTTTACTCCATTAGTTAATAACATTTTGACCCCATATGGGGGTGTGACGTTAACAATCAACGCTTTGATCTAACAATCAGCATATTAACATATATTTATTGTAAAATAATATGTTAGTTACACTATAATAACTATGTTCTAAATATTAAGTGTATGATAGTTTTTTGTTGTAATTATTTTGTTAACTTTGTGGTTATTAACCAATAACAAAATAATATGTGAGAAGTAAAAACAATTGCAAACTATCCAAACTACACCATAAGTAACACAGGTGTAGTATTTAATTTAAGAACACAAAAGATAATGAAGTTGCACCCAGATAAAGACGGCTACTGAGTACTTAATCTTTCAAGCAACGGACACAAAAGATCTATGAGAGTACATAGATTAGTAGCAGAAGCGTTTATATGAACCAATGATACAACACTAACAGTTAATCATATAAATGGAATTAAAGAAGATAACACAGTTGAAAATTTAGAATGACTAAGTAATATAGATAATATTAAACACGCCTTTAGAACAGGACTAACACCAATCAATCCTAAAGGGGAAAGATCAAGACGATCAAAGTTAACTAATACTGATGCTAATCAAATAAGAGAATGAATAAGTAATAATACACATACTCGTAAGGAAATAGCAGATATGTTTAATATTTGTTTATCATCAGTAAGTAATATTATCAACTACAAAACATATAAAGACTAATCAACACACAACTGAATACAAACTAAAAAGGCTGCTACATAATTGTAACAGCCTTTTAAATTTGGATTGATTTATTGATTAGTCTTCTAATTCAATATCAATACTTGTATAATCTTCTGAATCTTCTGGATCAATATCATTACAATCAGTAGAATTACTAACTAAATATTTATTAATTAGATCATATTCTTTACTACCTCTTTCGCAATCTTGACTGATTGTCAACAATTTCTTTGCATCAAGTTCAGTTATATCTTTACCGATAACCAGTTCTGCTTCACGTCTTACTACTTCTCTAACTACTATTTTAATTGTTTTACCTTCCATAATGTTGTTTGTTGTTTGTACTGTTTGGTCGTTTTCTTTACCAAATACTAAATTAATGTCGAAAATATCACCCTCTGCTAAAGAACTATATAATGCAGGTGGCATTATATTTCTACCAGTAATAGCTTTTAAGGCACTAATAAACTCATCTGACTTTGCTATTTCGTCTAAAATAGGTTGTAATAACGCTTCTAATTTAGGTGTAAATGTATGAGTACTTGTTAAGTATGTATTACTTATCATACCAGATATCATTGCACTCATTCTAATTTTATCTGATTCCTCAGCTAAATTTTTAAAAACCATTTGTTTGATGTTTTTCTTAAAAACATCTTCTTGTCCAATTACAAAAATTTCACCCATAATATTAAGCATTTAAAAGGTTAATAATTTCTGCCTTCTCTTCTGCACTCATAGTACTTACAGAAGTCTTTAATGCTTCAATTCTTTGTGCTTTAATTTCGGCTTCTTTTTCAGCTTTCAATGCTGTTAAATTAGCTGTCCATTTCTCACACTTTTCAAGTTGTTCATCACACCTTTTTAGTAGCTCGTCAGATGTTAATAACTTACCAAATGAAGTACCATAAGAATCTATTGATTCTTTTCTCTGACCTACTTTTTTTACTTGTGCAGCATCTGCACTTTGAATATTTTTATTCATTTAAATAAAGCAATCTGTTTTAGTTTGTTTGTGATTGCGATACAAAGGTGCGACAATATGAAAAGCCCAAAAGTAATGGTTAAAATGGTCTAATTTACCTACCCCGCATTAATTAATGCCACATAGCAGAATATTTATTAAATCTAAAGTCTTGTGTTTTGGTTTTAAACTCTCTATAACAGGACTTTAAATGTTCATCGCCATATAACCAATCTTCATTATTATATATACCTGTAAGATATATTAATTTTGAAATAAAAGTAAATTTATTCAAAGATGCTATTTTATCTCCATTTTTAACAGGTTTATCTACAACATATTGTTTAAAGAAGTCAATCATTATTTTAGTGAATAGACAAATACGTGCATAATTTGGTGCATCTTTAGAATTACTTTCTTCAAGCTTAGCAGAATTTAAAACACTACCAGTTTTTAAACCGTTCAATTCCTCATCACATAACGAAGCCATTAAATAAATCGCTGTATTATTATCTATGACAATACTTTTTTTACCAATTTTCAACGTAATAGTAGCTTTCTGTTTAAATTCAATATCATTACCATTAATTTTACCTGTTGAATTATCATCTATAGCTTTTACAAATTTTTTCATTTGACCAGCTGGACTTTCTTTTGCAACCAAACCACCTACACAATTAGTATATGCAAAATCAAATGCAAATAACAGAAAATACCAAAACTTTTTAGAATCTATATTAAACGCTTTTAATATGAGTTGTATATTTTTATCTTCTTCATCACCATTCATATAATCATTATAAGTAAAATTGGTTTTTATTGTACCTTGATTATAATTTTGCACAAAAGTATATAATCCATTCAATGAACACATTAACATACCATTTCCTTCAGCATCAAAATCTGCATCTGGAAGGTGCGTATAAACCATATTACATACATATTCTAATAATGGTTCTTCTTCTATACAATCGTCTATATCAAACTGATCTACTACACTCATAATATTGTTATTTTTTGACAAAAGTAAAAAAAAGTCTGTAATCAACAAAGACTACAGACTTCAATATTATTTACCAATCTTTTTATATTGGTAATCTACCCCAAACAAAGCACCTGCAAAGGTGCATATTTCCCCAAAGGCTACTAAAATACTGTTATGTATAACTCCAATGGGTACTACTCAAAAACCCATAAATAAAAGGCATATCCCAGCCAACACCAATACACAAGCTACTGCTAATTGTACGTTCAATTTTGTTTCTTTCAAATTCATTACTTACTTTTTTATTTGTTTCTATTTTAACACCTTTATAAATCGAAAGTCTTTTACCTCTGAATGAGGATTTAGTTCTTTCACTTCTATAACCTGTATTGTTTGTTTTTTCTGGAACAACCTTCACAAAAAGAATTTCTTTGGTGGTTTTATTGTTTCACGCTTATCATAAGTAATTGCTATTACTTCATTTCTTACTTTCAAATCTACATTAAGCGTATCTGGTGCTTTAAATTTCAAATCTAGGCTGTACCATTCATCACCAGTTTTAGCTTCATAATCACGAATAAACACACTGTCTTTTAATGTTACAGTATCTTTTATTTGTGTTTGGGAATTTATAAAAACCGTTTCAGTTACCTTTTTAGGTTTAAGTTTTAATTCACCTATCAACGTTTTTACTTTTAAATCAGATGAATCTTTACTATCCTTCAAATCAGCTAAAGTAAATTGATAAACTACGTTCTTTCTAACTGATGCTTTATAGTTATTGGTAGCCGTTTTTAGCTCCTCATTCAGTTGTTTTGTGTGGTTATATGAAAACCACAATAAAACCCCACAAATCAAAGCTATTGAAGCCAGCAGTATAATTAAATATTTCTTTATTGCTATCATTACGTTTTTATTAGTTGTTTCTTATTATCACCTTCTCTATATTCTATGTGAACTCAGGCAAAATTATGTTCATCTATCAACTGTCTAAACTCAAAATGTTCTTTTATTAGCTTATAAAGTAAAGCATTATCATCACAATCTAAATCAGCACAAGTACCTAATAAATGACCAGAAGTACTTACACCACCAACCGCTTTATTTACATCTGGACTTCTAAAACCGCTGTTAATTTTAATTGGTTTACCATACAATTCCCTCAAAGGATCTAACACATTTGTAACTAATCTTTGCAGATTAGCTACTTGTGTTTCATTAGGAATATTTACTATCTTTTTATCTGTATGAACTAGTTCTTCATACGTGAATCATTTTGATACTATTTTCATATTACATTTATTTGATATTATTGTAATGGTGGTTGATTTGAAACGATAGCTGAGTAAGTTTGTGACCATCCATCATTATTAAAATTCACTCTATAATAGATTGTTGAACCTACAGAAAATTTTGATATTGCACTTGATAAATCAAAATATGCTGAGCCACTTTGTACTGATGTTCCTGGACTTGTAGTATTAGCATTACAAGTAGCTGATGTGTTAGTTAGGAACTCATTAGTAGTAAAATTAGAATCTGATGCAATTTCAAATTTGATATTTACATTATTGTTTTGAACCCTCAAATCACCTAAAATATTTAATGATGCAATTATACCCGAATTACCTGTTTTTCTATATGCAAAGAAAGTCAAATCTGTATATCTCATTGAATTTGTCCAAGGGTCTGATGGTATTACTACAGAAAAAATATAACATTCACCATCTCCATTATTAGAGATTGCATCAATACCACTTATCCATCTTCTATCGGGTGAACTCTTATGTACAACTTTAAACCAAGCTGTTGAACCAACAGTTAAAGCACTACCACCATCGGGTGGGCTTTGTGGGTTAATTTGAAATTGAAAATATGGGTAATATCCTGTTTGGTCACTTATCATTTTTACAAAGTTTGTATGTACAAAATCATTACCATATCTATTAAAATATACATCAAAAGTATGAGCAATTGTAACAGGTGTTTTTGTGCTCATATCTTCTTTTGCATATACTATAGGTAATCTCATATATATAGGTGAATAATAATTTATTGAATCGCTAGTTTTATACCCATTGTTTCCAGTGAACGTTATCCAGTTGTGGTCATAATTTCTAAAAACCCCAAGCGGATAACCTTGTTTTGGGAAAACTGTTTGATTTTCATTTTGTCTTTGATATGGTGTTTTTCCAAAGTATGCAGATTGTTCTTTATAATCGGGACTATTAAAACCATATTCATTAACTAATGAACTCAAACACAATGTTGATACATTATGAGTATTTAAACCTAGTTCTTGCCCTACTAATGTAGTAGTAATATTTGTTGATGGTAATGCCATATTATTTATTTTTTAAAGTATTTATTTCTTGTGTTAGTTCTTGAATTGCTCCGATTAAATATGGTATTAACTTGATATAATCAACTGATAAAAATTCATCGTTATAAATGTTATGTACTAGGTTTGGAAGTACTTCTTTTAATTGCTGAGCAATAACACCAACATCTGTTTTTTCATCCTTATTTGGGTTTAATTCTTTAGCTTTTTCATTCCAATTATATTGCACTGGATTTAATTTATTGATTACGTCCAAAGAATTATTTAATGGTTGAATGTTTTCTTTTAACCGTTCATCAGATGCACTATAAGCTACTATTTCACCCGCTGCTATTACATTTCCATTTGAAATAAAATTACTAGCAGTAACATTACCATTGAAATGAGAATTATCACTTCCATCAATATAAAATGGAGTTGTACCATCGGAAGCATTTCTAATTGAAAATCCAGTGTTTGAAATTCCTTGTATTGAATTTTTAATATAGTATTGCTTAACTCCTGCTTGTGAACCTTGTAATTGTATTCTTGCCTCACCTCCAACATCATTTCTAATTAGCACAGCACTTTTGTTAATTAGAGCAATATCACCTGTTCCACTTTCAGCACTAATATATACTGCATTGCCAGTAAACTGTAAGTAACCTTGTCTAACTGTATTTGCTGAATTATAACCACTCAAATAAGCGGCATCAGCAATCATTTTTATTCCCTCACCTGCATAAGTATTAACAGTTCCAGTTGCCATTAAAGTACCATTCACTGCCAACTTATACCCTTGGTCAGAAATATATCCAATCCCAGTATTACCATTAGGGCTAATATAAAACCTCCCAATATCGGGTACTGTATTAGCACTTTGGGTTGATTGAGTAGTAATTGCAAAATCTCCATAAGACTGATAATCTGTATGTATGAACCATTTCCTAGAACTACCATTAGATACATTATGGTCAAATGATAACATTCCTACCCAACCTGAACCGCTAGGCAATGATAATCTTCCGTTAATTCCCATCCCACCATTAAGAACTAATGCTCCTGTTGATGGTGATAGTGATTGAGTTGTGTTTGGTATACTTACTACTCCATTACTTTCAATAGTCAATAAGGGAGTAGTTGCATAATTAAAAGTAAAGGCTTTGTTTCCCCACTGTCCAACAGAATTAAAAATCATTGACCCATAATTATCTCCACTACTAATAAAATAGTCAAAAGAAGAACCTGAACCAAATTTTAATTTACCTGAATAATTATTAGATGGTATATTAATAGCAAAATAATCACCTCTAGCTGATGCATTTGTCCCATCATCACTTATCAAACTATTTACAAAATTACTCCCATTCCATTTAGGAATGTAGTTTGTTGATAAACTTGATAAATCTTGTGTAGCAATATTATTTACGCCAATAAAATTTCTAATTTGAGTACTAGTAGCAGGACTCATTCTAGCATTAGGGGCATCGTATACCATTACATAACTTACCGTAGACGCAAAATCAGCGCCATAGTATTTTAAACCATTTACCATTTCAGCATTCAAATTCCCCACCATAGTAGTAGAATTTACAGTTAATGGTGCTGTTCCAGTTGCTACTGTTGATTGTAGTTGAGTTGCATTTACTGTAGAAGTAAAAGTTACTGCTCCTGTTTTACTTAACCTAAATCTTTCTGTATAAGTATGTGCAATAGCTTCTGTATTGTATGCTCTAGCATCAGAATAATCAATTACTAAATCAGTACCACTTCCACTGTATTTGTTGGCAATTCTATAAACTCTTTGGTCAGTTCCACCATCGGCATATAAGTACATAGCACTACCATAATCAGAATCCAATGCTCTTAATTCAACACTATGATATGTTACACCAAATTTGCCTTTTCCATACGCTGTAACATCCCCACTAATCCACATATTTGCAGATTGTGCAGAGCTATTTTGGTTTAATATGTGGTCGTTATTGTTGGTATAAGCCGATGAACCTAGACCTAACCAAGATTGTATTTGATTTTGTGTAAAATTATAAACATATCCGTTAGAGTAACCTCCTAGTAAATTAGTAGGTACGGATTGATTAGCAGTTCCATTATATACTGTTCCTAGTGTTATACTAGAGCCTAAAGTCCCACTAGAAGATACAAAGTCTCCAGTGTTACTACTGGCTGCTGAACCGAATGTTCTAGTAGGTAGTGGAGTATAACCTAAAGCAGTAGTAACCATTCCTGAGTTGATACCAGTTATCCATCCACCGTAGTTACCAAGATTATTATTAAATTGACTGAGATTAGT